CTCCACCTCTGTCAACGAAGGGCTGATCCGCTGCATCGCCGACTGTTTCAGCGTCTTGCTGTACTGGTGCATGTTGACCAGATCATGTGCGTTCGTGGAGCTGGGATCCTTGATGGTCCTGTCGACCAGGTCATGCATGAACTTCGTGTTGATCTGAGTGTTCGTTGTGACATGCTTCAAACGCTTGAAGTACTCATTGAGAACACGTGTGCTGGCCTTCGGTTCTGTCAGCCCCTGTTTTTTGGGCCGGGTCGCGGCGGACGATGCGGGCACGTAGAAGGTGGATCCGTGGGCAAGGTCAGGCAGCGTCATAGACCGGAAGATCCAGTGAGGCTTGATGTGCGGCGGCAGCAGCGGGATGAACCGTTGAGCTGCCTTGTAGTGGCTGACATGCTGGTCATGTTCTTCCTCGAGCGAAGCATGCACGATCGATCCGGAGACCATCTCATGGATCTTCTTGTCGATGTGGCCGTCATGGAAGTGGACCGCGGCGAAACTGTTGGACGCGAAATCATCCTCAGTGACAACCTTGTCGATGTTGTCCAGGATCAACGAACCGTTCTGCTCTCCGGTGTTCTTCAAGGAATTGGCGCGGGCAGCGACCTCGCTGACCGTGCCGCCAACATCCGCGAGCTTGGGTCGATGCCATCTGAACTCGACGAACCTGGGCACGCGGGTCACAGACCACTGGATGAAACCTGAGTCTATCTCGTCAGAGCCTTTCGCAAGGACGTTGGAGGGTACACCCCCGGTCTCATTGACACTTTCATCCGGGACAAAGAAGTTGTAGAAGTACTTTGACTCGAAGTTCTTGACCTCCGGGATGTCGATCAGGTAGACCGGCCGCGACGGTTGTGAAACGCTCACAGATCATCCTCCAAGGTTTCGATTGTGATGAAGTACTTGTCGGTGATCAGATCACCCTGGCTCTTGTCTCGATCTCGGTACCTGAACGCATGCACATCATCGGGCGGTTGTGACTTGATGAAACCCCGGCCGAGGTTCGGATTGACTGTCAAGGCAAGCAGCGACAGGCCGGCAGAAAGCGCTCGAAGCGTCGGAGCATCGTGTTCGGATGAAACGATGTCGCCCGTCTCCAGCAGCTGCCTCAACGCGTTCCTACCGTGCGGTGTTGCGTTCGTTTTCTTGGCATTGACCAGGAAGTCCCTCGGATCCACGATCACATTGAACACCCTGTCAAAGCACTTGGGTGACAGCACCTTGTGGTTCAAAGCCTTGACCTGCGAGAAAGATGTCATGGTACGTGACAGCGATGAAATTGCATGCAACGATGTCATGATCAGATCGGTGTGTCGGGCGCTCAAGGATGACAGCGTCAATTTCGCTGGGTCGATCGCGAGCAGCTGATCAGCGCTCTTCTGGGAGGGCACACTGGGCTGCACCGATCTGAATTCAGAGGCCGGCGATACGTAACCGGCAACACCGGCAGGGTTGCTCATCACGGGATCTATGATGCCGCGCGAACCACGTGCGTTGGTGACACCAGTTGAACGTCGGGTTGATGTTCCTGAGAACAGGACGCCTCCCGTGGGGGAATCGGCATTGACAGTACGAGGAACCTTCAGGAGATCTCCCATGTGTGAGATCGCATGATCCAGAAGCAACTTGACCTCCGCCGATTCCAGCTGCGGGGGCGGAGGTGTGAAATGGTACTCGTGCTCGGCTACGTTGATCCCGGTCATCAGCTTGATGTACGCCTCCAACAACTGGCTGACGACCTGGTTGTGCAGGATCTCTGTTCGTTGCTGCGGGCTCAGGAAATCGTACCCTCCTCCCTCGAACGCTCCTCTGGCTCCTTTGATCCCATCTGACCCTGCGATGGCCGTCGATGCATACTCCACTCCGGATGCGATGCTGTTCGAAGTGCCCTTGTTCGGATCCTGCGTAAAATTCTGCGTCGGGATCGCAGAGACGATGTCATGAAGGGCTGGGTTCTCAGGCAGGGGCAGCCAGTGTGCTGTGGTGAAACGGGTGGGGAACCTGGACAGTTCGAACAGGTACTTCACCGGACGGTAGACAATGTCCGGATGCTGGATGTCCAGCTTGTACACGCAAATCCTGACGATGTCAGAACGCTTGTCCTCGAACGAAGCCTTCTTCTGATCCTTCAGGGTGACCTTCTGCTTGAGGTTCCGGGTGAAACCTTGGGGGATTCCGACAGTCAGGATCCTCTTGTTCCTGCCATGGATCCCCGCGAACTCGCCTGTGCCGAAGTACCCCATGATCGCCTTGAGCATCTCCGGAGGTACCTCAGATTCATCCAAAATGGCTGTCTCCCGATTGGTGGGCCGACCGGTGGCATTGTACGATCGCCTTTGGGTTCCAACTCCCTTCTGATCCTTGTTTCGTGCATGGGCCGTGAGGAGGCTCTCTACAGTGGATGCCAACAGCATGATCTGCTGTTCGCTGAATAGCATCTTGATCAGCTCTGCATTGTTGTTCAAGGTGCTCGAGATCTGGTGCAGCTTGTCGAGAGAGTCCTTGCTGTTGAGGTAGTTGCTGATCCCGAGCAAGGATCCGCTCAATTTCCTCATGGCATTGAGCGTTGTCAGCAGCAGCTGGCGGGTCAAGTATCCCTCTGCAGACAATCGTTGGATGAGCTCGTTGAATGAAGTGAGATGATTGCTACTGTTACGTGAGACCACGTAGGTTGTCTGTCCGGTAGAAAAGGTGGTCAACCCCTTGTGCACCCCGACCAGGTCTTGGTTGCTGTACCTGCTGATGATCGATATCGCAAGGTCGAAAGCGACCATGGCAACGACCGTGTCCTGGGCTCCCCTGTACCGGGTCAGGTTCCCGCTCAGTGCCTGGGATCGGTTCCGGAACCAGTTCAGAACATCGCTCATGAACCCCTCGACCAGGGTGGTCATCCGGGTACCAGACTTCAACGCATGCTTGATGCTGTCGTTGGTCAATGAGGCGGTGTTCAGCAGCGGATCTAGCGGATCGTTCACCAACTGCACCACTGTCGGTGACTCCGGCACCGTGGACTCAAGCAGGTTGACAAGCTGATCGATCAGCTTGTCGACGATGGGGGTGTTGTCTGACCCCGGTGAGGCTGAAAAGAACGGCACGTTGTTCTTGTAGGTCCGTGCCAACCGGTTCATGGTGTACAGGAAGAGGATGGTTTTGACCTGTGGGTGGGTCCTGGCGTGAGCGTACACAGCCCCCAACCTATCGTTGATTGCGATGGTGCGGGCCTCACCGTTCCGTGGATTGATCAGTTGATCAACGAGCTGGTGCACCGTGTCGGTGCTGTTTTCCAGGAAAGAAACGTCCAACATCAGCGGAATGTCCAATCCGAACATGTGCATCACTGTCTGGGACGGGATCGCCATCAGGTTCAACGAATCACAGATCACAGAGAGGTTATCAGCCTGGTTCTGCAACCTCTTGCTCAGGTTGTCGATGGCCTGGGTGTCGAACTTGGAACCATCGGTGTTCAAAATCCTGTCGAAGTAGAAGTCGGACCCGGGCGTCAGGGTTCCGTTGTCACCCTCCACGAACTTTGACTCAAACGTAAGGATCCCAGCGTTCTCCACCCGTTCCTGGCCGACGCTCGCCACGGAACGCAGGTTCGCTGATGGAAAATCTGAGATGTTGTTGACCAGGCTGCCCATCACGGAATTGAACAGGCCCATGTTACGTGTTGGGGTGACCTGGTACCCGTAGAACGATGACAACCTTCGCTGCAAAGCAGGGTCAGCAAGGCCGTTCGAGTAGCGGAATTCCCGGGTCAGCAGGTGGGCGAGGGCAGCGATCTTGGTCTCTTCATTCTTGAAGAAAACATCCTGGTAGATCTTGCCGAATGCTGTGGACAGGGTCTGGACGGCCTTTGCGGAACCTGCGGGTTGCAGTTTCACGAGGTCCTCCAGCGACATGACCTGTGGCAGGTCTGTGATGAAATCGAACCTTTTGGTGGGCGGGTTGAGGATGGTGGATGGGTTCTGATCCTTCTTCTGTTGGGTTGGATCGATGTCAAGCAACCGGTACGAATGGTGCTGGAGGATGTGCCTGAGATCGGTCACGGTCTGCAGCCAGATCTTTGTCGATGAGAAGAATTTTCGGGCCAGATTCTCCTTGTACCCGAGGTCCGTCAAACAATCCACAAAGTTGTATTTCGGCCGTGGAGCGCGCTGGACGAGCAATGATAGGATGTGAGGTGCAAGTTCGGGCGCCATGTAGGGCCGTTGTTGGGCAAAGTTCTGCAGGAAGAAGGTGGCAACCTCTGTCGGATCGACCTCGTAGAGGTCGTGCCGCAGGTCGAGCTGGCTCTTCTGGCTCTCAACGAGCCGCACCAGGTTCAACATGAAGCCCGCGTCGTCCTTCAGGCTGAAGATTGCACGTGTGAAATTGTCCTCACGTAGACGCAGGTGCTGCTCCACCTGGGCGTACCTGGTTCGAACGGACTCAATGCTCCGATGGATGTTGAATGCATTCAGGTTCCGCATGTGGAACTGAGCATCAATGTACCTGCCTGCATCGGTGATGAAATGCGACAGGCCTGCCGCCTCAAATGCTTCGATGTAGGCTGGGACGGTGCTGCTGGTGGCCCTATCGTAGAGGGGCAGGAACTCCGTCATCATCACAATCTCAGGACGTTCGTGAGTGATCCCAGTCAGGTTCGTGTACACCTGGAACTTCGTTGCAGTGGACGCTAGGTTCTGAAGCAACCTTGGGTCCAAGGTTTTCCCAGAATCACGGGCAAGCGGGTAGGTGGGGATGATGTTGCCGCCTGCAGACCGTTGCGGGATGATCATCCCTGATTCGCTGGTCAATCCGTCAGCGATCTGTTCCAACGTGGGTTCAGCGGTCACGTTCAAACCGCCGCTGTCGGTGGAGATGACCGGATGGGGCAGCTGCACCTGGTGCGCTGTGGGCACCGACGTGGACAGGGTGTGGGTGGTCTGCGATGTTTGCTGCTTTGCGGCAGCCTGCAGGTTATCATCCGGTGACAACGGTTGAGTATTGACAGCTACGTTCGCGAATGAACCGTTGTTGGACCGCAGGGTCTTGATCATGGAGCTTCCACCACTAGGGTATTGGTGACGGTGGGGGAGCCCACCTTGTAATCGCTGTAGATCGGAACGATGACGAACTGCAGCGCTCCCACGTCAGACGAAGTGATCTTGTGAATGTACTGGCAACTACCGTTGGTGAATTCCGAATGAGCCTTGCCGATCGCTGTCCTGATCCCATGAACCTGCTTCATGATCAGGAAATGATCGACCTGGGTGATGTCACCCGTCAAACGCCAGGTCACGAGGTTCAACTGCCTGTCGAAGTTGGCGGCGACGGCCTCGGTGATCGTTGCCGTCTCTTGGTCGAATGAGACCTCCGTGGAGGTGATGGATCCGATCACTCCGTGGGCCATCGGATCCTTGGCATACCGCAGCACGGCACCCTTTGAGGTGACAATGACCCCTTTGTTCAAGGTGAGTGGATGCAGGAATTTTGCAGGTGAGAAGGTATATACCTTCTTGGTGATTGGGTCGGTTGCAGTTTTGACGAATGAATCAAAGAGCGTTTCGGGTTGGCGCAGCAGCGGATAGATCACGTACCTGTACCGATGACCGTACTGGAGTGCTGCGATGGACTGGTTCTTCCGCAGTGATTCATCATCGAAGTTGGGGACAGTGATCGTCCCAAAGTTCTCAAGGAGACCCGTGTTCAGGTCGATCCGATGGATTTGGTGCGCGATCAACCTGGTCAGCTGGTCACGTTGGGCCTCAATGTCACCGGTGAAGTACGAACTGAGACCTTGATTGTCAAGCATCTGCTTGAAAGCGTCCAGATCAGTTCCGACAACCGTTGTCGTGACGGTGAAAGAAACGTTCGGAGTGGTGTCAGTCACCACCTTCAGATCCGTGATCTCTGTGTCCACCTCTCCGGGCGATGGGTTGACGAACTCGATGGTCGCTGCGCCGGCTGGGTTCACGTCACCGTCGATGTAGATGAGTTCGACGGTGTACTGGTACACGTGGTCGTACGTAACATCAGTGTCGATGAGGACGAGCAGGTCAGCCTCCCTGGTGGCATCATCTATGAAACCAACATCATCTCCCACCGTCTCAGGATCCGACTCAAAGATTGATAGGTCAACCCTCAGGAATCTGACAGCAACCACGTTGGTTGGGAACTGCCTCACCTCGAGCTGGATGCCCGTGTCGACCTGTAGGGCGGTCAAGGAGATGGATTTCACGGGCGTGTAATGCGCAGGTTTCACCACGACGTTGGTGTACTCGAACCCCTGCAGCGATTGTGAACCTTTCGGTATCACCCGGTACAGAGCCGGAGACGAGGTGGGTCGATCGACCTGCACCAGCAACGATTGATCCATGGTCGTCAACGGGTACGTACCGATCAACGTGTAGTCATCCACCTCTGGTGTAGAGATCCAGAATGATTTCTTGTACACGTCGACGGTCGTTGCGCCGGGATCCAGCTGTTTCACCTCCAGGTTCACCTTCGAGGAAACCTCGGATGCCGACAACTTGACAGTCGGCGGTACCTTCGGAGTCCTGTACACCTGGACATGCTGAGTGATGTCCAACAGTTTCGTGGCAGAATCGATCGCCATTCCGCTGTCTGGATCCAGCAGCTCAAAGACAACCTGAACCTGCGTGAGGGGAGCGCCCTCGAGGTTCAGTTTCCCGACCGGGATTCCCAACGGCACCACGATCTCGATCTGATCGTCAGGGGTCGACGTCAGGATCTGGACCAGCTCTGTGTCCACCAGGTTGTCGGTGGTCGTGGGGGGAGCAAGAGACGACGGCGGGAAGAGATGGTAGTTCAGGAGGCGCGGCGCAGGGTCTGTCTTCGTCTCTTGCGCGCGTTGTGTGTTCGACAGGCCACCGTGTGTGGCAGCTTCAGGGGAAGCGCGGGGGGTCAGGTTCAGTATCTGGCTGGGATCTTGGCCCTGTTGGACGATCATCCTGTGCATCAGGGTCGTGGGCTCCTCGATCAGAGAGGCTGAGAGCAGGCCTTGGATGTCGGGAACAATGACAGTGTGCAGGATAGGTTGAGGGTCGTTCGCCTGCTTGGTCTGCAGGGCGGAGCTCAACGTCAGCTTGGGTCGATTCAGGCTTGGAATCTCTGAGACAGGCGCCTGAGCCAGCAACTGCGGAACGATCTGATTGTTGATCTTGGAGGAGATGTCGCTGAGCTTGGACGCAAGCACGTAAACTGTCTGCTGATCGACTGTTGTCTTCGCATCGGTCACCATGGTGAGCACATTGTCCACGATGGACTGTGCATCTACGTAGCCCTTGGTGCTCTGCTGCAGCACGTTCTTCCGAGCAACTGTCCTTGCCACGATCTTTGTGTTGACCTTCAGGGCACGGTACGAGACCACCTGCTTCTGAGAAACCGAGTACGTGAACCGGAAGTGCAGGTTGCCAAGCTCGTCGATCAGCCTGAGATGCGCAAAATTGTCCTCCACGACGAGGATCTGGGCCTTGTTCTGGTACCTGAAGTACATGCTTTACTCGAACACGAGGGTGAACAGGTGCAGGAAGGTGTCAGTGCCCTTTTCGTCGACCTCAACCTTGCCGACAAAGAAGATGTCAGCGATTGGCGCTGCATCGTTCCCAGTGTGGAAATTCCCGAAATGGACAACGTCCAGCTTCTTCAGGCCGTTGGCCGTCCGTTCGAAGAACTGGCCGACCAGCTGGTTGTCACGTGAACTTGGATCAAAGTTGATCACCCGTTCGTACCCCATCATGGAGTAGTGAGCCAGTTCCGCCATCGTCTGTTTGTACGTCAACCCGAACACCTGCGTTCGACCCCACGGGAAGTACCAGCCCAGGAAGAGCTTGCTGAACTCGCGATGGTCGCTTCGATCCAGTGAAGTATCGTTCGTCTTGTTGATCGGGGGCAGGAACTTGAAGTTGGGGCGCGTGCTGAACCGAGGATCGCTGAAGATGCTATCGAGCGCGCTGACATGGGTGGTCTGCTGCTCGGCTCCGGCAATGGGACGGTTGTCATGGATGGCGAACGTCACATCGTTGGGCCCAAGGGCGAAACCATCATCATCGAAGATGGTGTCACGCGTTGCGATCAGCATCATCCGCTTGAAGTTCTTCAACGAAGAGCTCAGCAGGAGCTCCGCACCGTCCTCGAAGGCCGCTCCTTGAAGCGTGATGACATCCTGAGAAAACCCGACAAAGGTTGAACCGGATACAGCATTGAACGAGTAGTCCAATATCCTGCCACCCGCGGTGGGTACGTCGTCGGAGCTGCGGAAAGGTTGCAGGTTCCCATCATCGTCAGCCCTGAAGACGATGTCGTCCTGCGGCAGCTGGCACGATTCCAGGTACAGACGTTTCGTCGCGTCCTCGCTGCCGGTGTCCGCGTCCGCCCTGTAGTACGTGGCCCCGTCCGTGAAGGAAACGTACTTGATATCGACACCGCCCTCCGACAGCTGCCGGCGGCCCTCGGTGGTGATCACGGTGTCAATGATTCGGGATTTGCTGTCCAGGATCCCTGACATGTCTCAAATATACTTTGGGCTCGATAACGCTGCCGTTCAGCGTCGTACAAGCCTGACACGCTGCGGTTGGTGCCGTTGCGATGAGTACGTTTTCTTGAACCGTGTCAGATCACGCTGCGGAAGTTCAGGTTCTGGTTCCTCTGGAGGGGCTGGGAACACATCCCATTCACCAGATCCCACACCCTGGTTGGTGGTGGGATTCTGGTCTGACACGGCCGACGTCCGATCCTGGCTCTCGCTCAGGATCTCGTGAGCGCCCCAGGTGTTCATGAGCCCACCCCAACTGCCGGACTCCAACGTGCCGATGTCAACTCCGGAGTTGGCACCGAATGTATTCATCAGCCCACCCCAACTGCCGGTCTGCCAGCTGGAGACAGTGTAATCCAGTGCCAACATCGAGTTGCTGTTGGCGGACGGGTACCAAGCACCCGTGATGAACGTGTTGGTTTCAGAGGTTGTCAGTTCAACGATGGATGCCATGATCTCAGAGTCCGTTGATTCCGCCCCAAGGCATGTACATGCCGCCCAAGGCATGGAACCATTGCATGTTGGTGTCGACAGTCGACCACGAAGGTTGCCCTGTCACCCTGCCGAACCGGGCGATGGGAACTCGACCCATCCTTCGAGGTTCGATCGGGAACACTGCATTGTCCGAGTAGTTCCGGTTGTTGTCCAGCGTACCTGCGTACAGGTCGGAGGTGGTGAGCTCGGTGGCGTTCAGGAAGGGTGAATCTCCGGCAGCCACATCGAACCTGATGCTACTGGAGTTTGCCGGTGAGGCAGAAACGTATGACAGGCTTGACATCACGCACGACAGCGGGCCGTTCCTGCTGTCCAAGGAGTACGCCATCCCGCTGACACCCTCTACCTTGGCCGCGCCGCAGCGCCAATCTACACCAGCAAGAAACCCACGTTGGGTCTGACCGACCACGAAAAGACTTTGGGCACTGGAAGCACCCGGCACGGGAGTCTCACCCTCAGGTTGTCCGAACATCGCAAAGACATGGCTCGCGCTCGATTGGTTACGCAGCATCACGAGGCAGGTTCCGGTGACATCGTCAGCCCAAGCATAGAAACGGTAGCTGATCGCAGTACCGGCCTGAGGACCACCGGTTGAAGATCCGGTGGTGGCGACAGCGAGAGCATCGATGCCGGGCATCGATCCCACGTATGCGGCGGCGTTTGCATACGAAAAATTGAACCACTGCGGACCGTGGAGGTGCAGCGCGGCCGGACTGCCGAACTGTCCCACCGGGAAATCACCGTTCGATCCACCCATTCCAGGGATCGCGGTGAAAGCTGGGTTACCGGTGCTCTCAGAACCACCGAAGCTGATCGTGGCGGTGGACTCCAAGGCCAACCTGACATTCCAGTTCAGTGATGAAGGGCTCTTCATCAGGAGCCGCGGGTAGGTGCTGCCGCCCTGTCCCTGGTACTGGGTCGTATCACCCGTGGCTCGAAGTGAATTGAAGGTTGGCCATGCAACTCCCGTTCGAACGGGTCCCCGACCGAAAGATCCCGTGCCGGTGTCAGAACCGGGCGGCGGCAACCAGATCGATGCGACCACGTAGCTGCCTGTCTCGTTGAGGGTGGGTGAAGTCGACCTGTAATCGATCTCGATGGAATTCTGGGACAACCAGCTGGACACGTCAGTGATCCGAAAGATCCCAGAGTTCGCCAGTGGGTTCTGGGTGCTCTTGATCACGGCCCAACTTCCGAGCAGTGGGTTCTGGCTGGGCCATGAACCGGACGATTGGGGCCAGTTTGTCGGGAACGCTGCGCTCATCAGGTTGACCATGTCCTGCGAGAACCGCAGGAGCGTATGACCGCCCGACCCAGAAATGAAGCAGCACGGTGTGCTCTCTGGTATGATGGAGGAACTGACGGTGCTGAAGGCACTGCCGTTCCAAGAATCATAATTGATGGTTTGGGATGGGTTCAGGTTCGGCAGCAGGCTTCCCGCGGAGCTCTGTGTCGTGTAACCCACAACACCCTTCAGGAAGACAGCCAACGCCCACATCGTATCGTACGAACCGGTGGCAAGCTGTCGCGAGCCACCCAGGACCAGATCACGGCATGCGTGGATCGTCATACCATCCCTGCAAAGATGTCCCGGTTGGGGACGATAGAGTGATCCCAAGGCAGCACGATACCGTTGCCCGCATGGATCCAACGGCCGCCAGCGGCATCATCGAAGCGAGCGAACCGTGAGAACCCGCTCATGTACTTCACTGAACGGATCCGAGCCCTGACCAGGCTGAACTGCCCGGTCGCAGAAACCTGCCCGTTGATGGTGGGCAACGAGAGGAACGGATCGGGAAGCAGGACCTGGTTCGTGATCTTGTTGTACAGGATGGGCCACCTGCTGTTCTGAACGCTGTCAGTGGCACTGTTCGGCCACATGGATGAATTCAAGTAGCTGCCCGTAGGGGATCGGGTCACAACGGCCCAACGGCGTTGGACAGTGTCGTACGGGCTCGGGAAGCGCCAGCTGGTCCATGCATAGCCCGGCTGCGAGACCACGTAGAACTTGTAACCGCCCAGGTTGATCGCACAGATCGGGTTCGGATCGTTGGCCTGCGGGTACAGACGATCCGGAATCTCCACATGGAACGCAGAACCAACTGAGAAAGGCATGAAAGGTCCACCAGCCTGGCAGATCAGGAAACCCTTACCACCTATCATGGTCAGGAAACCGGAGCCACCACCTGATGAATGGAACCAATCGGGCGCGCCCCAACCGCCGGTGCTGGGTCCGCTATTGTCAGTTTCCCCGTGAATGTCAGGGTATGATTCCCCCACGAAGTGGGTGCCATCCCAAGAACCCGACGGTGACAGAGTCACCGACAAATCGGTGTTGTTGGAACCCCCAGCATTGTTGCACATCAGCTTGAACTGCGAATTCCGTTGGCCCACGTTCACAGAGTTCGCATCATCCATCTGCATGACGATGTAGTTGCCTGCAGAAAAACCGGAGAGGTTGGCGACCGCCAGGCAATCGACAACGCGGTAGTTGATGTTTGAGCGAGCTGCGAGGGCCGGCATGGATCCGCTGGACGGTCCGGGGGTACCACCGGTGGAAACATCGATGGTGATGCTGGAGGAGCTGATCCACCTTGAGATCCGGTAGACGCTGTCGTCCGTTGACGTCGACCCTGACTTCCACGTCACCAACCATTTCCCTGCGATGTCATACCTGAACGGTGACGATGTCGTGACGTTGAAGTACGGGTTCCCGGCAAGGGTGTAACCATCCGATCCGGATGCGAGCAGGACAGTTGTACCGGACATGAAACCCGTGGGCATGGAGATGTAGCTCCCGGTCAGGTTGGAGCTGGCCATGCCGCCTGGGTTCAACAGATCGTTCGATCCGTTGACACAGAAACCCCAGAACTCCCAGATCACCTTCATGATCCAAAGCATGCACCCGTTAGCGCCGAGCGTGGTCGGCGGCGTGACCGCGATGGACCTGACGAATTTTGGGTTCAACGGCAATGACATGGAACCTCAGGGCAGGATTGAACCCTGCCAAGGCATGTAGATACCGTCGGAAAGGTGAAGCCAGGATCGGCTGGCGTCAGTTGCGATCTGGAAGTAACCGTAGTTGCCGCGACCCAAGCGCATGAGGGGAGCCACGCCCAACCGCCTACCTTCCAGGATCTGGATTTCATCCGTACCTGCGATGGCTGCCTGCACGTCCATGGTGCCCGCGACCAGGTCCACCGTCAGCAGTTCCGTTGCGTTCAGGTACGGGTTGTCAGATGCCACGGAGCTGTTCCGAATTCCGCCCGAATCGTACAACCCCGCGTCCAGCCGGGTGTAGTAGCTGTAGATGCAGCTGATGGGTTGGTTGCTCAACCCGAAGGCGGCGCCGCCGCGCGCGGTTGAGGTACCGGTGCTCATGTAGATGCCGTTGGAACCGTTGTTGCTCGGAGTGTTCGCACCCATGGCGAACAGGCGCTGAGCAGGTTTGAGCGGAAGGGGCGTCTCATCGTTTTCGGGCAGGCCGAAGTGCGCAAAGCTATCGGAACCTGCCACGACGGTCCTAGTGGCAATGAACGTGGAACCGGTGACATCATCTCCCCAGATGTAAACACGGGCCTGGTTGGACCCTGCAGGAAAGAGGCCCACGGTCGCGCCGGTGAGCGTGGTGGTATGCTTGTTGAAGAACAGGGTGGAATGCAGGTGTTGCCCGCCGGGTTGGAAATCCCCGCTGGTGTTGCCGCCGAATCCGGGAGCGACGGACGTTCCGGCGCCGCCTGCGCCGGCCGCTGGGCCCACCCCTCCGCCGCTGTTGAAACCAGCATCATATGTGTTCTCGACGGCGATCCTGACCTGCCAGTTCAACGATGATGGGCTCTGCAGGATGATCCTGCTCTGCGTGGCGGAACCGGTGCCGGTGTACGTACCCGTCAATCCGTTGCCCGTGAAATTGAGGACAGAATTGAACACAGTTTCATCTGCGTACAACCCAAAGGTCAACCCAGACTCTACCGGAGGTGTATCGCTGCAGCGGTAGTCAAGGAACAGCCAGTTGTTCCCGGTGTCGATCCCGGTGACACGGAACAACCCGGAGTTGACCATCGGATTGACAGAGCTCCTGATCGCCAGGATCCTTCCGATGTCTGCGACAGAGACCGAGTAACCGTTGCCCAGAGAGAAGGCAAATTCGTTGCCAACACCCTGGTTCAAGGCACCAGAGCTCCCTGCTGACTTGAGCAGGGTGGAACCCTCGATGTCAAAGCTTGTCTGACCGACGACGGAGTACCCGAGGCAACGCCTCAGAAAGATCGCCAGGAAGTACTGGGAAATGAACTGGATCTGCAACGAGAGCGGGTTCCCGATGGTCCTAAAATCCCTGCAAACATGAAGCATCAGTTTCCTCCAAGGAACAGGTTGTAGGGCAGCAGGCTGTTGTCCCACGGCCACATCACACCCGATTCTACGTAGACCCACTCGCCCAGGTTACCGACGCGCTCGAACTGTGGGATGATGGGCGGAAGAATCCGAACCCTTCTCAGGCGCGCCCTGACCATCTGGTGTTCACCGGTGGTGCTGTTCGCAAGGGCAACATCCATGAAGACGAACTTGTTCTGGTACGTGTTGTAGAAGGCACCGTTGTAGCGACCGTTCGTCTGGAAACCGGGGGCATTGTTCTCCGTCGATCCGAAGAACCTGCGCGCCATGCCCTTGTAGTTGATCAGGGTGTTGTCGGGTGGATTGTGCATGTAGAACCCACCCGCGTAGTGAGATGCACCGTTCGTGGAATTGACGGAGTCAACGCCCCAACCCATCATCGCGATCGGGTTGGGATCCGTGGCCTGAGGGTAGGTCCGCTGCGGGATCTCAATGTGGAAGCCGGAGGCAGCCGAGTTCCCTGCCGACCGGTAGTGAGAGATCAGGAAATCCTGAGAACCGATCAGGGTGATGTATGCTGGGTTGTCAGCGCCGTTGAACCAGTAACCACCGTTGGTGGTGCCGAGGGCCACCTCTGAGAGACTTTCACTGAAGAACCCAGGAGGTAGCAGGTTACCAGCTTGGGTGAAGGTGCCGGTCGGCACGTACGTGCCGCTGATGATGCTGCCAGAGGAATACGAACCGCTATCGAACCCAGAGTTGCCGTGCCAGGTGCCGGACGGTGACAGGGTGTAACCCACTCCGATGGCAGTGGCACCGAAACCGTAGCCTGCCAGGCCCTTCGACATCCTCAACCGGATCTGTGATAGGCTCTGGTTCGGATTGACGTCAGCGGCGGCGTTGAATTGAAGGATCAGTGAGCTGGTGTTGTACAGCACGCTCATCGCCGCGGCGGGAGCAAAGTCCACAACCCGCCAGTAGATCTGATCCCTGTCAGTCAGGCTGGGATGCAGGGAGGCACTGTAGGGAGTTCCTCCCTGCAGGACGTTGAGCCTAACGCTGGCCGAGTTGATCCATTGCGTGATCTGGTAGACGCTGTCGTCCGTTGACGTCGACCCTGACTTCCACGTCACCAACCACTTGTTGGCGTAGGATGACGAGAAGGCAGTCTGGTTGATCGTGTTGAAGAACGGCATCCCTGAGCTGGTGTAACCATCCGTACCGGATGCGAGCAGGCCGGCAGCTGCAGCCGACGATGACACCGGAGACCAGGGCATCTGGAAGACACCCGTGTTGGGGGAGAACCCGCCCGGTTGGGTCAGGTTGGTGTCACCGTTGACGCAGAACCCCCAGAACTCATAGATGAGCTTGAAGAACCAGTTGAACCCATTGGCCCCCTGGGGGATTGCGTGTGCCCGTACGAACTTCGGAGTCAGCATGAAATCCTCCCTATAGTATCACGGCTTCGAAGGGTTGCTGCCACCTTTGACAACACCGACGAAGACGGGCACCTGGCGGTAGAAGGAGTACGTCTTCCGGAACCGGGTGGCATCGAAATCGTGGGTCCTGGGCCCAACGATCGGTACCTCAAGATCGCTGCCAGGAAGGAAGGAACCGAACTGTCCTAGGCCTGCCTGCAGCTCAAACTGTGAGGTTGCCGCGGTATAAGAACTGCCCGTCGTGGAGTCTGTCGGCCTTGGACCACCCCATTCCATGAAGACGCCGTCCAGCGCATGGTAGTACGATGACGAAGGATCGGTGGTCGTCGCCCACTGCGGGTAGTTGGCTGGACCCTGCATAAAGAACGGCAACCTGCCCAGCCTGCGGGGTTGCAGCGGAAAAACCGGTTGGACGGTCCCGGCGCTGATCGTCTGGTCGATGGTTCCCACAACGATGTCCACGTCAAACAGCTCAGCAGCTCCACCCACCCATGCCGTGCCGACAGAGGATGTCAGGTACCGAGCGTGTGTCCTTGGGTTCGAAATATCACTGTAGCAGCTCAGCACTCCCGGGATCGGGTAGCCACGCTTCCCGAAGCCCACAACCTGCATGTTGTTGTCTGCATGGAACTGGCTTGTCCAGGTGAGGTTCGAGGCTCCGTTGCTGGAACCAACCACGAACAACCTCGGACAATTAACGCTGGGATCGCTCAGGAGGTTTGGCACAGGTTGGTTCTGCTCGTCCAGACCCAGGCCAAAGGCGGCCCATCCGGATCCGCTGCCGACGCTCGCCGGCAACGATGAGTTCCGGTTGATGATGCACGCGGACCCGCTGAAATCATCGACCGTCATGGAGATTCGCCATTGCCCGACAGTCCACAACGTTCCCAACGTTGCGCTGAGGATGGGGGTCAACCCAACCACCATGCCTCGGTAGAGCGATGAGGAAGAATTGTAGTACAGGGCTGGGTGCAGGTGCAGCACCTGATCATGGCCTGGTCCGTCTCCGGACGGTATTGGGAAGAAGTCTCCCGATGCATCTCCCCCGAACCCAGGAGCGATGGAGAACCCGGACGGTACGTTCCCATTGACGTCCTGAAGCGATTCAAGGCAGAGGCGAACCTCCCACGAGGTCGGATGCGGGCTACGAAGGGTGATCCGGCTGGTGGATGCCGTGGAAAGGGCGGAGTAGTTGAAGGAACCGTAACCTGTGGTGCCATTGGAGCCCGAGTGCCAACGACCACGTGCCGTGATCTCATCGTCAAAGATCTTCCAACTCAGGTACGATTCCGCAGGCGGCGTCGAAAGGGACCGGTAGTCCACCCTTAGCGTGTTGTTGCCGACGTTGGCGCTCAGGATCCTAAAGAGCCCGGAATTCGACCGCGGATACACCTGTGATTTCAGGACGATGATCCGTCCCACGTCGGCCGCCGACACCGCGTACGATGCAGGAGGCACGAATACGTCTGTCGATGCCCCCACAACGTTGATGCTACCGCTGATGCCCTGACCCCGCAAGGCACCGTTCGATGTCATGTCAAAGTTGGTCTGCCCCTTGACCGTGTACCCTCCGCAGCCCAAGAGAAAAATCGAAAGGGCGTACATGTTGGTACCCGGACAGCTGGCGGACGCCATTGTCTGGAAGTCACGAGTGAGATGGTTCATACCCCGAACCTCCACGGTCTCTCGGGTTGGGATGAATTGTCCCAAGGAAGCAGGATCCCATTGATCATGTGCACCCACCCCCGGTTCTCAAGGATGGGATCTCCCAATCGAGCACCCGTCGGCAGCTCTGCGGACGAGAACTTCACCTTCCGGAGGCGAGCCCGACCAGCGCTGAATTGGGATGACAACGAGAGGCTCAGCACACCGTCGGAGGCCAGGAATTGGTCATCGTCCTGATCGTAACCGATGTTGGTGAACCTCCATGCCGGGACAGAGAACTGCTGCCATTGACCGGTACCGTAGGCGTTTCCGGTGTAATCAGCCCTGTTGCCGGTGCCCATAGGAGACCTGACGAGCACCGTCCATCTCCTGACCTGACCGTCCCTGCACACCATCCGAAACCCATCGTAGTACGTCGACGCAACCTGGCTGGGGGTCTGATTGTCCCACAGCAACCAAGCAATTGGGTTCGGATCGTTGGCCTGCGGGTACAGACGCTTCGGTACCTCCACGTGGAATCCCGTGCCGGCAAGATTGGCCTGAGTGCCACCTGGGAACCCTTTGACGTGTGCGATGATGAAATCCCCAGCACCGATCAACGTGTAGTTGACCTGCCCGTTCGTGACTGACCCAGGTGTTCCGAAGCCCGTGTAGTATGACACGCTGCCCGTCAGCTGCGGTGTAGGATCGGTGAAGGTCGACCCGTTCCAGGAACCACTGGGTGAGATGACGAGACCGATCCCTCCCTCGCTGCCCTGGTAATCACCCCCGGATTCCGTGAGGTGCATGACCTGCAGCTGCGGTACCAGCTGTCCTGGGTTGATGCTGGGCGCTGAGACCATGTTGAGCACCATGTACGAAGCGTTCCAACTGCCAGACAATTTGGTGGAAGCGATCAGGTCCACCACCCGCCATTTCACGTTGTTGCGATCCCAGAAGCACGAATGGTTGCCCAACCGGCGCGTACCGCCGCTGTTGATGTCCACCCTGATGTGCGTCGCATCCTCAACAGACTTGATGAAGTAGACGCTGTCGTCGGTCGAATCGCTGCCTGGCACCCAGGTGACAAGGTACTTCCCGATCAACGATCCGCTGTTGACGTTGAGGAAGTTGGTGCTGGGAGAGCTGAAAACATCCGTACCAAAGCTGGTCGTACCGTCGTTGCCCTGAGCAAGGAGCACCGTGCTGCCGGACTGGAAGTTGGCTGGGTAGGAAACAGCGACCAACCCACCCGGTTGGGTCAGGCTGGTACCACCGTTGACGCAGAACCCCCAGAACTCGTACAGCAACTTCTCAAAGAAGCGTGATGACTGTGTGGGGGTGAAGTCAGCGGACCCGGAGGCCAACAGTGATTTGACGAACTTGATTGGGATCTGCTGTTCGCTGGGCATCTGCTGGCTTCCGGATCCTGAAGTATCACTGCGACAAATCTCTAGACCACGTCAGAGGATCTTGGACGCCAGTGTCGCAAGGTCAGAACGCTCACCCTTGATCAGGCTGACATGTCCTGAGATCGGGTACTCCTTGAAGCGCTCTACCGCGTACGACAGGCCGTTGGTGAAAACATCCACATGCACGTTGTCGATCTGTTCGATGTCGCCCGTCAGAACGATCTTCGTACCGTCACCGACCCTGGTGATGATCGTCTTCAGTTCGTGCATCGACAGGTTCTGCGCCTCGTCGATGACGATGAAGGCGTTCGGGATGCTGCGGCCCCTGATGAAGCTGATGGCCTCGATCTCGATGAGGCCCCGATCCTGCATCACCTGCAAGTAAGAATCCTGGAAACCAGCTGGCCGAGAACGCGCACCTCGATCATCTCGGGTTTTCTTGGGTCGAGAACGACGTTGGTCCATCAGGAAGTTCAGGTTGTCACGGATCGGAGCGATCCAAGGTTCCATCTTCTCCTCCAGCGTACCAGGAAGAAAACCGATGTCCTTTCCCACGGGTTGCACGGGTCGGGTGACGATCAACTTGTCGTACCGAGCCTTCTGATCTCCCAGACCTTTCAACTGCTCGAGAGCAGAGGCAAGGGCGAGCAGGGTCTTGCCGGTACCGCTGGGACCGACCAGAGTCAGCAGCTTGATGTCCGGATCGAACAACAGATCCAAGGAGAACGCCTGTTCCTTGTTCCTCGGCTTGAGACCGAACGCCTGGTCGATGCGAGCAATCTGAACCAGGTTCTCACCGACGCACTTGGTGATGGCGGAGTGGGTGGTCTCACCGTTCTCAACATGCTTCATGATGCAGATCTGATTCGGGTAGGCTCGGTAATCCGGGCCCAACGCAGCGGCCACGCTCATCTTGCCGTTCCGGAAGAACTCATTGATCGTGTTCTCGGGAACCTCGATCAGGTCGACGCCGCGGTAGAATTTCTGTGGATCATCAGCGATCCTCATCTTCAGGTAATCCTCGCACCTGATGCCGAGGCTGTCACACTTGATCCGAACGTTGATGTCCTTGGAGACAAGGATCGCACCTGCCTTGACCAAGGCATGACCGATGATCAGGTTGTCAGGTTTGTCAGGACGAAGGTCAAGCGGTAGCTTCCCCTTCGCGCTTTCATCCAACTGCATCACGCTCAGCTTGCCACCATTGTCCAAGGAGATGCCCTGCAGCAGGCTGCCCTTCTCCCTCAACCCATCCAGGTTTCGGGACACCAACCTTGCATTGCGCCCCACCTCGTCCGGACGGCTTTTGTGCCTGTCCAGCTCCTCCAGCACGATCATTGGGATGATGACGTGGTGCTCATCGAACGAGAAGATCGCGGTCGGATCGCTCAGCAGAACATTCGTGTCAAGGACGTAAGTCTTGATCTCCATCACCTCTCCGTTGCTGATCTGAACTGCTTGGTGCTGATCGTGGACGTTCTTGTACACCGATCGGTACCAAGGTGACTATACTCCAGCAGGCACCCACAGATGCAAGATGTCAAGAAGCGTTTGCCGATCGTCCAGTCCAAATCCTCGAAGGCGTTGGACGGAACCACGTGCTTCTCATACCAGGAAAAATCGAACGTTGATTGTCAACGTCAGCGGTGCCAACACTGGATAGACCATCCAGAGAGCAACAACTGCGTGGTGATCGCGGCGGGCAAGGGTCCTCACACGCTCCAGAAGATTGGTCAGATCTACGGGTTGACACGCATGAGGATCTGCCAGATCGAGAAATCGATCTTTGAAAAGATCCGTTCGGTCGGTTGACCAAACAGATCACTCCTTGATCGGCTCTTCGGTCGCTTGAGCCTTCGGTTCACCGCGCTTCTTCTTCTCGGGTGGTTTCACCCTAGCGACCTCTTCGACCTTGGCGATCTCCTCCGTCTTCGGTTCTTCAACCTTGACGTCCACCGTCTCTGGCTCCGCAAGGACGTCCGCTGGGGCTGTGTCGGCGACAGGTGCAACCTGCTTCACAATGATCTTTTCGATCGTGGGAGCAGGCGATGCTGGGACAACGACTGTCACCTGCTGACCTCCCAAACGACCTGAGTGGTCCATGATCTGATGTGGTTTCGAAGGGTCGAGACCGTTCACATGAATGTCATGGAGCACTGCTTTGGATGCTGGCATGCTTGTAAGTATCGTGATGTGAAACGACAAGACCCCGCCAAATTCGGCGGGGCCCCGTTGGTGCTGAACTCTTCCGTTGAAGATCAGGCTGACTTGGCGGCTCGTGGCGGCAGTCGAACCGGCTTGCCTTCACGGGGCGGGCGGGCGGCGCGTTTGGCCTTGTCGAGCTCCACCGTTGTCTTGACGAGCTCTGCTGCCTTCAGCTTCAGCTCACGCAGACCCTTTCGGGTTCGAACGCCCGCCGCGGCGACGCCCTTGGCGTTCTTCACAACGTCGAGCTCCAACTGTTCCATGATCGCCTTGAGCTCTGTCCACTTCGAGATCACCTGATTGTCAGAATCCATCTGTATCCTCCTGGTGATAGGTATGGTGCTCATGTACATCCATGAGACAATTTATCACATCACGTAGTCCTATCAGGTCAATGCTTCCGTGAATTCCGGTGGAAACATGGCTGAATTACGACCGTAGAACCGTTCCCAATCAGAATCGAGGATGTAGGAAACGGCATGGTCTGTCTCGTTCCTGATTGACCTTCCGAACGCCTGGATGATTGACCTGACAGTGGCTGCTGGGTACCACTCGGGTCGGCGCGCCTTCCGCATCTGGATGACTTGATCTCCCAGGTACGGGAACGGGATCTTGCAGAGGATCTGAAACCTGCTGGCATCGCCCGCGAGGTCCACCCCCTCTGTCATAGATGGGCTCACCAACACCGTGGGTTCCGTGTTCGAGAGATGGAATTCGATCATCTCCTCCCTGTTTTCGCTATCGTGGATGATCAACCTGGGAGATTTGATGGCATCCACCAGCTGTCGGGCAATCCGGTAGTTCACACAGTGGATGATGCCCTTGTCGTTGGCGTGCAGTTCCAACAGGTCCTTGACTACACCGATGACCTTCGGCAGGGTGCTTTCGATGTTGGCCTTCGACATGCTCCCGACCCCCAGGTAGTGGATGGGCCTGTTCTGGACCGGGAAGGGTGATGCGATGTGCAGGAATGCACAATCAGCAGGATCGATCCCGGACGTCGCGCAGAAGGTCTCCTTGTCCACGACCGTGGCTGACATCAGAAGGACCCTGGAACCGAACCTGTACAGGTGTTCGTGCCCGTACTCGGCCACGTCCACCGGCTTGAACTCGTACTTCTTCCCAGATTTTGCATCACCGAAGCTGGGCTGTGCCACGTTCATGACCCAGTTCCCAGGATCGTACGTTTCAATGAACCGATTGACCTTGCACAGGTGTTTGTCCAGAGCCTCAAAGCGCTTGCTAAGATCTCCCAGACCATCAGTTCCCGATGCATTGAACGAGCTTGAAAGGCGCTTCTCGAGCTCGTTCTTCGTCTTTGCGACTCCTTTCTTGTAGGGTCCCTTGATCCAGGCAAGCACCGTCTCCGTGAGGTTGTTCTTGGGAGACTTCACGCCCAGCTGTTTCGCGAAACGTTCAGAGAAGCTGACCTCGACGAACTTGCCGAGCTCATTCTCGATGTTGTGACACTCGTCGATCACGAGCAACGAACGAGGTTGAAGCTGCTTCGCGTACATCGTCTCAGCAAGGAAGTACGAGAAGTTCGTGATCCCAAGAGAGAACGCCATGAACTCTTGCTTGTCCATGGTGTACGGGCACGATGTCGTACAGCACTGCTGAAATGGCGTACCCAGCAGCTGAGTTTTGAGCTGCTTCAGGAGACGCCGAGCATCGGAACAGCGCATGTCGCTGTAGAATCGGCAGCTGTAGTTGTTGGCCGACTTCAAGGATCGCATCAGGTTCCGGCCAGAATCCTGGCCGAAATCGTCCATGTACTGTGCCTGCAGGATCTTCTGCGTGGTCAGGAAGTAGGAGCCCGTAGTTTCTTCCTTGACACCGTCGAGTTCGACGAAGGTCTGTCCACCATGCTCAGCCAGGTACCGAGCGATCGTCACCCCCACCGCTGATTTTCCGCACCCGGTGCCGAGCTCCAGGATGACGAACCGTTTCCCCTGCACCATGAAGGCATCGAGCGCGAATTCGATCGCGCGACGTTGCTCGTCCCGCATGCTCGTAAAGGGAAAATGGGAACGGTAGTCATGCATCACATGGCACTGTAGGCCATGTGGAGACCACGCTACACCGCAGGATCACCTGCGGGGATTCAGGATCCTGTCCACGATGCCAAGCTTCACCGCCTTTTCGGGCGTTACGTAGAAGTCGACCTTGGGATCCATGATCTTCTTCACCTGCGCCGTCGACATCTTGGTTTCCCTCGCGAGGGCGCCCACCATCAGGTCGTGCAAGCGTCTGCACTCCTTTGACTGGTTTTCCATTTCGAAAACGTTACCGAAGGCGCCGCCCGACAGGGAGTGCATCATGATCCTGGCGTTTCCGCCGATCGATCGATGTCCCTTGGCTCCCGCGGCGAGCAGGAGAACACCGGCTGACATCACCTTGCCGAGACCGATGGTGTGAACTGGGCACGGAAGGAACTTGATGGTATCGTACAGGCTGAACATCTCATCGACCGAACCACCGTACGTCGACACGACGAGATTGATCGGTTCTCTGTTGATGTTGGCAAAGTGCAGGAGCTGTGCGATGACACTGGCGATAGACCCCTCAGTCACCTCACCGTGAAGGAAGACAATCCTTTGTGAATCCTGCTGCACCTGCATGTCCTGACCCACCAGCGTCATGGACTCTTCGTTCAACGACGTAGCGCGCACCTCGACTGTTGGCCTACCCATGGTTCAACCTCCGATGATTTCTTGAGCAGTTTCTGGAGCACCGATCAGGAACAGTTCTTCACCGCCCACGTCCCTGATCGCAGCGGTCAATTCTTTCATCTGTTCAACGTTCTCCAGTTCCATCGCCAGCAGGTACATGACCATCAACGTCTGGCGCTGCGTGATGCCGAAGTTCATGATCTCCCTGACCATCTGACGACAGATCAGGTTCTCATCAGCGACACGATCCGACTGGAGCTTGCCGTACAAGGCAACCGGGTTCACCCTGTCACCTCCTCGCGGGTGAACGATTCGACCTTGAACATGTTCTCTCCCATGATCCTAACGTATTTCCCTTGCCTTGTGCCGTCCACCTCATCGGTGCTCAGGACGAGGAAGTCACCCCACCGCTTGTTCTCCAGGATGAAGGATGCCATCTCCCACGTCGGAAGATCTGCTCGGTTTGAATCCAGGATGCTGGCAAGGTTGGCCGGCAACGACGGCCGCAGCTCGTCTACCGTCATGATCGAACCCATCTCTTCCCGGTTGACGATGACGGACCGGCAGATGTCGACCACCTTGTGCACGACACCGCAGTTGTTGCACTGGGAGAACTTGACGTTGACGGTCGAATCATCGTTCATGGAAGAGAAAACCGTGAACTGGTGACGCGGCGGATCCGGTCGATTCTTGAACTGCGACATGACGCAGCGGCAGGTGATGAGATGTTTCAGCCCAGACGCCACTTCAGAGTTCTCCATTCATTCCGGAGCAGTTCGCCCAAGCTTACTTTTTTTTGGTCCGAGGTGGCGTTTCGGCCGGGAGTTCCTGCTCCAGCTTCGACACGATCGCATCGACAGTTCTGTTGAACGTCCGGCTCGCCTTGTGCCCACCCTCCTCGACGGAGGCGTTCACCATGACCAAGAGCTTTGCAAGGTCATCTCCCTTGATCGGCATCTTTCCTTGTGTCGAAGCCTGCAGCAGGTTTGCCGCCAGGGAATCCTTGACCGCCTCGACGATGGTCCAGGAGGCTCGGTTGATCTGTTCGCGAGGATCGAGTTTGCTCATGAAGTGTACCTTCGTAGCTAACTCTACACCGCCTACTTAGACCCAGTAAACGGAGCTTCGCAGAACACCATGGCACAATCTCTCAAGGAAACCTACCAGAAGCGGCAGATCGAACGGCTCAAGCACCGGCTTCCGTCCATCGAAGATCACCTGATGATGGAGGCCTACGATGCCCAGCTGCTCGTGGAGGTCATGGATCAGCAGGACCTCGACAAGGTCGCGGCGATCGTCAAGAAACTTGACACCATCAAGAGCGCCGCGGGCAACGACCTCCCAGCCCTTACCGATGCGATCGATCAGGCCCAAGCAGAACTCAACAAGTACACGGCAGGTGGCCCCATCACGGCTGCATGGACCAAGCTGAAGCAAAAGGTTGGGATCGACAACCCGATCGTGAAGATCGCAACGTTCAGCAACGCCCTAGAGCAGGGTTTCAAGCAGCTGCCGCAGATCCTGAAGAACAACGGCATCGACATCAAGAACCTGAACAACGACGGGAACGTGAGGTTGGTGGACGCTGTCGCTCGTCAGCTCGACAAAAAATCGGGACAGCAGGGCAATCCCAAATCATCTGGGAACACTCCGCCTAAAATGGGAGAGGCAGATGCTCCGACGATCAGCACGCATGACATCGAATCGATGCACCGATCAGATTCGAGCAAGGCTGCGGGACAACGGGTCAAGAACATCGTGGATCAGATCAGGAAGTCGTTGGCCCCGAGCGGGATCTTCGGTGCCTTCAAGAAGATCCCGTACGTGGACGGTGATGCGCTGGCGCAGGCCCTCAGCAATTCCCATGTTTCAACGTTGATCAAGATCTCGCAGGCCGTCACCAGCGGTCCGCAGACGAGCGAGATCGCGCCAGACCTGAAATCAAACGTGATGGGAGGCGGCGAGGCGCAGAACAAGGCCACGAACCCAGAGCAGGACACGAAACCCAACAGCCAGACCGGATCCTCGGCCCCAAGCTCGACGACAACATCGCCCGCAAACTCTACGGCGACCGGTCAGGTGCCGGCGCAAGGTCCCGGTGAGCAGCGCGGCGGAGGATCCAAGCCCGCAAAGCTGGAGGATGGTTCGGTCCAGAGCATCGCCAACTTCATCTCGAAGCAGACAAAGGCCGACCCTGCGACCACGTTGAAGATCCTGACTGCGCTCAACAACAACGGAAAGCTGCGCGAAACCGTCAAGAAATGATGGCACCCAGTGCCGCAAGCGTCTTCAAGCACGCGGCGGCATGGAACGTGGCCGCCGCATGGGTGGCCGCCAACGATCCTTCATGAACCCCGTGCTGAACAGTCGACCTGATGGTCCGCAGCACGGTGTCGATGGCCTGAGCCTTTTGAACAAAATTCATGTCATCGACCAGGCGCACCACGACATGGTTGGGCGTCAGTGTTCTGATGCGCTTGTCGAGCAAGGCCCCCAGATCGTCCACGGATTCTTCGTCGCGGCGAGCCCTCAGGGTGTTGACATGGGCGAACACCTGCTTACGTGTTGACCTGGAAACTAGGGAGATTCGGGAGGGTGCCACGTCGATCCGATCCACGACCGGAAGTTCATTGATCCTGATCGAGCTGATCAGATCACCCTTCAGGCTGGACACAAGGTCACACCCCGCGATCGTTGCAATGTCGTTCAGCGTGTTCATGCCCTCCAGGTCGAAAGGGACTGCGCACAGGACGACACGTAGGTGCCCTCTATCGTAGTTGATCTTCAGCGTTTGTTTGACGTCTTCCGCCGCGCCCCTGACGAAAATTGCACAGGGTTCCTTGGTCTCAGCGGCCGATTCGAGCAGGTGATGGATCTCAGAGACTGATTCGATGAGACCGTCGATGCACGCAACCCGGGGCAGAAGCAGCGAACAATCGATGGAGAACAACGGTCTGAGGTCGAAGGTGTACCCACTGACGAGCTCCACTGAGTTCACACCAGATGCTGATTTTTCAACTATGATCTTACCACGTAGTCCGGCCAACCGCACGGCCTCCTTACACACAGCGCTGGTGAAAGGATCACTGTTGATTTCAATGATGTCGTGCAGCTCATGTTCCGAGGCGTGGAGGCCGAACTTCGGTTGGATCGGATCTGTCTTCAGGACCATGATCTCCAACATGGCATTCAACGATCCGGGGCTGATGCGTTCAGCCCTCAGCCCATGGTTCAACACGATCTCATGGATCAGTTGGTGCGGAACGCTCCCGGATTTGAAATCGAAGATCCCCTGCAGTTGGGTTTTGATGCGTGGACCCGTGGATGCCTGTGCCAGGCTGGTCCTGATCGGAAGGATCCTTGCGATCTGATCCTTCACGTCATCGATGACCGCTGGAACCTCTGATGTCATGATGCCCATGTTGGGCATCGTACTCAGGGGGTGAAGTGTATGTGCCCAGCAAGGAAATCGTACAGCAACTTCCCCAGTCCCGCTAGGGCACCTGTGCCCAGAAAACCAAGGAACCACTTCAGGCTACGCGAAGCGGTATCAATCCATTGAGAGTTGGACTTGACCTTGTGATACAGCCCGGTGTCAGGGTCGAGCACGACCTCGTGGATCGCAGTGATCTTTTTACTGTCTTCTTCGCGCGATCTCTGCAATTGCTCTGTGACAGATTCGATCTTCTCCACCTTTTCAACGAGCTTATCGAAGCCTCCGTTCATCACGGGTCTCTCAAGCTTCAGCTCAAGCTTCTCCAGGACCTTATCCTGGGCCTCGAGCGAGGCAGTGACAAAATCCTCAAAATCATCACGATCTCCGTTGGGCCGGGGGCTCGGTCTACGATGTGATGGCATGGACCCTCGAGTGCGCCTCTTGATCTAGCTATTTCAGTACCCTGATCTCCAGAGGACTGATCAGATCTAGATCAGGATCTAGAAAATGTTCAACCGACGCGCTGCATGCGAACCAGTCTGTCTAATTACCGAAGCGATCCAGAAGTTCGCACTCGTTGTGCAAGGTTCCTGAGACCATGAACAGAACACAGTCGGGCTGTACGATCGTAGCGTGCAATTCGACCTCACCAAGAGCGTCTTCGGAACAGAGATCAGGATCCCAGCTACTGCCGAGGTGATCTTCGTCTCTGACATGTTCATCCAGGATTATGTCGGTGGTGCAGAGCTGACCACCGAGGCCCTGATCTCAAGCTCACCCTACGAGATCTTCAAGATCAGGTCGAAGGATGTGACCCTGGAACTGCTGCGATCGGCCGCCGATCGCTTCTGGATCTTTGGGAACTTCGCGGAGCTGAACCCACAACTCCTCCCCAGCATCATCGGGAACATCCGGTACTCTGTCCTTGAGTACGACTACAAGATGTGCCGGGCACGATCGCCTGAGAAGCATTTTGCGGTGCTCGGTACCCCCTGCGATTGCTCAGCTCAGCAGAGTGGGCAGATGATCAGCACCTTCTACTACGGATCCATGGGCATGTGGTGGATGTCGGAGGCGCAGAAACAACGGTACTTCACTGCGTTCCCATCCCTGGCCGAGAAACCCAGCACAGTCCTTTCCAGCGTCTTCGACCCGACCACGTTGTCCAGGATCGTCCAGCTTCGAGAGGTCCACAGGGATCGGAGCGGTTGGATCGTCCTCGGATCGTCGTCCTGGATCAAGGGAGCACAGGCGGCTGAGCAGTGGTGCAAGGACACCGGTCGAAAGTACGAAATTGTATGGAACCTGCCTTACGAGCAGCTGCTAGAAAAATTGGCATGCTCTGAAGGGTTCGTCTACCTCCCGCCCGGGGGCGATACATGTCCGCGGATGGTCATCGAGGCAAAGCTGCTGGGTTGCCAGCTGCACCTGAACGATAACGTTCAACATCGCCATGAACCTTGGTTCGCCACTGACGACCTAGGTTCAATTGCGGCCCACCTAGCCGCGGCGCCCGGCGTTTTTTGGGCCGGGATCAAGCGGATGCTCGAGTACAGGCCTTGCATCTCAGGGTACACCACTACGTACAATTGCGTGCAGCAGGAGTACCCGTTCGTGCAGAGCATCAAATCGATGCTGCAGTTCTGCGATGAGGTGTGCATCGTCGACGGTGGATCGACGGACGCTACGTTCGACAAGCTCGTTGAGCTTGCGTACGGACCACGCACGCAGGTTTGTGACATCGAGGATCTGAAGTGCTTGAGTCACCTTGGCTCCCAGTTCGATTTCCCGGATTCCATCAACGGTAGGTCCAAGGATCGGAGGGTGAAGGTGCGGATCATCCGGCGCGATCGGAACATGCCTGGGTTCGCGGCATTCGATGGCATTCAGAAGGCTGAGGCCCGGGCCCTGTGTACCAAGGAATTCTGCTGGCAGATGGACAGCGATGAGGTCGTGCACGAGGACGATGCACCTCGAATCGGTGCCATGTGCCGGGTGATCCCGAACGAGGTGGATATCCTTGCCTTGCCCGTCATCGAGTACTGGGGCTCAACAGAGAAGATCAGGGTCGATGTCCAGCCCTGGAAGTGGCGCTTGAGCCGCAACCTGCCCCACATTACCCACGGCATTCCGATCGACATGAGACGAACGAAACCCGATGGGTCCTCGTACGCGGTTCCCGGCACCGATGGGTGCGACATGATCGATGCGTTCAGCGGTGAACGGTTGCAGTTCGTCAGCTTCTACCCCACAGAGGTTGAGGCATGCAGGCAGGCAGCCATGCAAGGGAATTCTCAGGCCCTAGCACAGTACCAGCAATGGTTCAACCAGGTCATCACGGGTCTGCCCTCCGTCTTCCACTACAGCTGGCTCAACCTGCCCCGCAAGATGCGGTTGTACCGTGACTACTGGCAGAATCACTGGAACTCATTGTGGGACAAGGATGTCTCTGACACCGCAGAGAACAACATGATGTTCAGCACACCCTGGAGCCAGGTGACAGACGATGACATCTCCCGCAAGACGACTGAACTCATGCAGATCGGTGGTTGGATCTGGCACCGTCCCTGGCACGGCGAATTCACCCCTTGGTTGACGTGCGTTCGTCAGCAACCCAAGGTGATGCTGTGACTCAAAACTTTGGACCGCAGGGTGGGTACAGTCACCAGCTGAGGACAAAATGAAGCACGTTCACATCAAGGAGAAGCTCCACACGATGGGAGTTCCGCTGGAATCCATCGTGATGGGGGACTTCGATTTCATCGGAGAGTTCACGGCGAAGCGCGATCGTCATCCCTCCGATCCGAACTACAAGACAGCCGGAGCCTTCTACCGTTCGAACTACGAACGAGGGATCCTGATCTACAACCTGATCAGGAAACACAACCTCACCTCCATGCTTGAGATCGGTTTTGGTCGAGGTTACGCAACCTTCTGTGCCGCCCGAGCCTTCTACGACGCCGGAGTGGAAGGTAAGATCGTAACGATCGACCCAGCGCTGGACGAGAAGTACCTGCAAGCGCTTAGCCAGATCTTCCCGAAGGAATGGTTCAAGTGCATCCAGTTCGCCAAGGGCACCTCGCAGCAGATCCTACCCACCCTGACGGATTCATTCGACCTGGTCTACATCGATGGTGATCACTCGTATGAGGGTACCAAGCACGACTGGGAGCTCACCAAGGAACGTTGGAACCGGTTCATGCTTTTCGACGACTACCACCTGCCGTCGAAGGTCGACAAGGGTACCATCCAGTGCAGCCAGCTGATCGATGAGATCGTTGATCCCAGCAAGGAACTGATCATCATGGATCGGAGAATTTTCGTGGACGAACGTCACCTCCCGGATGACATGATCGACTACGGGCAGGTTCTGCTGTCCAAACTGGGCGAGGCTCGCGATGACTGGTGACAAGCAATACGACCACGTAAACGCGCCGGCAATCAGGCATCCAGACGGTCGTGAGTTCTGTGCGCGGCCTCGAGCGCCTTGGTCTTGTTCACGTGAGCCGGGCCATGATGGTCCGTGCGCAGCGAGCAGGGATCAAAAGGTCTCGGTGGAACCTACGCATGTCGTCATCAAGGAGCACACAGACATCCAACCTGCGTACTACCTGAGCAAGGAGCAGCGCGCCGCGGCGAAGGAATGGGTTGAGAAACACGACGCAGAACGACACCTCGCGCCGGGCAAGAAGCACCGGTACTCGGGCGCGATCGGTGGTGCTTATACGTGGAACTTCACATCCACCAGCCTGGGAGTGATTTCCACGTTGGCGTGTTCGTGCGGCGAGAAATTGGACGTCAGTGACTATGAAGACTGGTGATGTTTTTTGTTTATGAAGACTGGACTGTTGAGCCTTTTCCCCGTTGTTTTTACGTGGGAAAGGGCATTCTAAATCGTGTCAAAAATCTTCGACGAAACAAGCATCACATGAACATCGTCAAAGCACATGGCATTGATCGAAGAGTTGTATTTGCGTCATCAGTTGAACAACTGACATTCGACGTTGAGGTCAAGCTGATCGCTGAACACAAAACTTTCGTGTACGATCTGGATTATGTCTTCGGAGCCAATTACACCCGCGGCGGCGAGGGAACTTCTGGCTTCCGACCTTCACAGTCGACACGTCAGAAAATGAGTCATTCTGCCAAGACACGTCCATCCATTTCTGATGAGACAAGACAGCGATTGAAAAATCGTCATGTCTCTGTTTGTACTCGAGTTGAACGAAGCAATTGGGCACGAGCCCGTGCCGCCCGTCAACGACTTGAATGGATTCAAGTGCACGATAAATCCATCACAATGTTGTCTCTTGATGGAGTGATTCTTCGAAATTTCACATCCATCAAGGATGCCGCTGAACAGACGAATACTAGTAGAACCATGATTTCATTGGTTCTGAATGGACATCGTGCGTCAGCAAAAGGATATGTGTGGCGCTATGTCAGAACATGAAAATAAATTCTGCTTCGTCGCACCGATGTTCAATGCATCTGCGACGCTGCCGCAGCTCCTACACTCACTGTACGGTCAATCGTACAGGAACTGGAAATTGATCCTGATCGATGATGTTTCGGAAATCACCGAGCTCGAGAAGGAAGTCCAGATCTTTGAGAGGTTCGAGCGGGCCCATGGTCTGGAACAGACCGTGTCGATCATTGAGGAAGAACAGTGGAATGGCGTCCGATCAGGTGAGAAAGCAACCCTGATCATCAACGCCGAAAAGCGGTGGGAGGTCAGCAACGTCCTGCGTGGTATCTCGATGTGCGCTGACGACGACATCGTCTGCCGGATCGATGCTGACGATTGGTTGACGGACCTGGACGCCCTGATGTACCTGAATTCCGTGTACCAACAGACCAACGCTGAGGCGCTGTGGACGGCGCACCGGTGGGCCTTCACGGATCGAAACATCAGTGCACCCATGCCTCCGGATGCAGACCCGTACAAGCACCCATGGGTCTCCAGCCACCTGAAGACGTTCCGGAAGAGGTTGATCAACGGTGTCCCTGACATCAACTTCAGGGGTGAAGATGGTCAGTACATCCGACGAGCCGGCGATCAGGCGATCTATTTGCCCGTTTTGCACCGCGCAAAACGTCGTGGGTTCATTCCCAGGGTCTTCTATCACTACACGATCAAGGATGTGCCTGCGACCTATCAGACTCCCGACGCGCGCTTTCAACGAGACGAGGCTATCTTTCTTCGAGCTCGTGGATACGTTCAAGAGGGAGGGCCGTGGGAGTCTGAACTTAGATCACGTTGATCTCAGTGGATCTCGCGCCGACCGACAAGGCATGTATGAAACGATTCTACCTGCAACGTGACCAGGATGCTTCAGGTGTCTCAGGCCTCGGCAATGTGGCCGAAGGTATCCAGTTTGACAGCGGTTGGTGCGCGCTGGCGTGGATCACCAGCCACGATCCGGAGGATGAGGTGCACTCGTTCTACCATGACATCGCCCGGATCGAGGAGATCCATGGGCACCGTGGGATGACCAAGGTCGTCTGGATCGATGATGAATCGTCGAACGTGGTGGTCGCGCGCTGAGTGAAAAACTGGTCGCTCGCATGGTAGTGTCATGCCATGATTGGTATCTACGGTGCGAGCGATGACCTCGTTGAGATCGAGGGTGATGTTAAGGATGAGGTTGCACCTGGGAAGGTGATCCAGGTGGGAGACAGCACGAGGGGAGTGCGTGTTGTTTTCAAGTACGCAGTGGGCAAGGGTTCTGGGTCTGTCTGGCGCGGCTCGATCGAGCAGATCGATGAAGGCGTCCCGATGTTCCCTGTGACGATTTCGGAAGCCGAACCGAGCGGTTACCCCAACCCGACGAGCTACAGCGTGAAGTTCAACATCGACTGTCCGGTCGGCACTCCAGTCACGGTCAGCGGTCGGCTCATCAACCGGAAGCCCCGTCGTTGAAGGCCTACATCAATCGCAAGGTGGTGGTGGGCCCTTGGGGCGGTGGCAACCTCTTCACCCGGGCCTACTGGAAACACTGCGAGGAATCTGCGGGTTTCGAGCTGTGCCGCGGATCATCGTTCCAGATCAGGCCTGATGTGATGTTGCTGGTCGGCCTGGACAACCAGGGACCCGATGAGATCAGCGTCGAACAGGCGATCATGTACAAGATGTACGTGAACCCCGGATGCAAGCTCGTCCTGCGCGTCAATGAAAACGATCCCAGGAAGGGAACGTCGCACGTCGACGCAGGTCTCCTCAAGCTCTCAGAACATGTGGACGGCACTGTCTTCGTGTCCAAATGGATGCAGCAGTACTTCAACGAAAAGGGTTGGGCCTGCAAGAACCAGACGGTCATCATCAACGGCGTTGACAACCAGATCTTCAAGCCCGGTACGAAGCTCAACAACGGGAAGCTCAACATCGTAGCACACCATTGGAGCGACAACTGGCTCAAGGGCGGTGATGTCTACGAACAGATCGATAGGTTCGTGGGTGAGAATCCAGACCGGTTCACCTTCACCTACATCGGTCGTCATAAGTGCGATTTCAAGCACACCAACGTGGTCAAACCCTTGAGCGGGAAGCTTCTGGGTGAAGAGTTGGGCAAGTACGACGTGTACGTCTCAGCGTCACGGTTCGATCCGGGACCCAACCACGTCCTCGAGGCGCTGGCCTGCGGCCTGTCTACGTATGTTCATCACGACGGCGGGGGTTGTGTGGAGTTCGCGACCGGCGCGGCCAGCTACCGTGACTGGAACTTCCTCCGTGCCTTGTTGGTGTGTGAACACGCTGCTGGCCAAGTTCGTGAACCGACGGTGAACACTTTTACGCCTGGAACATGGCAGGAATGCGTCCGTGAGTACAATGCATTCCTGGCATCCACATGGCAAACGTGATCAGGTTCTCAGAGCTGCTGACACAGCACGTCAACAGGAAGATCGTAAGGTGCGTCAAGGATCATCCGAATGTTGATCCGGTGCTGCTGAAGAACATCCGGGACATCATCCAGGATACGGTGTCAGGGATCTTCCAGAAAAGCACACACAAGCTGTCGTACCCGGCGATGGGCTGGCTGGCGAACCAGTACTTCAGGTCGATCAAGCTGGATTCGACACCGGTAGACGACATGATCGTCATCAATGATTACAAGATGTCAGACATGACCTTCAACGACGTTCAGCTGCTGAGGAACCTGTTCGACGACACCCGAATTTCGTCTCAACTCAACGCTGAATTCAAGCGAAGGACTGCATCATGAAATCACAGGAACTGCAGCAGATCATCACCGAGCTTTTGCAGTTGAAGTTGAGGCCGCTCATCTCGGACGAGAAGAGCCTCAACTCCAGCTCGTGCATCGAGATCTACGTCACGATTTTCGAGGCTCTTACGGAGGTGGTGCAGGAAGCTCACCTACCGATCAGCAACGAGGGTATGAACTACCTCGCACAGCAGTACTACGACGGGATCCGGATCAATGACGTGCATGAGCTGGACCCAACCATCTTTGACAAGCGTGTCTCCGTCGGTGACATGCCGACCAAGGAGCTTGCCTTGCTCGCTGCGATCCTGAGTGGAACTGACTTCATTTTGCCAGTGGTCGAGGAGATCAAAAGGCGTTCGTGAAAATCCATTTCGACAATGTCGCACCGCAAGGCACAGGACCAGGTACATTCGCCCATCGGTTGGCGGCGCGGCTCTTCGAGATCGGACACGAGGTATCATTCAGCAGGGATGATTCTCCTGTTTCGTTGGTCTTCATCGAACGGTCGGGAGCACCGTTGGCCGACAAGGTTGTCCAACGTTTGGATGGGTTCTGGTTCAAACCGGGCGAATTCGCCCATAAGAACGTGGGCATCGAGTTCCTTCACAACTATGCACATGCGGTCGTGTACCAGTCACAGTTCGACAGGAAGATGGCTGAAAAATGGTTCGGTTCAGCCAACGGTCAGCAGGGGCTGACCCGTGTGGTGTGCAACGGTATCAAGATCGATCCGATCAAGGAGCTGACGATCCCGGCCCTGATCAACCTCCGTGCACAGTACGATCGGTTGTACGTCTGCAGTGCTAACTGGCATCCGCAGAAGCGCTTGGGTGCCAACATTCGCTTGTTCAACCAACTTCGCAAGACGGAACCTAACAGCTGCCTCATCATCCTGGGAAACAACCCAGATCACATGGTGGCCGATCCTCACATCTTCTACACCGGAACCGTCAGACCGGAAGTCTTCAACCAGATCTACTCAGCCGCAGACTGGATGCTGCACCTGGCTTGGGCCGACCATTGTCCCAACGTGGTGGTCGAGGCGCTTGTCCAAGGCACACCCGTTGTCTGTGGGGAGGTGGGCGGTACCAAGGAACTAGTTGGACAGTACGGAATCGTGCTGGAAGAAGCTCCGTACGCTTACGAGCTCACGGACTACGATAGCCCTCCTGATATCGACGTCTCGCAGGTGAAATCGTTGCCGTCTAGGTTGTCCTTGGACTACACAGGAGTTGCCGAACGTCTGGACATCAACCTTGTAGCCGAGCAGTACGTCTCATTGTTCGAGAGGTTGATCAGGCGGTAGAATACTCGGATGAAACGAGCTTTCATCACGGGCCCGACCGGTCAGGACGGATCGTACCTCTGCGATCTCCTACAGGAGAAGGGGTACGAGGTGCACGGCCTGATCAGGCAAACGACACAATTCACGCCTGATCGGTGGGGACATCTTCGCGGCGCGATGCAAAAGGGACTCATTGTTCACCACGGTGATGTCACCGATGCATCGTTGATGAGAACGTTGGTTGAAGCCATCCAACCTCATGAGGTGTACAACCTCGCGGCTCAATCACACGTGGGTCAATCGTTCGACCAACCGATCAACACAGTCGGTACGACAGCCATGGGGCCACTGAACCTGCTGGAGGCACTTCGGCGCAGCCGGCCGACAGCAAGGTTCTACCAAGCATCCTCGAGCGAGATGTTCGGTAAGGTCAAGGAAACTCCGCAGCGCGAGACGACCTCATTCCATCCACGGTCACCGTACGGTTGTGCAAAGGTTTTCGGCCACTACATCACCCAGAACTACAGGGAGGCGTACGGTCTCTTTGCGTGCAGTGGGATCCTCTTCAATCACGAGAGCGAGCGCCGCGGCGAGAATTTCGTCACCCGGAAGATCACGCGGGCTGTCGGTAGGATCAAGCACGGCCTGCAGCAGGATCTGATCCTTGGGAACACGGGCGTGAAGCGCGACTGGGGTTATGCACCCGATTACGTGGAGGCAATGTGGTTGATGCTGCAGCAGGACACTCCCAGTGATTATGTCATCGGGACGGGAGCTCGGCATTCCGTCGAGGACTTCTTGAAGCTTGCTTTCGAACACGCCGGCCTGGATCACCGGAACTTCGTGGGACGTGACCCGCGTTTCATGCGGCCGGCGGAGGTTGATACCCTTCAGGCTGATTCCAGGATGGCCCTAGAAAAACTCGGGTGGGCGCCGAAGGTAGGATTCAAGGCCCTGGTTGGGAAAATGGTGGACCATGACCTCGAGCTTGCTCGGAAGGAGTCCCTGGAATGAAAAGTTTCGGTTACAAACACTGGACGCTCGAAGAGATCCCACGGTGTTTCTACGTAGGCAAGGGTGTTGAAGGTCGTGCGCAGTGTGCGATTCGTCGTAGTCGTAAGTGGCAAACAGTAGCGCGACGTTACGGTTTCCGTGTTGAAGTGTGTTTGGGCCCAGTAAGTGATGCAGAGGCAATTGCATGGGAGATCAACAACATCGCTGCTGAAGACACTTTTACCACTTCTTTCACAACAGAAGGTGGCAAAAACATTCGCTGTAACTTCACACGAGGTGGCGACGGCGCTTTGGGTTATCGTCACACCGTTCAACACAAAATGCACATTGCTCAAGTTCTTCGAGGAAATCATCACACTCTGGGCAGAAAACGGTCATCATCAGAACGATATGCAATTGCTATCAAGCAACAACTTCTGACCAGAGCGGACGTCGAGCAAATTCAATGTTTGGATGAGAATGGCGTACACTACATTGAACTTATGACGCAATTCAACTGCAGTTATCCGGTATTGCGTCGAGCAATTCGTGGCGTGTATAGAGCACTTCAATGAAAAGGGTTTTTGTTCTGGCTCCTAATGAATCGTGGATCGTCGATCGTTTCGTCAAGGAATGGCGCCAGGACAACCCAGACCTGGACGCAACAAGCCCTGAAACTGCAGACGTCATCTGGTTGCTCTCCGACTGGTGTTGGAAGCAGGTTCCCCAGAACCTGCTGTACGCAAAGCGGGTGCTGGTCACAGTCCATCACATCGTTCCGGAGAAGTTCGGTCCCAGGGATCGGATGGAATTCGAGTTCAGGGATCGGTTCGTAGAAGCGTACCATGTTCCCAATGAGCACACGCACAGCATGGTCACCGGTCTGACGAAAAAACCCATCCATGTCATCCCGTACTGGGCCAACAACAGGATCTGGCAACGAACCCACGAGGGACAAAGGCTCGCAGAGCTCTGGGAAAAACACAGACTGCCCCCGGGATTCGGCACTGAGGCTCCCACGTACTTCATCGGTTCATTCCAACGTGACACAGAGGGTCATGATCTGATCAGTCCCAAGCTCGAGAAGGGTCCTGATCTGTTGGCAGATGCTATCATTACGTACCGGGATCGGTGCAAGGAGAAGTTCCCGCTCGAGGTGATCCTTGCGGGTTGGCGCAGGCAGTACCTGATGAACCGTCTGGTCGAAGCAGGGATCAAGTACCACTATTTTGAGCGTCCTGACCAACGAACCATCAACGAACTGTACCAGGTGCTCAACCTGTATCCAGTCACAGCAAGGCACGAAGGTGGACCCCAGTCGCTCATCGAGTGTGGACTGTTGGGGATCCCTGTTGTGTCAAGGGACGTTGGGATGGCGAGCGCGGTCCTACCGCCGACAGCGATCAACGACAACGTGACGATGGCCACACCGTGCGTCCCGGACGTTCGAAGCCTGGTGCTGCCGAACGGTTACCTTCCGTTCAAGAACCTCCTGGAATCACTATGAATGATCGTCAACCCCGAATCCTGATGGTGACCTGCTGCCTGGAAGAATCACGGTACCGGATTCTGCAGCAGGTTGTCACGAACCTGTTGGATCAGGATCCGACGTGCGTCGATCGTATCGACGTCCTCGACAATGCATCCACGTACGCGGGAACGCACGAACTGCTTCGTAGCTTCAAACACGTCTTCAAGGCAGACCACAACGTCGGTTACTGGACGGCCATCGACTGGTGGTTGGACAGCCTGAAGAACGAGGGTTGCAGGTACACGTACATCATCGAATCTGACATGATCCACTACAGATTCGGGGAGCTCGACGCCTGCGCCCGCCTCCTCGATTCACAACCAGAAATTGGTTCGGTGAGGTTGCATGAGTACTCGATCGCTGAACATCACCTGTACAACAAGGACGCTCCCGTCCCTGGATCACGCAAAGGCCTGTGGCAATCCCACACCAACAAGGTGACGAAGCAGCCCGTCGTGCACACTCAGATCGACGGCGGGCAGTTCTGGAGGACCAACTTCCTGACACAGCTGCCCGCCGTCAATCGGTACAGCACCATGCTGAAGGTTTTCAACCAGCTCCGGAGCCGTAGTTCCCTCGCTCCCAAGGAGTTCACGGAGCTGGATTTCCAGCGCCTGTATCATGAATCGCACCCTGAAATTGCTATCCTGGACGGTGGGATCTTCCACTGCGATCTGAACCCGTATGGAACTACCGCGATCACGGGTTCATGGACAGAACCCCAGAAGCTCTTGCAACTGGGATACCAACCGACCAGGTTCGCTTCAATCCTTCCGCACAGCGAATACATGGTGACAGATCTGGACCAAGATTGAACAGATGGGCAAGACATTCCTCATTTTCGGCGGTACCGGCTCCTTGGGTCGACGCCTGATCGACAGGTTGATCCCTGAACATCGGGTGTTCGTCTACTCACGGGACGAAGCGAAGCACTGGACCATCCGGAACGAGATGTCAACCCATCCCAACCTAGAGAACCTGCGATTCCTTGTCGGTGACATCAGGGATCCGGATCGTGTCAGGGACGTCATCAGGCAGTGCATTCCCGATACGATCATCGTCGCCGCGGCGCTGAAGCAGGTCGACACCTGCGAACTGAGCCCGGGAGAGAGCGTGCTGACGAACCTGATCGGCACCCAGAATGTCATCAAAGCCATCAACGAAACGAACCTGCAGCATCCTACCACGGTGCTGTTCGTCAGCACCGACAAGGCCTGTTCACCTGTGAACGTATACGGGATGTGCAAGGCAATTTCAGAACGCCTGGTGACAAGCCAGGCGATGAACGGACGTTCGGACGTGCGCTACCTTGCGGTCCGTTATGGAAACGTTCTTGAATCACGCGGTAGCATCATCCCGCTCTTCAAGTACCAGGCCGAGAAGTTGGACCGGTTGACGATCACCGATCCGAACATGACAAGGTTTGTCATGACGCTGGACGATAGCGTCAACCTGATCGAGCACGCCGTGCAGCACGGTCAATCCGGAACAACTTGGATCCCAAAGCTCCCGGCCATGCGGATTGGGGACCTTGCGCAGATCTTCGCGGAGAGGTTCGGAAAACCGGTGATCACGATCGGCCTGCGCCCAGGTGAGAAGATGCACGAGGACCTGATCAACGAATCAGAATCATCGAGGACCACCAAACTGGATGGTTTCTACATGATCTCACCTGCATTTGAGGCCGGTTCTGAACCCAGGTTCACGTACTCCAGCAACGATACCGTGATGAGCAAGGACGAGCTGTCCGATCACCTGACCAAGCTTGGGATCATCGATAGACCATTGGCTGAATTCAAGGGCTTGTCCATCGAAGAGATCATCACAGGATCGTAGGATGAAGGTTGAGAACCTCACGAACGCCTTCGTCAAGGTGACGGGAGCGGTGGGCCATGTGGTCTGCGACCCTTGGATCACTGATGGAATCTACGATGGTTCCTGGAACATCTGGCCACCATTACGAACCCATGAAAGCGCGCTCTCGGGAGCCCGTGCAGCCATCATCACCCACATCCATCAGGATCACATGGACGTAGAGGCGTTGAAGTTGCTGCCGGACAACTCCTTGATCTACGTCCCTGACGTGTATCCAAATCGCCAGGTCATCAGCAGACGGTTGCCCATGAAGGATCGGGTCAGGTACGTCAACCTTTCTGAGCCCTTCTGCCTCGATGACATGCAAATCGAGTTCGTTCCCCCCATGAACCGGTTCGGTCACAGGTTGGACCTGTACGATGAACCCCTAGAAACGGCCGCCATCGACTCTGGGATCATCATCTCAAGCATCGATGGGAAGATCGTGCTCCTGGCCGACAATTTTCCTTACCATCCCAAAAGCGCCGGCGCTTCGTTAGAGAGGATGCTGGCATGTGACGCCCTGTTCTTTCCGTACAACGCATGTGCAGACGATTACCCGGTCTGTTTTGACAATTTCTCCTGTGAACTGAAGCGTGAGAAATCACTGGCGCGCAACACAGCTCGCCTGAAACAGATGGGTGAGTTCATCTCCCTCATCAAGCCCGGGATCACGGTGCCGTACTCATCCGATTTCACCATCTGCGGTGATCGTTATGAGGAATTCATGGCAGTGCACCCGCGCGCCTTTCTCGACAAGGTTGAGAATGCAAATCTGGTCAAGGAACTGACGGGAGTTCCGTGCACTGCCCTTTTCGAAGGGGATGAACTGAGGGTTTCCCGAACCTGTGAAATTTCACGAGGAAATAACCGAAGTGTTGCACCGCCGTCAAGGCACACCAGGCCCAAAGTTGTTCATCCGTCAGTTGGCAGTGAAGCGCTCACCCGCTTGTTCATCGCCGCAGCTGAGCACATGTTGTCAAAGATGAAGGTTTGTTCGACTTGGCGGCTGGAACTGCACAGCACTGATAGTGACTTCGCTATGTCAGTGGATCTCTCGACCGGCATGATCGATCGGTGCGATCCGACCCAACCTGTTCAAAACAACACATTGCGCTGTGGTACCTTGTCATGGTACCTGCATTCACTGTTGAGCTTCAGGACGCATTGGGACAATGCGATGATCTCGTACAACCTGAGCTGGCAACGCAACCCAGACACGTACGACCTTGGCATCTACCGGGCGCTGAACCACCTTCACGAACCGATCGGGAAACCATGAAACATCCGCTCTTCAAGGTGCATGTACCCACTGAAGAAACTTTGGTCGGGTTGGAAACGGTCCTTCGCTCTGGCTTCATCAATGAGGGCGAACAGGTCACCCAACTGACCCATGAGCTGGGTGACTACCTGCGTTCAGACACAATGGTCCTCCTGAATTCGTGTACATCAGCCATCACCTTGGCCCTTCGGTTGGCGGGAGTTGGTCCGTACGATGATGTTCTGACAACACCGATGACCTGCATTGCCTCCAACACCCCCATCGCAGCATCGGGTGCAAGGATCGTCTGGGTAGACATCGATCCGAACACTGGGATGGTCACGCCCCAGACGATCGAAGATGCCATCACACCACAGACGAAGGCGGTGGTAATCGTGGCTTGGGCCGGCACCCCGCCAAACCTCCGGAGCATCCAACGGTTGTGCAGCCGCCATGGGATCAAATTGATCCTTGATGCTGCTCATGCATTCGGAGCGTACTTCGGTGGGAAACCGATCCATGATTGGGCAGACTACACCTGTTACAGCTTCCAGGCCATCAAGCACTTCACCACGGGCGACGGCGGCGCCCTGGTGTGCAGGGATCCGGAAGACCATGAACGTGCCAGGTCATTGAAATGGTTTGGGCTCGATCGGGACCGGGTCAAGGATCGTAATGGTGACTGGAAAGGCCAACAGTGGGATGTAGACGTGGTCGAAAGCGGGTACAAGTTCAACATGAACAACCTCGCCGCGGCCATCGGTTTGTCCCAGCTTCCGTACATCGACAGCATCCTAGATCAACATCGTGCCAATTCTGCCACGTACGATCTGCTTTTCTCCGGGTGTCGAACACTTCGGACCCTGGACAGGCACCCGGAGGCCGACGGTTCAGCATGGGTGCACACCATCTTGTTGGACTCTGAGGTTGCGGGGCCCTCACGTGATGAGCTCTTGGTGCTGTTGAATTCCGAGGGAATCGGTGCAGGCATCGTGCACGTGCCGAACGATGGTTACACAGCCTTCCGTTCATCCATGAAGGAGCTGCCGGGAACCAGGATCTTTTCGGCCCTTCAGTTCTCGTTGCCGTGCGGGTGGTGGATGACAGAGGATGACATCTATGACGTGGCAGCCAGGGTCATGGTGCTCTCAAAGTGAAGAATCGTCCGCAGGATGGGTTCATCCTCCGTCCCGTCACGGATGATGATCACGAGTACCTTGTCTCACTTCACAATGATCCGATCGTACTTCGGAACATGACACACAACGAACCCATCACCATGGCATCCCACCTGCTGTGGTGGGACAAGATCAGGAGGGATCGTTCCCAGCTTCGGTTGATCTTTGAGATCCACGGTGATCGTGCCGGGTTCGCAAAGTTCTATGACATCGACGATGGGAACAAATGCTGCACCCTGGGTGCTGACATCGATTCTGATCACAGGGGAAATGGGTACGCCAAGCACCTCTGGACACTGATGCTCACCAAGGTATTTGATGAGATGCACCTGCATCGAGCGGGGCTCACCACCGCCGCCTACAACGATCATGCCCGATCCATCTACGAAAGGTTGGGATTCTGCGAGGAAGGTCGACTAGTCGAATCGTTGAAGAGGATGGGCGGCTTCCATGATCAGATCATGATGTTCATGCTGAAGGGGACCTGGGATGGGATGCGATATCGAGATTGAACCTCGAATTTTTGTGGGCACGATGCATTCCGGAGAGGGTGACTTCCAAGAATGCATCGACATGATCAGGAAGCAAAAGTCGGTCTGCATCACCCACATCCTGATCAGTGGTCTACCGGAAAAAGAGGCTCACAACGCCCTGTGGCATGCATGGAGGACCCACAAAAATGAACACGATCTTTTCGTGAAGGTGGATGCTGACACCATCCTGATCGACGAGGGTGTCTTGGCCCGGATCTGGAGGTTGTACGCAACGAACCCAAGGTTGACGGGGGTACAGGCTCCCCTCTACGACCACATGACTGACGGTCCGATCAACGGTCTCAATTCGTTCCATCCACGCGTGGTCTTCAACGACACCCAGGATGACCTGTACTGCGATCGCCGGGTTGACACCAACCATGACATCGTCATGCGGGATGAGACGTTGCCTGCAGATCTTCGACCCGCTGGTCTGCATTGCACCCTGGCAAACGATCGACAGGCATTCCATTACGGATTGCACCGGGCCCTGAAGAACCAAGCGCACATCATCGCACGGGTGCATGCTGCGTATGAACGGCAGCGGGATAGGATCCGTAGGTTCGTGTTGCTGGGTGCCGCCGCGGCGCACAACTTTGAATCGGGTAGGAAATTCAACTACCAGGATCCGGAATTCGAATCGGCCTTTGCTCTAGCCTCTCAGGAGTTCCTCCTTGATCATTGATCTGGTTGATGACATCGGATACACCCGCAGCAACTGCTTCGCACATCAGCTCTACGATCGCATGCAGAAACTACCGGACGTCAGCACCTTGGGCCTGGAGAGCGCTCTACGATCCGATAGACCGACAGCCGTGATCTGTCGGTTGAAGCAACGAACGTTGCACAGCAACATGGAGCGCATTTCAGGTTGGCTCGGTGAACAACCGATCGTGGTCTTCGACCAGGACCCATGGCATGCGTACATGGATGATTCTCCGTACAAGGGCGTCTACCACCGTGCCGCAGGGTCCATGAACCTGCGCGGGGTTGCAGTCACCAGCCGAGCATGGGCCGACAGGATCACGAAGGATGGGTTGCCCGGCATGTTCACGAGCATGTGGATCCTACCCGATTACTGTGAATCAGGGTTGGATTACGCAACCCGGTCAGTCAACGTGGGATTCGTTGGAACGTTGCATCCGCATCGTCGTCGTTTGTTCGATGCGTTGGACGACATGCACGTCCAGGTCAATGTCCAGGGTGGCAACAACCTACCGTACGATGGGTACCTCCGGGCCCTCGACAACATCAGGATCTTCATCCACAGTGAGGATTCTCCGATCACGGTGAACGGATCCTTGGACAACCTGAAGGATGCCCTGTGGATCAAGGATGTGGAGGCTGCGGCCCGAGGTTGTTTCACCATCAGGAACTCGGGCGCAGGCGCCGGTTCCTACTACGATGGGGTTGAAACAACCCGACTTTACGATTCTGTCGATGAGATCCCAGCAATCATCGATGCCATCGAGAGAATGGAGCCCGTCGAGAGGCAGGCCTCAATTCACAGGAGCGTGGAATTCATTCGTGTGTCAGACAGATGGCGGCAAACGGCCAACCGGTTGCTTGAAACAGTGACCACCTGACATGTTAGGATGATGCTCGCATGAAGAGCATCGCAGTCATCGGACATGAATAACTAAACCATGTTTCGTGATTGTCCAGCCTGCGGTTCGGAAATTCAGTATCGTTCTGTTCGGAGTTATCGAACAGCATGCAAACGAATGACATTGTGCGTGTCATGTCGAGCAAAATCTCGACGTTCTAAACTTGGTGAGTGCTCGAAGCTGACGCGACAAAGAATGTCGCTATCGCATCAAGGTGAGAGAAATCACTTTTTTGGTAAGCGGCACACTGCTGAAACACGTAAAAAGATCGGACAATCAACCCTGGCTCGTGATCAGTCGGGAGAGAGAAATCCGTTTTACGGTCACACTCACTCAATTGAAACACGCAGCAAAATGTCGAGCACTCGTGCTTCGGGCATAGCTCTTGGAGAAATCACCAATGACAACCGTTATGGGCGAAAATCATGGTATCGATCTGCCAAGACGGGCGTTTGTGAACGGTGTGATTCGATTCTCGAAAAATTTCGAATGTCACAATTGGACGAAGATGCTTCTGTGCTGACTTGGACCAAGAAACATGGAATCAAAATTCCATACGTTTTTGACGGTTCAGTCAGACACTACGTTCCAGATTTCCTCATCACTTTAGCTACAGGTGAGATGATTTTGGAGGAAGTGAAGGGTTACGATGTCAAAGCTGCTGAGAAACAACGCGCACTTCAAGAATTTTGTGCTGAACATGGCATGTCAGCACGATGGACATCACAATCCACCCTCGAAATTCAAGGTTATCTGAAGTTCAAACAAGGAGAAAACAAGTGAAATCTGTGGCAGTGATTGGTCAAGGTTTTGTGGGCGGATCGTTGACGACCGTCTTCTCTGAACGGGGATACGAGGTCTACGTCTACGACAAAGCAGGTAAGGTGGCTCAGGGTGGCCGCGACATCCTCGGCTTGAGCCTTATCGGTGATCGGAAACGAGCCTTAGAACTGGCAGGAGTGACCGCAGTTCAAGAACCAAAGGAAGGCACCCAAACCCAGAATTTCGTCAAGGCATGTCACGAGATGAAGTCATTCTCGGGTGTCTTCTTTGTGTGTCTTCCGACCCCCATGTACGAAGACGGATCGGCTGACATCAGCATCGTGGATCGGGTCCTGCATGAGATCGCATCAGTTCCGGGTGAGAGGGTTGCGGTCATCAAGTCCACCGTCCCACCCGGCAGCACCGAAAACTGGAATCGGACCTTCGAGGGCACAGGGCTCCGGGTGATCTTCAACCCTGAATTCCTGACCGAGGCGAACGCCCTCGACGACATGCGTAACCAGAACAGGATCGTCCTGGGTGGACCTCGTCCTTGGATCAACCAGGTCAAGTACGTCTTCCAGAACGCCTTCCCGAAGGTGCCCATCATCAAGACCTCCTCCACCACGGCGGAGATGGTGAAGTACGTGACCAACATCCATCTCGCTGTCAAGGTCCTTCTGGCCAACGAGTTCTGGCAGGTGTGCACTGCGCTGGACAAACAGGGTAAGAACATTGACTACGACAAGGTCATCGAGTACGCAAAGCTCGATGACAGGCTGGGCAAGACGCACTGGCAGGTACCGGGTCCCATGCCTGCAGACGATACGGGCGAACCTGCCTTCGGAGTGGGAGGCAGCTGCTTCGTCAAGGACCTGAACGCACTGATCGTGGTGTCACGGCAGTTGGGTGTCGATCCGAAGTTGATGATCGCCGCCTGGCAGAAGAACCTAGAAGTGCGACCCCAGCGTGACTGGGAAAAGCTGGCGGGCCGCGCGGTGAGCAAGGAATCATGAACAACCTCGAGATTGTAGAAGTCACCGGTTACTCACACGACGGGCTCATCATCATCGATCGACGAGGTGCGGTCTGGATGACGCTGGACAAACCGTGGTGGCATCCGATCACCTGGATTCGAGCATTCATGCCCGGCCGTCGCGTCTTCCTTGTCCTGAACACGCTGCACGGCCGTTTCAGGGCCAAGGCCATCGAGCTCAACAAGACCCACATCCGGATGGGATGAACAACGTCGTTCTTTGGAGTACCTATAACAGGAGGTCAATGAACCCAGTGAGGGTTCGGGACCCCATCACGGAGAGTGAGATGCACAATTTCGGCGTTTTTGTTGGTCGTTTCCAACCCTTTCACACCGCGCACCTCGATACGTTGCGTTTCGCCCTTCGTAAGGTGGAACAACTGATCATCGTAGTCGGGAGCGACAACCGAGCTCGGACCGTCAAGGATCCTTGGAGCTCCGCAGAGCGGATTGCCATGATCCGTAGCTGTCTCAGCAACGAAGAACGCCTGCGTGTAGCCTTCGTGTCCGCCAAGGACTACCTCTATAACGACAACATGTGGATCGCAGAGATCCAACGCGCCGTCAAGGCGCTGGTCGGATCCTCCAAGGATGTTGTCCTGATCGGGCACAAGAAGGATGCCAGCAGTTTCTACCTGAACTTGTTCCCACAGTGGGAGTTCATCGACTCAGAGGTTGTCGCGCCCAACGTCGGTGCAACGAAGGTCCGTGAGCTGATGTTCAGCCTGGACAAGATCGGGGTGAGGGCATGCCTGCCTCCCAACGTCTTCGCTCTGATCCAGGAGTTCATGGAGACAGATGAGTTCAAGCGTCTCTACGAGGAACACCATCACATCCAGAACTACCGAGCACAGTGGGCGGATGCTCCTTTCCCGCCCACTTTCAACACCGTCGATTCGGTTGTCATCTGCAGCGGCCATGTCCTCGTCGTCCGCCGGCGCTGTGCTCCCGGGAAGGGATTGATCGCCCTTCCGGGCGGGTTCCTCAACGTTGATGAAAGGATCATCGACGGTTGCCTTCGGGAGCTGAAGGAAGAGACTGGGATCAAGGTGGCAACGCAGGAGCTTCGAAAGCTCATCGTGGACAACAAGGTCTTCGATCACCCGGGACGTTCGCTGCGGGGTCGGACGATCACGCATGCAGTGTGCATCAACCTCAGTCGGGGTGAGCTGCCAACTGTCAAGGGCATGGACGATGCCGACAAGGCCTGGTGGATGCCGTTGGACACCGTCTACGAGAATGAATCGTCGTTCTTCGAGGACCATTTCCACATCGTGAACTACTTCATCAACAGGGTTTGACCATGGCATGTACACACAGGAACGTGCAGCAGTACACGGAATGTTGCCTAGATTGCGGCGCCAACATCTATGAGACGGAGGCAGAGCGTAGGGTTCGTCTTCTCAAGGAGATCGATGCGCTTAGCTCTCAGGTCAACAAGAGCGAAAACGATCGTCTGGAAGACACTCGAGATGAGCTGCTTCGTAGGCTCCGGGTTGAACCAGACCCTCAGGACGGCGGTCAATCAGGCGGTTGGTAGGTTAGAAAACGCCGGATCGGACCGGAGAGGTCCTTGCTGGCATCACGGAGAGTGAAAATGATCGATCATAACATCATCCTCGACACTGACAGTTACAAGGCCAGCCACTGGCTGCAGTACCTGCCCAACACCACCAGCGTCTTCTCGTACATCGAGAGCCGCGGCGGGCGCCATGATCACACGGTCATGTTCGGGCTGCAGTACTACCTGTACCGGTATCTCCACCAGAGCATTAGTGCCCTTGACATCAAGGAGGCTGAGGCATTCTTCCAGGTGCATGGCGAACCCTTCAATAGGAAGGGTTGGGAACATGTGTTGGAGGCGCACAAAGGAAAGTTGCCCCTGAAGATCAGGGCGGTGCCGGAAGGGTGCGTGATCCCGACCCACAATGCTCTGGTCACCGTTGAGAACACGTGTCCGGATTGTTTCTGGCTCACCAGCTGGGTCGAGACCATGCTTCTCAGGATCTGGTATCCCATCACGGTCGCGACGGAGAGCCGTCACATCAAGGGCATCATCAAAGGCTGGTTGGAGAAGACCTCCGACGACCCGGCTGCCGAGCTTCCATTCAAGCTTCACGACTTCGGCTCCCGTGGGGTGTCCAGCAAGGAATCGGCCGAGATCGGTGGTGCGGCCCACCTCGTCAACTTCATGGGCAGTGATACAATCGCCGGCGTCCTGATGGCCAATCGCTACTACGACTCCAAGATGGCGGGATTTTCGATCCCAGCTGCTGAGCACTCAACCATCACCTGTTGGGGGCGTGAACATGAGGTCGATGCGTATAGGAACATGCTGAAGCAGTTCGCAAAGCCCGGTTCCCTTGTCGCAGTTGTCTCTGACTCCTACGACATCTTCAACGCATGTTCGAACCTGTGGGGTGGTGAGCTGAAGCAGGCTGTGATCGACTCGGGCGCGACCATCGTGATCCGACCCGATTCAGGTGACCCTGCCACCGTCGTTCGAACCTGCCTGGAGCTGCTCGACGCAAAGTTCGGCAGCACCCTGAACTCGAAGGGGTACAAGGTCCTGAACCACGTTCGGGTGATCCAGGGAGATGGGATCAATGCAGACTCGATCGAGAAGATCCTGTTCATGGCGACGAACGCCGGGTTCAGCGCAACCAACATCACGTTCGGGATGGGAGGAGCGTTGTTGCAGCAGCACAACCGCGACACCCAGAAATTCGCCATGAAGTGCAGTCATATCGTGTCGGACGGCAAGGGCATCGATGTCTTCAAGGATCCTGTGACCGACAGCGGCAAGCGCAGCAAGCGTGGTCGGTTGGATCTGGAGGTTTTCGAGGGCCGTTACACCACCGTCAAGCTCAACGATGGACAGGATCGTGCTCCGTATTCCATCATGCAGACCGTCTTCGAAAACGGGAAAGTGACCAAGGAGTACACTCTGGAAGAGGTACGCCACAACGCTCGGATCTGAAAGGAGATCGATGGGTTACCAAGCGCACAAGATCATCGATGGTCTGTACCAAGGGGGCGCGCCCCCTACGGGAGATGCTCTACAAAAAGCAGGGGTCGATGTCCTGGTTCTCTGTGCCGCGAGCATCCAGGATGTTGATTCCTACAAGAACATCCTTGTCATCCCCGCGCCGGGCGACGACGATCCTCGTCCCAGCCGGCTCAAGCTGTTCATCGACACCTGGCGTGATGCAGCGCACCAAGTTGCCGGGCACGTCAAAGCAGGACGAAAGGTGCTGGTAACCTGCCGTGCTGGGCAGAACCGTTCTGGGTTGGTCGTGGGGCTGGCCCTTCGAGAACTGACCGGTTGGGATGGTGCGAAGATCGTTGATCTGATCGTCCGATCACGGCCACATGCCCTCAACAACCAGAGCTTCGCCAAGTACATCATCAGGAATTTCCCATGATAGAGATCGTCGGTGACGCTACCCGTCCCATCGCACCAGGTAACAAGATCATTGTGCATGTTTGCAATGACGTGGGAGCATGGGGCGCAGGCTTCGTCCTCGCCCTTTCGTCACGTTGGAAAGAACCTGAAGAAAGCTACCGTTCCTGGTTCAAGGAACAGGCCAACCAGGATGAATGGCCCAAGTTGCAGCTCGGTGAGACGATCTTCGTGCCAGTAGAGCCCGAGATCACCGTGGCGAACATGGTGGCCCAACACGGTATCGGTCTGATTTCTGGCTCGCCACCGATCAGGTACGATGCCTTAGAAGAGTGCCTACGCGATGTCGCACGATGGGCACGAGATTGGGACCATGCATCGGTGCACATGCCGCGCATCGGCTGTGGGCTCGCGGGCGGCACCTGGCGAGAGATCAAGCAGATCGTGCTTCGATCGTTGGAGGGCGTGGAGACGTACGTCTACGACCTTCCAAAGAACCAGCCTTGACATCGAGACCTGTACAATTCTACACATGAGGACTAGAGTATGAACATGTTCGGAATGTACGCTCAGTGTTACCCGCAGATGATTCTTCGGGAACTCTGAATGCAACGCGGATAAACCGCTCTCCCGTGAACGAGGACCTCCTCGCAGATGTTCTTCACATTGTTTGAAGTTCGTCATGTCGAGTCACAATCAGAGGTCTACAATGAACATCGGTCTTCAGGTTCTCAAAGCAAAGCTCCGCGGTTTTCACCTTGCAGGAGCGACATACTCTCGCCGGATCAGCAGGGCTGAGAAGGAACGTAAACACCGTCTGTGGGAGGCCAAACGTCGTTTGGGTTCTCATTGCCGGAATCACCTGATCGCGTACTCCCTTCTCAGGGGTACCCCTTACAGTGCAATCGAGCAATGCGCGCCAAACAATCGACCAAATCCTCACGTGATCCTGGAGATCATGCTGCAGCACGCAACCTGGGATCAAAACAAGGACCTCGACCTCTCAAGGGTCGAGAAGCTCCTGACCTGAAAGGATCGGCACAGATGGCCATCAAATCAGGAGACAAGCTGTACCTGATCACCAGGCGGGACATCCCGCCCGGGTACCAGGCGGTGCAATCGTGCCATGCAATCCGTCAGTTCACGGAGGAACACCCGGAGCGTGATGGTGAGTGGTTCAAGTCATCGAACTACTTGGCCCTTCTTTCCGTGGAATCCGAGGTGGATTTGATGCGATTGATCGTGTCAGCCTCTGACCTGGGCCTGCGATGGTCCGCGTTCAGGGAACCCGACGTCGGTGGGAGGATCACCGCAATTGCAATCGAACCGCACCAGAAGACGGCAGACCTGTGTCGGTCGTTGCCCCTGGCGTTGAAGGAGCTGACGTGAACGAGCCGGAAGAAACGATCGGATACGACACCTTCTCGAAGGTGGACATCAGGGTGGGTAGGATCGACTCTGTCTCGGAGGTCCCGAAATCGAAGAAGCTCCTGAAGCTTCAGGTTGATTTCGGGAGCCAGGTTGGAACCCGTCAGATCCTTGCTGGTATCGCAGAGAGCTTTCCACTCCATGCCGAGCTGATCGGATTGCATACCGTCTTCGTGATCAACCTCGAACCTCGAAGGATGATGGGACACGACAGCCACGGCATGATCCTCGCCGCGGAAGGAACTGATCGTGCCGTGGAGCTTACGTTGTTCCCACCGAGCGTCGTGCCCGGTTCGAGGGTCGGTTGATCTCCTCTCCCTCGATCGAAAACAAGGAATCGTTCTTCAACCGGCTCGAGCCCTTCTTAGCTCCCAGCACCATGCTGGACGTCCAGCACGCCTACACCCTTGCGAAGTACGGTCATCGGGCCCAACTTCGCAAGGAGCTGGACGAGAAGGGTGAACCCATCAGGTACTTCGAGCATGTCCGACGTGTTGCCATCGTCCTGGTCGATGAAGGGCACATCATGAAACCTGAGATGATCATCTCAGCACTGCTCCACGATGTCGTCGAGGACGCGCCCAACCTGCCCCCTGCATTGATCGAGCATTGCTTCGGAGCAGACGTGGTCCGGATCGTCAAGACGCTCAGCAAGGTCCCGAAGGACGGGTACCTGGATCGATTCCATGTCTGCGTCGACTGGCGTCCGTACGCCATCAAGGCTTGCGATCGGCTCGACAATCTCCGATCGCTGGCCGGTTGCAGCCGCCCGTTTAGGCAACGGCAGCTCGACGAGACCCGAGAAAAATACTTTCCGCTCTTCGATAGGATGCTTTCCCTGGCACCGAACGAATATTCTAGCCAGGTGCAGACCCTTCGTGACTCGATCCGAAAGGAGACCGAGCGCCAGGCTGTCATGCTGGAACTTTCAACCTGAACGTCGTGCCCGTAGCCTAGCGGTCAGGCTCCCGAACTTCAAATCGGGCCACAGGGGTTCGAACCCCCTCGGGCACACCTCCCGCTTCCGTAGCTCAGCGGTAGAGCACCGGAACTTCAAGTCCGTGTTGCATCGGTTCGAAACCGATCGGAAGCGCCGCGGGTCACACCCCGCGAAGGAAGATGAATGGACAATTACGATTATTCGACCGAGCTGATCTCCAAGTGGCTCAGCGTCGGTCACCTCAACGATGTCATGGAATGCAACTGGCTGGATGTGGCGCGCCGCCTGGAGGGAGCGTACCGTCGATCGTTAGGAAGTCAGGGCGACCCTGCGGCGATGCAGGAAGAGCTGTACCGGCTGAAGCGTGAAGGGTACATTCGATCACATGTCGAAATCGCTCGATCAGATCGCCCCAAGCGCCGCCGTAGCCGTTCCCGACAGCACCAAGTCCGAGCCTGAATGGTACGTTTGCGAAAGCTGCGGCGCAACGCTACAATCTAATTCGACCATGGAACTGATGAACCCCGATCTGTACGATCGACCGTGGCTCGCGGCGCTTCTCAGTCCATCAGAAAAGCAATCTGAACCCAGGCGCTACCATCCTGCTCACGTGTACGGTCTCACCGGTGGCACCATCCGCATGCACGCATGCGGACCGATGCACCGGGAGAATGAGCAGGAGGGCTTCGTTCGGTTGATTTCGTAACTGATAAGCTTGAAGTTCATCGGATCCTGCTGTAGGATCGGATGATGAGTGAGCCAGTGACGTCGGTCGAACCGACCGTCGAGGACGAGTACGCAAGGTTGGTGAAGGAGCACAACCTAGAGCTCCTCCCGAACGGGAAGTACCATGTCTCCTTCTCGGAGATGAGAGACTGGCAGGATTGTTCGTACCGTCACAAACTGAAACACATCGACAAGGTGGGGGAAGACCCTCCCGGTGTCCATCTTGATTTCGGTACCTCTGTCCATTCAGCCTGCGAAGCGTACCTGAAGACAGGCACCATGGATCGAAGGGTCTTCCTGACCTCGTTGAAGGAGCTCTGGGACCTACACGCAGCCAAACGTCCCGGTGATTTCACGGTCAAGGCGTTCAAGGAGTTCGCCAAGCAGGGTCTGTCAATCCTGCTCGACATCCCAAAGTGGTTCGACGAACAGTTCCCGGGTTGGACCCTGCTCGATGCAGAGCATGCTCTGTACGAACAGATCGACGGCACGAAGCACGCCTTCAAGGGTTTCATCGACGTGGTCATCAAGGTGCCCGGCCCCAACGGCAAGGACATCATCTGGTTGCTTGACTGGAAAACGTGCTCCTGGGGTTGGGCGGCTGAGAAGAAGGGGAATCCGCAGGTCAAATCCCAGCTTGTTCTCTACAAGAACTTCTGGGCAGAGAAGACAGGCACCGATCCGAAGGCCGTGAAGTGCGGATTCATCCTCCTGAAGAGGACCGGAAAACCGGGGGCCCACTGCGAGCTCGTACCCACCTCCGTGGGCGACGTGGTGACAGAACGTAGCCTGAAGGTGATCCACAGCATGGTGGGCAGCATGAAGCGCGGGTTCTTCATTAAGAACCGTGAATCATGTCGTTTCTGCCAGTACTACGGCACCCCCCACTGCACCTGACACCATCTGCAACAATGCGACATGCACGGATATACGGTTCTTCAGAAGAAGCCTACTATCCGGTCACATGGCAAGCACAAAGCACAAGATCTTGATGCTGAGTGATCATCCGCTCGCAACGTCGGGCGTTGGGACCCAGTCCCGGTACCTCATCCAGGGTCTCATCAATACAGGGAAGTACACCTTCCGGTGCTTCGGCGGCGCCGTGAAGCATGACAACTACGATACCGTCAAGGTCAGCGATGATTTCATCATCAAGCCGACCAACGGTTTTGGCGACAAGCACCTGATGCGCCAGGTCCTGGCCCAGGAGAAGCCCGACGTCCTGCTTCTGTTCACGGATCCAAGGTTCTTCATCTGGGCCTGGGAAATGGAGGATGAGATCCATCAGATCTGTCCCATCGCGTACAACCATCTGTGGGACAACCCACCGTGGCCTGAGTTCAACAGGGTTCTCTACGAATCGACCGACCTGGTCAACTGCATCAACTGGCCCACCTACGAGATGGTGAAGCAGAGGTTCCCGGAAAAGACCAACTACATCCCGCACGCTGTTCCCAAGGATGTTTTTTACCCGTTGCCGGACGCTGAATGCCATCGTCTGAAGACGGCAATCCTGGGATCTGCACGGCAGGATCACTTCATCTGCCTATACGTCAGCCGGAACGCGCGACGGAAGATGCCGAATGACATCATCCTCTCTTTCAAGATGTTCCTGGATGAACTTGAGAACAAGCACGGTCATCGTAAGGCGACCCTGGTGATGCACACCGATCCGATGGATCCTGAAGGTCCGAACCTGCACAGTGTCATCGACATGCTGCACCTGAAGGACCACGTCGTTTTTTCAAAGGATCGTGTTGGATTCAATGAGATGAACTCCCTGTACAACATCTCTGACACCATCGTCAACCGGTCGTGCAACGAAGGCTTCGGTCTTCCTACGCTGGAAATGATGATGGCTGGCAAGCCGATCATCGCCCTGAAAACTGGCGGATTGACGCGGCAGGTCGAGGACCATGAGACCGGTGAGCAGTACGGCATCGCCCTTGAGCCAGATTGTCGGGTCCTGGTCGGCAACCAGATGGTGCCGTACATCTACGAGGACTACCTCAAGCACGAAACGTTGGCGAGCGCCTTCTTCAAGATGCATGAAATGGGTCCTGATGCCCGACGCAAATTGGGCCAGCGTGCGCTGGCCCACGCTCACAAGGACTACGATATGTCGACGATGATCTCTGAATGGGATCGTACGTTGACCCACCTGATCGCCACGTGGCAAAAGGGTCAGGACCGTTGGCAGACCATCGAGATCTAAGCATGAAAACCATCATCTTTCGAGGGCCTTTCCTCACACAATCGGGCTACGGGGTGCATGCAAGGCAGGTCGCTCGATGGCTCCTGTCACGATCAGACATCGATGCAAAATTCGTCCCGTTGCCCTGGGGTGACACCCCCTGGATCATCGATCAGGATGCACATGGTGGTCTGATCGGTCAGATCATGCAGAAAATGGCGCCGATGGACTGCAAGGGCGATCTTTCCTTCCAGCTTCAGCTGCCCAACGAGTGGGATCCCAAGCTGGCACCGAAGAACATCGGCATCACCGCTGCGGTGGAAACGGATCGCTGCAACCCCGAATGGATCGCTGCATGCAACGCGATGACAACCATCATCGTCCCATCCCAGCACGCCAAGAATAGCCTGACCAACACGGGACGCGTCGACAGGCCGATCATGATCGTTCCTGAGTCGTTCGATGACGCTGTCGGTCGGCAGAGCAAGGTTCAACTTCCCAAGTTCTCCACTCCGTTCAACTTCCTCATCTTCGGGCAGTTGACGGGCAATCGTCCTGAAAATGATCGAAAGAACATCCTCTACACACTCAAGTGGCTGACGGATGTTTTCAAGGATGATCCCGAGGTTGGGATCGTGTTGAAGACGAACTCCGGTCGGAACAGCAAGATCGACAGGATCAGCACCCAGAACACGATCGCATCCGCAATGATCGAGGCGCGCCGCGGCTCTCCGGGCCCGAAATTGCATCTCCTTCACGGTGACATGAATGATGAGGAGGTGTCAGCCCTGTACCGACACGATCAGATCAAGGCCTTGGTGAGCCTGACCCGTGGAGAGGGTTACGGGCTCCCGATCCTGGAATCTGCGGCGGCTGGGTTGCCCATCATGGCAACCGGTTGGTCCGGACACCTAGATTTCCTGAAACATGGGAAGTACATCAGCGTCTACTATAGCCTGTCAGAGGTTCATCCCAGCAGGATCGATGGGAAGATCTTCGTTCCAGGTGCGCGGTGGGCCACGCCCTCTGAAGATGACTTCAAGAAACGTGTCGTGAAATTCCGGCACAACCCGGAGATCCCGCGTCAGTGGGCCCAGAGCCTGTCGACGAAGATCCTTGAAAAGTACAGTTTCAATGCGATCTCTTCGATGTACGATCAGATCCTGAAGGAGCACCTGACTTGATCTGGATCATCGTCGTAGTACTGGCCTTGGGCCTCTCTGTCTCGTTGTGGATCAATGTCACCGTCGTCAGGAAGAACCTCGCTCTGTCGGACCAGCGAGAAGAGTTGGTCGATCAGATCGAAGAATCGTTGGATCAACTTGATGTTTGCTACGGCAGCCTATCACAGGCAGCCAACACCGATGTTTTCAGTGATGAACCTGTTGTCAGGGAGGTCATGAAAGACATCAAACGTGCCAAGAACGCGGTACTGGCCATCGCGAGCAAGGTCGTCACATACGGTCAGAGCAGGAGCGTCGGCCCGGACGACGACGAGTGATGTTCAGAAGGAAGAAACTAAACGGGCCAGTGTCACCTGCAAAGAAGGCACCAGCTCCGGCAGAAACACTGCCCGAAAAACCGCTGACCCCCGAGGAGAAGGCCAAGGCAAAGGCCGCTCGGATGTACTTCAATGCCAACACCCAGGCGGCAATTGTTGCCTACCAGGTGGCAGCAGACGACAGGAAGCTACGTGAAAAGCTCTATGTCAAAGAGATCCTGCCTGCCTTCTCAAAGCTTGTTGAAAACCTGATCAACATCCACAAGTTCACCAGTCTGCACGACAGCTACGATGATCTGAAGAACGATTGCGTCAATTTCCTCTTCGAAACCATCGGAAAATTCGATGGGAACAGGGGAACCAACGCCTTCTCGTACTTCAACGTGGTCGCAAAGAACTGGCTGATCATCAGGACAAAGCAGAAAAGTCAGAGGATCAAGCGCAGCGTCAGTCTTGACGATCCCGATTCGTTGTCAGCGCAGGAACACAGGCTCATCGAGGATCACTGCACCATCCCAGGCCAGGATCAGGAGCTGGAGAATGCCTCCACCGCCCGCAACATCGTTGAGATGTTGTATGAGATCCGGACCAAGTCCAAGACAGAGAATGAACTGTCCTGCATCAACAGCATCATCACCATCTTCGAAAACATCGATGACATTGACCTGCTGAACAAGAGCGCCATTCGCCTCTACATGCACGAGCTCAGTGGGTTGAGTCCCAAGCAGCTCACCACCACCATGCAAGCGCTGAAACGTCACTACCGTCGGATGAAGCTGGATCCGAACTTCAAGCTCTGAGAACCCAAATGACCAGTGACATCGAAAAGATCGCGGAGGTCAACGAACGCTCGATCGAGCAGAGAATCCAGGATTTCGGAGAACTGCTCGCAAGCATCGAATCGCTGGACGACAAAAAACGTCAGCTGTGGCGCGAGATCTACGAGAATGCAATTTCTGACAGGCAGAATTCCTACGTCATGTTCAGCAAGCTCGTCAGGATCGTTGAGGACAAATCGACAGAACATGCGGTGCACGGACGAACCATCGCCACGTTCCTGGAGAGGATGTCAAAGTCGAATGATCAGCTCATCAAGCTGGCGGAACTGATCGCAAAGGCTCAACGCAGCGACGAAGAAATCAACGCTGACGACATGTTCGATCAGATCAAGGGTCGTTGATCCGTTTCACGTGGTACGTAGCTTCGAAGGAACCGCCCCATGGCAGGACCCTACGATCAGCTTGATACACGGCACATCTCTGAGGGACGTGCTGAGAACGTACTGCATGAACGTGCGATCTACGATACCACACGTAGCTCCGTACCTCCCAGCTTCTACCGGTACATCGTCCTTGAGGTGATCAGCGATCCTGCAACGCTGGACAAGGCAAAGTTATCTCACTATGAGAACGACCTGGGTGTGGCAAACATCCAGTACGCGTCTGTGGCACCCAGGAACACCATCATCGCACGGAAGGTCCTTCACGCCGGCAGTTCAGCCGCCGAGAAGGTGATGGTCCTGTACCCGTTCTTCCCACCACACCTTGCATTCCCAGCGAAACCGGGAGAGCATGTTTGGGTGATGTTCGAGAATCCGCAGGCCAACGAACACGCGTTGGGCTACTGGATGTGCAGGATCGTTCAACCGAACTTCGTGGAGGACGTGAACTACACCCACGCCGACAGGCAGTTCGACTACAGCTTCCTGCCCGGTTTGAGCGATGTTTTCGAGGGCACGGACGCCGCGGTGTACGAATTCCGGAATGGAGCTGTCGATTCTCAGGATGGACAGCGCTACGCGATCGTGGACACCGTGTCGTTGCCGAGCGGTGACAACATAGAGACCGCGTACTCCGATCTGATGACGAACACGGATGCGTCAAAAATCATCAACTACGAGTCCGTGCCCAGGTACAGGAAACGTCCCGCAGACGTGGCCCTTGAGGGCAGCAACAACACGTTGATCGTGATGGGAACTGACAGGACGGGAGCCGTCTCCGATTACGATGACGATCCGAACCTTGGTAAGATCCCAAAACCCTTCGATGCCGACATCCAGGGTGGCCTCGCCGGTTCGATCGACATAGTCTCGGGTCGGGGGCAGACAACCGACACGGGCGGCACTCCCGTGCAGAATCAGCCGCTGAACAACTCAGAGCTCGGCAAGGATGGTAAGACCATCCAGGCGAACGAAGGCGACGTTGATCTGGTCAATGACAGGTCCAGGGTGCTCGTCTCCCAAAAGACGAAACCTGATACGAACTTCCAGCTCTCACCCGTCGTCTCCAAGCACGGATCTGCCTCTGCACCAAGCGACGACGATGGTTACGGTGCCATCGTCATCAAAACCGACAAGATCAGGTTGATCGCACGGCAGGATGTTGTGATCATGGTCGTTTCTGCTGATGCAACGCAGCCGCCGGCGAAGGACGGAAACAACATCAAGGATCCTGCCACCGGTGGCACCGCACTCGATCCGGATCAATGTGCATCCATCATCGTACGCTCGAACGGGGACATCGTCTTCACCCCTGCAAAGACAGGTGTGATCAAGTTGGGCGGTGACGATGCAGGCCTCGCCGTTCTGTGCACCGATCAGGGCGGCGCGTCCAACGGTCAGGTGTCTGCATCACCCATCATCGATACCATGGGCGGTGGGCAGGGTGGTTCTGGCGGTTTGAACGGTACGTTCGCGACGAAAGTCTTGCTGAAGTGATCCGATGACATCACCGTACGGTCCCATCCTCACCGGCGTCGGCCTGCTTCAGAACGGACAGCTGACCTCTGTGGCCCGCGCATCCTACGTGGAAGAGGTCGTTGCGCTCCTTGCAACCGGCAACGCCAACGGCAAGGGAGGTAGTCCCTCAACCCAGATCTTCAGCAGCCTGCTGCCGCTGCCACCCACTCCCGGGCCAAACATTGCAAACCTGACAACGTTGTCTGTCGAACCACTGTTCTGGTTCGGTCCGGATCCTATCGCGGCGCTCATAGCCTCGACGCTCAGGGATCCGAAGACGTCCCCCATCTGGAACGCCGTCTTCCCAGACCTGCTGTACGGGAAGACGGCGGTGGCCCTCGATGCGAACGGTTCAACGCCGTTGTTCCCGTTGTTCGATGCTTCCTTGCTGCTACCTTCGCTCGATGTTTTTCCGATCCCGCTGCCCGACCTGGCGGTGAAGCTGAGCCTGCTGCCACCCTCATTGCTGATCAAGCTGGCTGATCTGGGTATCCAGCTGCAGCTACCGTCGATCCCGTTGCCTCCGATCCCACCGCAGCTGCCGGACATCGCGTTGCCCATCCCTCCGTTGATCCTGTTGGACTTGATGATCGGCCTGATCAAGCTGCCGTTCGACCTGCTGCTGAAGCTGCTGCTACCACCCGACATCGGATTGGTCATCAAGCTGCTGGCCTTGGACCTGTCAGCGATCTTTGACCTGGCATTTGGGATCGTTTTCCAACTGCTTGTTGACCTGAACCTGTTGTTGATCGTGCCGAAGGTTTTCGTTGCCAGCCTGCTGATCTACCTGAAGAACGTTGTTGCGATGGTCGCTGTTGACATCGTCGGCATGTTGGTGGGAGCTGGCGGCGCGCTCACCAAGTTGGTGGCTGCTGGGACTGGGTTGATCGCGCCGGTCTGAACCCTAGTTACGACATGGGAGCTTTTTCGTTCAAATCATCGGGCACCACCGCCGCGGCCGCGGCGGTCAACCAGCTCGTTGTCACTCCCACACCGATCGGGATCAGGACACCCATGTCGCTCGGCGACGATGATATCCTCACGGTGAGCTACGATTACTCGACACAGCTCACCGACAACCTACGCAACCTGATCCTGACGAACTGGGGTGAGAGGCTCGGTCACTATGACTTCGGAGCGAACCTACGTCCGCTGCTGACCAACTTTGTCTCACTGGACGATTTTGATTCGCAGGCGATCAGCAGGATCAGGACGGCAGTGTCCCGTTGGATGCCCTACATCGACCTGCAAGGGTTCGAATCGGCGGTTGACAGGCACAATGTCAAGAACACAGCCGTGATCAAGCTCACGATCACCTTCAACATCCCGAACCTGAAGGTGAAGGGCAGGAAATTGGTCGTCGTCCTCTACGTGATCTGATTTGCAACGGTCAACCGCTGCGGTCACGGAAGTAGTTAGGGTTGACCATGACCCTACAGCGCGATGACCTGAAGGCGGTGCGTCAGAGGAAGTACCTCGCGCGTGACTTTGACGGGCTCCGAGCAAATTTGCTCGAGTACGCTAGGGCATACTACCCTGACAGGCTGCGCGATTTTTCTGAGAGCAGCCTGGGAGGGCTGTACCTGGACCTTGCGGCCTACGTGGGCGACAACCTGTCATTCTACCTGGATCACCAGTACGGAGAGCTGAACCCAGACACGGCGGTGGAACCCGTCAACATCCAGCGTTCACTTCGGGCGGCGGGCGTGCCTATCGTGGGAGCCTCACCGGCCATCGTTCCGTTGACGATCTACGTAGAGGTGCCCGCCGTCAGCTTGAACGGTGTGATCCGACCCAACCCTGATGGTCTGCCCGTGGTCAAGTCGAACTCGAGCTTCACATCGAACAGTGGGGTGGTGTTCAACCTCTTGGAGGACATCGATTTCACCTCGATCAGATCTGATGGGACGCTGCAGGCGGACGTCAAGATCGGCAGCAAGACCAGCTCCGGAATCCCTGCGACTTTTGTCCTTGCTCTGTCGGGGATGTGCATCAGCGGTGTTGAGGTCACAGAGAACATCCCGATCGGTAACAACTTCATCCCCTTCAACAAGGTGACGTTGGGTCACTCGAACGTATCAGACATCATCACCCTGAACGATCTGTTGGGCAACGTGTACTACGAGGTGGGAGCTCTCACGCATGACGTGGTGTACCAGAACGTGCTCAACACGGCCAGTGACAATGACATCGTACCCGAAACGCTCAAGGTGATCCCGGCCCCGTACCGGTACGTAACGAACACCGATCTGACCAGCCGGAAGACGACGCTGACCTTCGGCGGCGGCAACGCGGCGACGTTGGATGATGATATCATCCCGGATCCATCGAGCTTTGCCATCTCCTTCCCATACACCAAAACCTTCTCCAGGATCCCGGTCAATCCACAGCAGCTGCTTGCGACCACCACCTTGGGTGTCGCAGCAGCGAACACGACATACCAGGTCACCTACCGCTTCGGAGGCGGTCTCAACCACAACGTGGATCTGAACCAGATCCAGTCTGCAAGGAACCTGAACCTTCTCTTCCCCGGGAACCCAACGCCCCAGATGGCAGGTGCCGTGCGCAGCAGCCTGGAGGTCAACAACAAGGTCAGGGCATCGGGCGGCGAGGACGCACCTGGGATCGACGACCTGAAATCGTTGATCCCATCCATCAAGAACTCACAGGAAAGGATTGTCACCCGGGAGGATCTGCTTGCACGTGTATACACGATCCCGGCGAACTTCGGGAGGGTCTTCAGAGCAGCGATCAAGTCCAATCCGAACAATCCGCTATCGACACAGCTTTACATCGTGTCACGTGACAAGGACAAGAGGTTGATCACCTCGCCTGACACCCTGAAAAAGAACCTCGTCAAGTACCTCAACCCGTACCGGATGATCAGCGATGCGATCGATGTCCTGGATGCCCGGATCATCAACGTGAAATTCAGCTTTGACGTGTTGATAGACCCGACCCTCAACAGGGCAGTGGTCATCCAGAACATCCTGACGAAGCTTCAGAAGTACTTCGATGTTTCGAACTTCAACATAGATCAACCGATCGTGATGTCGGACCTCTCCAACTTGATCTTCCAGGTGCCAGGGATCATCTCGATCAACCTGATCAGGTTCGACAACCTGTCTGGTGTCGTGAAGAACCAGAAGTACAGCAATGTCACGTACGACGTCCAGGCGAACACTCGGTTGGGCCTGATCTTCCCACCCACGGGTGGAATTTTCGAGGTCAGGTACCCAGAGACAGACCTGATCGGTAAGGCTTCCGTCTGATCCTGCAGGTGCACCATGTTCAAGATCCTTCGTTCAGTCTCTGACGCATACATCACCAACCGGTACATCAACGGAATTTCACAGGTTGGTTCGAACCTCGGCGGCGCAGGTTCGTTGGATCTGTTCAAGCTCTACGGCATCACCACCACCAAATCAGGCACCTCAGAGACGCCGAACCTGGAGCTCAGCCGGCTTCTGATCAAGTTCGACCTGGGACCTTTGCGGCAGCTCGTCAGCTCGGGCCAGGTGGATCCAACAAATCCATCGTTCACGTGCCGGTTGCAGCTGTCTGACGTATACGGAGGTCAACCCACTCCCGATAACTTCAACGTCACCGTGCACCCGCTTTCAAGGAGCTTCGATGAAGGTCGCGGTCGTGATGTGGTCCTGTATTCCGACTACGATGCCTGCAATTGGTTGACATCATCATGGGCATCGGGTGCCTGGTTCGTCTCGGGTTGCTCGGGAGCAGGAGACGATTCAGCACCGTGCGATTACCTGACCGCATCGCACGGTGTTTCTATGGTGACAACGCAGTTCTTCCAGACGGGCGAAGAAGATCTGAACATAGATGTGACCGCGGCGGTGTCAGGGACATTGGTGGGTGGGAACCCGGATTGCGGTTTTCTGATCACGTACGATGCATCGCTTGAAACTGACCAACACACGTACTTTGTCAAGCGCTTCGCCAGCAGGACATGCTACAACGAAGATCTCAGGCCACGGTTGGTGATCGGATTCGATGATTCCGTGATCGATGATACGGGAGACATGTACCTGGACACCGACAGCACCATTTTCCTCAGGAACTACTCCAGGTCGGTGCCGACGAACCTCACATCAGGGACGACAGCGATCACAGGGCAGGGTTGCCTGCAGCTGCAGCTGGTGACCCAAGTTTCTGGTGGACTGCGTTCCCTGTATTTCACAGGCTCCCAGCACTACTCCGGTTTGAACCCTCAGGTCGGGATCTACTCAGCCAGCATCAACATCCCGGACGATGCCTCGTTGCGCGAGCAGATGGACTTCTCCGGATCGATCACCGTCATCCCCGTGTGGGGTTCGCTCGATGGTTCGGTGTCGTACATCACCGGTTCATCGTTCAAAGTTCGTCCGCCCCAGCGTGGCGGGGTGATCGCTGGGGCTCAGACCCTTCGGATCACGACGGTGGGCCTGGGCGATCGGTTGACGGCGACTGCCTTCCCAGTGGTCAGGATCAACATCTTTGATGATTCATCTCCCTACGTCGCTAGCGCAGCTCGGCTTCCCATCCTCCTGCCCGGTGAGGTGATCAGGGACGTATACTACCAGATCAGGGACGCTGTCACCAACCGGGTGATCATCCCGTTCGACACCGTTGGAAATTCAACAAGAATTTCAAGCGACCCTGACGGGATGTTCTTCAGGTTGGACGCTAGCAACCTCACCGCTGGACGAAGCTACACGATCGACGCTCTGATCAAGAGCGGTGATGATGTCAGGATCTTTGAATCAGTATCGCCGCAGTTCAAGGTGGCGAGCACAGCGTAGAGTCCGATACGTAGGGTTGGGATGGCGATCACAAAACCAACGCAGTACGTTCCGTCATTCCTTCGGACGGCACTGTCCGGCAGTCGACCCATCGTTCTGACATGGAGCGACGTCGCGGACACCAACATCGCGTCGACTTCGTCGTTCATGTACGACCCGGTCTCCTCACCGCTGAAGTCAACCCAACAGCTCAACGTTGATTGGTCCAGGTTTGAGAACCACACCTTCTTCATGAGCGCCGAGGCAAAGGTGAACCTGGCCTTCGAGAACATCATCAACGGATTTCCGTTCGATGGGGCCAGAAAGGAAACAGAATTCTTCTTCGACCGACTGTCGGGTTTCGATCGTTGGGTCTTCGACAACTTCCCCCGGTACCGGGGAGCCCTGGGTTTCGTCGGCTGCACCATGGGCGGTTCGGGGACGCAGGCAGAAACAGGAACCTTCATCAAGGTGGAGAACAAGGCGGGCGCACTGTTCCCTGAACTATCGCGCCGTAACACAGCACAACCGATCCTCAATCCCACAGGATCACAGTCCATGACGGTGGAGATGCAGCTGTACCTGCCCAACATCGCGAACGACGTGCAAACTGTCGTCCAGATGATGTCAGGATCCACCCAGGGATTTGCATTCCAACTTCTGCCCACTGTGTCCACCTCGTCATGCACCGGACAGTTCAGCGTGGTTTCAGGGACATTCTGGATGAGCGCTCCCATGACGCTCACCAAGGGGAAATTCAACCATGTTGCGCTCTCGTTCGATCGAGATGACGGTACCAGCTACCTTCAGACGTACCTGGATTCCGTGCCGGTCACAGAATCTCCGACACAGGTGGACGTGGGTGACATGGAGATCGATGCATCGCAGCTGCTCATCGGCAGCGGAACGAGCGTCACCCTGGGTTTCACGCCCGTCACCCCCACTTCCACCCTGTCAGGCAGCATCGATGAGCTACGAATCTACCATTCCGTCCGGACACCAGCACAGCAGGCTGCGTACGCAGCAAAATCAGTTTTCTCAACACGCGATCTGATCCTGTACTACAGGTTCAACGAACCTCCGCCACCCATCACTGTGTTGTCGACGGATGCTACGAACGCAATCGTTCTCGATTCTAGCGGTAATTCGTTGCACGCCCTGATCAGCAACTTCACCGGCAGCCTACGCCTCGATGCATCCATCGATCCGCTCAATCCCATGGTGTACGAAAGTCCGAACACCACACCTGTGTTGTTTCCCGCGTACCCACAGACCATCGATTTCAATGCTGAACTTTTGATGAGCGCATCTGAGTACGATGCAGCCAATCCGAACCTGATCACCCGCATGATCCCGCAGCACTACCTTCTCGAAGGTGCGTTGCAGGATGGTTTCAGCGAGCCCGAAGGTTCCATCGGCGATCCGTACGCCGGATCCGGAATCCCGGGTCAGGGCAAGATGGGGAACGTTCAGATCATGGTTTCGTTGCTCTACATTTGGGCACGTTTCTTTGATGATATCAAGCTGTTCGTCGACTCCTTCAGCACCCTTCGAACTGTCGATTACGACACCAACGAAACGATCCCAGACAGTTTCCTCCTTGATCTTGTGAAGGATTACGGGTTCAACCTGCCACCCCTCTTCAACGATTCGACCATCGACCAGTACATCCACGGTGATAACATCGATGCACAGAGCTACAGTTCTGGGCTGCAATCTCTCAAGTCCGTTCAGAATACGTTGCTCCGGCGCGTGCTCGTCAACCTTCCAGATGTTCTCAAGTCGAAGGGCACGCAGCACAGCATCAAGTCATTCCTGCGTGCGGTCGGCATCGATCCGGGCAACAATGTTCGGATCAGGGAGTACGGAGGTCCCACAACGCAGCAGCTCGCCTTCTCTCGTGAGAGCAAGCTGGAGCAAGGAGCCATGGTCCAGTTCATCAGCTCTAGCCTGGTGGTGTCACCGTTCCTTTCTGCATCCAGAACGGAACCCGGGTTCCCCTACCCGACGTCAACCCCATCGGATGGCCTGCTGACGTCTGGTTCATGGACGGTGGAGGCCATCGTCAAGTACACCCCCGCGTCCAGGGCCATGATGCAGTCAGCGACCCAATCGTTGATGAGGATGTGTGTGACCGGATCGACCACCGGTAGCGCCTTTGGGAACTCTGGTCTGATCGCGAACCTGGTCGCTGTTTCATCGTCCTTCGACCCCAGGCTGTCGCTCTACATCAGGCCCGGTGATGTTTCGACATCGCCACTGCTGAGGTTGGACGTTGCCGCCCCCATCCCAGGGATTTTCAACAACGATCAATGGAACGTTAGCTTCGGATGCCGGCGCGGCGACGACGGTCTGAACAGCGTGGTGTCATCATCGTACTTCCTCAGGCTTGCGTACCAGAACGCAGGCCAGCTTGAGGTGCTGCAGGCAACGTCCAGCTACTTCCTGGAGAATCCGACCGGCACGAACGTGCTGCGTTCCCTGGGAGCCAACAACCGATCGGGCAGCTACCTCTCCGTTGGTTCAGATCAATCGTTCTCTGCCGGTTCGGGGAACCAGTTCCTGCACCTCAACGATATCTCGAGTGTGCCTGATGAAGCACGAAACACAGATTTCAGCGGGCGCATGTCCAACGTTAGGTTCTGGTCAAAGGCTGTGACTGACATCGAATGGAAGGAACACGTCAGGAACTTCAACTCGATCGGCGTTGAGGATCCGACGGTCAACTGGAACTACGTGACGGTCCGGACAGGCTCGTTCGGCCGGCTCAGGATGAATTCATGCATCCGGCAGGACACGAAGCGCGCCAACGCGACGGCGAGCATGGGACCACTGGGAGACATCACCTTCATCGATTTCAGCGAATCTGGGTTCCACCTGACAGGCAGCGGTTTCCCGATCGACATGGATTCAGTGGTGGGTGATGTCTTCGACCTCAGCTACATCAGCCCGTACTTCGATGAAGCATCCTCGGACGTGAAGGTGAGGTCACGTAGCTTCCAGTCCCAAAAGCTCCTGGCCGATGCTCCGTGGGCCGCACCCGCTCCGGTGTACGAGATCCTGCCGAGTGAGCAGCCCACGGACGACGTGAGATTCACAGTCGAGTTTTCATTGCTCGACGCGCTGAACAGGGACATCATCACAATGTTTGCAACATTGAGGTCGCTGGACAACGCGCTCGGCGCGCCCGATCTGATGTTCTCCCCCGACTACCCTGACCTGGAGGTGATGAGGGACATCTACTTCAACAGGATCAAGGAGAAGTTGAACTTCCAGGCCTTCTTCGACTTCTTCCGGTGGTTCGACCGATCGATCGGCACCTTCATCGAGCAGTTGGTGCCGAGGAAGACGGTCTTCAAGGGCACGAACTTCACGATCGAATCACACATGTTGGAACGTGCGAAGCAGGAGTACTACTTCAACCAGATCTACCTGGGTGATAGCGTCCGGAACAACCTGGATTCATTCATTCTGCTGCAGCAGATCGCCGGCTCCGTGAAGAAGTTCTGAGGGATTGCCCATGGTTGACTCACTGATCATCACGTCCTCAGTTGTCATGCGCAGCCAACCGGTATCGTACTACCGGTTGTTCTCGGTTCTGCCTGTCGCTGACGTGAACTACTATGATGAAGGTCCGCAGGTACCGGATCCTTCCCCGACGACCAGCCTTTCAGGTGCCATGGACACGTCGGCCATCGATCCGTTCGTGCAGGGAGTTGAGATTTCACGGCAATCTCAGTACGATGCTGGCCTGGCAAAGATCTGGTCGGGTGAACCCGGACACAAGCTTCTGAAGACCGGGTTCGGGATGGACAAGAATTTCTTCCCAGACCCAGGTTTCGTAGAGATGGATCTGTTCAATCCGGTCCGGTACCTGCGGGCCCAGGAGGTCGAATCACCCCTGTGGTTCAACACCATCACGTTCCCGATCGTGACGGGGGACAATGATCAGCTTGAAAACTTCAACTTCAACGGGATCATCGAGCCGCTGACCATCAGGCCCATCGTCGCATTCTTCTCCACTGAATCACCGTTCGAATCGCACACCGTCCGTGGTTCCCTGGGCGGGGGCAACATGAACCAGCTCGGTGGTTCTGACCAAATACTGAGCGTTGACAATTTCGAACCAGGACAGGAGGCTGTCGGTTACCTCGACATGGTCGACATGTTCGAGGGTCGCCCACTGAACGGTTTCTTCCGGCACGAGTTCACGGCCGTTCTACCCTTCAACGATGAAAGGTTGGTCAGGAACCTGAGGGATGCCCAACCCACCGACATCGCCGCTGCGTTGAGCCTGATGACAGGATCTACGGGAAATTACATCGGTCCCAACCAACGCTCCAACACGTGCGGATGGTACTATGATGGCAACGCTGGCATCGGTACAGATAGTTTGGCGTTTGGGGGCATGACTCACTGATGATCGGTTCAAGCAAAGCAAGCCGACAGCCACCGCCGCGGCGTTTCGAGAACTACGTGCTCAACCGGGTGGTTGACACCAGCGTAGGTCTCTCCACCGTCTCCGACAACCTGTTGGTGCAGGTGTCCGGACCTGCACCCTACGATGCAACAGATCCCTACCAGGGTGCCGGCGCCGGCGTGACTGACGACGCTACGTCAGACATAACACAGATCGGTTTCGACTTCCAGCTCGACAACATCGTCTACAAGAGCTGGGTTGCCTCCACGAAAGGATGGTTGGTCCTGGTCGATCCCACGACCGGAACTTTCGTCCCGAACGAGGTTTTCAATACGACAGACACGTTCGCCAACGGCAACATCAGGGCAAGCTTCACGTCCAACGCGGTGCTGCTGTGTCCGTGGTTTGATAACCTCAGGAACAGCGCCAGCATCGAAGGGCAATTGGGAGGGGTTCCTTTCAACTACTCGTTCTCGAAGTTCTCAAGGATCAAGAACGGGCTGGAAACACCTCCCCCGTACATCAACCCATCATCGTTCGGTATCAGCTACTACACGGAAACGAACTCAGCGCAGGGTCGGCGCCTCATCGTCCGATGGGCATCGCTAAGCGATCACAACTCCCCATCCTCGTTGCTCAGGTTCGAGATCATCATCTACGAAAATGGGACGATTGAGTACCGGTACGCGCCCCGTGCCATGATCGCAGCTCCGACTGTGATCGAAGGAGCGACAATCGGCATCTTCATGCCCAACGGTTCGAATCGTTTTCGAGATTGTTCGACCGGGTTGGGCTACAGGGACGGTTCCCGACAGGAGTACATCTACGGTGGGTACACGTACGATGCTTCGTACCTGGATGTTCCTGTTTCGGGCAGTGAAGACTACAGTTCAGGTTACACGTCTCCTGTACCGTACAGCATCAACCTGCTGCCGTACAGGCACTGGCCCGCCCTGAACACGGGTTGCATCATCAGGTTGTCACCTCCGCGGAACAGGCGCCGGATCCTTCCAAGATCATTGATCAGGACGCTTGACTCGGACGTTCGGCTGCCGCAGGCAACCAGGGTTGTGGATGACGGTCGTGTGAGCGCTCGTTCGTTCGACGATCGTCTGTCACCCAACTACACCATGTCGGACTCCCATTCTACTGTGAACTATCCGACGACAATGCCTCGCTTCTTCGGGGGCAATGGGTTGGGTGTCACCGAAAGGCAGGATCTTTTCACCGGTGACATGCTGGTCACTGGCAGCGTGATCAAGTCAGCAATCGATCAGTACGTGGTCGAAACCTCCAAGCAGCAGATCACACCGTTCAATGAAACGAGGACGCCGGAACAGACCGAGCTCACAGATCCGTTCTACATGACAGGTTCGGGTCCGGAACACCTGTCAGATGGTTTCGAACAAGGCTTGAGGTCAAAGACCATCATCAGGTTCGTGATGCCGGTTCAGTTCATCACGTCCATGCCGGGCACGACGTCCAGCATCTACTACTACAACTCGGTCGCAAAGACCTGGCAGGTACCCGCTCGATCTACGTACGTTTTGGGTTCGACAGGTTCCCGTCCTCCGTCTCCGAACCCGTACGCGGGCGGTGACTGGACCAATTCGATCACCGACGTCGTCGGCGGCCGGTTCATTGAGGATGCAAAGGGATTTGGCCCAGTCGGAAACATCATCTCGTCAGGGTCGAACACTCCTGTGTTCCTCAGCGACCAGACAGACCCGAGCATCGGAGCGTCGTACGATCAGAATTCATTCTCAGAAGCCCTGAGCAAGACGTACTCCAAGAGCGTCAGAAACAACCCGCAGTACGCTCCGAGCGAGAACGAGACGTTCAAGCTGCCGATCAACGGACCGTTCCTCCTTGAGAAGGCGGTGTTCGAGATCCCGATCAGCTTCGGACCAGGTTGGTTCGCGGATCAGACCACCTGCTTCAGCCCGCTCGGGTCGAATTCATCGTTCGATTTCGCAGGTCCAGCGCTGACCCTTGCCCTCATGAGGCAGGTCAAGCTCTCAAAGACTCAGCCCGAACTATCGATCAGGGATCTGATCATGACGGGCACCATCACCCACCAGGTCGATACGACATCCTCGCTCGTCATGTCGAACTTCCCACCCGATGATTCAACGTTCCAGCTGAGGCCCGTGGGCTTCAACAGCTACGGTGGGCCGCCTAGCACGATCATCAGCGGTACGAACTCTCAGTACACCGGTTCCATCCCTGTTCCCATGGTTTCAGCGATCTCTGTGGGCGCCATGGTCCGCTTCATCAAGGGTTTTGACACCGCTCCTTCAGGAACGCTCGCGGCGCAAATCCGCAGCTTCATGGCCACCCCGACGATCACACTGGCGGATTCGATCATCCCACCAGTCCAGAACTTTCGCTACCTCACGATCTCTCCGTTCGGTCGCGGCGGCGCCGCCATGCAACCTTCAGGAAGGTCCATCCTCGGGAATGAATTCGCAACGTTGCAGGGTCTGTCAGACCCATCCGGGATCAGCTTCCCGAATCCATTCTACACCGGCAGCCTGACAGCACAGCAAGATGCGCTGCTGAGCCAGCCACCGACGGCCAGCTTTGCGGCCCGTGCCACCTCAGTCCTGCCCCTGGTCACCAACTACCCATCGCCCTACCTGCTGATGCCGGACGATCAGCTGGTACTGAGCATCTCAAAGACGCGTCCAGCTGTCTACAAGTACGGTGATGTTACGATGCAGAATTCTGCATCCATCTCGCACGATGTTCGCCTGGTCCGCGGCAGGATCTACGTGACCCTGTACGGTTGTCAGGTCCAGGCCGGCAAAGAACGACACGATGGTTCAACCCAGGCGGTGGGATCGAACACCGTCCATGAAATTATCGGTGGTGATCCGATCCTGGATCAGTTCGACGTGGGATACCGGAATGAGTACACCGGTAGCTTCACCGACAATGTCATGTTGGGTTCATTGACCCAGACCACGACCCGTGATCGCAAACTGAGCCGTCTCAATGCTCGGCTCGCGCCGCCGTTGACCACGAACATCACCGACACACAGATCAATCCGTACAAGAGCTACAGGGTGCAGCAGTGGTGGGAACGTGACGGCTCTGTCAGGTTGGCCCAGTTCATGGATCCAACAGAACGTTACTGGGATTCGATGATGCCCGGAGTGAACGAATGCTTCTCTGCTGACGGTTGCGGCGTTTTCGTGACACCTCCCGGATCTTTCGGCGATTTCAGGCAGGTCGATCCTGGATCGACGGGCAGCATCTCAACGTTCAATCCGAAGCGCAACCACCCCGGTTGGATCATGATGGACAACCTGAACCCATCGTTGGTGTCCAGCTACAACGCAGTCATCAACGGGAACTGGAATCGATCCTACCCGTTCGAACCGAGGTACCAGGGCGTCTCAAGGCAGCTGGACTCTGGGCGATCGTTGGTGGCAACCTACACGTACCAACCGACCTCCTCCCCGGTCGTCAGTCCAATCACCCCCACTCCAGTGGACGGTCTGATCCTGGGCACCACCGGTTTGGGCACCTCGGTCCTGAATTTCACGCTGTTCGGTGGGGGTGTTTCGTACATTCGGAATTCCCAGAACTTTGACTGGTTCGTTGATTGCAACCTGACGAGCAAGCTAACGAACAACACGGTGACACCCACGATCCCAGCGTCCATGTACCCAACCGGCACCATGAACGCAGCGAACACCAACCGTGTGTTGTTCGGTTTCGGGGACAGGAACACCTGCTACCAGGTCACCAACCAGGATGGCACCAAGTCCTTGCTGGGAACCAATCATTTCATCGACAGTAGAGACGTTGAGGGCCCGCACCCTGACGGTTACCAGACCTACTTCGACAGCAGCAACTTCAGGTACGCGCCGTTGATCAGGGGATGGAAGTACGGAGTGTACAACGGCAATGCCTCGTACAGCCGTGCCTACTGGCGTCGGAACAGGTTCGGGCAGTTCCGAGACATGCTGGAGCAGCGGCCCTTCACCAAGTTCTTCAGGTTGCAGGTGAGCGGTTCGTTGCTCGGTCTGAAGCAGGGCGTCCAACCGGCGGCTGTCACCGTCAATTTTCTGGATCCGACCACAGGACACCTCACGGCCCCCGACAACACATGGTCCAGCAACCTGCACTTTGAGTGCACCTCTTCTATGCCGTTCTTTGACGGGGTGGTGTCGAACAGGCCACCCATCATTTCTACTACGTTGAACCTGCATCCGAGCCTGGTGAGGCGTGATGCTGTCGGCAACATCCACATCGGTTAGACGGTTCGCCCTGACATCTGACGGGGTACTTTAGAACGGAAGATAGCATGGCCGGTGACACGACCCGTTCAGAGGCAGCCCAATCGTTCTTTGCCTACGTCAAAGAACCCAACACCGGGCTGATCAAGCGCATTGCCTTCCCGGGTGACGTGCAAATCGGTCTCGAGGGCCGTCCGTCCGAGCTGCACCTCTTCGGTCGACTTTCTGTCGCAGCCAAGACGTATTCCGTCGACCTGACCAACAAGGGCATCATCAATGTCAGCAACGATGACACGGTGGTCGGTGTCAAGCTGGTCACAGCACCCATCACGGGTCGCATCAAGGTCAATCTCCCGCCGGCGCCGCGGGAGGGGCAGCTGCATTTCATCAAAGATTCATCAGGAACCGCAGCATCGATCCCGATCGACATCATCCCAGCAACCAAGGTTCTGATCGACGAGCAGACCAGCAAGACGCTCACCGATTCCTACGGATCCCTGGCATTGATCTGGTTGTCAGGCGAATGGCGCATGCTCGTCGCTGGGCTGGGAGCCTCAGGTGGTGGTGGGATCTCACCCGGGCTGAGCTTCGTCACCATCAATCCCGAAGCTACGTTGACATCGGAACGTCATCTGACCGGTTCTGTGAACGTGGTGATGACTGATGAGGGTGCGAAGGGCCATGTCTACTTCGACCTGAGCAAGGTTCTCACGGGTTCCGCGGGTACCTACCAATTCGCCACGGTGACGGTCGACCAGTGGGGCAGGATCACGAACATCGCGACAGGTTCGGGCGGAACGACATCGTCGGCCAGCTACCTCGTCGCAAGCAGCGAACCCACGTTGCCCAATCGCAGGCAGATGAGCGGCGGTTTGGGCACCACGGTGACAGACAACGGTGCGGGCAGCACCTTCACGTTCAATGTTGATCCGGCGGTGATCCCGTTCCTGTCGTCAAGCAACACCTTCACCGGGAACAATACGTTCACGCATGGGCTCACCGGATCCATCCAACAGCTTCCGGCCGGTGCGGGAGCCTACATCGTCGGTATCGGCGGGCTCAGCATCACGACGAGCTCGAACGGTCAGATAGTCATCAGTGGTTCATCAGGAACTTCTTTCTCTGTCCTCGGCACCGGCGGTTCGACCGTCTCCCAGACCGGAACGACATTCACTGTTTCATCAAGCGTGTACGCAGAGAAACAGGCAAGCTACCTGCTCCTCAGCGCAAGCGCTCAGGACAACAACGCCCGAACACTGATCGTCGGTTCAGGGTTGGGAACGAAGGATCTGGGCACCGGATCGAACTACTCGATCTTCGCAACGACCGACACCCAGGCTCCGTACGTCCTGGCGTTCCAAACGGGTTCTGTGCCCGGCGGCCGCACGCTCGACGGTACAAACGGGATCACGGTGGTGGATCAGGGTGCCGGTAACAAGATCATCATCGGTTTCACCCCCATCACGTCCAGGTCGGCCGCTGTCTACTACGGTTACTGCACCGGATCCTTGACATGGATCACCACGGGCAGCTGGACTGACTTCGGCGGCATCCCGGGTAACTTCTCAGACTCCCTGCAGAATGGCATCTCGCGGTCGGGCTCGACCTTCACGGTTAGCCAACCGGGTTACTACAGCTTCCAGAGCTACTTCAACGTTGCCGCGAACAGCGAGTACATCGCATTCCGGCTCAGCGGTTCTGCCGGCACCCTGGCAGAGCGTACCTTCTTCGGTAATAGCGGTCCCGATCAGTCGGTGGGTGCTGACCTACAGGCGCTGATCCAGCTGAACAGTGGCAGTACCTTCCGCTTGCAGTACCTGACCAAGGGCTCGGGTTCGATGTCGACCTGGATCGTCAGCGATCCGCTGGGATCAGCTCCGGACCAGGAAAGCATGCGTACGGGTGAGATCTCGATCTTCAAGATCGCAGACCCCATGATCCTCAACTACGTGCCCACCGCGCAACCATTCGGTTGGCAGTTGGGCCACTACGTTGATTTCACGCAGCAGACTTCCGGCACCTTCGGCGCAAACGGCACCCGAACCTACAACAACGTCAACTGGAACATCGAGAACTACGGCAACGGTTCGAGGATCGGCATCGACCCTGCGCTAGGTTTGACGTTCGTCGCGAACTCATCGAACGTAGACTACGGCAACGCTGCCACCCGGAACGCGCCGCTCCTGTCGGTGAAGGTGCAGGACATCATGTCCTCCTTCAACTCTCAGTTCAGCTACCCGAACATGCCGTTCAGGATCTGGGTGATCCTGGGAAACACCAACGCATCACATTCAGGCGAGGGTGTTGCGCTCGGCATCGAACGCTGGGGCACCACCTCACAGACGGTCGTCGAAAAGAAAGTTTTCACGTCGACAACGGCCTTCCTGGCACAGGGCAGCTACAACAACGCGAACATCTACACGCAGACGGCCGACACAACCAGCCCAGCCCATGATGTGATGATGCTGCAGTGGCTCAACGACAGGCAGGTCGAGCACTGGACCGGTCTTTCACTGAGCGGCTCTTTCCCTGATCCTTCGACGCTGACGTTGAGGGGCACCACCCTGCTGAGCAATGCCAGCTTCTTCCAACCCCTGATCAGTGGGTCCAACGATTACGGGTTCGTCCTGGCCAACGTCACCAACGGGACGAACGGAACGCTCGTCTCATCCTTCAAGAAATTCAAGTTCGAGTACCTGCAGACCGCCGCCGGGCAGGTGATCGGACAATCGCCGACGACATACTGGAAGCAACCCAGCGGTAGCCTGGTGAACCTGCCCAGCAGTTCTAACGCATGGTCCACCCTGTGCGCCTTGCCGGTCTATGTCACCAGCTCGGGTGCACCCGTCCTCATCCAGTACTCTGTCACCGCAGAGAAGAGCAACCCTGGTTCCTCCTTCGCTCGGATCACCTGGGATGGAGTGGTGCAGGACACCAGCATCGCGTACCATTCGACTGCTGGCACCGCCCAAACACTGGCGTCCACGTACCTAGTCCTGTCTGCGACGATGGGGTTGCACTCGGCGAACTTGGACTTCAGGACTGACAGCAACTTCGCATCGATCATCCTGCCGAACGAGCATGCCAACCTGTTCGTCCAAGAACTTCCGTTCGGCACCACGTTGCAGGTCATCTCAGGTTCAGGTGGATCCGGATCGGATGTTTCTGCATCGTACGTCCTGGTCGGAGCGACCGGTTCCATTCCAAACGGTAGGCAGATCGCGGCAGGTTCTGGCATCACCATCACCGACAACGGCCCCGGTTCGACGTTGATCATCGCAACCAGCGGGTCAGGTGGCGGAGGAGGCGGAGGTACGGTCGATCCGTCGGCCCCGATCGTCGTCACCTTCCCAACATCATCCGTGCCCTCGGGTAGGACGTTGACGGGCAGCAACGGCATCCAGGTGATCGACAACGGTGCTGGAAGCACGGTAGTCGTCAGCCTCCTGAACTTCACCACCGGGTACGCATGGACCGACGGCAACAACCGGATCAACACCACCGGCAGCGTAGCCATCGATTCCCAAGGAAGGTTCGCGAACCAGCTCGGTACCGACGTCTACCTGTTCATCAGCGGCACGAACGGCACCGCTCAGGGCACTGCTGGCCGAAAGGCCGCGGTGCTGCCCGACACCTTTGTTTCCGGAGCGCTGCAAGGAACCAACAGATTCAGCCTTGATTCGTTGGGCAGGTCGGCCGCCGCGATCGGTTCTGACATCTTCATGTGGGTCTCGGGCACCCAGGGGCTGCAGGGTTCACAGGCCCGTAGGGCGGTCATGGGCGGCGATGTGGTGGTATCAGGGTCAATCATGGCCTTGGGTCAGGGCGGGTTCACCGGCAGCCTGACCCAAACGTCGACCGGCAACCCGTACATCGTTGGGATCGGCGGCGTCTCCATCACCACCAACTCGCTGGGCCAGGTCCTGGTCAGCGGATCCGCAGGGTCCGGGGGCAGCAACAACTTCGTCACCATCATCCTGTCGGGCGTGGCAGCCCAGGGACAGGCTGCGTACTCTGGGTTCACGTCAGCCTCCGTGCACTGGTTGGGTTCGTCCAGCTTCCAACCGTTCGAGGTGGCCCTGAACGCAGGCACCTTCACAGACACGATCAGTGCGAACGTTCTCCGCAGTGGATCAACGTTCACGCTGCTCAATGGAGGTCTGTACTGGTTCCATGCAAACTTCAATGCATCGGGCAGCGCATCCTACACCACGCTGCGCTGGCGCAGCCCATCCGGGCAAAGCTTGGTCCGCACGACATATCGGGCAGGTAGCAACGACCAATCACCAATCAGCCTAGACGGGGTTTTCTCTGCCTCCATCGGTGATGTCTGGACGTTGGAGTACATCTCGTCAGGGACGGTCGCTCCCTGGACTGCATCGAACCCGATACCAACCGACGGCAGCATGGTCAGTGGAGAGGTCAGCATCTTCATGCTGCCCACCAACCCAGCTCCGACATCGTTCGTCCAGACGGGCAGCTACGTCCAGGGAGATGCCTTCGATGTCATGTGGTGGCCCATGCACGAGGTGCAGGGACCGATCGCCTTCAACGTGGGCACGGGCGGAGCGTCGGGCCACCTGACAGCGAGCGCAAACACGGTCCGGTTCAACCAACCCGGTGCCATCCGGACGTCGGTGGGGCCCAACGTCGCTGGGACCACCACGAACAACTGGCTGGTGACAGCGAACCTGATCACCCCGCCCGTTTTCAACAGCAGCTCCTTCACTGTTTCAGCGTGGTGCAACCCCACGTCGTTCCCAGCAAGCACCTTCGCCAAGGTGGTTCACAAGGCGTACACCTCGTCGCAGGTCACCTGGAACTCCCCCTTCGATTCCCTGGGAATCCAGCTGCCCAGCACCTCGCCCGGCCAGGGGGCGTTGCAGTACTTCGTCAACATCAGTCCAACGTTGGGTTACTCCTTCCAGGCCAACGTCTCACACAGCCTCGGTCTGGGCACCTGGAACCATGTTGGATTGGCGTTCGATGCACCGAACGGGTTGATGAGCTGCTACCTGAACGGGAACCTGATCGGCAAGACGGTCATCACAGGAACGGCTGACCACGCTGACACCTCCCAGAACGGTTGGTGGGCCGTGGGCGGCAATCCGGCCGACGCCACGAACGAGTACTGGCCAGGTTACATCGAGGATGTAAGGGTCGCAAGCACCGTCAGGTCTGCGGCATGGTTCACGCAGGTGTGGGCATCGGGACGCCCAGATGCATCACCGCAGTTCACCTTGACCGGATCGGGAGGTATGCCCAAGGCCCCGTTGTACCCGCTGCAGATGCTGGCCGGCACTGTCACAACCAACACAGCCATCAACACGAGCAAACAGTCTCTCGGGATGGGCTACTTCGATCCCAACATAATCCAGGGATTCGGCGGTTCCTCGCGCCGGTACTGGTACCGCACTGTCATCGACGTGCAAAGCTTCGAGACCAACATGTCGGCCGCGGTGGACATCTACGATGTCAACGGCATCGTTTCCTTCCCACCGGGTATGATCAGTGCCAGCATCATGTCGACCTCCAACCCAACGGCCAACCAGTTACAGGTCGACCTGACCAGCATCCTGCAGACCATCACGGGCAGCGGCCTCTTCGAGGCGCGCCTGTGGAGGACAGTATCGGGCAGCACCAACTCGGTGGCCAACTGCCGTAATGCACGTATCGATGTGGAGTTCAGCTGATGCCGGGTGATACGGGAATCGGAGCGATCGTGGGGACAGGCAGCCAGGGAGCGACCGACCTGTTCATCACGATGTACAAGTTCCTGGTCAGCAGCGGCTCCACGGTCGCCGGCATCAAGCTCATCGCCAACAATTTCGGTTCGGTGCCGGGTTCTGGGTTCAACTACTGGAACCAAACGAACCCAGTGGGCAACAATGCCTGGAGCGTCTTCTGCTTTACGTCAGCTTCGATCCCATTCTACATGCTGCTGCAGTTCGGTACCAGTTCCATCGGTTCTTCGGAAGGCGGAGTCATCGGGCAACCACCGGGCAATCCCGGCAGCGCGACGAACAATGCATCGAACTACACCCAGAACGGGGGAGTCGGGATCCAGTTCGCCATGCGCTCTGACGGGGGCAACCCGTGGACGGGCACGACGGGTGCTCTGGGGGCTGACACGAAGAGCAACCCAGTGTGGACAACGGGCAGCAACTACTTCGATCCTGCGGCGGCATTCGTCTGGCCGCGCTGCAATTCGGTCAGCGGATCAGGGGCGGTGACATTGACCAGCGGCAGCCGTGCAGTCTGCCTCACCATCGCACCGCAGGCGTACATGAACGGAATTAACGCAAGCGGGATGCGCTTGCACCTCGCGTGCAACTTCGATAACATCGCAATCGCACGTGACATGTTCAGCACGGTCGGAAACTACAACTACATGTGGTTCGGCAAGTACACCACCTTCACGGGAAGCTGGCCGCAGAACAGCTCGTCAGTTGCACCAGCGGTGCCCTATGCCATGCTGTGGCGGGAACTTGAGAACGCAAGTCCCACCATCGCGGTGGGCACCGCGAACGTGTACGGTTCCACCAGCGGTGATTCTGAGAGGGAGGGCGGCATCGCGCATCCTTTCCTCAGTGGGCAGGTGGTGGGATGTTCTGTGGATGCTCCTGCGAACCTGATGGCATTCAATGCAGGCTACCAACCCAACACCATGTACAGCACGCCCCTAACGTACGATGAGTTCCCAATGGTGCTCTACATCAATGAGGTGCTGGCACCTGATCGCGGAGGGTCGACGCCTCCGTTGCCTCCCGGAGCGTTGATGGGCCAGACCGACTACCTGAGGTTCAACTACGGGTTGTTCGTGGGTGACATCGGTTCAGGCTCCAACGGGGTGACGGCAGATGCGTCCGTAGGTTCACTTCGGATCGTGTTGGGAAGCAGCCCGACCACGGCCAACGTGTCCAAGTACAGCTTCCCATGGAGCCAGAACATCAAGGACAGCTTCCTGTCGGGCGGGAGCGGCTCAGGTTCTCGCACGGGTTCCTACTTTTGAGAGGGTGCTAGCATGGCCGTCCATGGAAGAATTGAGATCAGGATAGATTCAGGGTCGACAGCGAGCACCGATTTCTTCGTCACGCTCCACAACTTCCTGCTCGGGCTGCCAGGCGTCACCAGGATCGCCAGCAGCAACGGGTCGGGCGGCACCGGGATCGACTACCGCGACGCACCGACGACGATCGGCACCAACGCCTTCGCCGTTTTCAGGTTCGGAAACGCACAGATCCCATTCTATGTCCTGATCCAGTGCGTCAACACCACTGGTTCCGGGACCGCGATCGCAACGCCAGGAAACTTCTCAACGTACCCTGGTGGTGGTACCACCAGCTTCGGTGTGATGATCGCAATCGCTCAGCGCCTTGACGGCACGAGTCCCTGGGCGGGCACCACCACCAACAACGGAACTGACACCAAGAGCTCTCCGGTCTGGACCCCGGGGACCAGCGCGTTGAGCGTCTTCCCAAGGGCGAACGCGGTCGGTGGCGCTTTCGCCACCAACAGGGAGGCGATGATGATGCTGAACACCGTCAACCTGGGTTCCACCGAGGCGGACCAGGACATCTTTGCGTTCGGGATGCGTGCTCAGTTCCTGGCCGACGACGATAGTCTGATGATCATGCAGGATCGATCGTCCGACGGTAGCTTCGCCTGGTTCTTCTTCGGACGCTACACCCCCCGGCCGGGCCTGTCGATCCAGGCGCCCTACGTTTGCCTGCAGCAGCAGAACGGTACCAACGATCCGATCGTACCGTCGTACACGTGGGGATCGACGACCCAGTCGACATCATTGACCTGGGTTTCATCAGGTGACGGTGGGATCGCTCACCCAGTCGTTGCCTCCGGCGTCAAGATCGTTGCTACCGATGGCACCAACACCATGTTCAATTCCGTGCAGTACAGTCCGAACCGGGCGAGCGGCACAGCCGGTAGGTTCGACCTGGTCCCAGTCTACGTTGTGATCAATGAAACCCCGAACATCGGGTTCCTGGGAACCATTCCTTTCTTTCGCACAGCCTACAACCTTCCACCGATGTACCTGTCACCGGACAGGAAGCTTGCTGCGTTCGGGAACGGTAGCATCTCATCCGGGAAGATTGTGGTTCCATGGGATGGGATCACAGCACCCAACAGCGGCATCAACCGGCAGGGCATCAGCTTCTAGGACAACACCATGACCACAAAATGGCTTTGGGACGCGAGGATGGGTTACTCCTCAAACAGTTCTAGCGATGCTCGTTCAGAACAGGAGGTTTTTGTCAGGTTCTCCAAGTTCCTTGACAACGCCACCGCCCTGGGTGTCACAAGGATCGCATCGTGTTACGGGTTGAACCAGTCCGGAACACTGAACCTGGGCACCTCTCCCCCCATCGCGTTGAACGGTCAGGGCCTGGGATACTGGGACGAGGCTAACAACGCTGGGATCAATGCCTTCGTCGTCTACCAGTTCGCAAACGCCACCGTTCCGTTCTACGTGTTGCTGCAATGGTCGTTGTTCGACACATCGTCACCACCTCATAACTTCGGTACCGCCCCTGGGGCGCCGGGCTCTCACCCAGACACCTCCTGGGCCGGTGTCGGGATCCAAATTGCACTGCGTCCGGACGGTACCAACCCGTGGGGCGGTACCACCAGGAACAATGGGTTCGATGTCAAGTCGAACCCGGTCTGGACGACTGGGAGCACCGGTACGCTCTTCGTGTGGCCCAGGTGCAATTCTCCGGGCGGTGCACTGTACAACGGTAGCCGGGCAGCATGCTCGGCCATCACCAATGCATCATTGGCCGACGGGGGAACCCCCATCAGGCACAGGTTGACGTTGATCATTGATGAGAACAACATCTTCAGCAGCAGCGATTTCCGGGCCCAACAGAACCACGACATCTTCTTCTTCGGCAAGTACACGCCGTTGAGCGGTACGGTCGCACCTGTGCCGTACTTCAGCTTCTCAGACGGCAACGATCCGCCCTTTGCGACCAACACCGTCTTCGGTTCAATGACACCAGCCTCAGGATCAGGGATCAGGGACGGAGGGGTGGCATTACCATCCATGGGCCCAAGCGGGACAGTTTCTGGTTTTGCCTACGACGTGGCAGACCCAGCCAACTTCTTCAACCGTTTCTTCATGGGGTACATGGACGCAGCCAACACCGGTTCCAACACCCCATCCCTGACGGGTACGTTCAACGGATCGTTGAACCCAGGGGCAGGTGTCATGCTGGAGCGCCCCATGTTGATCTACTCTGATGAAGCCGCAGCGTCGGGCCCGGTGCCGTTCAACGGTCTGATCGGCTATAGCACCGATTTTCTGAGGTTTGCGCATCCAAGTTCGCAGACATTGACCACCCTGTCCGGAGCGACAAGGTTGATCGTGGGCAACATGCTGAATGCCGGCGGTGTCGCCGGCAAGTTCACCGTACCGTTCACGTCCTCGCTCGGACCCATGGGAATAGCCTGGAACCGGAACGGGATCGAGATCTGAGGAACCATGGCGACGGTCATCCTCGTCAACAACACCAACTTCATCAGCGGTACTACCGTCGCGTGGAACAGCGATCCGGCCCTTGCGCCGCTGACTCAAGGTTCGGTTGCGAACTTGGGAACTGTTCGGGGCTACGGATCGCCCATGGTCGACATCTCAAGCTCGTTCGAAACAGGCTACATCGTTCCAAGCAGTAGCATCTACGTGCCCTGGATCTCGGGCAGCCTCGCCGACATCTCCAGCTCCTTCAGCCTGCTGGGTTTCAGCCTGGGTTCCGGTTTTTTCTTCCAGAACTCCGTCGGTGCTAGCTTCATCCTTGCTGGAGATTTTTCATCGATCTCGAACGCCAACGCGACCACCTACATCATCAGGGGCTTCTACCTCGGTTCTGGGCAGTACGAATACTGGGAAAGTCCCACCAGGACTAGCAGCCCGCCCAGCGGACATTCCTTGATAGAGGTGACGGTCGTCGGTGAGATCAAGGGTGGATCGGGCTGACTGGGACGACCTGCAGCACAGGAGCCTGCTGCAGGAGATGCTCCAAGAAAAGCTCGTCTGCGGTCGCCGGGCCCCGTGCAGGGTCGTGTTCAGGTTCCGTTCGATCGTCCACGACGCCAGAGTCCCCGAACAGGTCAATGATGATTTGTCCCATGTGCCCCTCCTGTCATAGCTATCCTGTTCCTCTTGAACAGATCGAACGGCCGTCGCAGACCGCTCGTTAATTCAGGTCTCCTTTGAGGTGGAAGTCACCAACATGCAATCGATGATTACATCGAGTGACTTGTCGGACAGCTTCCCAGCATCGCAGGTCTGCCGAATCCAGGTCCGGACGTTGGGGCTTCGACCCTCCCAGATGTTGAAGTAGGGGGCACACCAGGTGCCGCTGGCGAGAACCAGCTCCGCGAACCGCTTCCGGGAACCCTGAGCCTCCTTCCGAGCAGATTCGAACACCTCGTCAGCGTGGCGACAGTACTCCCGGTACTCGTCCTGCATCTTCAGGATGCGATCTCCCACGTCCTTCGGGATCAGGGGCACGATGTCGTCAGCCTTCTCCAGGATCACAGCCATCAGAGCGTTGCGAGGCGAGGCCGTGACGCTGTCCTTCGACCGATGCGCCAGAACGTACGCCTCGCTCTTCAGCTTGATCCTGCGGAAGTGAGAATCGCACACTACAGCACCTTCCAACTCGCTGGGACTGATCGAGTTGACGAACGCCGCGAGCACAACAGCGCTGGAGATGGGCCATGATCGCGGACGACGAACGTGCTCCATTCGGATCGAATCGAGCGGTACCTCCTTGCCGCTCGGCAGGTGCCGCGCTGCGAGCAGGTAGGCACGAGGTTCAGGGTATGAAACCACGATCTGATTGTGGGGTGAGACAAGCTCGAAGACATAGGTCATCTCCTTGCTGAGATGCACCACCTTGTCCGGACCGTCGACAGACCAGTCCACCGGCTTCCCCGACAGTTCCTCACGGGTCATGATGAGAGCCTTGAGGAAGAGCTGCGAGAAGGTGGAATCTCCGATCACCAGGTCGTTCGGGTGGATGGGCAGGTCAGCCTCCGACACCGACCTGGTAGCACTGCACCAGGTGCCCTTCGTAGGATCCCAGTAGACGATGATGCAGGTGCCGTCCACCTTCTCGTACACCCGGAGTTCAGGATCAGCCCAATCGACCTTCGCGGCTGAAAAATCGCCGTGGTTGTAGAACCTGCACATGGGCCAAGCCAGGACCTCGGTCCGACCGACAGGCACCAACTTCCAACCATCACGATCGGTGTGCCACACCGCAGAATCAGGTTCGGGACGAATGACCAACCCACGACACTGCTCTGACAGCGGATCCCCGCTGCGTGACATGATCTGATCGTAGTTGCAGGAAAACTTGCTGAAATCAGAACTGGGTCGGGCGCACACTCCGTGCGCATCCTCGAGCTCCTTGAATGAGTGGGTTCGCAGGAATTCCTGGACAAGGAGGTTGGGTGCCATGCATGGCTTATACCTCCCTCCTTCCTAGACTACATCCTCAATCCTCAGCTTCGTTGTCCTTGAAGAGGCTCGGAAGGTCCAACCTTGCCTCTGCGTCGTCGATCGGCACCACTTCGATGTCATTGTCAACGTACCTGCGCATCGGCAGCAACCCGCCTGAGACCCAACCGGTGTGCACCGTCACCGACAGCCCAGCCGAGTTCTTGGATTTCTGTGCAAGCCCCAACCTGATCAGATCGAGTCGTTTATGACGCTGGTTGTCCTCGTACGAGTACTCGAAACCGCGGAGCTCTGCTTCGATGAAATCACCCGGTTCGAGCAGGATCTCGTTCAGTTCAGGGATGACCGACTGCTCACCCTGTTCCATGGAGCACAGCCAGACGTACAGCGCTTCTGACGTGGGGAACAGGTACAGCTTCTTCCCATGGGAAGTGGGTCGTAGGGTGATCTTGACTTTTCGCATCAGTGGTACTCCGCACCGTCGTGCTTCTTGAGTTCGGTGACATGGTCATCCAGGCGCCGGATGTGTTCAGCGTTCGGAAGATCGAGCCAATCATCTTCCCGTGAGAGTTCTTGCGCTGTCAGACCCTTCGAGGCCTTGACGATGATCTCCGCGGCGTGTCGATCGCAGTACTGCACCGGCAATTTCGGATGAGAGATCGTCGCAGGCGATGAACACTCCATGCCGCACCTGGGAACAACTCCCATGATGATACGTGCATGATCGGAAGCTGCGTTGAGCAGAAGGTTGATCAACGTGGCATTTCGAAGGATGGCCTTCGCCATCAACCTGTTCTCATTGTCGTTGGTCATCGAATTTGTAGGTCCGTCCGGAGTTGCACCGGACTACGGAACTCTATAACAGCTCCTGGGTCGACTGGTCCCACGGACCCGGATCGACCCTGTATGTTCACGTCTACCATCACATCAACGATCGCAGGAGGTCCTTGTTGTCACCGCAATACGTATGTAGCTTGTCGAGCCAGACTCGAGACTTCTGCTTGAACATGATGGGCATCTTTGTTCGTTTGTCGTTGGTTCCCTTGCACACCACGCCCTCGAATGTCATCCCAGGTAGTTGAGAACCCCTGACGCTCTCAATGAACTCTGGAGTACATGGACCGTTGTACAGGACACGTGCATGGTCCATGTCACCGACGAGCCTGAGGTACCGGTCGGGTTCTAGGAGACCCTGGTTGAACGGTGCCACATCGAACAGCGTAACATCGAGCGTCTCGTTGAGGTCGTGCATGCCGGCGAACGATGAGGGCCCACAAAGTTCAAAGAAACACATGGCTCGCTGGTGACCCGCATCCTTCAGTGCTTTCGCAAGCGATTCTCCGTATTTGGTGGTCACCAGGTCGGGCGCGCGACCAAAGATGGGATCGGTTGCATCGACCAGTCGATGCCGAGTGCCGAACTTGTGCCAACCCTTCTTGCTGGTCCATTCTGCCCTGATGTTGCTGCCGTCCAGCTTGTCAAATGCCACGATCGGAACACGTGACTCTGTTGCGTACGAGATGCTGGGGTAAGTCTTCACAATGTTCTCCGGTTCATGGCGCTCATCTAGCTCGAAAGCGAGCTTCGGATCGCGTCGCCTGTGGTGTTCACGGATCACGTCCACGTCTCCGAACTACCGATGTTCTCCCAGCTGCACAACCCGACAAGTTCATCGCGCCATTCGTCCACCTTCATGTCAGCGAGCGACCCCAACCTGGCTCGCCAGTTGGCCCGATCCCAACCGAAGGTGTCCCACACGTACGTCTCGAACCCAGTGAGCGGGTTCCCGTTCAGATCGTGCAACCACTCTCCGTGAACTCTGTCGTTGAGATGCGCTGGAAGGTACTGAATTTTGCATGTTCCATCGTACAGCGGCCGGGTGCTCAGTTCATCGAGCAGTTCGACGAACGTGAGTTCCGGATGCACCATCAGATCATCAGCCAGCATGAATTCAGAGAACCCAGACAGGTCATGATCCTGGAAGCTGCCGTAGTACCCCACAACGTAATCGGGCGCCCGGCACCAAGCGTTCTGTGCCAACCAACCGTTCGTCTGGTCCTCTTGCCAGTCGGCCATCCCAGATTCAGTGAGTTGGTAGAAAGGTTGCAGTAGTTCGGAGACGCGTGGATACACGTCACGACATCGAACCGGCAACCAACAGACGCCGCCGTCAGCTCCCATATCGTACCAGCGGAGGGAGTCGAACCCTCAATCCCTTTCGGGCCCCCGATTTTGAGTCGGAGCTGTATTCCAGTTCCAAGCACGCTGGCATGCGTATTCTGCGCTCCTCAGTTCGAACCCTTGGCTCTCCGATCGTACGTGTGTGACAATTCAACCCACAGTCGTGTTGGAGCTCGCACCCGATCATCTTCATCCGTGTCGATCGAGACGACAAGCACCAGCCCAAAGATCCTGAGAACCCTGTTGATGGTGTTCAGCTGCATTTGAGTCCAACTCCCGCCCACGGTACGATAGTGCTTTCATCGATGACGATGGCACGTTTGCGGAAGTCCAGGACCAGCTTTTCACCAGGTGATTCGAGTGTTCCTTCTCCGTTGAGGAACATTCGCTTCCGGTTGATCGCATCAACCTTCTCCTGGGTCAGCTTGCGTCGTTTCTTCATCCCAACCTCTTCGAGTCCTTTGTGGCCAGATCGTAGGATGATCCGATCAGGATGTACAGGTCGTTCGGAGAGAAACCCGGTACAGGTGTTCCGGTTGAGTGAAACACTTCCGCCATTTCATGGTGAACCGGGCACAGGCTGATGCCGTTGGAAGCTGCGTAGCCCCCATTCGGCATCAGGTTACGATCGGTGATGTGGTGAGCGTCCAGATCATCACGTTTGATGAAGCACACCCGACATGCGTTAGAATCACGCTTGAAAACAGCGTCCCTGAAGGCCTGCCGGATCCGCTTCTTCTCAGATGACATGGAGATGACTTCCACCTGAGGCGGTGACGCCGCGCTTCAGCACGGCACCCCACCATTGGACGTTGAGGATCATCGAACCCAGTGACCCCGCGCGAAGGCCCACCGACGGTGCACGTAGGTGTAGCGCGGGTGGATCCAACGGTACCCAGCGACGATGCGGACGTGGTACCCGGGTGACCAGACCCAACGGTTCACAGACCAGCCCCAGTAACCACGTGACCAGATGTACCCGGGACGGACCACGAAGGTCTCCACGATGGGCGCAGGGGCCGCAACGTACTCGCACTCGGCGCTGTACACCTGCTCATCATCGGCCGAAGCATCCTTTGCAGGGAAGCAGGCAGAACACGCGATTGCAGCGGCAATGATCAGATTCTTCAGCATTTTCTCTCTCCATACCTTGGGCGGGTGCCCAGGTGACATTGACATGAGGATGGTACTGCGTCCACGGTTGGGTGTTTCAGACCTTTTCTTCGTTGAAGTGTTACGGTCTGTTACGGCAGTGTTACGGTCGGGTTGTAACACCCGGTGTAACACTTTACAGCACCATCACCCATGACATAGGTATCTACGATGTGGGAATTATGACGGAGCAGTCCACGGGACTCGAACCCGTAACCCTCCGGTTGGGAACCGGGAGCGCTACCGTTGCGCCAGGACTGCAAATTCAAAAAGCGCTTTCACCTACGGTCTCGGAGGTTCATGGGATCCCCACGATCTTACCGGACAGACAACGGTTACTGGCGCGGAGCGAGCGACGGGGTTCGAACCCGTGACAACCAGAATGGAAACCTGGTGTTCTACCACTGAACTACGCTCGCAAAGCATGTTCACCTCCGGCTTGTCCGCTCCGCGACCCTGCGGTCGCATCACCGCCGACAAGCGCTTGGGTAGTTACTGATGCAGAGCAGGCGGCGGGATTCGAACCCGCGATTTCCTCCATGGCAAGGAGGTGCGATACCACTTCGCTACGCCTGCATCATTTTTTGGTGTTGAGTCTGCGGTAGGGAGAGGATTCGAACCTCCGGGTCCTTGCGGACCACCGACTTTCCAGATCGGGCACTTAAACCGCTCGTGCACCCTTCCGTTCATTTCATAGTTGGCGCGCCAGTTCGTACTGCTCCTGCTTCAGGATCTGAACTGCCGCCTCACCGATGTGACATGTGCTGCCTTCATTTTCCTCTGCCTCGCGCAGCATCGCCTTGATCCTCACCGCCCGTTCCCGAAGTTCCCGACCTGGGTTCGGTCGTTGGCTCAGGATCACATCATCCTTCATGCACAGGTAGCACATTTCTTCGCGGAAGCGGCAGGATTCGAACCTGCGGGACCCTTTCGGGTCCGCCTGTTTTCGAGACAGGTGTCTTCAACCGCTCGACCACGCTTCCGTTCTCTCACCAGATCCTGTTCGGATCCCGTCCGATCAGACTGGACCACGACTGACCTACCGACATCATACCAACCGAACTTCCCGCAAACCCAGGGATCCTCGATCCCATGTAGGTCCCACAGACCGTGAAGGTGCACTTCGCACCGCATCCTGAGCAAACGTGCTCATAGACACCCGGGCTGTAGAACATGTGACTGGGAGGACTGTGATCCGGGCTCATGCACGGTCGATGACGACGCTCCCAATCGGGATCGGAGATCTTACGGGTCGGCATATTCAATCCTTTGCAGAGGAGGAGGGATTCGAACCCCCGGATCCCTTTCAGGATCGCCTGTTTTCAAGACAGGAGCCATCAACCGCTCGGCCACCCCTCTATGCTTTCTCAATTATGGGGTGCGATGCGATGCTGTTCACCCCATACCTTCCCACCCGTAATTTTCTGGTGGGTCGCGGAAGCGGCAGGATTCGAACCTGCGGGACCCTTTCGGGTCCTTCCGGTTAGCAACCGGACGCCATAGGCCTCTCGGCCACGCTTCCAAGATCTTCTACCTCATCAGGAGCCGGATCGACGACCTGATCCTCTGACTCATCGTCAGGTGGGTCTCCCGTGTCCCTGTAGTACGGGTCGCATACGTTTGGGACCCAAACTGAGCTTTCCGTTCCGTCAACCTCGACGGTCTGCACCGTTCCACCCTCACAACCTGTCGGTCCTTCTTCGGGCGACCACAACAGGTCACCGTGTTCATGATGAACCAACGACGGTCCTTCATGCCCTGGAACCCGCGTGGCACCAGCAGAGCAACCCACCAACATGACCATCGTAGGGAACATGTACCGAAGCATGCTGGAACATACACCACGCGCTCCATGTTTCTACAAGGTCTGTCAGCGCAGTGGGATTCGAACCCACGACATCCACTTCGTAAGGGTGGCGTCCTGCCTCTGGACGATGCGCTGGCTGTTGTTGTTTCAGAGCAGGCGGAGCGTGCTGGTGATCGGATCGATCTCCTCGGCGAGGCACGGTCCGAACGCGGCGCACGTTAGGGTTGGGACTCCGTGGAATTCAGTCCTCCCTGCGTCGACGATCGGGTAGACCTCCACGTCTGCAAGTTTGGCACGGAGGATCAGCTGCTGCAGTTCCTCCTCGCTGTCGCACCCAGCAACGATCTTCGTGAAGGATCCGGAGAAGAGCCAGGTTGCCTCCTCGCGTGACAACTTCACCATGAGCTCATCGTCCCGATCCGCCTCATTGTTGTCGACCAGGAATTTCATGGCAGCGTGGGCGACCTGCGAGGCCAGCTTTCCCTTCCTCATGTTCAGGTCGCGACGGACGACGATAACCTGCTTGACATCGCTCATGATCATTACCTCCAAGGGCGATGCTGTGTCCCGCGTTGGGTTCGAACCAACGAGCTCCACCGTGTGAGGGTGGCGATCTACCGCTGATCTAGCGGGACATCGGGAGACATCCATCTGCCTCCCGTAGGTAGGATCAGCGTGCCCGATTCTTGGGTTTGACGATCACTGCCGGCCTCATCTCCTCGATGAGGCCCTTGAGGTGAGCGCGCTGGCGCGCAGCACCAACACCCACCCCCAATCGAGCGTCCAGAGCAGCGAGCTGCTGTTCCGGGTTCAACCCTCGCCAGGCCACGAGACGTTCGGCGGCCTCCGTTTGCTTGATGGAGGTCTTGTCAGGGCGCGGACCGCCCTCGCTGTAGCGACGGCCCGAGCTCGACTTACGACCCATCTTCGGCATTTCCATGGTGTTTATGGCCTCTGCTCCCGTGGGAGCTTCACAGGTTCAAATCACCAGTGATGATCGGGACACGATCCGGAACCGCACCCGCCATCACCGGTACCGCAGTTGCTTGTAAGACAATCGCATGTCTCCTTGCACACCTCGACGCATTGCAGGTACACGTGGCAGGTGCTTACGTGATCCTTCCCATCGGTGTGTTGGCATGCCGTGTAGCATCCGTCCACACATTCCTCGTGGTCAACATACCCATCGCACGTCAACCCTCCGCAGACAGTGCCGCCTCCTGATCCGCTCGACCCTGCGGACGATGTCGAGGTCGTTGAACCGTCAGACGCCGAGCTTGAGACGTTCGATCCACCTGAACCGGTGACAGTTGGGTTCGACCCACCGGCAGCCCCTGCACCTGATACCGTCGTTGAGCTGGTGACATCGCACCCACCATGGCCACCCGCACCAACGGAGGACGTGCTAGATGGGCTGGAAACGCTCGATCCTTGCCCGCCGGCGCCGCCGGAACCACCGGCGCCACCGGTGCCAGTCCAGGGCGGGCAATCACAACCACCCGTTCCCGATGATTCTGGGAATTCGACCAACTGCGATCCACCGCACGCAGCGAGGACCAGCGCGCTCAGGGCGCACAGTTTCGTGAACTTCACTTCGAACCTTCTTTCCTGATGACGAACCTGACGTTGAACTCGACCCTGCGGTTCTCGACCCTACCCGCCTTCTTCCCGTTGTCAGCGATGGGGCGTGAGTAGCTGAACCCACGAGCTGTCATCCGGTCCGCGGGCAGGCCGGCCGCCTTCAGGCAGTCCAGCACCGCCTGAGCACGCTTCTCAGAGAGCCGCAGGTTGTGCGGTTCCGGAGGGCCATCGTTGGAGGCATGGCCTTCAACCACCAGCGACCAACCCTTGTGGGCCTTGAGAACATCGATCACGTGTGCGATGTGCGGCACGGCCGCGGGCAGGATCACCGCTGAATCAGGGCCGAATTGCACCTTCTCGTTCAGCTCGAAGGTCTCCGGTTCCACCACCCGCACGACGGGTGCCGGCAGCTCCCTGGGCGGAAGGATGGGTTCGATCAGGGCGGGTTCACGCACTGCCTTCAGGGGTGAGGGTCCGATCTCCAGGCTGAGGCCGAAGATCAGAACGTGAGCGTCGCTGCCGTCGATCCCAGCTCGAGAGACCTGAGCGATGTCAAGGTACCTGACGTAGGGTCCGAACCACACGTTCCTCCGCTCGTTGAGCGGCACCGAGGCGCCGAGCGCTGTCGTCAGGGCAACCCGATCGAGCGGTCCGGTACGAGCGTACTGGACGCTGCCGTCGATCCAAGGAGAGACTGCGGTCAGGCCCGTCCCTGTGTTCGATTCATCATGAGGTCGCTTGAACCTGACAACGGGACCGACAGACCACATCGATCCTGCGTTGATGCCCTGGATCTGCGATGGCAGCGACAGGAACGATCCGAACGCTCCGACGTCGAAGAACGGCACGACCCCGATCAACGGCTTGAGCGCCAGGGTACCGCCGGTGTCGAACCTGTCGGTCTGCGGCGTCGCCAACGGAACAGCCACCCCACCTTCGACGGTCAGGGTCGGTGGGTCAGCCGCAAACGCAGCGACAGGCAGCAGGAACGCCGCCATCAGGCTCAGGCTTGTCAGGGATGCTTTCATGTGTTGTGTTTCTCCCGGGATCCAACGGATCCGCGAGGTGAATCCTACAACACACGGTGCACCGTAAACCTCACCAGCACCCCCGGCAGGGTTCGAACCTGCATGTGTCCGGTTACGGTTCCCACTGCTTAGAAGGCAGAGCCGATACGGAGGTGTGACCTGGGTGTGAGCCTGCTTTCACCTTCCTGGTTCCGCCCAAGGCGGGTGCAACCCACCGCAGGGATTTTCACCCTTATGACAGTTACTCACCGTCAGGGACGCCCACCTCACGATGGCTCCGTCCTGACGACCCGTCTTCCCGGCGCGATTCGAACGCGCGATCTTACGCTTCGGAGGCGTACGTTCTATCCAGCTGAACTACGGAAAGATTTCAACACTGAGCGTCTCTGGGAGGATTCGAACCTCCGACCACCGCGTTAGGAATGCGGTGCTCTATCCAGCTGAGCTACAGAGACAAGCGCACTTTCACCTACGGTCCCGGTGGGATTTGCACCCACACCCTCGAAATCATACCTCGATGTGCTCCGTTACACCACGGAACAACTCTTGGCCGGCTGTCCGGCAGTTACTCATGTGAGCTGAAGGTACATCAGACGTCCTCGGCCTTACACCGTTCCCTGGTCTCCATGAGCAATTTTCCGAGCCAGTTCTGGCCTGCACCGCGGCACACGCCCCAGAAGCGATCGTTCCAGCTGTTTCCCTCGATCAGTTCAGCTTCTTCGGTCGCCAGCAGCATCGCCCTGAGCAACGGGTTCTTGAACTTCTCACTGAGACACATTCGCATCACCTCCACCTTTCGAGCGTCCCAATCGGGAGCAAGCTGGCAGGATTGACCGAGACGCTTTGCGACACCTGGGCTTCGAGCCTCCCGGATCATCTTCTGCGTGACGGGATCTGAGGACTTTGCAGCCTGGTACGCATGCTCCACGCTCGGGTACCGAACACCGTCGAGCCAGATCGATGCCTCGTGGAAGTTGCTGAGGAACCCGAACGTTCCCGTGAAGGAATCGATCACGGGTTCAGCGCATGGCAGTTCAGGTTGCCTCGTGCTGTCCATGTTCATGCACCTGTCGATGTTGAATGGTGTACCACGTATGGGATGCAGGCAACGATGACCCTGCGGACCATGTCAGCAGTTCCCTTGCTGGACTCCAGGTTGTCGTGGAAGACCAGACATTCATCGAGCGGTTCATCTTGCCTGTTCTCGGTGTCAATCATCAGCTGGTTCCTGATCGGGCCAGCGGCCCGCCCGTGCTTGCTCCAATCGGCTGGGTACCCCCGGACGATGAATCCTAGCGTCTCAGCGACGACGGCACAGGTGTTGTCGGCTCCCTTGCATGCACCGTGCACCAGGATGGTGCCTGGTCGGTACACCTTGAGCGCCTCGACGATCGACTGCACGTCAGACCAGTTTCGATCACCCGTGATCAGGATCTTCCTGACCGACCGGTCCTCGGGCAGCCTCCTACGCTCCTCGGGGTCGCGCCGATCGTTGTGCCGGCGATCGGGCTTGACGCGCCTGATCGTGCCTCCACGTCGAGCTTCATTGTCCATGGTGCCCCCGGCAGGGTTCGAACCTGCGACCTTCTGTTTCGTAGACAGACGTGGTATCCTGCTCCACCACGGAGGCGACGTTCCTTCACCAACCGAAACGGTCCTGGCGCTCGCGATCATTCTGCATGATCAGGGACAGGTTGCCGGCTTCTTCTGCTTCTCGCTGGCGTGAGTTCTCCTCACGCGTGCGACGTTCGTGTTCGTCAGACCGCGCGAGCTCCTTTGCGTAATTCTCTTGCTGGCGAGCCCGAGCGAGCCCAGCGGCGTAACCACGATTGTACGCAACCTCTTCGATCTCTGCCCTGGTCTCTGCCTCCGTCTTTGTCCGGACAGGTTCGACGGTTTCATCGATGATTTTTTGCCATCGGTCCACGGAGGGTTCGTCCACGTGGCGTTCGTTCCTCATCTGGATGTTTTCAAGAGCTGTTTTGATCTTTTGTTTCTTTGGAGCGGTCATCAGCATCACCAGTTCCCATCGTACCATCGGGACAGGCGAAACTTCATGCCCGTCCGATGGTCAGTTACCAGGTCGTCCTGTGTCCTGTACGTTCGAACCTTGTCACCGCGTTGACCTGAACCCACCTGGGTCTTCCGTTCTGATTCACGAAGCCTGTTCATCCTTTCGGATTCAACGTCATGGATCCTGGCTGCAAGGACCTTCAGGGCGGTGGCCCTGTTCTGGTGCTGCGACCTTTCGTTGTCTATCCTGACCTGGATTCCTGTGGGGCGATGAACAGCGATCACGCACGACTCTGTCTTGTTCCTGTTCTGCCCGCCCGACCCGGTGCCGCGTGCTGTCGTCACGACAACATCCTTCTGATCCAGGTGAAAACCAGCAGACATCTCAGGATCCATCACCGCGACGGTGACCGTCGATGTTTGGACCCTACCACGCTTCTCGTTGGGAGGGACCCGCTGCCATCGGTGACCGCCTGCCTCGTTAGCGTACAGTGACCTGCATCCGGGCCCCTCTACCGTGAAAACGACCTGACCGGGCCTTTGATCGATCAGCTGGACGTCAAAGACCCCTCTGGGCCGCAACGTTGCAGTACACGCGAAGCTGATCCTTGACAAGGAGCTTCGCATCGTCGCCGCCCTCGGCGGCCCGGATCTCGATGATGATCGTTTCCATTTTCACTCCATGAAATCGTAGTAGTGCTCTTCGAGCAGGGTCCGGTACACCCTCATGTTTGGATGGTACCGACTGAAGAAGTACCTATCGTCACCCGTTAGAATTTTCGAGAGGGCTGCGGCAACCCCTGGTGACCTGCTCAGGCCAGCATCGCAGTGCACGATGAGCTCTTCCGCATGCGGATGTTGCTTGATCGCGTCGAGCACCTGCCGTGCCTGCACCGGGCTGAAGCACCTGGGTTCGTAGTCCCTGACGGCGTCCGGGTGCCGGGACGAGATCTCGATCAGGGCCCGATCGTCGAAATCGTGGAACTGCAGCTGCACCAGGGCACACGTTGCCGTGTTGGTCCTCAGCTGAGCCTCTGGTTCACCCGGTGTGCTGATGGAGACGATGAGATGCGGATGCGACGGCATCTCGGCACGTTCAGCCTCTGTTCGGCAGAGGACAGTGAACCTGGTGATCATGGCTCAACGTTCGTCAGGATGCCGAAAACGTTCTTCCGGGTGCACCAACCGTTGATGTGACCGTGGTTGTTGCTGATCTGGTAGCGTTCATCGCTACCGATCGCAGTGACCTTGTGCAGCATCTGCCGACCGTTCACCTTGCACAGGACCGCATCGCCCACCCTGATCTCCCGATCTCCGATCGGCTCCACGGTCACCAGCTGCCCGCTCTGCACGATCGGGACCATGCTGCCTCCGTGCGGCCTGAACCTCACGGTCCGGCCTGAGAGCAGTTCCTGCACGTGATTTCGATTTCCGTCAGACATATGGGTACCGGGAGAGGGACTTGAACCCTCGCTAACCCTGCTTATGAGACAGGTGCTCTGCCGCTGAGCTATCCCGGCATGATCATGAGAACCAACTACGAACCCTGGTCGCAATGCGCCACACGAGCTCCCTGAAGGGGCCCGGATGCATGTCGAATGAGGGACACTCGACGAACTTCCCCCAAGGACGCAGGTCCAGCCCGCGCTCGTAACCGAGGGCACATCCGCATGCTGCGAAGTAGCTGCCTGGGCAGTTTACGCAACGATGCCACTGGAAATCTTCCGTCTCCATGGGACGGATGAACCAGCCCAGGATCATGTACCACACTCTTTTCATGTGCCAAAGGTGGGACTCGAACCCACACGCTCACGCGCTCCATTCTAAACGGAGTGTGTCTGCCATTTCACCACTCTGGCGCTGTCTGATCCTCTACGGACGTGTTCGGGCCACTAGCTCCGATGATGATTGCACCTTGTCATTCCCGCCGACCCCGAAAACCACGCTGCAACCGATCCTCGTGCATGCCTCAAATTCGGGCACGACGGCTGAGCTCGATCGATCACCGCCCTTCGCAAAGACGTTCGGCAGCAGTGCCTCGATCGCGCCCGTCACGAACTGGCCACCATCGTCCCATGTGACCACGTAATCCACGCCCCTGATCGCTGAGACCAGCTCGAGCCTTTCCTCGACCTTCATGAAGGAGTAACCCTTCTTGCGCGCCAGGAAACCATCACCGTTGACGATCACGATCAGGATGCCGCGTTCTCCCTTCAAACGGGCGGCCTCCTGGATGCAGCGAAGGTGTCCCACGTGGATGGGATCGAAACCACCCGAGGTTGTGACCACCGTCAGGTCGGGATCTGATTCCCGCTTCGATCGGACGATCCCTGCAGCACGTTCGATGCTCACGATCTCTGCGTTCATGTGCCCCCGGTAGGATTCGAACCTACAACCTCGCGCTTCGAAGGCGCTTGCTCTGATCCGTTGAGCTACGGGGGCGTGGAAATGAGGCGGAGATCTAAGCGGAGTTCTGTCGAGGACGATCATTCATCTTGGGTGCACGTCACCGTGCACCTCTAGCAACAACCCGCATGCTCGGGCGAACAACCCTCGAGCGCATGCTGTTTGTCTTGCTCCGGGAGGGGCCCCATACCGTCCGCATTGCTGCGTCCGTGGTGGGCTCTTACCCCACCGTTTCAACCTTGCCTGATCCCTTGCGGGCCATCGGCGGTCTGTTTTCTGTTGAGCCTTCCGACACCTTACGGTGCCCAGTGATTACCTGGTACCCTGTTCTAGGGAGCTCCGACTTTCCTCTACGCTCTGCAGCGCAGCGATCGTCTTTCCCTGCCTCGTGCCATCGGGGGGAGTCGAACCCCCACGCCCTTGCGAGCATCGGCTTCTGAGGCCGACGTGACTGCCAGTTCCACCACAATGGCATTGTGATCAATCGTGATCACGTCGTGATTGAGAAATCTTAGCTCTCGATTCTTCTGTGTGATGTCGACCTTTGAATCCATGAGTGGGTGTCAGAGCATGACAGTTTGGACACAAGTACCGAAGGTTGGTAGGATCAGGATTTGAACTGTTACCATCGATGTGATCGATTTCAAGCTCAAGAGGTTTTCCATTCCACTCACCGGTGTTTCCGCACTTCACACATCGATATTCACGATCAAGTTCTTGAAGAACTCGACGCAATATCGTCGTACGAACTCCGCGTTTAATCGTATGGATGTTTTGGGCGGTGATCTTTTCGGGTCCCCCACGGTGACGCTCACCAGAATTTGCTGAACGCCCCAAGAAGTGAGTTACATCGAGCTGAAGTGCTTCAATTTCACGCTTGACAGCATGCCAAGCAGAACCAGAAGTCATTCCCATACGTAGAACAACTTCACGATAACTCTTTGAGGAAGCCACAACAACGATCAATTTCTCTCGATCCATGAGGCAATGGTACTGTTCTTTTAGTACTTGTATTTGCCTAAGTGCCATCGAGGGGATTCGAACCCCTACACCCATTACGGGTACAACGTTCTCAACGTTGCGCGCCTGCCTAATTTCGCCACGATGGCATGGGTACCCCCAACGGGATTCGAACCCGTATACCCAGAGTGAAGGTCTGGTGTCCTGAACCGTTAGACGATGGGGGCATTCACCTGGAGGGTGCCTTACGGGCCTCCCGCTTGTCGAAGTTGACCTTGTAGACGATCATCCCAGTGACCAGGACCACAAAACCGGTGGCAAGCAGCAGGTTGTGCCTCATACCTGCATCATACCAACAGCCGTGGTCCCAGTACACTGATACGGAGCTGGTGAGGAGAGTCGAACTCCTAACCGCCTGCTTACAAGGCAGGTGCTCTGCCAATTGAGCTACACCAGCGTTTGACCTTTCACCTTCGCTCTGGGACTCGCACCCAGACCTTCCCAGTTGGCTGCCGGGACTTCATCTCTCCGAATTCGCTTGACAGTTACTCGGTGTGTCCCCGGAGGGATTCGAACCCCCAGATCTTCCCGCTTTAAGGGGGACGCGTTTGCCCTTTCGCCACGAGGACATCGAGCGAGCAGCGGGGATCGAACCCGCGACGAACAGCTTGGAAGGCTGTCACTCTACCGCTGAGCTATGCTCGCATTGGTGCGAAGTACGAGGACACCCCTTCGCGTGGATGCTATTGTTCCGGCACCAGAGCAAGGTTGGTTGGGTGCTTCACCGGCCCTCGAGCAGACGACCGGAATCGAACCGGTGTGTTCAGGATGGCGTCCTGATGCCTAACCATTCGGCCACGCCTGCGTATTGTCTTTCACCTGCACCGCGCGGGACTCCCACCCGCTGTTTAGATCAAACCACCTTGCGGTGTGTCCAGACCGGCTGGTCATTTCGACCCTCGAAGTTACTCGACGGAGCTGGCGGCGGGAATCGAACCCGCGTGATCCTCCGTACCGAGGAGGTGCGTGACCACTACGCTACACCAGCATGTTCGCGCGTTCAACTACTGGGATTCGAACCCACATGCCCTTTCAGGCACCCGGGTTTGAGCCAGGTGCGTCTGCCTGTTCCGCCATCGGATCTCTCCTTGACGAGTTGACGTTTACTTGCGCGGAGTAGAGGGTGGGAGTCGAACCCACTATCACCTGTTTTGCAGACAGGGTCCTTGCCGTCAGGAATCCACTACATCTTCGGGATTGTCACGGTCCTTCATGGGATCATCCAACCCCCGATCGTCGCCATCGTCCCGGCTGTTCGGCCCATCTGGCAACCGAAGTTGGTCAACCAGGGCCTCACGGATAATTCTGCGAAGCTCTTGAACAGAGATACCGATGCTCACGTCTCTAATTATGGTCCCTCACGGTCGGATTTGAACCGACGACGCCCGGGTTTCAGCCGGGTGCTCTACCAACTGAGCTACGGAGGGATGGGTGGTCGACGGGATTCGAACCCGCGTAAGCACGGTCACAACGTGCCCCCTGAACCGCTCGGGTACGACCACAGTCGGGAAGGAGGGACTCGAACCCCCGATCTCGTGTTTCCAGAACACGCGCGATACCAAACTTCGCTACTTCCCGTTTCGTTTCTTGTTTCCGTAGGTCGGCGTTTGAGTGTGACAGTTGGGACACAAGAATCTCAAATTCTTAATTTCATTGTTGAAATGATCTCCGTCGATGTGATCGAGTTGAAGCGTCAGAGGTTTTCCATTCCAACGTGCTCCAATTCCACATAGTTGACAAGAGTAATCACAGCCAGATGCTAGTAAGGCTTTTCTTCTAGATCTACCCGAGGAATCCTTCTGAAAGATCTGTGTGAGTTTTTCAGGCGTCAAATGAGTTCTGCGATGGCCACCCAAAGCTGAACCTGATTTGAAATCCTTGTCGCATGCATCACATCGATGTTCGATTGATCGGGGTGGTCGTTTAGGAAGGTCTCCTTTACGAACATGCGAAGAACGATGACCTGCGTATTTTTCCTTCACATCAGTTTTGTAATCACACAGATCACAATTCATAGAGAGCTGGCGAAGGGACTCGAACCCTCACAGGCCTGCTTACGATGCAGGTACCCACCGTTGGGTGACGCCAGCGTCCTGGTCGCAGTCTCTCCTGCGGTGTCACGCCGTTTTGCTGACGTTTGCTCCGGTCTTTTTCACCCGGTGTGGTCGGAAAGACAGGATTCGAACCTGCGACTTCCACGTCCCGAACGTGGCGCTCTACCAAGCTGAGCTACTTTCCGATAGGAACGTCCACGACCCTGGGAGTGTATGCCCAGCGTTACCGTCACCGTCACCTCCTCTTGGTGACCGATCTTGAACGTTAAGTGTCAGGAAGGTGGGACTCGAACCCACGACCTCAGCGATCCCGTCGCCGCCGTCTGCCACTGACTTACTTCCTGGTCGAGTGAGCAGGATTCGAACCTGCGATCCCCTGGTTCCGGACCAGGTGCGATAACCAAACTTCGCCATCACTCGATGGTGCGTGCAGAAGAGGACTCGAACCCCTTCGTCCCTTGCGTGCTGGGATGCCATCCCAGTGCCCGAATCGAACGGGCTGACAACTAGACGGGACTGCTCAACCGGTGAGCACATCTGCACATGTCCAATGAACGGAGGTTACACCTCCTGGAGAGGGATGTTCATGCATCCATGATCGCTCTTGGAAAGCGTTGCTGGGCGTACGCAACCCATCGTTCCCTGACGTTCCTGATCACCTGCTTCATGGCCTGCATGTCGGCCCCTGCCTTCTTTGCAAGCTTCACGTAGTTCCACAGCAGGCTGTCGACGTGTTCGATGAACGGGATCCTCAGGCGCTTCGCAGCATGGTAGATCCCGGCCACGTAGGCTGCAACCTCGGCCGGTGAGGTGAAGTACGCCTCCACTGCCGTCGGATCTGACCAGATGTTCTCGGTAGGACCCAGTGCCCTGTTGACCACCTTGGCTCCTGACAGCATCTCGGCAGATTGGGTGCTGTGCTCCAGCTCGTGCCTGACAGTGTCGTAGCATTTCTGTTGGATCAGCGACAGGTGCTCACCCAACAGGATCCCCTCACTTGAACCGACGGTGATGCTGATCTGCAGGACCCTTTCGTTCTCAGACCACGATCCTGACACGTTGACAGCATCGGTCCTGGACTTGACAAGCTTGACGTACAAGCGCAGCTCGATCGGTCCTTCCTTTCGGGGGATCGATTTCTTGACGCCCAGGGAACCTCGCTGGTTCAACCGCCCGGACGATAGCTTGCAAACAGCGATGATGTAACCGACGACCTGGCGTGCCAGGGTGTCGAGCCTGGATTCAGCCAGCAACTTCAGCATCACCCTCTCGTACGGAACCATCATCCTAAGTATTCTCCACAGTCTCCACCTCGGTTGGCGTCAGCCAGGTTCGATCGAACCTAGCCGCACAAGTCGCTTACATCCGGTATTCCGTAAGAGAGGCGACGACCCAAGGAGCGCAGAAATCTGTGTTACATCTTCATTCGTTGGCACCGAGGGACTCGAACCCTCGACATCCGCGGTGTGGGCGCGGCGCTCTGCCTCTGAGCTAGGTGCCAGTGACTCTTCTCTACGGTCGGGGCGACAGGATTCGAACCTGCGACCTCGTGCGCCCAAGGCACGCGCTCTAGCCAGGCTGAGCTACACCCCGTTCTGCTTCTCTTTGCCGGCTGTTTCTTTCCGGCTTGCCACTTTCAACCCCCTGGGGGATGTGGCGTGCGAAACGGCAGCACGCTCAAGGTGGACGTAAGGCATCCGACGCCGAAGCGCCGTTCCTCTGTCCTGCCTGTCTGCATGCTCAACATCATTTGATGACTCGTTTCGACCTGACTGCGTGATCCCTACGGGACTTGAACCCGTGTCATCACGCTGAGAACGTGATGTCCTAGCCGCTAGACGAAGGGACCGCTCTTGTCTACTCTATACAGCTGGCGTCCTTGTTCACAACTTTTTGTGAGAAATTGAACGCAGGAGCCCATGATCATCCCAACCTGTTCAGACATGCGCACTGGATCCAACCACCGCCGTCAGGGCACACGATGTAGACCTCTCCGCACGTCGTTCTATCCTGTGTGATGACCAGGGCAATCTGCCCCACCCTGAACCGAGCTATGATTCGGGCTTTCTCCGGGAGATCGCGTCGCGTCGGGAAATTGTACAGGCCGATCCCGGCTGAGACCAGTTCAGGGGCCAGCACCACAAGCTGGCCCGGTCTGAACTGCTTCATGCTCCTATGTATGGGGATCGTCAGGTTGCAGGCGCAAGAGGGGGCGGCGGATCGTCCTTGTCCTGATCGGGAGGTTCACGGAGGATCCGAAGCGCGTCCAACGCTTCTTCGATGATCCGCAGGATCGTCCAGCACGTCGCCGCGAGCAACATGACAACGACCGCTTGATCCGATCGGCCCATGCAGTTCCCGATCATGCCGAACAGCACGATGATCCCGAAAAGGAGACGGTAGTACAGGGGCAACCTTGACCAGAATTGGTCCCAACGCTTGGGCTGTTCCATTCAATCCTTGGAGGTGACGGACGACTTGAAGGCGCCGCCGACGGTGGAGACAAAGAGGGACAACCAGAATGCCTGCATGAAGCCGATCTGGTGGCTCAGGTCGAGGGTGGGCACAACACCCCAGTTCCAACCTGCGTAAAGGAACAGGGTGCCGAGCACCGCGGTGATCAGGATGAGGATGAACGAGACCACGAGGAGAAAGATGAAATTCAGCATGCTTGATTCCTTCTTGGGAGTGTTGTTCACGAATCCACGGACAGCTTTTTCTTCCTTGTTCAGACGTGTACGGTACGGACCCATGTGCACATCTCCTTCAGCGCCAGGCTTCCGCCATGGGCCGATCCTTCGACAGGAAGATCTGGGTCTCGGGCATCTCGAAGGCCAGCTTACAGCCTTGGCCCAGGACCCAACCCCGCTTGATGCGGCTGGGGACCGGTGAACCAGCCTGTCCATCGGTCATGATGAGCATGCCGTCCCACCGCCCACGGTTCTTCGGATCATTGACGAAGTTGGTGGGTGCGTTGAAGTCCGTACCGCCACCTCGCATCCTCTGGAGCTTGGGCCGCATGCCGCGCTTCCACTCGTAGACATCATTCTCACCGCAACCGCAGTCGAAGTGAATCAGTGTGATGTCGACGCGACGGGTCAGCGAATCGAGCTCGGCGAAGAACATCTCCAGCATGCTGTCGTCCACCGAACCCGATTCATCGATGGCGACAATCAGCTTGGCGTTGTAGCCGCGCTTGGTCCCTGGGTGGATGTACGGGTACCGCTTGTTGATCCGTTTGATGGTGGTGACCCGTTGTCCACGCACGAGGCTGCCGACGAACTGACGGAGCACAGTACGCCAGTCGACCACCGTTGACACCGAGCGCCTGATCTCATCCCGAAGTTCGGCGGGGATGTTGCCCCATCCGTCGGCGCGCTCGTCGGCGTGCCTGACTGCCTTCTCGACCAGTGCCCGGATCCTTCCTGCCACGTACTCTCGAGCCTCCTCCGGAAGACCATCATCCCAACCGCTATGGTCATCGAGCGCGACCAGGATGGGATCCTGCCCCTCTCCGGGGTACTTGTCAGGGTTTTTCTTGCGATCCTCCTGAAGCTGCTGGAAGTACCACTCCGACGCCTTCTCGGTCGGCATCTTTTCGATCAGGTCGGAGAAGTGCTCGATCGCCTTCTTGCGCTCGGGGGTCAATGCCTCGAACCGGGCGGGATCGACCCAGGGTCGGGTGCCGGGCACCAGGGCAATTTTGGGCAACGGACCGGTGGGCACGCCGTGGTCCAGGTCACGCGAGTTGCCGTGGTTCTTCACGATCATAGAGTTGATCGCGAGGTCGGTGGCGATGTTCCAGTCGTCCGCCGGATCATGGCGTCGAACGTTCAGGTGCCCGAAGACCAGGTGGTTGAACTCGTGGGTCAGGACCCCTCGGGTCTCCCAGTTGGTCAGCCCGGTCTCCTTGATGATGACATCCTTACCGTTTCGGTCCTTGCGAACGTACTCGCCGCCGCCCATGAAGGCAGGGTTGACCCACATGATGAGCTCATCAGCCTTCGGATCGAAGGCGACCGCCGCGGTCGGAACGTCGTAGGTGAAGTGCTTGTGAATGTGGCGCGACATTTCTGCGTAGAAGGGCACGTCCTGCATGAACGGGATCAGGTGACGGCTCAGGTTGTAACTGTGTTCGATCGAGCTCCAGCGCATGCTCACCATCCTACCGTGTACGGGCCGTGCATTGCACAGCGGTTCAACTCCGGCTGACCACGACGAAAGATACCACGACGGCGACGACCTGCAGGCCCACGAAGGTCCAACCCAACGTGGTCCAGCTGGGATCCAGGTGAAGCAGGTTCATGATGATGAACCCGAGTCCCCAGGCGAAACCCGCGGCGCACATCCCAACAAAGGCGCCGACGGTGTGGGCGAACCCCTTCGGGAACAGCAACCACAGTCCAAGGCACGCAAGGGCGATGATGAGCAGGTGCATGGTACCATCGTAGGCAAATCGCCGAACGTGTTGCACTCGTGCAACACCAGAAAATTCGAAAATTGGTGACCAATGGTTACCTACGACTCATTGGTCGGGTGACACAGCCGGATCACCATCACCCTGCACGGCCGCATCGAACTCCTGGAGCCTGGACTCGAGGTTGGCGCGCTCGGTGTCGCCGGTGGTCGTGTCGAGCTTCATGTAGGCACCGGCGGATTTGTCCCACGCTGAGTACGCAGAGTTGAGGATGTCGGTCCTCTTCTTCGTATCATCATCGGGATCAGTGAAGTTCAGGCCCTCGAAATCGTCGACCTGGTCGGACGACAGCCCATCGATCACCGGTTGGAGCACGTCCTTTGCACCTGGTTTCACCACGGTGACCTGCGACGGTTGGCCGGTGGCATCCAGTACGACATTGCCGCCAGAGTCCTTACCGTAATCACGCTTGCCCGAGCATGCATCGCCGTACGCCGATGCCGCTGAACTGGGATCTGTCGCCGACGAGATGCTGTCCAACAGGGAGCCCAGGTCGCTGAACGTATCATGGAATTTCGTGAACGGAGGAGGATCGCTCGACATGCATCACCGATCAGGTTGGGAACTTCCAATTTTGATCATCTGGGTAGATCACCAGGGTTTCTACGTGGCAGTTCGACGGTCCTCCCATCAGCATGATGATCACGGTCCAACCGTTCCTACGGGCCTGGGATCGTGCATGTCGACGATTGATGCCTGGCAGCTGTGCCACGACCATGCACAGCTGCCAATCGAGCTCCTCCGTGGGCAATCTGTACGGATCTTTCCTGAGGAACTTCCTCCTGTGCATCAGGAGACGTCCCGGGAGGAGGAGGTTCCTTTCCTTCATGCAACCGGTGTCACGGCCATGACCCTTTTCTTGAAGAGCCGTGCAGCCAACGATCCGATGGCGCGTCGAGCGTCCTTGGAATCGATGAACTCACCGGCACCCTCACGCTGCACGTCCTCCAACATGGCCGCGATCACCTTGGGCGTGTCCTTGATGTCCACGTTACCGAGCTTGTCCAGGACGTGCTCCAACCGGGTCGGCGTGACCCACTCCGCGGCGATGGCCTCAGCGTCCTCAAGGACCTTGAGCTTCGCCGGGTCGCCCACCTCCCTCACCGTCCTGGTCTCGCGCTCCTCAGCACGCTTGTGCTTGAAGATGAAGCGTTCTCCGTTGGCATCGTAGATCTCTTGCAGGGCTCGGAGAACGACGCCCTCCCGGGGTTGATCGCCTTCAACTCCGTTGCGGCGTGCCTGCTCGGACGGCGCGTCCCGTTCAGCGTCCAGCGCGGCGATCTCCACCGGAACACGTCGGTAGTGCACGAACTCGAGACCCAACCTCTGGGCGACCTGGTCAGCATCGGGCACGCTGAGCCAGCGATCGCCCACCTTGACCTCGAAGGCGATGAACTTCAACTGCTTCCCGTACCGCCAGGACTGTCCCTGTTGCTTTCCACCGTAGGCCTCACCGAAGACGATGATCTCCGGGTGACCGATGGTCTCGAAGGCGACCTTCAAGGCATCGAGGTCAAAGATCTTGATGAAGCTCGCAAGCGACTCGCCGCCGGCGAAGAGATGCACCTCCCCGTCCTTCCAGGACACGTGCGCGGAGGTGCCGTGAATCTTCTCCGATGCGTAGCACTCCCTGAGCAGAAAGAAACACTGCGCTTCAGGACGATAAAGGTTCGTCGTGTGCCTGTACCCCATGTTATCCTTTCACGTTGATCTTCACCAGAGGGTGAGACCTCGTTGACGCTTCTCGCGTCGTTTCAAGAGCCAGTCCAGCAGCCTGATGAGCTGCCCGAGGCTCATCTCATCGATCCGCTTCAGGTGCAACCAACGTGCCAACCTACGTACGTTCTCCGGATGCGCCCTACGAAGTTGGTGCTTGGTCAGGCGCTCGGGTGACATCAGTCGATCTTTCTACCTTCGAGCTTCAGCTGTAGGATGCGCGGAATCTCCGTCGATGGGATGTTCCGCCGTTCCTTGCAGACAGAACACTCGACATGGAAGGTCCAGTACTCCGGAGTTGATGTTGATTCCCTGGGATCGGAGTACCCAGGATGGTGAGTGCTCCTCAGATCGTTTACATCAGCTTCCAACTTTGAAAGGCAGGTGACGCACTGGAACTGCAGGTTCCATGCTGTCGTGCCACGCTCGATGACCTTCATCGAGGGACCTGGAAGTACTTCACGAGAGCCTCCTTCAGCATCAACGAATCGGAGGTGTTCAGTGCGAACCGGACTGTACGTCCGGCGTTGGCACGGGCCTGGAGCTCGAAGCAGAACTCCCCGTCGGGGGATGCGGTGCCAGGGTCGATCAGGTACATCGGGACCTCACGGAGGGTTTCGCTCATGCGGAACAACCTACCCCACGCGGATCCCGATGTACTTCCCCTCATTTCACCAGAGGTCCCAGGTGCTCAAGGAGGCGACGGTGAAGGGTTCATCCCACCAACGCTCAGGATCGTTCATGATCATGAATGTCAGGTGGTTGAGCTCCCGCCGGTGCAACCGGTTCGCCTTACGCTTCTCGTACGTGAATGCTCGTGGAACGCAGCAGGTTCGACGGACCCTGCTGATGTGTGCTTCGACTGCGGGTTTGGTTGCGATCATCTCTGGGGACTCCTTGGCCCTAGAGATCTCCCACCCTCACCTGCCGCCTGCGCACCATGACCCTACCTATCCCTAGCCGATGATCAGGTGCCAGATGTAGCCCATCAACAGGCACATCGGGTAGATGACGAGGGTCAGGCTCAGGCTGGTGACGAGCGCGACGTACTTGTTCTCCGGGTACTTCCTTTCGAGCTCCTCACGTGCTGAGTTAGCGTAGAGCGGCATGAAAATGAAATTCATGACGAGCAGCAGCCCGATCCCGCGCGCATGGTCGACGGTGGGTACGCTCGGGAACGTTGGCACCACGAACCACGACCACAGCTTCGACAGGATGAACCCTCCGAACACGATGCCGCCGACGTTGACTGCGAAACTGGCGAGGTGCTTCACTCGTTGATTCCCTTTCCGTTGATGATGTTCACGATCTGCCTGGGCTTCACCAGGTTACATTTCTCGATGATCTCAGGGATCCTCCGGCTCGGGATGTCGTAGTGAGGATGCCTTGCGTGGTTGTGGAACCAACGTTGGTGGATGTGCAGTTCTCGTGCCATCAGGTGCAGGTTCTCCACCGAGTAGGGAACGCAGACCAGGTGACGTTGGTCGTCGCAGTAGTAGGTGAGCTCAGGCACCCGGACCTCGTTTCATGGTGGCGAACGCGATAGCGTCCTTCCAGCCCGTCTCATCGCCCGGGAACCGGGCACATGGGCTGGGTGCCACCTTCTTGATGGCGCCTTGCAACGGTCCGCGGAAGTGCGGGTCGATGGTGCGCCAGAAGAAGGCATCCTTCAGCGAAATACCGCTGTAGACCATCACCTTGGTGCCCTCGTAGGCGCACTTGGCACAGTTCGGGTACCTGACACGCAGGACCAGGAAGGTACCCACCTCGTGCACCGTAAGGACCTCGTAGTTCTGGGAGTCAGGGCTCGTTTGCACCATGGACTCAAGCTGCCTGATCTTCGACTGGAGGTCGTTGACGGTCTTGCGGCGCTTCTTCTCTTCTGACTCATTCTCGAGCTCGTACTGCCGGGCCTGCAGGTTCGAAGGGTGATGGCTGCAGTTGAGATCGTTCGGACCGTGCCTACATGTCATGGTGCTCCTGGAATTCGGGATCCATCTCGTCGTAACCACCGTTCGGATCTTCGATCCAATCGTTGGGTTCCATGCGGTCAGATCGTTCAGGGTGCGACACCTGCCTGGGTTTCCTGTTCGGGACCCCGCCACGAGGTGGCCGAGCACGTTGGACGACCCTCCACAGGCCGCCGGTGCAGACGCATGTTCCCGGTGGATGCAATCCATCACGGTCCCAACGCTTCGATCGCCAGCAGCAAACGCACTCGAGCAGGTACAGCATCAATCGTTGTCCCAGCTCATGCCACAGGCACTGCAGGTGTACTGGCTCCTGCCCGGATGAGCGCAGAAGGTGCGGATCGTTCTGATCAGTTCCTGTGTCATCCGAACATCAGCGTTCAGGCCTGCCAGGTGCTTCTGCAGCATCGTGAACGTGGGTTTGATCTGTTCCTGCTCCAGCGGGAACGTAACGTTCGGAACGCTCATGACGGGATCCCATCCCTCCAGGCGACGTATGCCTTTGAGAAAACTATGTTTTTCATACTTCGTTTACAATGGGTTCCCCTACAGTACAAATTCATGATGAAACCCAAAGAAGATCTAGAAATGTTGCTGGCTGAAGCTGAAGACATGTACGTCAACCAGATGATGCCAATCAAGGCTGTTGTCAAGAAGTTTCGGGATGAAGGACGTTCCATCACGCTCTGGCGCCTATGTGACAGACTTCATAACAAAAACCTCACTCGAACCCCAACACAGACCCTCATTTACCAACGATTGATCGGTAAAGTTTCCAACACCTGTGTCATCAACGGTTGTTCGAACCAGTGCATGGGAAGACGAAAGTATTGCCGAACATGCATTCCTGATGGTACCGCTCACATCACCTACTTGCGCCACGGACTTACACATCCTCAAATCGATGCGATGCTAGCATCGCAAGGTGGTGTATGCGCTGGGTGTTTACAGCTCATGTGTCGTGGTGGAAGGGCTAAAGCTAAAAGTCAGTGTGTTGATCACGATCACATCACTGGTGATATCAGGGGGATCTTATGTCGTGGCTGTAACACGACCCTAGGTTCGGCAAAAGATTCCGCAGCAACGCTTCGTAGACTTGCTGCATACCTTGATGTTCACTCAGTGATACAAACGACATCGATGCAATCCTAATGCATCTACTTGTTGAGGGCTACCCATCGTTCGTACGCTACGAGTACTGACTGATCTACATCAGCTTCATCACGAAGTCGACAATAGACAGGGAAACGCATTTTGCCCTCGTTCGTCAACCCGTCCTTGGTCAGGGGATCGGGTTGGGCCTCGCACTCCACGATCTTCCCGACCCAGGCATCGGGAGTGTCGAGCTGCACCTGCGTGCGCAGGGCGTCGTTGAACCCTCCACCGACACGGGTGATGACACCGTTGGGCAGCAGGACCTCGAACCCACCGAAAAGCCCTTCACGTTTGGTCCCGCGGCGACCCTCGTACCATCCGACGATGGTGCCTTCGTAGGTCACACACGGTTTCAACTTCAGGATGTTCTTGGAACGGTCCCACTCGTAGGTGGTGGCAAGCGTCTTCAGCATCACCCCTTCGTAACCCTCGTCCATGCACCTGGCGAAGAAATCCTTGAGCTCCTCCTCGTTCGTGGCCATGATGTGTGGGACCTGTCGAACATGCTTGTCGTTCGCTGCACCGAGCACCCGCTCCACGAGGTCGCAGCGTTCCCGGTAGGTGAGCAGGGTGGCCTGCGCGACCCAATCGGCGACAGGCATCGCATCGAAGACGTTGTAGAAGATGTTGGAATCGTCCTTCTTCGTCTTCGACGACATCAGGACGCTGGCCGACTCGTTCCAGTCCTCCCCCATCGCCTCCCCGTCGAGAGCGATGTCGTCGATGGCCATGGTCTCGAGCACCGCCCTGATCTTCGGCAAGGTTTCCAGAACTGTCCCGTTGCGGGTGTAGAAGGTGACCTCTCCTGACTTCTTGACTGCGATGCATCGCAGGCCGTCCAGCTTGGGTTCGACCCTAACGGGGTAGCTCACGCTCTCCATGATCCGGATGCCGGTTCCCCGTTCGAACTCGCTCTTCAGTGTGCAAGCAAGGGCGACGCTGAAGCCCTTGATGAGGTCGGGCCAGACCTTGTTGACTGTGGTGACCTGCACCCCACACCTGAGGTTCCTGAGCAGGATGCGCTGGCACCACTTCTGCTCCAACGCAGTCATCATCCCGAAGCATGATTCCACCGCGCGCTTGGCCTCGTTGCCCGTCAGCTCGCGAGTTGCCAGGCGATCGTGGATCAGATCCAGGAAACATCGCACCCGGTCATCCCCGGTCACCACGCCCTGTACGGCGGGAGGCATCTTGAACTTGTTGACGTAGTACACGGTGTACGGATCGAACGCAGAGATGAAGACCCTCTGCAGTAGCTCGTTGGACCGAGCGACCTGCAGGATGTCCTTCTTGGCGTTGCTGCCCTGGGTGGATTCGAGCTCCTCCAGGAGGGTGATCACATGACGTTCCATTGGGTCCTATCCTAACCCGAGCGCGCCGGGTTTTTCACTTCGCACAGCGCTGAGCGCAGGGAGTCAGCCTGGGCGCGGGTGAGCGAGGTCCTGATGGCCTCGCCTTCATCGTTCATCTGCGTGAATTCTACCTCGCCCGTCAACGAGTTCATGTGCACCTGCAGCGTGGATCCGGCACCGTGCAGGCTCAGCAGCTCGGTCCACGGGTACCTGTGATGGTCCAGGACGATGATCTCAGCGCTCATGGGGAACTCCGGGTGTTCAGACCGGCCTGACCAGGTCGATATTGTTCACGATGAACCTTCCGATGCTTGAGACGAAGGTGTGCTTCCACACCTGCACATCGAGGTACATCGAGGTTGTCATATCCCACTTCCGTTCCACGCTGCGCACCTTACCGGTGAAGATCAGCACGGTTCCCACCCCGACCACGGGGTCGCTCATCGTCAATTCGAGCACGGCGAACGGATGTTTCCCCCTAAGCGACCAACCCAAATTAACGAGGGTCACCACGAGAGCTCCGATCGGCAGCCAGTGCTGCCATTCAACCTCCGAAGGGAGGGTGTAGCGTGCAGGTTCGTCGAGCAGACGTGCCCGAGCAGCTTCAGGGTCGAGCCAGACAACCGGACCGTCGGCCCTCCTCGGGGTCGTCGCCGGTCGTTTGACCCAATCGATCTGGGTTCCTTTCGCGCGACGGATCGGTTTCTTCGCACCCCACATGGTTCGTTTCTACCACATCGCCCGGTACGTTGCACTGTGATGCAAGAGGGTGGACCGGCATCCTCGGATTCCCGTTCGATCCGGTCCTTGTTACTGGCGGGACCAGCGGTGCCCGCTTTCACATTCGACGTGTTGTTCGCGGCAGGTGCATGCTGCCGCCGCCCGAACCCGATAGCAAGGATCTCGGTGTCTGCACGAGATCCAGGTCATGGAACTTCCCTCAGCCACCGACCTTGTCGGTGGCGTTGGGGTTCCGGAAATTCTTGTACATCGGTTCGATCACATCCCGCCAGAAGGCATCGAAGACGAGCTGCTTCCGTGCGTTCCGTTCCTCACGGCTGGGGTTGATCTTGCCGATACCCACCTTGGCGCGTCTCTGGACGATGAGTTGTTCCTTGTTCTGGAGCTTCAGGGCGTCCTTCTTCAGGGCCCTTCGCCACAGCTTCCGGAATTTCCGGCGCAGGATCCGAGCCTCCTCGACCGGAAGCTGGGACAGGGCACGGCGCATGTCAAGGGTGGTCTTCTCCAACGGGAGGATCCCAGCCTGGAACATGACGGCCATGATCATGGCCCGGCTTACTTCGTCGAACGCGCGCTTGGGTGGGTTCATACGGGCGATCCTGCACTTCCTGTGGCACCCGCCAGGATCGGTGACCGATCCTGGCGGGTGCAGTTCTACTTCTTTTCCTTCGGTTTGAAGATCCCCGGGATATTGGGCATGATGCCGATCCCTGCTTCACCCATCGGGACCCCGAAGCAATCCATCACGTGCTTGGCGCAGTACTGGTGTGCGCTCTTGGCCAGGTCGATCTTGTCGATCCCTTCGGCGGTGAGCTTGCCCCACAGGGACAGCTTCAGCTCATCGGGCAGGTCGATGAAGAGCTGGCCCATGTTCTCGCCCTGCTGGGTGTTCAGCTTGGTGAGTTCCTTGACGGCGTACGCGGCCACCTTGTCGACCACGTCGTTCTGGCGTCCCTGGCCCAGGCGGAGGACCTTCTTCCGGATCATGGGCTGATGGTACTCGTTCACGATCTCCTCGCCCGTGATGCGGTGATCAGCGCTCTTGCAGTAGTCCCTGAAGGCGATGGCCGCCTCCGTCCCGAGGAATCCCATGCAGATGTGGTAGAAGACCTCGCTCTTCGGGTTCTCCAGCAGCCCAGCGTGCTTCAACGCATGGTGCACCATCTCCCACGAGCGGGGGCTCGGTGAAACCGCGCCGGGCTCTGCCGACTTCGGCCCGTAGAGCCAGTTGTTTCCGTCCGCACGCTTCGTCGTCTGGATGAAGTCCGGGATGAAGTCGTGCAACGAACCTCCGTGCACCGGGTCGTCGCTCCGTGCCCAGGCCAGGAACTCCTCCACGTCCGGGTTGAGATCGACGGTGAAGAACCGATCGAGCAGCGCGGGGTCCATCTCATTGACGGTGTACGCACCGCCGGTGTTGACTGCTGCGTAAACGCGCGTCAGCGGGTGCAGTTGGAAACCGTTCAGCTCGCGGTCGAGGACGATCTGGAAGGCGGCCTGCATCACCTCGGGCGTGGCCCTGTTCAGCTCATCGAGGAACAGAGCGCACGGGGCGTTGCAGGCCTGCTTGTACCAGTCGGGAGGGTTGAACCGGGTGGTCTGGCCGTCGGTGCTGGGCAGGCCGACCATGTCGCCCTCTGACATCTGGCTGAGCCGTCGGTCGATGACAGGGAAGAAATCGGGCGCGTTCTTGAACCTCGCCATGCTGATGATGCCGTTCCGGACAGGCACGGAATTCCCCTCGTTGGCCTGCTTGATCAGGTCTTCCCGGATGGTGGAGACCACCTGCCGGATCACCTTGCTCTTGCCCACACCGTGGTTGGCGCGGAGCAGGATCGAGGTCCAAGGGGGCAGCGCAACGGCGACACCCTTGAATGAACCGATGGACATGGACGTCAGCGTCGACATTCTTTCAACTCCTTGAGATTTCGTTGCACTTCTAGCTTCTACCATTGATGCGAACGGATTTGCACCCGTTCGAACGTAGAGCTGCAATTCGTCGTTCGGTCGTTGTCTGCGACCGGTGCTTACGGAGCGAGCAGGCGCTGGCGAGCCTGCGTCGTGATGGTCGTGAAACCGTCAGCAAGCTCCTCGTAGATGTCCCAGCTCGATCCCATCAGCCTGTAGCAGGTGTAGTAGGCCTTCCTGGCCACGGTCTCTGCCAGCTCCCGCTCGATGAGCGATTCAGGCATGCAGACATCGGCAAACAGCACCCAATCACCGACCCTCTGGAAGCCCACAAAAGATCCGGTGTTACGGGCCTGTTGGTACTCCAGGACAAGTGAGCAATTTGCCAGCGTGGCCTGAGAGACCCTGGATTGGTCCTTCAGGACCCCCGCGATGTACGCGATGGTCTCTGGTCGGCACTTGACACCCGCCAACCTTTGGTGGAACCATGGACCCAGACTGGTGATCACCTGCATGGTCGAACATTATCTCAGGTTCAGACAGGCGATTCTTTCTTCTGCCGTCGTCGTTTGACAGTCTCTTCTGGTCCGTTCATGATCGACCCTGGCGCCGATCGTTCATCGACGTCGTCGACGAGTTCGTCAACAGGACCAGGAGGCGCCTCAAGAACTAGGACACCTTCCTGCGGACTGTTGACGAACCGTCCCGCAGGAATGACCTGCTCGAATTCATGTTGGGTCGGTGCGACGACACCCATCCTACCGCACCACAGTTCAAGCGCACCGTACGTTGAGATGCCCAACTCTGAGATCAGGACATGCAACGTGCTGCGCCGGCGTCGAAGAACATCGGCCAAACGCAACCTGGGTTGGTTCTTGAGAACGATGCGTCCTGGATTTCCTCTTCCGTCCCTGCTCATGCAGGTAACTATTGCGTCGAGCGCCTGCGGGCCTCAATGGTCTGGAGGAGTTCTGCGATCCCATGCTGGAAACCGGGATCCTTTGCGATCTCATCGATCTGCTGGTCGGTGAAGCTCCTGTCCATGTCCTCAGTGAGGGCCTCGACGAACTTTCGCATGACCCTGATGACGTAGTTCCGAGCCGATGAATGGTTCATCCTGAATCCCAGGACTGTCATCACCTCAGCGATCTCACGGTAGTTATCACCGTCGTCTTCCGCAACGGTTGCGTAACCGCGGTCGATCCGATCACCCTTTCGAAGAGCCATCTATTCCTCCGGAATTTTTCGTCGGGTGCCCCTGCTCCCAACCCTGTTTTCCGGATCGTTCTGATCCGGATGGTGTCTCATGATGGGAGCAGCAAACCGGGTTTGCTGGAACTCCTGGAGTTGGTTCATCAACCGGTTCGGTCCGAACGTGGGACCCGATTGCTGTGGGTTTCCCTGCGCTTCTGGTGTGGGTGTGCGCCTGATCAACCTGATCGACCCAGCAAGGGCCAGGATGACCAAGCTACACCCAGAACAGTACAGGATGAAATCGAGCGCTGATGGCACCGTCAATCACCTGACCGTAGCTGAACGGTATGCAGCCATCGTGGTCTTCCAACCCACGTAGCAACCGACAGCGAAGATGCAGCACGATGATGCCGTGAAGATCGGAACGATCCACCTGATCACGTGAGCCCCCTACCTTCCATGACACCCCGTGCCTCTTCTTCGGTGATCGGGTAGTCTGCGGCCGAGTTGCAGTCCTCGACCAACCCGAACCTGAGGCGCAGGATGGCCGCCTCCTTCGGAGAGAGGTCTGCGATGACATTCTGGACGATGCCGAGCAGTTGCTTCTCGGCCACGTTCTGGAAGGGATCCGCTCCTGCACGATCGTCTTCGATCCGATCCTCGATCGTGTCACCCTCTCCCGAAGAACCGAGGGGTTGCTGCAGGGACACAGTCCCACGACCTGCATGCATGGTCGCTTTGACGACGGTGGAGCTGGCTCCGACCAGCGCCGTCAGTTCCTCGGTGGTGGGTTCACAACCCATCACCTCGCGGTACTCTGCGGCCGCCTGCATCATCTTGCGTTGGACGGTCTTCGCGTGGGCAGGCATCCGGATGGTGTTCTTCCTCTTCAGGATGAACTGACCGATCGATTGGCGGATCCACCACGTGGCGTACGTGGAGAAACGAAAACCCTTCTCGTGCTTGAAGCGATCGACGGCCTTCATCAGGCCGATGTTGCCCTCCTGGATGAGCTCCTCGAGGGGCAGGTTCTGTCCTCGATGGATCTTCGCAAGGGAGACGACCAACCTGAGGTTGCTCTCGGTCAGCTTGTTCCTGATCTTCAGGGCGGCGGTGGGCCGTTCGATGACCTCACCCTCCTCATCACGGGTGATGAGTTCGTTGTACCGCTTGAAGAGCTCCACGGTCTCCGGATGAGGCAAGAGCGGGTAGTTCCTCAGTGAGCTCAGGTACTTGTCGAGGACGTTCTGCTCGACGAGGTCGGTCCCCGACTTCTTCTTCTGCTCCTTTGCCCACTTCTTGGACGACGGAGCCCAGTTCATGTTCGGCATCAGTTCCACCTCGGACGTCCGCCCGATGCGGCGTACACGAAGGCCGAGTTGTCGAAGTCACCCGCAGGAAGACCTTCCTCCGAACGTGCGAACGTGTCTGACTCCGACCTCAGGTACGAATCGTGGTGTTCACGTCGAACGCGGCGCATCGCGAGCTCACGCCTGACGTAGGCAAGCTCGACCTCCCAAGGTTGGGGATCCATCAGCGAATTCACCGCCTGCAGCCGTTCGTCATCGAGACCACGGAACCGTGAGATCAGCTCATCGTCGAGCATCACGGCAAGCTGATCCATGCATGCCACGTCCGGGAAGTTCGGGATCGTGGCACGGTGGGGACGTCGATCGATATCACTGCGCTTGTTCTTCTGCACTGAATTCCCTTTCAAGGAACCTGGCCCATACCGGACCCAAGCATCCTAACCACCCAAACAGAGGACGTACAACCTACTGGACCAGTTCTTGGGCCCAGGGCGTACCCTGCCGTCGGATCTCGCTGATCGCACGTGCGAAGTCGAGCGCCTTGGCGACGGATCCAGCCCGCCCAGAGATCACCAGGGTGGTGAGCTCATCGGCGAGCTTCAGGATGTCCTTGATGCGTTGAGAATCATCGTCAATCGACTTGTTCATGCGGAAAACTCCTTCAGTTCATCGCACCCGGACCGCTCTTGGGCCAGGTACGCTTGTCGGCGGTTGAGATCGCCTGCAAGCACGATTCGACCTCTTCTTCGATCACATTGAGCACACGGTCCACATCGTTGATCGTGTCACGGGTGTTCTGTTGCAACCGGTCGATCCGGTCCGTCTGCAGCAGGTGCAGAACCAACCCATCCAGGATGGTACGTGCACGTTCGTGGTGCTCCATGGCCTTCTGCAGGTCAGGCTTCACACCCAGACAATCCAGGGCGCTCTTCGTGCGCTGCGTCATGCAGAGCATCACGATCAGCAGATCATCATCAGGTTCCATGCTGCGCTCCGTCGACAGGCATGCGCCACCAGCAACCATTCTCATCCTTGCAAAGGGCGAACCTGACCCCGTTGACGTGCTTGCTGTGCACGTATTTCATGGTGGGATTGAGTTGGGAAACGATGTAGACCGGGATGTCAATCCACTCTTGATCCCCGTCATCCCAAACCTCAAACTTGTTCATGTTCTTCATCTACCTCAGGTGAAGGCAACAGTTCACTCATGGTTCGACGTTCAGGGATCCCACCCATCTTGATGGGACACAGGCTCTGGAAGCTGCCCGTTCGATCCTTGGCAATGTTCCAGATGCCGGTAAACGGCTCGAAGTGCCAGATGACGTCAGCCGTGTGGCTGAGCATCGTGGGCAGACGAGACAGCTCCACCGTCTCCTTACCGATGTAAACGAGATGGATCATGTCATCCGTGAGGACCATGAAGTACTTCGGCAACGTCAAGGCGTTGAACGTTTCGAGTAGATCGGATCGTCCTTCCGGCGATGCCTGTTTGATCCGAAAGATCAGGTTGCCCAGGAACTTGTTCTTGGCGCTGGAACCCATCATGTGCTGGATCCTACCATCAGGCAGATGTCGGTTGCACCGCAGGCTGGCGAGGCCGGATTCGAACCGGCGTCTCCGGGGTCAAAGCCCGGGGTCCTGAACCGCTGGACGACCCGCCCAGGTTTTCAACAACGTTGGAATGCCACGATGATCAAGAAGGCAAGCATCGGCGAAACACTGAGCAGCATCCTGCCCAATGAACCGAACCTGGTGCGAGCGCTTGGGTTGATCATGGTCCCTTTTCTACGTTCCAACACGTTGCTGGCCTGGAAGGATTCGAACCTTCGTAACCCGGGTCAGAGCCGGGTGCCCTAGCCGTTAGACGACAGGCCAATGCGATCACCGTAAACGGAATTGAACCGTTGCGCGCAGTAGCAGCCGCGAGCCAGACTTCCGTGAGTCCACGTGCTTTCCTCGAATGCGGTGATCGGCACCAGGAGCAGGAATCGAACCCGCATTAGCCGTTTTGGAGGCGGCAGTCCTACCGTTGAACGATCCTGGTGTGTCAGCGAATGGCACCTCCAACGGGATTCGAACCCGTATCTTCCGCTAGACAGGCGGATGTCCTAAGCCGTTGGACGATGAAGGTATGAACTTGCAGCTCTCTTCGAGCTCTGTTTCTGTTTCCGGGTCTGGGTGTGATTTTCGATCCCTGAAGTACTGAAGCGATTCTTTGGTTCCGAGGATCCTTTGGCACAGATCGCAGCTGCACACCCGTAGCTGTTTCTTGAATTTCGGCTCACGCCTGTCAGACCTTGACCTGCTCATGGTGCCGATCCCTGGTTCTGATCCAGGCCAGGCCTCCTGATGCCGTCTGCAGGGATTCTCTCCCTGGTACGATCAGCTTCGGTGTGGTCCCCGCCGATGTGACGGGTGGGTTTCCCAGCTCCCTCGATCGGTGTGAAGTTCTGCCCAACGAGCCGGGTCGACACCCGTTGGGAGCGCTTGATCAGCGCTGGCGCCATCACCTGCAAGGACCTTTCCGTCCCCCGACCCGATGGGTTACTGGCGCGCCGTAATCAGTACGTACCTACAAGTGAAAAATGCCCGGACACAAGTGGGAATTCTCACAGTTAGAATTCATTCAGAATGCTGCAGCGATTCTGATCGCATTGTGCCCATCGTCGTAGGCTTACCACGTACTGATCTCGTCGTGGAGCACCAGGGATTCGAACCCTGCGCCTCCTGCGTGCAAGGCAGGCGCTCTACCCAAATGAGCTAGTGCCCCTCTATGATGAGGTCAGCGCTGTTGCGTACCTCATCATCGGCGTTTCTCGCCGGTGGAGCTGGAGGGAGTCGAACCCTCGGTCGTGTGAGGTCCATTGTCGGCTTTCTCAAACGCCCTGCCTTTCAGCCCCGTTGGTTGGGAACAGGATCATGGTCTCCCGCTCCCCGATCGTTGAAGCACCTACGACCATGACACGTACCCACGATCGTGGAGCACACCGGACTTGAACCGGTCACCTCTTCGTTGCGAACGAAGCGCTCTCCCAGATGAGCTAGTGCCCCAAGCACAGCAATTTTCAGCAACGTGGAGCCAGTCGGACTTGAACCGACCACCTCCTGCATGCCATGCAGGCGCTCTCCCGGATGAGCTATGGCCCCGAAACCTGCGTGATCGTATCGATCTTTCCTCCACCGCCCCTGATCTTCGACATCCCGAGGTCGATCAGAACAAGCGTTCCATCGTCCCTGACCATCATGTTACCGGCGTGGTAATCGTGGAAGTCGATGCCCAATTCGGTCAAGGTGTTGAAGATGTCACGGAGACCGTACTTCTTGACCAGATCATTCCAGCTGGAATTGATGCTTCTGGCGTACTCCTGTGCCTTCGGCGAGTTCAGGTTGTCTCCAAACTTCTTCTTCACCTGGCCGAGGATGTACTCCTTGGTGAGCTTCTTGGCCTCATCCCAAGAACCCCCTGCCCTCTTGATCCAGATCGGGAGCCCCGTCGCGACGAGCGCATCATTGAACTCCTTCGCTGCTTCTGCGGGTAACGGTTTCAGCTTTTCCTGGACGATGCCGTAGTTGTCGGTGTCGCCGAACTTGACGACAGCGAAGTACCGACAGACGTTCTGCACGTCCTTGCCCACCAGTGTCGCGGCAGCGCGAGCTTCCTGTGCATCGTTGGTCACCTTGAGCACCTTGTCACCGAACTCGAAGGCGGTGCCTCGGGTGCCGGTGCCCAGAACCTGGAGTGAATCAACCTTGCTGGGGGACAGCCCCAACCGAGCGAGTCCCTTGGGGAACTTCTTGAGGAGCTCCTTGGCGTCTGAGTCCGACACCGGTCCTCCATCCTCTAGGATCAAGGATCGCAAGCGTCCCATGGTTGTTCGGATCATACGACTATCTATGTGCGCCCGAAGGGACTCGAACCCTTGACATCCATCGCGTCAGGATGGTGTTCTAGCCGCTGAACTACGGGCGCATTGTCCGGTCTCTCCCGGATGTCCTGAAAACCTCACCTGAGCTGATCACCTCTTCTTGTGATGGTAGTGCTTGCGCCAGCAGGGTCGACACATGTAGAATCGACCGAGCAGGTCAGAAGCAATCCTGCAGAACCTGCACATCTTACGCCTCCTTTCACGATGAAAGGGCGTTACGTATCTTGGATCATTCTCCCACCTTCGGTTGCGGATCCCGGAGTCGCGCCGGATTCTCAAGCTTATGAGGCTTGCGAGTTGCTCTTTCTCTTATCCGCGGAAGCGGGTGCGGGATTTGAACGCCGCGACCTTCAGCTTATGAGGCTGACGAGCTACCACTGCTCTAACCCGCTATGAATCTTCGTGAACCTGGAGGGACTCGAACCCCCGGCCAGCACTGCTTAAAAGGCAGCCGTTCTGCCACTGAACTACAGGTTCATGGTGGAGCGTGGTGAAGGATTCGAACCTTCATTTCCGGCTGCGATTGCCGGCGTTATTTCCCATTCAGGCTTCCGGAGCGAGGTGCGCACCTCGATTTCCCTGGTCGTGAACGTCTACTAACCACGCACGGTGTGCGTAACAGGAATTGAACCTGTGACCTCCGGCACCCGGTTAACCAGGGCGGTGCTCTTTCTCTGAGCTATACGCACGGTGGGGGAGGGTGGACTTGAACCACCGACCTTCGTCCTCAACGGACGACGCTCTTTCTCTGAGCTACTCCCCCATGTTTTCGCTGTTCACCTGCCGCTTCCGGACTTTCACCGGACCTTACGAATTCGAAGTTCGCCGTGCGTGTACCACACTGCCGCGCTTGGGTTACTGGGACGGTGGGAGAGGAAGCGATCGCATCTTCGACCTCCAAGATTTCAAATCCTGGCGCTCTGCTACCTGAGCTACTCTCCCGTTCCATGACGGTACCAGGTTGTGCGCCCGAGTACAATCAGAATCGAAGCATTTTTCACCTTCACGGTTCTGTACCGTCTGGCTCACCCTTTGCCCTCACGGGCATGTAGGCAGAAATTGAATTCCTGCTGGAGCCCATGCTGGGATTCGAACCCAGTCCTGAATGAATGGTTACTGTTCTGCCACGAAGCGGGGGAGGATGGGCTTGAACCACCGTCTTCGGACCTATTGCGGTCCGACGCTGAAGTCTACTGAGCTACTCCCCCAAAACAGCTGCGGTTCCCTGAAGGAACACGAACGGAACGATTTCCCGCTCTCACAACCACTGCGGATCCGGTGGGACTCGAACCCACGGCAATCAGGGTAAGGGCCTGACGTTCTAGCCGCTGAACTACGGATCCATGCGAACGAGAGCTACATTGAAAGCGTAGGACCACGTTCGGCTGTAACGGAAGGAATCGAACCTTCTTCCAAGGGTCTAACAGGCCCGTGCTCGCCATTGAGCTTCGTTACAATGCTCTCCAGTCATTTCTGACTGAAATGTCCAGACCCAAGTCTTGGAGATCAGTGCCAGACAGGACGATCAGTTTCTTTGTGAATTGTGACCACTTTGCTTCATCCTTGAGCGTCTTCCAACCCTTCACTTCGACATAACAGTCTAGTTCAGGCAGGTAGAAATCTGGGACGTAGCGTCTTGGTTTGTCAAACTCATACGTGAAACTCTGTTTGTTCCTGACCCAGGGAACCTGATGCTGATCGAACCAGATGGCTAGCTTCAGTTCCCACGTACCATCGAATGATTCGTTTCGATACGAATATCGCCTACTACGTGCAAACGAATTGTGCCATGTGCCCGCTTCAACACGTTGGCTGATCGTCCTTGACAATTTTGCTCTGGTTTCAGGAGACAAGAACTTTCCAGTCATGCGAAACGAAACTTTTTTGTTGATTTCGTCACGTTTTGGGTTATTCTTGCAGCGAACTGCGTGTCCTCCCAGACTTTGCCCTTTCTGGAATTCACGATCACAGAATTGACATGTAAACACATGTGATTCTACATCGGCGCGGGAGGGTGGACTTGAACCACCGACCTTCGTCCTCAACGGACGACGCTCTTTCTCTGAGCTACTCCCGCATCTGCTCCGGCGCAGGGATTCGAACCCCGATGAGCTGGTAAACAGCCAGCCGTCCTCCCGTTGAACGACACCAGAATGTGCTCCCAGAGCTGGCCTTGCACCAGCACCTCCGTGCGTTCTAGCACGGCGCTCTGCCTTGAGCTACCCGGGAATGTTGGAACGTAGGTTGTCAAAGAAGTGAGGATTGAACCTCACGGTGGGGTACCACGGTATCGAACCGTGCGGGCCTTTTGGACGACAGATTTACAGTCTGTCCCGTCTCCTTAGCGGTCTAGTACCCCGTGATTTGTGTCGAAACGTATCGTCGCCGGTTCCTTTCGGTTCCGGCGACACCCTGACGTTCAGCTTCTGCTTTCGCGTTCAGGTGCTCCGGAAGCGGACAGAGCACCTATGTGCTCGTCACCGCCCAGTATTATCCTGGGCAACGGCATACTGCCATTGCTTGGTCTGTTTGGTGATAGCTGCGTTGAAGTTCATGTTGATTCTCAGTGAATCGTGGGACTGGGCGGAATCGAACCGCCGACTTCCCGCTCATCAGACGGGCGCTCTAAAACCCCTGAGCTACAGTCCCAGTCAGGGCAGCCTCAGTGGCTGTGTTGAATACCTTATCACTGTCAGCGCCATCGGTACACAATTTTTTCCGTAGAGCGACACTTTGTTGTCGTCACGCCGTCCGTGCAAAATCGTCGTCGAGCCTGACCACATCGTCCAGTTCGGGCGTGGAAACCTCGCCCAAGGTGCAGCCCTGGGGACCTGCACAGATCCGGTGAACGGTCCCTGCCTCGCAGTGGAAGGATGAGCCCAACGGCATCTCCAGTGTATGGAAGGAACCGTGCTTGGGATCTCCGACCTCCAGGACCATCGAACCGTTCAGGACGATGAATGTTTCAGTCTTCTTCTCGTGGTACTGCCTCGACAACCTGCATGCGGGTTTGACGACGAGCAGCTTTCCCACGTACGTAGAGGTCCTTGCCCACAGGACCTCATGACCCCAGGGCTTCTGGACGATGATCTGTTCCATGCTGGCAATTATTGGCCGCGCGCGGCCAATGGAAACCCTGTTTTGGTACTATCGAATTTTCTAGGGACAGCTCCCGGAGCAGGGTGCAGCCATTCGGTCCGTCGCAGGGACGTCAAAAAGCTTCGTCAGCATCGTGCTGACGAGCACCGGAAGCGATGGGAACGGCCACGATTCATCGTTGTTCACGACATGTTCCACGTCAGCGTCCGCCGCGAGCCTGTTCTCGCTCGGGTGTTGGCGCCAGGCCTCGTCCGGCCGCGCGCGGCGTGCCCGACGGGTCCGAACGTCGACCCTGCGCGCACCCAACCAGCGGTGCAGGTTGTCACGGTCGTTGTCGTTGCGTGCGTCGTTGATGACGATGCGAGCTCCCGCTGCAAGCATGCCCTCCAGTTCGGGCCTCGCCCGCATCGTCAGGGCATCAACATGGATCATCTGGCGCATCCACTCCTCGCCCAGGAGCTGCAGGATCCGACGGGGAGAGTTGTCGTTGATCGATCCAACACCTTCACAGTCCTCGCACGGACTGTAACGGTAGACAATCTCGGATCCTTGAAGCTCAGAGCCCCAGCACACGCTGCCCGTCTGCTTGCAGAACATACACGGGCGCGCCCAACGAGGATCGGGAGCGTTCCGAGCGGAGCTCGGTCCGTATAGCTGTTCCTTGGTGAACCCAAACATGTCGCCGACGAAGCGCTTCATGGGGGCCGCGAGCGAGTACGGAACCCAACCGTGCTGCTCGACAAGCAGTTTCGCGACGGCATCCTTGCCCGCTCCGGCAACCCCAGACAGTACGATGAGCTGTGACATGTGTTCATCGTACCATCAAAGGCTTCGAACTTTCACCCGTTGAAGGTTGAGAGGTGCCCAGGCGCTGCATCACGCCAGCGTTCTGCCCGTTTCTGGAGCAGCGCTGCCACCACCTCGTCTGAGCGCGGGCAACGCCCGACCTTCCGATCGTGCCTGATGCCCTTAGCATTGTTGCACGCTGAACACGCCAGCGCGAGGTTACGCGGATCGTCAGAGCTGCCGCCGGCGCACAGTGGCCGGATGTGTTCCAGGGTCGCGGTCGTTGAACCATCGAGCATGACGCAAACAGGTGAACTGCAATGGATGCACTTGCCGCGCCAGTAGGCCTGTTCGACAGCGACGATCCGGAAACTACTGTCTGTCACCACGATCAGTTCGACCAGCTTTGTCCTTGCCTTGCCCCGGGGCCTCGTCGCCTTCATCAGGCTCAGCTCCCGATTTCTCCTGCTTTTCTTCATGGTCGTCCGTGTCTGAACCTTCCTCCTCATGATCATCACCACCCGAGCTGGGTTTGGCATCCGCACCCAGCACCTTGGACGTATCAGACCCTGCGCTCAGCTGCCAGATCGCAGGAGCCCTCCTTGCAGCGATCCCTCCCGTGCCCGCCGCGGCGGGTGGGGTGGTGGTCGGATCTGTGTCCTTGGGGTGCATCCCGATCTGGGCGTTCGGATCCTCCCCCCTGTACGGATCACCGCTGGTGCCTGCCTCCCGTCCGGGCGAACGGTACCAGGTCGCGGAAATGTCGTCGGTGCCGGTATGGTCACGGACCATGTCGAACGGCGCGTACGCTCCCTTGGCGTCCCTCGGGTCTGAACCGCTGGCACCTGCCGGGCCTTCCTGCAGGAAGAAGTCCAGGAACTCCAGCTCGAGCCCCAACGATTCAGCGACAGGGTCGCCCAGGCCGCGCCCTTCCTCATCGTCGACAAGGTGCTCTGCCACATCGTCGTCAGGGTTCCCACCCGGCCCGCGATCGTCACCCTCGATCCGGGCGTCTGACTCGGAAACTCCCGGATCGAGACGCTCTGATTCAGGACCGCTCACCGGTTCACCGTCAGACGGGAGCCAGCGACCTGGCATCCATGCCTGTTCTCGGATGTATTCCCTAAGGATCCGGAGCCTGACCTTCATGGTGAGTAACTATCCGGGATGTTCCGCCCATCGCATCCCTGGCAACCATTCAGCGAGCTCCATGAACCCAGACAAACGCTCTCCAGAAAGCATGCACGGACCGAACAGGAGCGTTTCCTTCGCCTCCTTTGGCACCGAGCGGCCCGGTACGGGTGCATTGAGCCATTCAAAGAACGATCGATCGCCCATCGACCGGCGGCGGCCAAGCAGCATCCGGTTCGCATCAACCAGGCTCAGGGTCCCACGGTGCTGGTTGCAGTGGTAGTGCGACGGACCGACGTTGTCGACAGCTCGGCGGCTGCCTCCCATCGATTGGGGGACGAGATGCTCCCTGGTGACGCAGGCCAGGTTCTTGAATGAATGACCGCAGACGATGCACTGGTTGCCCCATCGCTCGACCAACCTGCGGAATGCTCGCAAGGTTGTGGCAGACATCGTGTTCGGCGGTGGCCGAGTCTTTCCCATGCTCAGTGCCATGGTACCACGGCACCTACCGGTGATTCACCGAACACGATCAACCTGCAAAGATCTGGATGTGCTTCTCCGCGACGCGTTCCCATGAATTCTCGTTGATGAATTTCAGCTGACGTTCGACCTGCTCCTTGCGTGCCAACCTGTTCGAGAACATCCGATCCAGCGCGTGGGCGATCTCCTCCGGAGTGTCAGCCTTGATGGTTGGGATGTCGGAGAAGTGGTTGACGCTGGTGGTCACCACGGGCGCGCCCTTCGACATGGCCAACCGTGCGGCACCCGAGGCTCCGAAGACCTCGTGCTGTGGGTGTGAGACGTACGGGAAGACGATGGCCTGGTTCGTCCTCATGTACGAATCAAGGGCTGCATCGGACTGGTACCCTCGGATGATTGCTACGTTGTCCTGGATGCCCAGGGACTCGACCTCCCGCATCAGGCTCTCGTAGTACAGCTGGTGATCTGCTGTGTTGAAGGATGATTCGCTGTACAGGCCGGTGAAGAAGACGTCCGGGTACCTTTCACGCAGGATCGCAGCTGCTCGGATCGACTTCTCCCAGCCCTTGTACCTGAACCCGAACCCGAACTGCATGAACGTCCGATCGCTGTGGTAGAAGTTCCACAACCTCTCCGGTTCAGCTATGGGTTCGCAACCGTGTGGGACCACGTGCACGGGTGAGGCAATCCCCTTCTCTGATTGCAGGACATCACGGGCGCCCTGCAGGTGGACGATGATCTCGGGCATTGCAGCCTCCACGATCGTCTTGTCCAGGTGGTGGAAGACGGAGTGCATGGTGACGATGGTCCGGTAGCTGTCCAACCGGTTCATCAACGACAACCAGTGGCCTGCGTTGGGCCAGATGCCGAACTCGTGTTGGATCCAGACGATGTCTGGGTCGTATTCCCTGACCGCGCGCGCCAGGTCACCGAGCGGCGCGCCCCGGTTCCAGCACGGGATCACGCGATCGTGGCCCACCACCACATCACCGATCATGTTGACGGGTCCCGTCGGTGTGTCATTGCGCTCGATGAAGAGCTTGAAATCACCGAACCTCCGCGCGACGTGCGGCAGCAGGTTCTCAGAGTAGGTGGAGATGCCGCATTGCATCTTCCAGTTGCCGATGAACGCAAGCTTCAACCGGTCCACCGGACCCGACGTTCGTCTGGGACGAAGCCTGCCGGCCCTGACCTGCAATTGGGTCACCAGTTCACTGGGTGCCAGGTGCACGTACTCGCTGGGCACCTCTAGCACCTTCACCGCTGGGTCGTCGTCGGTGATGGGTGATGATGATACTACGAAGATGCTACCGTCACGGATCGCGACAAACCTACTCAACATTTTTCACCCTCGATGGCAGAAACAACCTGGTCAACGAAACCATCGTAGGCCGCGCGTACAGCCCGTTGGTCAATTCCCGGCAAAAAAGTGCGTGACCTGATCACCGCCTCATGGATCAATGCCTTGGTCGCCCCATGGTACTTCACGGAAGAATGGTTGACGGGGTGCAGGTCTCGGAGCTTATCATGGTGGTCGATCACCACGCAAGGAACTCCCGCCATCGCGGCGACAACTGCACCGTGGAAGCGCTGGGTGATCACCAGCCTGCACCTGGACATCTCTGACACCAGCCCGTCGATGTCGGGCATGCCCTGCAGGACACGCATGTGGGTGGACCGACGGTCCATTCGAGCCAGTATCTCATGAGCGGGCCAGGTATCGTCCATCGCTGGGTTCCTGCACAGCGTCATGAAACAGACGTCAACTTGGGCCAGCACGAGCGAGTCCAGGTACTGTGCGAGCTCATCCTTCCAGCGATCCCATGCAACATGGCTCCAGTGTGGGGCGCGCCAGGTCGGTACGACCTCCACGTTCGGGATCACCATGACCGGCCCATCGTCTGCGTAACCCGTGGACGCGACCGTGAGCAGGTTGACCAGGTCGGGTACCACGATCGCATGGGGGGCCCAAGCAGGCGCGCGGGGTGACCTGGTGAAGATCGCGCGGGCTTCTGCGGCGAGGGCAGCATGGACCGGATCCACCGCAGTCTCTGTGCCCACCCCCACGTAGAAGATCGGCCGGCGATGGGCGCTCGTCAGCATGGCAAGCGCACCGTCGGTGATGTCAGGTCTCCCGTGGAGCATGCTGCCCCCGCCGACGATGACGGCTGCGCAGCCCTGCAGTGCCTGCTCGTCGACACGGTCCACGAACCTGAGCTGAACCTTCGTGCGGGCAAAGATCGCCCGTAGGGCCTGGGCCATCAGTTCATCACCGACATTGCCCCTGCCGTACCACCCGTAGACCAGGACGGACGGTTCCACGATCGACGATTCCTCTCAGGTTGGGATCTTGATCTGCCAGATCACGGTCCGCGGCGTCGATACCTTCCAGCGGATCCTGAGCCGCAGCTCCTCCTCCGGATGGTTCGCCCTTGGTTCTCGAACATGGTGCATGTAGAGCTCCCAGTCCACCTCATCGACCATCCGGTGATGGCCGCACGGTGGCGGGTGATGATCGTGCGGATCGAAGCACACGCTGACGTAGTCAGCCGGGTGCACCAGGAGCGCACGGCTCTTGGGCACCATTTCTTCGATGTTGACCTGGCCTTCACCCGTGACCAGAAGACGACCGTCCGTGAAGATCCGAGAGCTCATGCATTAGGTATTCACCTTGACGCAGATCCGGATGCTGTCAACTGGGACGGTGGGCACCACCATCGCGCTAACGTTCACGGTGATATTTTGAGCTCCGGTCGAAGCAGAACGTAGGAACGCCCCGTGGCCATCTCCGTCGACCTGGACCAACAGGCCCAACTCGCCCGTGCTCGACCGGTGCATGTCTCCCGGCCATGCGGACGGTGCCAGGTCAGAGACCGGCACCAGGAGGTGCTCACGTGTGACAGAGGCCCGGATGTCACCGTGAGCGGTGATGATACCCTGGCTCAGGAACGAGTCCAGGACCGTCCTGATGCATCCCTTCGCGGCGCTCGCCTTCATCGGGTTGGTCGCCACGATCCTGTTCCGGATGGCGGAGGCGATCAGCTCCGCCGCGTTACGACCCATCAGGATCGGATCCTGGTGTCCGCACCGTACGTGATGACACCGCTAGCCCAACCGATCGTCTGCAGGACGGAGTCCTCGTCCGCATGGACATGCCCATCATCGATTGTGAACCACCAGCGTTCATCGTACGACATGGACCCGGTCGAGTGGCTGACGTGGTTCATGCAATGCAGCCCAAAGTCCACAAAGCATCGTCCGTGCAGCGGGTGCTGCCTGTCGACAGACACGAGCGCGATCCATCCCCATCCATCAGGTGACGGACATGCATCGCAAACCGCTAGGCCGCATTGGAAGGTGGTTCTCACGATCTTCCCCTCAGCGGGGGAGGAACTTCGCAGCCCGGCGTAGCGCAGCCGCGACCACCTTTGAACGTTGCTTGTACTGGGCGGTGGTGCACGCGCGTTTGTGGTCGCAAACACCGTCGTTGATCCCAGGGATCCTGTCGAGGGCATCCCGGAAGCTCTCCTCTGAGCTACCGTCGTACCATCCCTCCACATCTTCATCCACGGCGAGGAAGAACCTGCTCCGGAGCTCCGGCGGAACATGCATCTTCTTGATCCGTGCCTTCATGTCAGCCACGGCGCGGGCCCTGAGGTTGTTCAGGGGCGACAGCTGCACGGCCAGGTCGACCACCTCTTCTTCGTTGATGCGGGTCCGTTCTGGTTGCTTCCCGGTCATGGCGAAGTACAGCTCACCCAGGCCGCAGTGCATGGAGCGCTTCCCGTCAGTCGGATCTGGACCGTTCTTCAGGGTCCCGCTGCACAGGCGGAGAAAACGTTTGTTCTTCCCGTCATAGATGGTACGGGCCAGCTCGACCAAGAACCGACGGTCGACGGTGACAGTGGGTTTCCTGGCGCTGCGGTTGCCCTTCGGTGACTTCCTGATCTTCATCGTTCTACCACTCCTTCAGTGCAGCCGATCCTACGCATCCGGTGCTACGAAGTTCAAGTGATGTTGATGCTCGAGCCGCCCCTGAAGAGCTGCGCCTCCACCTCACCCCTCTCCACCGACTCCCGGATGACGTACACGTGGGTGGAGCTGACAGCACCCGTGCAGTCCAGGAACTGGCACCTGGAACCGACGACCGACAGCACCAGGTACCCATACCAGACATTGTTCCTGATGGGCCCGATCCAGCGCATCACCAGCATGTCACCCGGCAGCACGGTGGCTGACCAACACCGCTGAACCGTAGTACAACCTGTCCGCCACCGGCATCAGGTTGCGCCGGTGCACCCTGCCGTCGCCCAGGATCCAGAGGGTGTCGCCCTGCACCTGCAGGACCAGCTCGGTCGTACCGACAGTCGAATCGAGCAGCATGTCGCCCGGGTGCAGCACCATGATCGGGATGAGCCTTCCGGCCATGTCAACCCGCATGCTTGCCCAATCCCAGCACCAGCAGTCCCTCTGCTGCGTATGACTCTGCGTTCAGGTCCGACGACAGCTGCCCACCCGCCATCGCAGCCTCCAGCTGTTCCTTGAGCTCGCCTAACCAGGGTCCGGGCGCTGCGCCCGAACGGGCCAGGATGATGCCCATGGTGCCCTTCGGCAACCGCGGTAGGTTGTCAGCGGCGTACAGTTCCCGGACACGAGCCTCCAGCTCATCGCCCCGGCGCATCGCCGCGGCACGCTTCCGTGGGTTCTTGGTGGTCAGGTCGGCACGTGACAGAGCCAGCAACCGCTCGAAACCCCGCATCCCGTCCAGGTCGGTGAGCAACCGGCGGACAGCGCTGTCGGTCCATCCGCTGCTGTAGCCCGCCGGGCGCAGGTGGTTGAGGACGAGCGACCGGACGGTGCGCAGCAAGGCCACATCCTTTCCGAACAGGCCCAACCTGCGCTCGATGGAACCCACCGCCCGCGCACCGACCACATCGTGGTTGTGGAAGCTGACACGGCCCTGCCGGTCGACGGCCCGGGTCTGCGCCTTCCCCACGTCGTGCATCAAGGCGGACCAGCGCATCTCCACCGTGGCGGGCACCCCGAGGACCACCTTCTTGGTGTGATCCCAGACGTCCTTGTGGAGCGCAGCCTCCGGGTCGTCGCCCAGGTCACGCAGGGCCTGCAGCTCCGGGATCAGCGCGGCCAACGCGCCCGACCTGAGGAGCAGCTCCAGGCCTGCGTCCGGGAAGGGTCCGGTCAGCAGGGCGTCAAGGATCGCGCGCACCTGCACGGGGTGACGCCGCCAGGCATTCTGGTAGTCGCCCTGCCCGAAGATGCGGGGAACCTGCACGTCATCTGGGACGCCCTGCTGGGCACCCAGGGCGCACAGATCCAGGACCTCGAGGGCGTCCATCAGTCCCTCCTGTCGCCCCGGGGGTCGCACTGGCCCTCGGTGCCGAAGTAGTCCTCGTCCAGCAACCGGTCCAGCATCCGGTCGAACTCTGCGCAGGCCTGCCGGGCACCCTCGTCCTTCTGCACCCTGTCGGACGTACCGTGGTCGAGCACGTGGGCCACGAACAGCGTGGCGCGCTCGGCCAGGTTCTTGGGCGTGGTGCTCGCGATCTTCTTCTTCATGCTGTTCTCTCCCGTTCAGAGCATCGCGATGACGGTGGGCAGGGAATCCGCCGCGCCGGAGTAGCTCCGGAGTTCCACGGAGGCGCCCGCCCTGATCAGGGCCTCGGCTGCCTGGCGCGCGAACTCGGCAGAGCCGGCCACCATGATGGGGGTGCCCAGGGGCGACTCCACCGCCTCCTTCGCCTCCTTCAGGCCCAGGCCCGTCAGCTCCCGGATCACCTTGATGACGTTGATCTTGGCCGTGCCGACGGCCTGCAGCGACACCGCCTGGCGCCCAGCCGGGACCATCAGCAGGGTCGAGGCCCGGCAGAAGCGGTCGAACAGGTCGGACAGGTGTGCCACGGGCACCACCTCCGACATCCGGATGCCCCGGGGTTCCTCGTCCGGCGGGAGCTCTGACCCATCCTCGGCGACCTCCCTGACCACGAAGTCGACCCGGATCCTCGAGAGGGGTTGGCGGCTGCGCATGCTCTCCATGTTAACCACCCTACCACCGGTGCATCCCAGGTTTCACAGCTCCACGATCCATTTGCCGCCGCTCCCCGTGGGCACAGCCCCCGCTGCACGGAACAGGGCCCGACCACGTTCGCTCCATGGGAAGCACAGGAAGCGCCGGGCGCCGAGCGCCCGGGACACCTCGATCGCCCGGTCGACCAGGTGCCGGCCCAGGCCGGCGCCGCGGTGGGGGGCAGAGACGTACACAGCGACCTCCATGTCCCTCGGATCCGATCCCGGAACGACCAGGGCCCAGGCGATGGGTTCCGCCGGCCTGATGACCCACCCGCACGGTGCTGGGCAACCGTCCAGGGCACGTTCCAGGTGCATCCGCATGTCTGACTCCAGCTCACAGGTCCCGACCGAGCCCGACGGGAGCTCCCCATCGTCGGGCGCGCGGTTGGTCAGGGGCAGCAGGGCATGCAGCTCATCGGGCACCAACGTACCCAACCCGACGACGCGGAGGGCGGGACGGGGCGCCCCGATGGCCTCACGTGAACCCAGGCTGACTGTGATGGGGGGAACAACGGCCGCGCGCGGGCGATTGACGGTGGGCCTCACGGTGGAGATCATGCTTTCCTTTTCATCCCTTTCAGAGCAGGTGACCGGCGGTGCCGACGGTCGGTGGAATACAGCCGGACGGGCCCAGCTGGTCGTGCACGGCACGCAGGGCGGTGACCAGGAGCTCGCATGCCGCGGCGAGCTCGGGTTCACCTGAGCCCCGGAGCATGTCGGGCAGCCCAGCGAGCGGCAGATCCTGCAGGCGGACCCGCAGGCGAAGCCCGGCCAGGTCGGCAAGCGATCGTTGCAGGGCCCGGAGCTCGCGGGGGTCGAGCTCCATCAGCCGCTCCACCGGGTCCACATGACCGCGGTGCCCTCGGGACCGTGGGAGACGACCAGGCCCAACCGGTGGTGCGGGGGCTGGTGCTTCGCCGAACGGTGCTGGACCAGGGCGCCCGGTTGCAGGCACGGGAAGCAGGTGACCAGGCAGGAGGCGAAGAACCCTCCTGCCTGGGCATCGTACCGCTTGAGCTCGGTGCCGGCGGTCAACGGTCGACCACCACGCGTTCCAGCAGGGCCTGCAGCTCAACGTGGGCCCCGGGGGCCGCCCGGGTCGGGTACACGCTGACGATCCGCTCGCCGGGCAGCAGCGCGGCGGCGACCGCCATCACGTCGGGCTCACCGTTCGGGTGGGCCGGGACGGCGACCGTCCGGTACGGGCACGGCCGGAAGGTGGCGGACGACCGGCGCAGGCGATCCGGGATGCCGGGGACAGGGGGAACGCTCATGTTCAGAGGATCCTCGGGTCAGCACGGTGGACATTGAGCTCACGCAGGCGTGGGCCGATACGCGCGAGCAAGGCGATCGCCCGGTGTTGACTGTCGGCGCGCCCGTGGTACCCGGCCACGAGAGCCAGGCGGACGACGCGGCACGCGGCCAGGAGGTCAGGGTCGGGCAGGTCGGCGAGGGAGAGCCTGCTCGCCAGGTCCCAGAACCCGGCGGCGGGCAGCAGGAACAGGGCATCGCCCAGCTGGGCTGCCGCGCTCCGGTTCATCGACCACCGTCGGCTGCATCAGGGAGCGCCCAGCGAACGCACGGGCAGCGCTGTTCGTATTCCTGGCGCCAGCGAGAGCACCACTGCTGCGGGTAGGCCCCGGCGTTGCCGTAGTTCCCAGCGGTGAGATTGTTGGTGCGGGTCTCGGTGCACGTCAACCCCGATGGGCGTTCGGTGCAGGGACCCCGCTCTGCGCAGGTCGGAGCAGGCGCCGCGGGAACCGAGGGGGTGGCTGCGGTCGACGGCCCGGTGTCGGCCGGCATGTCGCCGCAGCCGACCATGCACGCCAGGACGATGATGGTGAGGTGAGCGAGGGTGGTACGACTGTCCATACTCAGCAGGGTACCACGGATGGGCCCAGGGTTGCACTGCCCAGGATCCGGAAGGTGCACCGGCGTGCCTGGTGGCCCAACCTCAGCTGTGTCTTCATGCGGGTACGTATGGTCGCCCGGCGGAAAACAGTGCACCGGCAGCAGGGATCCCGCGCGGGTCCGGAATTTCACGCGTGATTTGTGTGCATACCCCAAGCGGGAGGCCGCCCGAGACCTTCGACAAAGGTTGCCAGCGGGCCGGGGCGGCCCCCCACCCCCTAGAAGGGGCCGTTTAGGGGGCCGTCGATGGGGCCCTGTGAGGGGCCCCGGGGCCGGGGCGGCCCGTTCAGTACAGCGGGTACTCCACGATCGCCCAGTACGGGCGGGTGGACAGTTCCGTCCCCGACCACTCGCAGGGTTCGCCCCCGTCCTCCTCCATGTGCTCGCCCTCCGGCTCGCCGTCGAAGTGGGCGAGCAGCTCGGCGTCCTTCCGGACCTTCATCGCCTCCACCGTCGCCCGGTCGAGCGACACCATCGCCACCTCCAGGGTGACCCCGCTGCCCATCGACACGTCGCCCTCCAGCTGGAGGACGTAGGCGTACTGGGACCCGTTCTTCTTGGTCGACTTCTTGGTGGTTTCCATGGTCCTAGTATATCCTCCGCGCATCCGAGGTTTCACAGTCGAACTCTCAGGCGATGGCGGTCGCGGTGACCCGCAGGCGGGTCGTGCGGCCGACGATCCGCTCGTCGACGGAGATGAAGCAGTGGCAGTCGGGCAGGGCGAAGCTGAGGTCACCGTTGACGTAGCCCTTCGACGCCAGGAACCGGCCCAGCGCGCTCTCCGGGTCGAAGTACGCGACCAGCTTGGTGTACGGGTCGTCCTTCGGGCCCGTGGTGGTGGAGGACACGGTGGGGGAGGCCTCCAGCAGGGCCGCGATGCGGCAGCCGAGCATGGGGGAGATTGCGGTGTGCTTGTTGGTTTCCATGGTTCCAGTATAACCCCGACGGGATCCCGGATTCACCGGGATCCCTGTCGAGGCCGGCGTCAGACCGCGTAGCGGGAGTTGAAGTCGTCCAGCAGGCTGCGCTCGGTGCGGACCATGCCGACCTCCCTGAGGTGCGACAGCGTCCGCGTGATCGACAGCGTCAGGGTCAGCGGAGCGGCGGGCGCGTTGCCGCTCATGAGGGTGATGAACTCCATGACCACCTCGTTGCGGGGCGTGATCCCCACGACCCTGAGGGTCAGGCGCTCGAAGGTCCACTCGTCCCCCACGTTGAGGTGTTCCTTGTCCAGGCGGCGTTGGACGCGCTCGGTGAGGACGGGGGCCGTGCGGTTGCAGCTGCAGTTGGTTTCCATGGTCCTAATCTACCAGGATCGGGACCGTGGATTCACCGACGATTCAGACAGCGTCCAGGAAGCGGACCGCCGCCCGGTGCACCCGGTAGTCGTGGGGGCGCAGGGCCTCGCCCCTCTCGGAGGCGGAGATGACCTGGTCCAGCGCATGGAGGGCGACGTTCCGCAGGAAGGAGATGATGAGGTGTTCCATGGTGTCCAGTCTACCTTCCGCGCATCCGAGGTTTCACAGCGTTCCGAGGGCCAGGCTGACGACCCAGAGCCACAGCACCGTCGCCAGCACGGTGGCGAGGGCGGTCAGTTCATCGTGCTCGACCGAGCGGTCGATCCGGACCAGCGTACCCTTCAGCATGTCCCATCCTACCTTCTGCGTGCCCCCGGATTCACCCTTGAGAATCCGGGAGGGCTGGGAGGTTTAACCCCTCAGATCAGAGCTCGCCGCACTCGGTGACCGCACCGGAGCCCTGGACCAGCTCGCGGGGAGCGTGGCATCCCCACACCTTCCGCGACGGGCGGGCGGCGGGGGCGACCGGGCGTTGGCCGACGATGACCATGTTCCCCATGACCTGGACGGGAGCGACCGGCGCCTGGACCGCCGCCGCGACCGGGCGGTGGGTGACGGGCGCCTCGGCTGCCGCGACCGGGGTGGGTGCGGCGAAGGCGAGGAAGGCGAAGGACGCCGTGGCGATCAGGGAGAGGACGGTGCCGAGAACCTGCTTGGTGGTGGTCTTCATGGTATCAGTATACCTCCGTTGGGATGGGGTTTTCACTGGGAAACTTGGGGGCGCTCGGTGCGGACCATGCTCACTGCCAGTACTCCCACCCGGTGAGGTCCTTCGTGGACACCATCCACCCGCCGGGGGTGCTGGGGATGAAGAGGAGCGGGTACACCGTGTCGCCGGGCACGTACTGGGTGGGCCCGTGGGGTGAGACGCAGCAATCCTCGTTCTCTGCCCACCAACCGATGAGGACGGCGTCCTCAGATCGGGTGTTGAAGATGAGGAACTTGGGTTCGCTGTCATCGAACCAGGTGTCCTGAGCCTCGTGGACGATCCCACGGAGCAGGAGGTACGGGCACCAGTCACCCTCCTCGTTGACGGTGAATGCGCCGTAGGTGTCCGGGATGACCGGATGGGCGAAGAGGTGGGTCACCGTGACGGGTCCCGGGTTGAGGGAATCCGGGGTGATGGAAGAGTTGATGAGGGCCTGAGCTGCGGTGGTGTCCATGGTCCTAATCTACCACGAATGGGATCCCGGATTCACCGGGATCCCATTGGGAGGTCCTAGGCCCGGGCGCACCTACGACCGGCGGGCGTCAGGGAGTACGTCAGGCGACCCGTGGAGGTGCGCCCGGTGATCCTCACCAGCCCGTTGACGATGACGGAGTAGCGCGCCTCGTCGTGGAACCCTCGGGGCCCACCGTCGTGCATCCTCCGGAAGTAGCACCGGTTGGAGTCGCCCGACAGCTCCGGGTTCACCCTCCCCATGATCTCCAACCGGGTGCTCCCGGGGTGGGAGAGGAGGTCCTCACAGATCGACTTCATCTTGGGGGACCGGTGCTGGAGACCCCTCGGGAGACTCCTCCGGTGCTCGAGCGCGGGGTGGGAGAGGTAATTCGAAGGGGTGATGGGGGTGTTGGTGTCCATGGGTCCAATCTACCTCAGATGGGATCCGGGATTCACTCCTGATCCAGGTCGATCAGCTGCCCAACCACCGTCACCGTGTACTCGACGCGCAGGTTGGGCGCCGTCGGGTGGTGGTTGAACATGGTGAAGCTGGCGACCTCACCGGTGGGGGTCTGCACCGTCGTCGGTTCATGGTCGCTCGAGTCGGTGTCGACCGGGATCCGGTGCTGGGAGAACGCGTTGATGATCTGCTGGGCGATCAGGGTGGGCTTGATTTCCATGGTCCTAGTCTACCACAACCGGGACCATGGATTCACCCCGATGTCAGCGGGGGAGGCTGCGCACCCGCTTCAGGATGGCGGCGATCTCCCCGTACGCCTTGTTCCAGTCCTCGGCGTTGAGGCCCTGATCGTCCAGCGCGGAGATCACCTGCGTTGCGGCACCCTCCGCGTACTGCAGCTTCTCCTCCACGTCGGCGGCGGCCTCACGGCGTTGCGTCAGCAGGTCGGTCTTCTTGGTTCCAGGCATGATCGGTTGTACCTCAGATGGGGGTTTGGGTTCACCCGGTGACGGGTTGAGCTTCACCGAGCCAGCGCATCTGCAGCGAGAACATCTCCTCGTCGGTCATCTGCTGGTCACCTCCCAAGCACTCCGGGCACGTCCAGAGGCGGAGGTCCAGGCCGTGTTCGCAGCAGGAGCACACCTGGTCGAACGGGTCCACGTGGATGTCGGAACCGGAGCCCAGCTCCTTCTCCGACATGGCGAAGAGGCCGAAGAGCTCACGCTCCTCGTCGTTGGACAGGACGGTGAGCTTGCAGTTGGGGCACTTGGTGTCCATGGTCCTAGTCTACCTCGGTTGCAGAACGGGTTTCACCCTCGAGCGGGCGCTCGGCACGCGTGTCCCTAGGGCTGTGCCATCATCTGGAGGCACTCCGTCCAGGCGTGTCTGTACGCCCGAACCTCGGACGTGCTGGGTGCATGGCCCAGGGCACGGGTTGCGGCCTCCCAATCGGGCGTCTCCGAATCGTTCCCGGCTCCGATGGACGCATCGTGCGCCGTCCGTTCCAGGAGACGCTTCACTGCGGGGGTGATTTCCATGGGACCAGTCTACCCCTTTCGAACCCGATCATTCACCGGTGCCAGCCTGACGATCTCGCCCCGCTGCGTCCGGACCATCGCCACCGTCAGCTCGTAGGTCAGGTGGGACCTGACCACGATGCGCTCCTGGGTGCCCGGGGAGCGGGTGAAGATGACCTCGAAGGGTTGGAAGGTGTTCATGATCCTGTTGTACCCTGGATGATGGGTTGGGTTCACCCCTGCGGATGGACGCCGTCGTTGAAGCTGTGGAACATCACGCCGCCGATCACCCACCGCGGGTTCGCAGGAGCGTACGCTCGCCAGTCGCTGCGGGTCCGGCGGGTGAACTCGGTCCGTGCATGGAAGGTGACGATGTCGTCACGGTCCGCAGCGATGGTGGCGATCAGGTCCTCCGTGGTGACCGAGCCCATGTCCAGCAGCACCTTCAGGTGCCCCGCCGGGCACCAGTACCCGTCCGCGGTCAGGACCTGGACGGTGCCCACCTCGTCCACCAGTGCATCCACCACCGTGGAGGAGCGCCCGGCGGTCGGACCGGTGACCTGCCTGACGCGCTTGCCGATGAGCTGTTCTGACTCCTCGGAGATCATGACCTCGATGCCGCCGACGACCTTGGTGTTCGTGTTCATGGTCCTACTCTACCCAGGATGGGATCAGGGTTTCACGGTGTGATTGCCACCGCACACGTAGCACATGGAACCGGGTCCGGCAGGGAGGCGGCACGAGCACTCGCGTTCCTGGAAACCGGGAGCCACGTACCTGAAGGGCATGCTGAAGTGGGCGGACCGCAGCTCCACGCCCACCCGGTCTGGGGCACCCTCCATGGGCTCCACCGTGATCTCGATGCTGTGGATGTCCGATCCGGGGTACCGGACCTTGTGCTCTTCGATGATCGCCCGGGCCCGTTCCAGCATGGTGTCGGTGTGCATGGTACCAGTCTACCCCGGTTGCGGTTCAGATTTCACCGCGTCCTGAGGAGCGCCTGCGCGGCCGTCACCCGGCGGCACAGGTCCTGCTCCCGACCCGTGAAGTGGTGCCGGGTGGAGATCCGCAGCTCCTTCCCGCAGTGCGGGCAGGAACGCGTGTACGGCGAGGCGCTGGAGAGCTCGATCACCTCCAGCGCCAGGAGGTCTCCCAGGTTCGGGTTGAAGGTCCGGTAGGCTCCGGGCGTCCCGGCTGCGTTGTCACGTTCGTTGACGATCAGGGTGAAGACCACCTCACCCCGGGAGGTGAACCACAGCGACGACAGCGCGCCGGTGAAGTGGTGCCGGCTGATCCCCTCCGCCTCCGCGCGCTTCGCCTGCTGCTGGGCCAACGGGGTCGCCGGGCGTCCGGCCAGGTAGGAGACGAAGAGCTCTGAGCCCGGGGGGACGTGCCGCAGCTTCAGGAAGGCATCGACGGGGCTGATGGTGTCCATGGGTCCAATCTACCTCCTTTGGGCCCTGCGCTTCACCCTAGAACCGGAGCCTGCCGCTGGCGGGCGGCCACGACGCGAACTGTCCCTCTTCCAACCAGCGATCCACCGCCTCCGGCGTCAGGCGACGGGCCGTGTCGCGCCAGTGCGCCAGCAGGACGAAGTCCACGACCTGGTCGGCCGTCTTCGGTGCGGGGCTCCAGGGACGGACGGTGGCACGGATGGCGTACGATCCGTCGACGGCAGGGTCAGACTCCAGCAGCAGCTCCTGCACCTGCAACCCAGTGTACAGTTCCACGCCCAGCTTGATGGTGTCCTTGATCATGATCTGTTGTACCTCAGATGGGGGTAGGGTTTCACTCAGGCCTGATGTCAGCGAGCGCGATGCCGATCACCTCATCGCAGACACCGCTGCACCGGAGCAGTTCCTTGATCTCAGCTGCCGAACTGTCGGCGTCTGCGTGCTTGGCGATCAGGTCGTATGCCCTGGAGAGCTCCGCGGCGAGCTCGACACGCGTGCTAGACATCGAGGTACACCACCAGGTTCTGCTTGCACAGCTTCCGGGACGAGAAGATGATGTACCCGTCCTGGGCCTCCACCCCCTTCGACGCCTGGAGCTCCCGCAGCACCTTGGTCACCTCCACGTCCGAGACGTCACGGTCCTCGTAGGCGTAGCCACGTTCCTTGTCGGCCGCCGCGCGCTTGTCAGCGCGGACGAAGTACCGGCCCTTGCACCCGCACATGCAGGCGTGCTTCCCACGGTACGCCTTCAGGATCTGCTCCGGCCTGATGGCCTGGAGAACGCTGTGGGGGACGGGACCTGCCGGGATGGTGTTGGTTTCCATGGTTCTAGTCTACACCTTGGGTTCCTTGGGTTTCACCGCGATCGGGACCATGTGGAGGCCACGCTTGATCGCCTCCGCTTCTACGTGCGGGAGCCAACGGGTGACGTTGCGGAAGAAGATGTCGCGCTGGGGCACGCCGTCGATGTCCGGACACTCAGTCCAGATCTCATCGAACTGCCCCTCCCACGCCATCTTCAGGCCGGTGTGGCCCAGCGTCACGGACTCCCTCAGGGTCTCATCATCCAGGTCGGAGGTTGCCATGAGTTCCAGGGTACCTCCAATGCCCTCACAGCTTCACCCACGTTTATTCGATGGGCCGGTGTCCGTGGCTCCTACCCCTCGACGACCTCGATTTCAAAGTCCATCAGCATCAGCCGGCGCCCCGATGCATCCTGCACGTAGTAGCAGACGACGGGGCAGTCAGCGCCCGGGTTCGTTGGGACGTAGGCGATGGGGGTGCCGCCCAGCGCGTTCACCTTCACGTCGCACCCGTCCTCGACCAGGTTGCCCACCACGATGCCCAGGAACCCCACGTCCTCCGGGCCCGGGTGCAGCTCGCGGCCGCAGAACCCGTTGGGGTCGACGTTGGTGCACCGGACGACGGTCCCGTACCGGTGAACCCGGGTGATCTCCAGGCCGCAGCCCCGCGCATGCTTGCTGTCCAGGTACGCCTCGCCGTACTCCTTGACGGGGTTGACGAAGCGCCTGCTGGTGGCGTCGAACTGGGGCTCGGTGATGCACACCCCGTCGAACATGAAACCCTCCCCGTCCTCGGAGGCCTCGCAGTCGCAGTCACTGACCCGGCGGGCATCGCAGAAGAAGCACCGCTTCTGGTTGGTGTTGGTTTCCATGGTCATGTTGTAAGCCCTACGTTCTGCCGGTTTCACCATCGCTCGCGGAACGCGGGCCGATCAGCTGCACGTCCGCGGGTCGAAGCCCAGGACGAGCGCGTCCCGGTACCGTGCCAGGGTCCACCCGTGGGCCTCGACCAGTGCCTGTGCCAGGTCGATGCGTTCATCGATCTCCGTCTCGGTGGTGGGCCTGGGCTCGCTCAGCAGGAGCGTCTCGACCTGCGACACCAGGACGGTGAACGGGATGACGATCATGGTTCAGTACCCTCCGAACAGCATGCAGCTGATGTCGTGGGCCTCGTCGGTGACATCGTGCGAGGAGATCGCGGACCACTCGAAGTCCGCCTCCTCAGCGGTACGACATGCGCTCTCGAAGTGCCCACCCACGCGGGCCTCGGTGAGCGGGACGCGGAAGAAGCGCCCGCCGTCCATGTCGTACACCAGGACGGTCCCATCATGGCGCGGGTAGCTGACGATGACGCAGGCCTGCCCCTCGCACGAGAGGATGACGTTGCAGTGTTCCTGCGCGAAGGCGCGGCGCGCGCCCTCCGTCACCCTCTCGAACCAGTGGGTGTCCTTGCGCCAGTCCTGCGGGGCCGAGAATTCGTTGGTTTCCATGGTTCCAGTCTACCACGAACGCCCGGTTGATTTCACCCCCGATCAGAAGCGCCCGAAGAACAGGTACTCCGGACCGCCCATGTTGATGCAACCGCACGGACCCTGCGGGTCGCTGCAGCGCCGGTCGAGCTGCTCCAGGAGTCCCTGGGCGAGCTGGACGCCGTCGACCGAGGGCTCACGGAGGATCATGGTGAAGCGTTCCTTGGAGCCCAGGTCCACGTGGCCCAGGTTCTCCCGGACCCGCTGCCGGGCCACCTCGAAGGCCGCGTGGGAGTTCCTGCCGGTGCCACGGGTGAAGAAGCTGACGGGCTGTTTCTGCACGGTGCGTTCCTTCCTGTTCGGGTTCGTGTCATGTCGTACCACACGCCATCCGCCCGTTTCACCCCCGGAGGCGGGTCCGGTTGCCGTTCTCGTCCTGGTACTCGGTGGCGACCGCACCGAGCCCGCCCATCGGCACGCAGTGGTTCGGGTCCGCGTGGGCCACCAGCTTGGTCCTCGGCTCGCCCTCCTCCCTCGCGGCATGCACACGGCACGCGTACTTGCCGGGGGTCGACGGTCGGTTGCAGTCCTTGTGAGGGCATCCGAACCGGCCGGTGGGCTTGGTCACGATGGCGATGGTCTGGTGTTTCAGGGCCTGCATCCGGCGCTCTTGGAGCTCTGGGTAGTCGGAACCCAGCATCACGTCCGCGTCGGAGACGGTGTGTTCCGTGAAGCCCTGGCTGTCCAGGAAGCGTTGCAACGCGATGGCCAGCGTCGTCTTCCCGGCGCCGGCTGCACCCGTGATGGTGATGGTGATCGCAGGGGCAGGTGACTTGGTAGATTCCATGGGTCCTATCCTAGGCCTGTTCGCCGTTGAGTTTCACCAAGTAGGGCTCCAGGTCACGCCAGTAGCCCATCTTTTTCGTCTTTGCGTCGGTCCAATAGTCAGAGCTCGACCCCGTCGTGCATACGATCGATCGCATCGATCGAGGGTTAACGTAGACGTATGAACGAACGAAACCGATGCCCTCTTGGGTGACAGCATCGAAACCGTTCCGCAGCATGATCGGGTAATGCCACTGGGTTTCGACCGGGTGCACCTTCTTGTCAGCTGCTTCGAAGGAGAGACGCTCTTCGTTGTTCATGATCCTGTTGTACCTCAGATCGTGTTCTGCCTTCACTCGCTGCTCGCGGAACGCGTGCGGATCACTCCGACACGCCCGGGATGCCGTTCCGGCCCAACGCGACGAGCCCCCACTCGTTGACCTCCCGGGTGATCCGTTCCTGGAGCTTGGTAAGATCCTCCACGGTGCCGGTGCTCGACCGCACGTTAGGGAGCACGATGCAGTACCGGATGTCACCGTTCTCCAGGTAGCAGAACGACACGTCGAACTTGTGGCCGGCGAGCTTGTGCTTGGTGGTGGACTTCATGGCCATGATCTACCTCATTCGTCAGGGTGGGTTCACCGGCGGATTCGGATGTAGGCCACGTAGATGCGTTCCCCGGGTCCGAGGAGCTCCAACGGGACGTACAGGATCCGACGGTCACCGTCGTCCGCGATGCGGGAACGCGTGTCCGCCTGCAGGGCGTTCAGGATCTGGCGCCGCATGTGGTGCTTGAAGTGGTACCGTCCCCTGCAACGGCAGGATTCATGGTACATGCTGGAGCACCGGCGGGCGACGGCACCGGCACGGTCGGTGTAGACGTAGTCCACATCGCTGACCTGGTAGCGCTCCGGGTCGGTTGAGCTGGGGCTGCACATGCCCCCAGTTTACCACCGTCGCGATCCTGGTTTCACTCCCGAAATGACGAAGGGTGCCGTTGGGCACCCTTCTCGGTCGATGATGCGGTGTCTCCCTCTCTACCAGAACTTGGAGACGAAGTGGACGATGACGCAGACGATGGCCACCGAGGCGGCGAGGCTCAGCAGGGCCCAGACCGCCCATGCTGCGATGAAACCTTTGGCAAGCGACATGTTGCTCCTCTGCATCTCGTCCATCTGCTGGCGATGCTGGGTGAAATGATCGTTGAAGATTGGGTGCAGGGGCCCTGGCCCACCGGTGCGACCGTGCATGTTGGGATGGTATGCCATGATGGCCCCGGTGTTCACCGGTCCATCGACTTCATGGCACGCTTGATGAGGGCGACGTCCTTCCGCATGTCACGCATGGTGTACGTGGTGGCGTAGAACTGCTTCAGCACCGTCTCCGGGACCTCCATGAGGTGCTCCTGGACGTGCGAGAAGTGGTGAGGGCGCTCGGTGCGGTACCTCATGGCATCGTCGAGGGTCATCCCACCGAGGTACTCCGCCGCCCGGAAGTAGCTGGGCGCCCAGGTGAGGGTGTTGTTGGTCATCTTCGCCGCGGCACGGGCGATCCGGCCGTCGGCAAGCATCCTGTCACCGATGATCGGGTAGAGGGAGGCGATGTTGTAGCCCGTCTTCTTCGGGCGCTGCCAGCTGGACTCCACCCGCGGTTCACCGCCGGGGTCGAGCTGGACGTCCAGCCCGCACCAGAACTTCCAGTGTTCATGGGGTGCGCTGTTCTCCCACATCCCGTCCGAGAACTGCCCCTGCAGCTCATGGTCGAAGATCGCGACGGCGGGCAGGGTGGGCAGGAAGATGGTGCCGGTGTGGTTGCTCATGGTCCTAGTCTACCCCCGTCGCGGATCAGGTTTCACCGTGTTGTCAGACGCGTTGCTCGGGCCACACGATGGGTTCCCCCAGGTCGTTCTGGATGCGCTGCAGGGCGCCCAGCAGGTAGCAGTGGACATCGTGCCCCACCGCGCTCTGCTCGCCGTACGCCTCCAGGGCGTGACGAAGGGCCAGCAGCTCGCCCTTGGTCAGCGCCATGTGCACGGTGAACGGGTAGGTGTCGGATGACCGCTTCCCGTTGACGAAGATGGGCTTGGCGGGAGGCCCAGCGACGATGGTGTGCTCGCGCAGCAGCTCTTCGGTGTCATTCTTCGTGATCTTCATGGTGCCGTTCCCTTCCGCAGGTGGTAGGATACCACCTTCCTGGGTCAAAAGGTTCACGTGGGGGCTTGGGTGGGCTTCCAGGGCCAACCCAGGTCCATGGACTCAGCCTTGGTGTGCCTGTCCCAGAGGAGCCAGGACCCGTCGTCCTGGCGAGCGTAGAGCTCGCCGTCGACCAACCGGAACTCAGTCCGGCAGTCCTCCGCGAGAAGCTCCAAATACTTCATGTACGCGGACTCCGACACCTTCCTCACCTCGTTCAGGTGCAGGGTGCCCAACGCTCGGGTCCGGACCCTCGGGCACGCTCCGCAGCATCCCGGGTTGGCCAGGCCCTTCCGGACATGGATGCACCCGTCCAGGAAGGCGCGCAGCACGTTGAGGTGTGGGACCGATCGACCGCCGATGCTCCAGCGGAAGCTGGGCAGGGCCCGAAACTTCCGGACGCTGGGCATCGCACGGTCGTACAGCCTGGTGCTCTTGCACTCGTAGATGCTGAAGCGCTCGCCGGTGTGGGTGTCCTTCACCTCCCAGTGGGTGGAGACCTTGTTGTCGGACGTCGGCGGCAGGGACGGGCCGAAGGCCGAGCGCAGCTCGGCGTAGCTCGCGTCGAAGTCGCACACGTGGCCGCCCGTGCGGGGCCTGTCGCTGTCACCGCGGATGAACCTTGCCATGATCATGGTACCAGTCTACCTCCGGCGTCGGATCCGTTTCACGGTGGGCACGCTCGGGTTCGAACCGAGACACTCCCGCTTATGAGGCGGGTGCTCTGACCGGTTGAGCTACGGGCCCAGAAATGCGGACCGGGCGGGAGGGACGAATCCCCCTCCCGGCCCGTTCTTCACACCACCACGGTGCCCGTCAGCCCGCGGCCGCGATCGGTTCGACCTCCTCTGCAGGGGCGGCATCGACCGGTTCCGCGGCCGGAGCAGCATCGCTCATCTCGAGGACGGGCGGGAGCTCGGCCTCCGCGGCGACCGCTTCCACGTCGCTGCAGTAGAAGTAGAAGCCGTCGCCCCCGCCCGGGACCGGGCGGTTCTTCTCGCCGGGCACGTTGACGTAGCACCGGATCCGGCTCACCTTGACGACGGTGCCCGTCGCACCCAGGATGTGCGGGTAGTCGCCGCCGCGCACCTTCACCGTCTGGCCCACCACGAGCTCGCCGCCGGCGTCCAGGGCAAGCTTCGTCGACTGTGCCCGGCAGAAGTGGATGACGTGGTCCGCGAAGTTGGCCAGGTCCGGGCCCTCCAGGTTCGTCGTCGCCTCGTTGAAGAGCAGCTGTGCCCGGTCCGACATGGGCCGCAGCTTCGCCGCAGCAGCCTCCACCTTCTTCATGTGGGCAGGCGCTGCCGCCGCCGCACGGGCCTCGGCCGCGTCCTTGCGCTCCTGCTCCTTGGCCGCCTTGCGCTCGTTGCGCTCCTGCTCGATCTTTTCCTTCGCCGCGGCGCGCTCGGCCTCGGTGAGGCGGGGCTTCGCAGGCTCGGTCGACGCAGCGGAGGCGCCGGCGGTGCCCGCCTTCTTCGCGGCCGCACGCTCCTTTGCGGCGTTGATGGCCTTGTCGATGTCGGCGGTCGAGGCGGTGACGTTCTTCGTGTCGCTCATGGTGATTTCGTCCTTCTTTGCCGGCCGGTCCATCGGCCGTGCTTGATGGGTCCAATCTAACATGGGGGCAGGCATGACTACACAGTCGTGCATGGAAAACCTTCAACGCTGAAGGGCCTCGGGCGATCGACGCGCGATGTAAGGATCGCGTCTGCACCCTCGCGAGGGGGAACGTCGTCGCATCTGTCGGTCTGGCGCCGATCGGCAGAAGTTCCATGCTGCCTGCTTCTACGGTGAAGCGCAGGTCCAGCTGTGGTAGAACTGGACTCAAGGAAACTGACCGGCAAGCAAGCCGGCCAAGTTATCCACCCTGAAAGAAGAGTACACCATGTCGATGCGTACCAAGTCCGCTCCCCGCCGCATCTACGTCCGTGCCTCCAAGTCCCTCGTCTGCTTCGGCGGCCTGTACTTCGGCCCCTCCGAGAAGAACGGCAGCGAGCTCGACGTCGCCACCGAGGTCACCATCGAGACGCTCGCACCCGTCGGCGGTCGCAAGCGGATCAAGGTCACCCAGGTCATCGGCGACAAACGCTCCTCGGAGAACTGGGTCGAGAAGCACCTCAACTTCGCCACCCGCAAGGCGGCGACCGAGTCGGACGCGGAGCAGGAAGCCGCGCAGTAATCACCGGTACGCACCGAGCGCCTTTGGGCCTGGCAGGGAACCTCCTTGCTGGGCCTGAGGCCGTGGAAGGGGCAGGCGACAATGCGACCCTACGGGCTCCGGATCATCGAGCACCCCGACGTGGCGGACCTCCAGGAGATGGGGGCGAAGACCAGTGCCGGCGGGCGCAACTACCTCCGTTCGTCGGCCCAGAAGCGGGTGACCAGGCGGCGCTGGAAGCGCCTGGCGCGAGGGCAAGGGAAGGCAGAGACGGCCGAACAGGCCGAGGAAGGTACGTATGAGGCGGTTCAAGAACCCTGAGACGAAGCGCTGGCGTGGCCGCAGCTACAAGCGAGGCGGGCAGCGCGTTCGCATGCTCCGTGACAGCTGCACCAGGGCGACCGACGCCCGGCAGGTGGACCGATGAGGGCCGGCGGGTGCCTGGGGGTGCTCGCCGCGGTGCAGTTCCTGCTGCTGCTGGTCGCGGGACTCGCCGCGGTGGGTGGGCAGTCGATCGGGTGGGGCTGGATCCTGTCGCCCGTCCTGGTCCTGGGCGGCATCAGCGTGGCCTTCTGGGCGCTGTTCCTGACGGCCTGGGCGAAGTTCGGGAAGTGAACCACGGGCGGGGATCGTAAGGGTCCCCGCCCTTCTTCACGCGTTCTTCTCCACCCCTGGGCGCCCAGCTGCGCCGGCGGGGAACCACGCAGCCTGCGCGGTCGTCGGGATCAGAACGGCGTCGCAGCACGCGTGGCGGTGCAGGCACCGAAGCACCGGTGGTAGACTGGCAGCATGCTGACTGACAAGGACAGGGTACGGTTGGAGTCGGAGATCGTGGACCTCAACGCCACCCGCATCTGGGTGCGCGGGCTGAAGGAGAAGAAGGAGCAGGAGAAGAGCTCGAGCCTGGCGGTCCGCCTGTATTACGCGGAGCGCGCCCTGGAGCTCGCCATCCGGGACCTGAACTGCGTCCTGAACGGGTGAACTGCACTGATCGATCCTGGTAGAACAGGATCACCAACCGGCAACCAGGAGGAACTTCCAATGAGCGGGATGCAGCTGAACGTGTCACGTGGTTTCGCGACCGGCACCATGATCAACACCATCAACGTGCCCGAGGCCCTGCGCGTCAAGCACAGCAGCGGGATCGGGTGGTTGGACGATGCGCTGGGCGGGGAGGGCGGCTTCACCCCGACCACCACCATGATGCTGACGGGCGGCCCGGGCGCCGGTAAGAGCACCCTGCTGCGCCAGATGGCCGACACCATGACGGAGAAGGGCCACCTGGTGCTGTACAACACCGGTGAGGAGAGCCTGTTCCAGGCCAAGATGTCCTGCGAGCGCCTGGCCCTGAAGAACGACTTCCCGGTGGGTGAGGAGACCATGCTGCCCCGCCTGCTGGAGTTCATGGACAAGGTGAAGGCCGACCCGAAGCTGCGGGGCCGCCAGCTGGTGCTGCTGCAGGACTCCCTGCAGACCCTGGACGACGGCAAGTACGTGGACTCCGTGGGGCGCAGCCGGGGCACCACCAGCAAGACGCCCACCTACTGCGCGGAGATGCTGGTGGACTGGATGCAGAAGAACTTCGGCATCTGCGTCTTCATCGGCCAGTGCACCAAGGGCGGCGAGTTCGCAGGGCAGAACACCATCAAGCACGCCATCGACACCCATGCACACATGTATTATGATGAGAAAGAGAAATCGGACACCTACGGCAACCTCCTCTTCGAGGTGCAGAAGAACCGGTGGGGCTGCAACGGGAAGACCTTCATCCTCGGCCTCACGAAAACGGGTATCGAGGAACGTGGAAGCTTCAAGAAGGCGGGTGCGGTAGAGTAAAGAAGCAGCATTCCTCACGCGTTCCGGGCTCGCCCCCTTCGTTGGGTGCGGGCCTTGGGCCGTCGGAAGCGCCAAGATGCATCGGCTGGTGGTGCACCATCTACAACTGAGGGCGGTGACAGCATGGAGCTGAAGGGCATCAAGGGTGAGGAACTCACTGTCGTCATCACGCGTGACGAGCTGAGCATGCTGCGCTTCGCGGCGGCGATGTGGTCCAGCAAGACCTCGTCTGAGACCGCCGCCGAGCGCCTTGGGAAGCTCTATGACCAGATGTCGAGGATCCTGGAGGAAAAGGACAATGTCAAGGATTGACGTCAAGCAGTTCACCAACCTCGTCGTCCAGCGTAGCACCGGCAGCGCGATCGACGAGGTGCAGATCACCATGCCTGCCGAGACCGCACGCATCTTCCAGCGTCGGTTGTTCATCACGTTGGCATCAGCAAAACCCGAGGATCGGAACGAAGGCCTGGTCGAGGTCATGCAGGCCCTGGACGATGTGCTCGGATGAGGAGGGAGCCATGAACGAGCCCAAGGTCATCGAGCGCGGAGCGCTCCACTTCAGGCGGGTGGACAGCATCGGCCACGATCGACGGTACCAGGGCGTCGTCGTGGAATGCTGGCTCGGACCCCCCGACGACCGGGAGTCGGAGCACGTCTTCACGGTCGACCAGACGTACGTCCCAGACATCATCGCCGGCCTGCGGGCCCTCGAGCCCAGGAAGATGAAACGACCATGAACACGCGTGTCCACAACCCGCACTCCCGGGCCCCCCGGCTCCACGTCAGCCTCACCGTCGAGGAGGTCCAGCAGCTGAAGGCTGCGTTGGACCACCTGGGCTCGCTTCCCGGCCCCCGGGGTGACTTCCGGGGCTGCTTCACCGGCAACATGCAGTCAGCCTTCTTCGACCTGCTCGCTGGGTTGAACCACGCGTTGGTGACCCCGCTGCCCAAGGGGATCAAGGGGGTGGCTCCGTGAGCGCCCGGAACGGAGGGCCCTCCCTCACGCAGGTCCGCCTGAAGCTGATGGAGCTGGACCACGAGCTCAACGCGCTCGTGGATGCGATGGCCCCGATGGTGGGGCCCGAGGAGGAACCCGGCATCGATCCGATCGGCACGGACCCGATCAGGACGGCGCAGTTCTGGTTGGAGGGTGCCGCCAACAGGACGGCCTGGGCCCTCGATGCGCTCGACAAGGGGTGAAACCACGCGTGCCGGTGTGGTACCCTGGAACCGGAAGAGGCAACGTCCCAACAGGAAGGTGGCTCGCATGCATGCGAAGCGGTTGAAGGACGGGACCGGGAAGGTCCACGTCGGGGTGATGATGACGCTGGAGGAGGCGAAGGAGGCGGCCAGCACCCTGGGCCCGTTCACGCAGGGCAGCGGGCTGCTGCACCGGATGGCGAGCGCCATCGCCTCCGAGCTGGAGGACCACGAGCTGTGCGCGCTGGCACCCGCCCCCACGCCGGCGACCTTCCATCGGGAACGGGTGATCACGCCCCTGCACCAGGACCTGCCGCCCATCCACGTACCGTCGATGCCGGCGAAGGCGACCCCGCAGCCCGTGGCGACCACCGAGTGGGTGGTCAGGGTGTGGCGCACCGCGGTGGGCGGCCGCCGCGAACCGCACCACAGCATCTCCCGGCCCTTCACCACCCTGGGCGCGGCCCATGACTTCTTCGAGCGGACCCAGAACGTGCACCGGACGAAGGCGGCACGGGGTGAGGCACCCGGCTACGACGTGGTGCTGGGCCGCCGGGACCTGCGGGGGGACACGCGTGGGAGGGAGACCGGGTGGGAGGAGCTGAAGGTTGAGAGCGTTGGGATCACCTCGTACGCGGGGCAGGAGGAGTAGAGCATGGAACTGACCCTCAAACAGGTGGCACGGTTGCGGGGCCTGCAGGAACGGGTGACCGCGATCGATGCTGGTCTCGGCGTGTCGCTCCCATTCCCGGAGTACCAGCTGCCCACCGACCGCGCCAGGCACGCGTTGCTGCGGGGCCTCCGGCTGCTGCTGGTGAAGGACAGGGACCTGGAACGACCGCTCGTCTTCCCGAACGGGGAGGGCGGCTACACGGTGGAATGGCGCGCCGGAGCCACCGGGCCCGACCTCTACGTGGACCGCCGGGGCACCTGGTCCAGCTGGGACGACCCGGACACCGAGCTGGCGCTGGACCCGACCGGGAAGCGGGTCAACTGATGGACGTGCTCACGCAGCGCTGCATCGCCTCCTTCCTGGGCGGTGTCATCGGAGCCGTCGCGATGGAAGCATGGAACCGGTACCGCGACCGTCCCAGGCCTGCACCGAGCGCAGCGCCCGCCCCGCAGCACCCGTACCGGACCGCAGCGGAGGATCCGGAGGCGGCGCCCTCCACCGACTGGAACTGCACCAACTGCGGGCAGGTGCACCGATGGTACCCACCCGGGTGCTCAGAATTCCCGGCACGGACAGATCCTGTCGATGCAGCACCGATCGTCCCGTCGGTCCACAGCGCGGCCGCCCTGAACGAGCTGGTGAAGCATGCCCGACGGGCGGTGACCACGCGTGACGAGGTCCTGGCCGCTGCGGACGAGGATCGCATCCCGGTCGGGTGCATATGTTCGGACTGCGCGCCCTGGGACCACACCGGTTGATCGACCACGATCCGTGGCGGTGGTCTGCCGCGGGCACGCGTTTCCGTCCGACCCTGCTTCGCGCGCGATACGACTAGCGTGCCCGTGCCCCTGCGGGTCGCGTTATCGACACGCCCCCGTGTGGACCCGCGACGGGCGGGATCGTGTATCGGGCGCGAGGACACCGATCGATCGTCACGATCTTTCGGAGGTCCGTGGGCCCAACCGCACGCCTTTTCCGCCGCAAAATGTAGTCCATCAGCCACCGACATCCTCACAGCGCACATCCGTGTACTTGGGAACGCGGGACGGTACCATGCAAGGATGAAGAAGCAGCTGACCGTGTACCGACAGTGCACCGCCGCCGAGCTGGAGGGGCTGACCCGGGCGGGCTGGAAGATGTCGAAGAAGCACTTCGCACCGGAGGGCGGCTACCTGCTGTTCCAACGCTGCTCCCCGCCCGAGAAGGTGCAGAAGGACAGCGAGAAGGACTGCTGCAGCAGTCCACCGGTCGGTGCTGGTGCACGTCGGACAAGTGCACCCTGAAGATCCCCGCTGACATCCCGCAGCCGCAGCAGAAGGGCTTCATCGCGGCGGTGAGGGAGGCGATGGAGGGACAGCACCCGAGCGCGGAGGTCGAGGCTGCGATGGTACGGCTGCGCTCCTGGCTCGACGTGCACCCAGGATCCTCGCTCAGCGCCTGCGCCGGGCAGCTGGGACTCGACTACCGGTTGGTGCTGGTGTACGCGGCCGTTCTGTTCGACCAGGGCCTGATCCGCCGGACTGGGATCGGCAAAGGATCCAGGTGGTACGCGGTCTGAGGGCCCAGAAGCAGCACAGATCGTCAGGGTGTTGGACGGGATGGAGGCTGCGCGGGGTCTGACAGATTTCAACTACGATCTGCGACGTCTGGTGCCCTCCCCACCTCCATCCTCACCTTCGCCCACCGCAGCAGTTCTACCCCTCCACCGCCGCCCACCCGGGCCTTCCCGCTGGCCACCTCCATGGAACGATCGTGCATCACAGACCAGGACGTACCCTCACCGCAGGCGCTCGTGGCGGACGCGCGGGCGAGGGAGGGGCTGCCGGGCGACCTGGTCAGCATCTCCTACGGGGCCGACCTTGTCCGCATCCGGAAACGGGGCCACGATTGGACCTTCGACACCTGGCACGAGCTCACCAAGGTCCTGCGCCCCGCGCACTACCTGGTCGTCTCCGTCTGCGGGGAGCGGCTGGGGTTGCTAGGGAACGACAATGCCTTCCTGCCCAACGCCCGGTCCGACAGCATGTTCTTCCGGCGTTGGCCGGGAGATCCGCTGGTGAGGGCACGGGCCGCCGATGTCAGGGTGGTCCTGGTCTCCCGCACCCAGGAGGTCACCACGCATGGTCCCGGTTGACAGAGGCCCGCAGCTCCGGCCCGGGGACATCATCACCTCCATCCTGTACTGCGGCATGCCCCAGCGCCTGGTCCCATCACCCAGTGGGCCCAACGGCACCTTGTGGCGCGAGCTCGCCGACTGCTGGATCACCTCCGCTCCCGTCTACCTCGTGGTCTCCTCCACCGGTGGCCCGCAGCCCCTCTACAACCTGCAGGGCACCACCCTCCTGCCGCGCGTCGACCTGTGCATGTTGTGGCACTGGAAGGGATCGACGAGCGTGATGATCGCCGCGCGGGAGCTGTCCTTCACGGTCACCCGCCCGCCGGGGGAGCACCGTGGTCCATAGGGGCGATGTCACCGTGCCCGGGGACCTGATCCGGATCCTGTACGAGCGTGAGCCGGTGCAGCTCGCCCTCCTCAGCACCGGGTACCACCTGCTCGTCCCGGGCCGGGCCACCTACCTCGTCGTCTGCGCCCAGGGTGACATGTTGGGCCTGCTCGACGGGCCGGGCGGCCTGTTCCACCCGCGGGTCTTCCTCCACAGCCTGTGGATCGACCGTGGGTTGACGCGGCGTGGGCGCATCAGCATGCAGTCCCTCCGGATCCAGTCCCTGCGGATCGGTGTGGTCACCCGCCCCCAGGGGTTCCCGCCCGTCGATGCCGCTGGTCCCTGCCTCGCTGGGCCCGCGATTATTCTGCCGCCGAACGGTGCAACCCCGGGCCCATCCGGTGTACCCTGACCCAGTTCTCCCGTCTCTCTACCCGTCCAGGAAGGATCGTGTGACCGTGACCGAACCCGAGACCACCATGAAGATCGTGCAGACCCTGAAGAGCACCTACCTCGCCGCCGCCGTGGAGGAGGGCGACAACACCACGGTCCTCCGGGGCGCCGTCGTCATCGACCTGGATCAGGACCACGAGGAGCAGGCCAAGGAGTACGTGCGGGGCACCCTGACGGGCCGGGTGAAGACCGTCCGCGTCAAGAACGCCTCCGTGGAGTCCATCGAGGACGCCGACGACGCGGGCCCGATGGTGGAGCTGATGATGAAGTACGTGCCCCTCGCCGAGAAGAACGCACGGGCCAGCTCCATCCTCAAGGAGCTCAACACCCTGATCGGCACCGTGGCATCACCGCGCGGCCGGGGCCGCACCAGCCGGCCCAAGCCCAAGCGTGATGAGGATGAGGGGGACGACGAGGAGGAAGAGGAAGAGACGGGCCGGTACCGGTGAGCTTCCTGCGCAGGCTGCTGGGCTGGTTCCGGCGGACGTTCGTCCGGTCGCTGCCGGCCGCCCGGGACGATGCATGGCACGTGGTGTACGAGGGCCCGAGCCTCCCGGGCTCGCCCATGGTGGCCCGCGGCCGGAAGCTGACCTGCTGGGTCCCGTACCCGGACGCTGAGCACCCAGCGCGCTTCGTCGCTCCGGGCTCCCTGTGCCACCCGTCCTTCGTCAGCCTGCGCTCCCGGGAGACGTACCCGTGCATCCTGGAACCCAGCGCCGACGGCACGCCCTGGTCCACATGCCGCCGGCAGCCGTACCGGGATGAACCCGTGGTGCCCGCCCTGTGCCTGCACCACGGGCCCGACTGCTTCCTGATCCTCCACCGGGGCACCGTCGTCGGGTACCGCAGGCAGGACCCGGGCTGGTGCAACGACACCACCGCGGTGATCCTGGTGGACTTCCCGTGCTGATGGTACCCGGATCGCTCGTCATGCTGCACTACGCCGGCAACCCGGTGAAGGTGGTGGACTGGCACCAGACCGCGATCCAGCACATCGGCAGCACCGCACGGCCGGTGCTGTACCTGGTCGTCGGCATCAACCCGTCCACGTGCTGGTTGTGCCTGCTGGGCCAGGACGGGCGGATCCATCAGCTGTGGCAGAGCTTCCAGGCGTTCGACCGGCACGGCAACTACCTGTCGGTGGGTCACTTCGGGCAGCTGGGCCACACCACGGTGAGCGCATGACCAACGAGAAGCACGACCCCGAAGAGGCACTGTCCCGGGCCTCGGCCAGGTCGCTGGACCCACAGGTCCGGAGCTGGGTCAGGCGGTTCGAACGGTTGATGCGGGACATGCCGCCCGACACCCGGATCTACTGGCAGGAGAGGCACATGAACCTGATGGTGCTGGGACCCGACGGGGAGGACTACGTGGGCGTCGACAACGGTTTCGGAGCGAGCAGCGACCCGAACGCCGTGATCGCGATGGTCATGGTCCCGCGTTCCGACTCGGGTGCCTGGTGAGCACAGGGCTCGTCCCTGGCGCCTGGGGGCACCTACTGCTGGAGCAGCGACCCGCCCAGCTCCGGACGTGGATGCAGTCGGTCGGGTCGCTCGCCCGCAAGGTGACCACCCAGTGCGTGACCCTGTGGTGGGGGCCCGAATGGTTGCCGCCCTTCTACCTGGTCCTGAGCTCGTGCCCGCAGGACGTCCTGCTGCTGGGCAACGACGGCCGGATCTGGCACCTGCAGGGTCCGAGGCTGGCATGCGTGCTGAATGACAGGTTGTGCTACGACGACAGGGGGCTTGGGGCCCTGGGCTTCGAGACGTTCGGGGCACCCACCTGATGGTCGCCGCGCGCGGCTTCATCCCTGGTTCCTGTGGGTACCTGCGCATGGAGACCGACGTCTCGTGGCTGTGGCAACCCTCTGCGACCAGGATCGTGGTCCGCTCGTGGCTCAACCACCGCCCGGGGAACCTCCCGGTGTGCCCGAGACCACCGTGCTACCTGGTCCTCGGTCACCTGCCCGGGAAGCGGTTGTGGTTGCTGGACACGTGGTCCAGGGTGTGGGACGTGGACCTGCAGGAACTGAGGCTGTTCACGGTGGACGGCGCGCCGCGGCGGCTCGATGAACACGACGACCTGAACCTGAGCGCACCATGACCAAGAAGAAACCCTGCACCTTCGTCCCTGGTTCCTGGGGGCACCTGGCCTTCTGCGATCGGATCTCATGGCTGTGGTCAGACAACATGCTCCGGTTGTGGAACGGGTCGCTGGGGAGCACCTCGAAACCGCCGCGCTACCTGGTCCTGGGCCATCAACCCGGGCTCAGGTTGATCCTGCTGGACAGCTCTGGGCACGTCTGGACGGTGGAGTTCCGGGCGCTGCGGCGCTTCGTGTCCGAGAGGGTCCAGTGCGAGATCTTCATCGATGACCTGTCGTTGCATGCTGTCCAGGGCACGGCACGTTGAACGATTCTTTCGTCCCGGGTGCCTGGGGACGCCTGGTCCTCAACGGCCAGATCTCATGGCTGTGGGCGGGTAACGCCACGTACGATCCTGAGATCCGACGAACCTTCATCCGGACATGGGGAGGCGTCGGGCGCGCCCTGAGCGGCATCTCGGAACCACCGTGTTACCTCGTTCTGGCCTACGATCCTCAAGGCAGGATCGTCCTGTTGGACAGCGCAGGCCATGTCTGGGATCTAAATCTCCACGATCTCTTCGGTCTATCAACGACGGATCCTCGCACGGAACGCACCATCTTCAGGGTTGATTTTTCACGGTTGATCTTCTGCGAGGTCGGAGACGTGGGATGACCAGGCGCGTCAGGAGGGCCCTGCCGGGCGACATGGTGTGGTTACGGGCGGGCAAGAACGTCGGTTGGTGGCACCTCGCCGTCGACCAGATCGACGGCAGGATGATCCTGCGACCCTGCAGGCGCCGGTACCTGCTGGTCCAGTACGTGCCGAGGGCACGCCTGTGCGTGGTGTCGCCCACCCTGGGTTTCCTGGACGTGGACCTGGAGCACCTGTGGACGCCGATGGGCAACGGCCACGGTTGGGAGCGTGTCGGTCCCAACATCTGGCCGGAGGTGATCTGATGCGAGCGAGGCCCGGCGACATGGTCACCCTGCACCTGGGCACACCGTCCAGGGAGTACCGGTTGGCGTACGACGCGGGGCGGGAGCTCGTCCTGGTCCCGGGCAGGGAACCCTACCTGTACGTGCAGGCAGCCGCCGACGGATGCACGCTGTGGTTTGTGTCGTCCGGGTTGGGTCCCCTGACCGTGCACCTGAAACAACTGCTGGTCGAGGGGTACAGAGGCTGGGATGGTTGGCACCACATCGGCGACAGGGTCCAGCTGGCGGTGATCCGTTGATCGCTGTCGCCCAGCTGAACCCAGGCGACATGGTGCGCCTGATCCACCTGTGCGGTGTCTTCGGCACGTGCTACCTCAGGCTCCATGCCGGGGAGGCTCGTGACGACAGCATCCTGCTGGTGCAGGACCAGGCGGCGCCTGCGTACCTGGTCGTCTCCTGCAACCCGAACGGTGGGCTGGTGCTGATGGGTCCGGCGGGACCCTGGGAGCTGGGACCTGAGGATTCCGCAGAGTTCCGCTTCGCCGGTGGGTGCCACATCTCGCAGAAGGCCCGATTGCGGTTCGAGAGCGTCCTGTGATGATCCTGAACCCGGGCGATCAGGTCAGGTTGGGATGGTCAACCGCATCAAAAGCTGATCTTGCATCGTCATCCTTCTGGCTCCCGCGCCCGGGTGCGGCCGAGAGCCTCTCCTACGTGGATTTCGCCCTTGCCCTCGTCATATCCTGCGACCAGGATCGTCTGCTCGTCATGATCTCAGGTGAACTGCTCGATCTCCATCCGGACGAGGCAGCCTTCTCAGGGTTTACCATCATCGTCACCCGTGGGTGGGGACCATGATCGTGCCGGGTGATCAGGTTATGATAACGATCATGCCTGCCCTACGCGCAACGCGGCCCGCCAGCTTCTGGCTCCCGTGCGGTTTCAACTCACGGAAGTACGAATACGGGCGGGGCCTCGTCATCTCGATGAAGGACGAACGTCTGCTTGTCCTGGTGGGCCATACCCCGTGTGAGTTCGAACACGATGCCGCGGCCTACATGGGCTCCACCGTGATCATCTACCGGGGGTGGGACCGTGCCTGACCGGTTGAAGCTGCTGCCCGGTGACCAGGTCCGCATGGACTGGATCTGGGTCAACTACGGGCTGCAGGCCGAGCATCCGCTGGGTTCCCTGTGGCTCCCTGTCTGGGCTCCCAATGCCAACATGACGGCCGCCCAGCGGGCGGGACAGCATGGTCTCCTCCCCCATTGGGAAATCCTTCCGTATCCCGGCATCGTGGTGTACGCCAGGAAGCTGGTCGGAGCCAGCAACCGGCTGACGATCTTCACGTCGCTCGGCCTGACCCGGTTGGAACCCTACCTGGGCACCGGCGCGGACTCAGCGGTGCGGGTGTCCCGTGGGTGGTAGGGTCCACAGCGTGCTCCCCGGAGACCACGTGCGCCTGCTCTGGGTGTACCGGGTGCTTGAGTCGGGCGAGGTGGGTTGGTTGCCGACCCGTGAAGAGCACAACACGATGCGGTCGCTGAAATGCTCATGTCTGGTGGTCTGCGCGCTGGACGACATGCTGCTGATCCTGACGGATGACGGCGTGAAGGCGATCGAACTTGACCCGAAGCCCTGGGTGATGCCCACCCTCATCGTCTGCCCGTTCCCATGACGACGCACGTGGACCCTCTCCTCGACAGCACGCCGTCGTTCTGCACCCTGAGGATCGGGCTACGCATCTACTCGGATGTGGACGTGGTGCCGGGTGACTTCGTCATGTTCCGTTCGTTCAACGATAATTTCCGCCTGGCACTGCACAAGGACGTCACACGAGATGCTCGCTGCAGGTACATGGGACACGTAGGACTTGCACCCACGGGCACCGTGCCCACCCTGCTGGTGCACGTCTCAGCGGCGCGCCTGGTCCTCCTGCAGGGTCCTGTCCTGATCGACCTGGAACCTGATGACGTGACGCTCATGTACGACGTCATGATGGTGCGTGCCAGCTGATGCTGTTCTGCACGTCGCAGGCTGCGAACCGCTGCTCTTCTACGATCTGGTCACGCCCCGACGTGGCACCGGGCGACCTCTTCCGGTTCTGGTCAGTGGATTCCGAACCGGTCACCCTGACGCTGTGCCAGATCCCGAACATCGACTCCCACTGGTACTTCTCGTACGGGAACCCATCGCATCGGACCATGCTGATCCACATCAGCACGAACCGGCTGGTCTTCCTGCAGGGTTGCAGGCTCGTCGACCTCAGCTCCGACGATGTCATTGGTGGGGCCGACGTTCGGATGCTGCCCATTGGGTGAAACCATCCGAGCGCCGGTGGTAAGATGGAAAGGTATGGAAGAATCCGTCCCTCTGGTCCCGGGCAGCTACCGGCTCCCCGACAGCTTCGGCGATCCTGACGAGGATGGGATCCCGCTCGACAAGCGTGCCGACCTGCTGGCCCCCGTCGCGACCACCGCGGAGACCGAGGGTTGGTCCACCTCCGTCGTCGATGACGATGAGGGCATCACGGGCGACTGCACCGTGGTCCGCGTCGGCGGGCACCTGGACCTCGCGCCCGCCCAGCGCCTGGCCCGATGGCAGTCGCGCCGGCCCAGGATCGACCACCTGCCCACCGGATCCGTCCACGTGCCGGTGATGCTGGACGACGACGGTTCGGTGGAGGCGCTGGCGCAGGTCCTGCCGATCTTCGACGTGGGTGACCGGATCGTGGTCGAGCGCCGGACCGACCTGCTGGACGGGCAGCCCTGGCTGGACACCCTGGTGGGCCGGGTCTTCAGCATCGATGATGACACCGGTGTGGTGTGCATGCTGGACGAGGAGAGCGATCCGCGGTGCCCGGTGCGAAGGTACGTCAGCCTGCGGAACGAGCTCCACGATGTCCGGTTGGCCCCCGCCCGGGGCAACCCGTTCAACGCAGGCCTGGCCCGAGCGCAGCTGAAGGAACAGGAGCGGCAGCGCCAGGCGAAGCTGCTGCAGGAACAGGGGCTGGAGGCACCCGCGAAGCGCGGCAGGGGCCGCCCGGCGGGCAGCAAGAACCGCCCGAAGGAGGTGGTCGCCGCGGAGAAGGAGCAGTACCGGCAGGAGCAGGTGCAGAAACGTGAGGAACGCCGGAAGCGCCGGCTGGGCCTGCTGTGAGCCTGAATCCAGGTGACCTGGTAAGCATCAGCTTCAGCAGTGCTTGGAGAGCGCACAGCCTCGGGACACTTGACATCTCGTACCGGACCACGCAGGAAAGCCTTGAGCAGCTGCGCATGCTGGGAGCAGCTGCGGCGGCCGACGGCGCCAAGCGGTGGAGAATCGATGGGTGCCTGGTGATATCGAACACCTGGAGCGCTGCAGCAAGCACGCTGGAGCTGCGCATCCTGCACGGTCAGCAGGTGCTGCACCTGATCAGGTGCGATGACATGCGGGCCGACTGCCTGGTCATGCGGGTCGATGCATGATCACCCGGATGTTCAGCCAGCACCCGTTCTCTTCCGGAGAGATCGTTGGTGAGATCCGACCCGGGCAGCTGTTCCTTTTCGTTTTCACGGGCGCGCCGGTATCCGGATCGCTCCTGGCAGAGTGCATGCCGCAGGGTTGGTACTTCGTCGAGAATCCGAGCGATTGGGTTCTCATGCTGGTCCACTTCAGCGAGGAACTGCTGGTGTTCATGAGCCCATCCGGCCCCGTCCGCATCGAAGCAGGAAGGCTGCAGACGGGCAGCAAGATCAGCATGGTGCCCGTGTGAAACCGGGCGACATGGTCACGCTGGCATGGGACCACGAGTGCCTGGACGACCAGTTCTGGATCGGCGTCGACCAACCGACATGTGAAGGGTTGCTGCTGAGCGCCTGGGACGCACGGACGACATGGCTGGTGCTGTCAGTCCTCCACGGAGATCGGATCACCATCTTCTCCGATTTCGGTACCTTCAACGTGTACATGCCGCGGCTCGGGCGCGATGGCAACGTGCCGCGGATGCTCATCAAGCCACTGTGAGGACATCGTCAATGGACAGGAAGCAACCCTCGACGTGGGCAGAACCCGGTGAACTGTGCGTGATGCAGTACCTGATCGAGGGCGGGCAGCTGTCGCATCCCTTCCTCGTACCGGGCCAACCGGCGAACCTGCTGGTGGCGATCGGGCCGGTCCGGGACGGGGTGCCCGAGCACGTCTGGATCCTCCGGGGACACAAGCTGAAGCGGATCGGTCGGGCGATCCCGCTCCGCCTGGAGCATGCGGTGCACCGTTCAGCCTGCGCAGAACGGTACGAACCGGACGCTCCACCGCCCTGGGTCGCATGAGGCCCGTCGATCCTGTGCAACGTACCGACCGAACCTGGTAAGGATAGGAACATGAGCGACATCCAGCACACCATCGACGGGCTACGACGATCGGCCGAGCAGGACACCAAGCGTGCCGACGGGCTGCAGCTGCTGCTGGCCGCGTACCCGGACCTGAAGCGCCACGTGGACAGGTGGGACAAGGAGACATTCTGCTCCCGCACCGTCAACGCGAAGGTGATCTCGTACGACATGAAGCGCAACTGCGGGTGCTGCGCAGACACCCCGGTGGAGGTGTGGCCCTACCTGGACACGAGCAACGGCAGGGTCCACAGCGATCCGCCTTGCTTCCGGGTCGGGAACCAGGACCCGGAGTCCTACACGTACGTGGCACGGTTCGGGTGGGAGGAGGGCCTACGCAGCGCCGGCATCCCCGACGAGATGATCGGCAGGATCGGCCTGAGCCTCAGCCCGGCCGTCGAACCGGAACTGACGGCGGAGGTCGATTACCCATGAAGGAAAAATCGAGCGCGACGGCAGCACCGTTGGGCCCAGCGCTGGTCCACCGCTGGCACGACCGACGCCAGCTCAGCAAGACCCTGACGGGCATCTCAAGCAGCGACGTCCGCGTGCAGGAGGTCTACAAGCCTCTCTACGACGGCATCACCGACCCAGCGCTGCTCAAGGCAACAGATGACCTGGCGACTGAGATCCTGCTCGCGCTCGCGGATGGGAAAGTGCCGGAGGAGGGGACGAGCGCCGGATGGCGCCGGATCATCTGTGGATGGTCGCTGTTCACCCAGATCCGCTTCGTCAATGCGGTGGTCTGCACCCTGGACTGGGGCGACAGGAAGGAGAACAGGCCGATGCTCGACCTCGCCAGGCTCGCTCACCGTGCCATCGGAGAATGCATGGTGTCCGCGCTGGACGTGCTGGCGGGCTACGGGCTCACGAAGTGAAGCCCAGCACGTTCTGGTTCTCGGGTCGGATCGGTGAACCCGGTGACATGTGCTGGCTGTGCGAACCTGCGGTCCACGATGAAAAGCTCTTCATGATGAAGGAGTGGATCGACCGGGTCGAGAGGGAGGGCGTTGAATACCCGCTGCACACGAAGTACCTTCTGGGTTGGGGTTCCGGACAACCTGCGCCGCCGGTGCTGCTGCTGGCCCGCAGCATCGATCCACGTGACAGGAGCGTGGTCCTGATGCGGGGCTCGGTCCACGTGTTCACCCGGGTCACCCCCATCAACGTGGACAGCGTCCGGTGAGCGACATCAGGCTCCTGCATGCCCGGACCCGGCAGCGGATACCCGTGCCGGACGGCCTGGTCGCCCTGCCGGGTGACCTGTGCACGTTCGCCACGCTGGTCGACAACGCATGCATGCTGGTTCCGTGCGACTTTCGCCAGCGCTGGGACCACACGCAGGCACGGACGGTGAAGGTGCCGGAGCTTGCCCTGCTCATCCACCTCGATTTCTTCCCGAAGCAGGCCTACAGGACGTTCGTCACCGTCCTGGTCGACGGCCGGATCATGCGCTTCATGTCGCTGGTACCCATCGTCATCCACTGGAAGAGCCTGGTGGCCGCATGAGGCCAGTACCGGGCGACCTGTTCCACTTCGTCATCACGGAGGCACGCAAGCAGAAGCTGCGGTCCACCCTGCAGGGCGCGCCCGAGGCGATCGAACGGATCATGCAGGTCAGGGCGCAGGGCTTCGGACCCTTCGGCCCGGCCGCGGGCTCGGGCGTGCAGCACCTGGTCATCAGCATCGACGACACCGGGATCACCTGGTTCAACGTGTACGGCGTCCACACCCTGCGCTGGGCCGACCACCGGACCCTGACGGAGCAGTGGATCTACGACGTGGAGCGCCTGTGATCCGGCCGGGCGACATGGTGGTGTGGCGAGGGGCCCTATCGTTCGCGGTGGCACCCGAGGCGATCACCTGGTCGGAGCACGCCGGGCGCTTCGTACCGATCGGGTCGAGGATGTGCCACATGGTGGTGTCGGTGGTCGACGGCGTGATCACATGGATCAACCCCGAAGGCTGCCACTCGTACGATACCTCCCGTCGCATGTCGAGCGACCCGTACCCGGTCGCCGTCCTGCCGGCCAGCGGCCCACCGGAGGTCGCATGAGGTGCTTTCAATACCCAAGTGAGGAAGCCACTGTCACAAGCGCGGTAGAATTCGTGTGGGCCGCAGACCGGTGGTACCACCTCCAACCGGGCGACATGCTGTTCGTCGCCGCGTGCAACTTTTGGGTGCAATCGCACGGGTGCATGGTCGGTCCCATCGACCTGAGGAACGATGAGGAGCACATCCAGTTCAAGGAGCCGATCGCGCTACTGGTGGTGGGCTGCACCAGGGCGTACGACCTGCAGAAGCGTGTCCTCGTCATGGTCCCGCACCGCGGGGTCTGGGCGCTGCCATGATCGTACCTGGTGACATGGTGGTGACGAAGGAGCACCATGTCCTGTTCGTGGACAAGGAACGCATCGGACCGCAGGTCACGGTGCACAACGTGGTCCGGACCCTGCTGGTGATCGGCACCAAGCTGTACAGAACCCAGCTGCTGGTGCTGGTCCCGGGCATGGGTGTGATGCGGATCCGGATGAAAGACGTGGAACGCGCACCATGAACACCCTCATCAAACCTGGGACCTTGATCAGGGGCGGTGCATTGGTGCGCAAGCGCCGGGCCGGGCGTGACCTGGTGCAATCCTCAGCGATCGTCAGCGACCTGCTGGACGATGAGGGCACCACGGTGCTGGGCGTCAACATCATCGGGTACCTGGGCAAGGATGAGGTCGGAATGGTCATCACCCGTCTGCACCGTCCAAAAATGCACGGCCTGCTGCTGGTCCTGAGCCGCCATGGATTGGGCTGGACCCGAGAGGATTGGATCCGACGTGCTGGCACCCGGTGACATGGTCGTCCATCAGGTCCACAGCTTCATCGACCTGAAGCACGAGGCCGCCGACGGATCCACCCTCGGCTTCGCGCGCCTGCCGAAACGCGAGGTGTGCCTGGTGATAGCCTGGCGCTGGACGCAGCAGGACTACGGACCGCAGGTCATGCTGATCGGTTCGAGCGGTGTGATGGGCTGGTGCAGCGCGGACGCAGTGTGCCCTCTCGAGATCATGAGGGGAGCATGAACATCCGCCCGGGCGACCTGGTCCGCAGCCCGGAATCTTGCTCGGCGCCTATGTACGATGACCCTGACAACGCCATGATCTACGACTGCAACCGGTTCGGCAACTTCGGCCAGGGCGCGAGCAGCAGGATCATGTACGGTCAGCTGGGGATCGCGGTCGACGTCAGGTTGGCGGGCAGGGAAAACCGCCCGGTGATCATGGTGATGAACCATCGGCTGCGTGTGGGCTGGGTCAAGGCAGAACTACTGCACCATGCTTGAGCGGGAGGAGCACGTGGGAAGGCGTGAGATCGGTCCAGGCACCCTCGTCAGGACGCGGAGCAAGGACCACCGGATCCACATGTCCAGGACGCCGTACCTCGCCGGACCCGCGGAGATCGTCATCCTGGATCCTTACATCATGCCGACCGACATCATGATGGTGCTGGCGCTGCACCAGTCGAAGGGCATGCACGGTGAGAAGCACCAGAAGCGTCCCATCGTGGCCCTGATCCTGCTGCGGGGCGCGGTCGGATGGGTGGAGCTGAAGCGCTTGAAACCGGTGGAGTGATGCAGCGCAGGAAGAAGAGCTCCGCACGGATCGACCTCAATCCAGGCGACCTGATCAGGTGGTCACTGGGTTGGGACCCGTACTGCCTTGTCCTGCACCCGGACATCAAGGAGGCAAACACGTGTCCGGTGGGCTACCGCACCTGCAAACGAGGTGCCAAGGAGAACGCGCTGGGCTCTCAGCAGCTGGGCCTGGTGATCTCGCTGGACCGTGCCTGGGCTCGGGGACCCAACGTGCCGGTGTGCGCCCTGGTGTGGGTCAGGGGCGGGCTGATGGGCTGGTGCCGGGCACAGGAACTGAGGGCATGCGATCCGAGGTAGCGCAGCTGGGCTTCGGCGACGTGGTGATGTGGCGCTGGAACTGGGAGAACTTCGTCCTGTGGGAGAGGGTGACCGTCACGGACCCGGCGGCCGTGCCGACGTACGAACGCGGTCCGATCAGGTTCCACGGTGCGCACCTGAAGGTCAGCACCGCATCGGCCCTCATCGTGTGCAGGGTGGTGACGCTGGACAGCGACGCTCCGTACGTCAAGGCGAACCCGCTGGCGTTCGTCATGGTGCTGGGCCACGGTGTCGCTGGGTGGTGCAGATACGACGATCTGGTGCCGGTGAAAAACTGCAGCACCATGTGTTAACCTCCACCCATGGCCAAGGAACGTATCCCCGCAAAGCTCCAGCCCAGCGTCGCCTCCACCGTGAAGGCAGCCTGGAAGAAGTCCAACTCTCACCTGTCCCTGAAGGCATGGGCCCGGTCCGGCTCCTCGGGCCTGGGTGAGGCCTCGGCAACCTGGTTCGCGAACAAGCGCTTGAACACCTCCAAGCCCCCGCTGGGCCTCGGGAAGACGCGCCGGAAGAAGAGCAAGAACGGCGCACCCCTGAAGGACGCCAAGAAGTAGGACGCCGGCAGATGGATGGGTTCATCACCACGTTGGGTCAGGTCGTCATCGATGCCGATTCGAAGGTGAACGTGGTGGTGGATCCGGCCATCGTGGACCTCGCGAGGGCCCTGCTGCCCAGGGCCTGGGTCCCGAACCGGCAGCGCTTCGCGCCCCACATCACGGTGGTCCGGGATGAGGAGCTGACCGTCATTCCGGCCCGGATCCCGGACGTTGTCACCTTCATGTACGACCCATGCCCGGTGGAAGGCGAGGTCTACTGGTGGCTGCGCGTCCATTCGCCGGAACTGGTGGAGCTCAGGCGCGCCCTCGGGTTGCCCGATGGTTCCAGCATGTCGCGGCCACCGGACGGTGAACGGTGCTTCCACATCACCATCGGCAACAAGAAGCACCGTGTTCCCGGGTGACATGGTGATGGCTGCTTTCCCGGGAGCACAGCTGCACCCAAGCTGCGAGCAGGACACGTTGGGAAGATCCTACATGACAGGGCCGGGAACTGACATGGGCCGTCAGGTCGGGCTGTTGGTGGGCTACGACCCGAGCAGTTCCATCACCACTGTGCTGGTGGTTGACCAGGTCATGTACGTACATGCAGACAACCTGCTTCCGTACCCGGACATGCACCCAGGTACGGCACGGCGGTACCACAAGGATCACAGGTGGGACATTGAACACGGTTGATTTCCTGCTCCGTGAGGCGCTCGTCCTGGGCCTTGCTGTCTCCAGCGTCATGGTCCTGTGTGCCCTTGTCTCCTACTCCCGCTTCGGGAGCTGAGTTGAGCAGCGGCGCAGGACCCACCGTGCATTTTCGACCGGGTCAGCTGGTCATGCAGTGCAGGGATGAAACACGTGCACCACGCAGGGTCGTGCTGTGGCCCAGCCTTGACCTGGGCCCGGGTCCTCCGGAGGACAAAGGAGCTGGGAATTGGCCCAGGATGACAGGTAGCATGGACGTAGTCCCACGCTGCAAAGCGATCATGCTGGTGATGGCGGTGGTGATGTGTCCTACGATCAGCGAGTACTCCTTCGTGCTGATCATGGATGATGATGGCATCATCGCATGGACGTGGAACAACATGCTGGAACCTGTGCCGTGATGGTGGGCACCCTGCGAACGGTGTTCAAGGGAGCAAGGTTGTACAGGACTCTCGTGCCAGCGAAGTGCGAGGGTGGGTTCCTGCTGCAGCACCTGCGCCACCACCCTGACGAAGATCGGGTCGGTTCCGAGCAGATGCTCGTCCTGTGCATCATCGGCTCGAGCTCGACACCCAACGAGATCGCGGGCCTCCTGAGCCCGCAGGGCGAGGTGGTGTGGTCGTTCCTGTACCACGTTCGATCGTTCTCGTACGACACCCACTCGGGTCCGTTCTGATGCGGAAGTCAATCAGGCCGGGCGACCTGGTCCGACCCCACCGGTCGTTGACGTTCACCGCATGGGATGGTTTCCATGAGGATGTGTACCGGTTGAACAACAACCTGCAGCGCCAGCACCAGATCACCATGCACAGCGTCGTCCGCCTGGGACAAGCACGCGATGAGGTCATGTTGGTCCTTGCCAACTACCACGGCGCGATCATGCTGTGGACGAAGGGCAACAGCGGGAAGGAACGGTTCGCATGGACCTGGGAACGGTACCTGGTGCGGTTGTGATCCAGGTACCGCCGCTCGGTACGATGCTCGTGGCGCGCGGCCACGGGTACGATTCCTTGACATGGGACGGGTACGACATGGGCAACTGCGTCATGGTGGACAGGTCGATGTCGCTCGGCACCGCGGTGGGCATGGTGATCGGACGGGCCCCTGGGTCTAAGGGCAAACCGACCGCCCTGATGCTGCTGGTCAACGCACGGATTGTCTGGGTCTGGCACACCAGCGTACGACCGGTGACCGCTTGAAAAATCGACAGCCCGTGTTGTAGGATTCCACCATGACGCATGAACAGAAAACCCAGGACGAGAAACGCAGCGATGTCAGGCACGGTTCTGCCGACCCAGAGCTGTACCACCAGCTGAGCGAGCCGCATGAGTCGGCCGCCGCCGCCGAGGCATCGGTCGTGGACTTCCTCGTCGCTGTGGCGGAGCTCCGGAAGGTGCACCGGATCCCCGAGCTGGTGATCGCGGCGGCCGCCTTCTTCCCGAAGGCGGAGGGCGAGACGATCAACTCCGTCGTCAAGGTCATCGGCTACGGTTCACCCGAGAACCGAGCCTTCCTGAGCGCCAACCTGTTCAACGGGTTCGCCCTGCCGATGATCGAGGAGGCGCAGCGGTTGGCCGCGGTCGCGTACGAACACCGTGAGGATGATGACGGCGACGTCCGGCAGCCCGACGGCGTCGGGTGATCCATGGCAGTGCAACGTAGGGCACCGCTGTGGTACCCTGGTGCTCATGGACATGCTGCAAATCCTTCAGGACGAGGTTTCACGCCTTGCCGATGAAGGGACGCCTGACCTGCTGCCGGCGCTGCTGTCGACCCTGCTGAAGGGCGATCGACCCGGGTTGATCAACTGCGACCGGCACACGCTCCGGTTGTTCCCGTACGTCCAGTCGCAGATCGCCCTGACCCGTGCGAAGCGGAACCTGTACCAGGAACACAGCAGGGTCGACTGGACGCCGGCGCCGTCCCACGGCCCCGTGGACTTCAGCAGCAAGCCTGAAACGAACTTCGAGCTGGCCCTCGTCACCCGTGACGCGGCCCGGCGTACCTACCGTTCCACACCGTGCACCTGTTGGGTGCTTCACCGCTAGGAAAAAGAGATCAGCTCATGAGCGACAACGTCAACAACGGCAACACCGCGCAGGATCCGAAGGTCAGCAAGGCACAGAACCTCCTCGCTGAGGTCGCCGACCGTGTCAAGGAGTCGGGACCGCAGGTGTACGCGCGGCTCCGGGACGCCATGGTCGAACGCGAGATCTCCTCGCGTGCAGACCTCATGGAAAAGGCCTTCCAGCGCCGCGAGCAGCTGCAGCTGGACTTCCGGAAGGTCAACAAGCCCGACAACGAGACCTTCAACGCCGACGGCACGACGGCGAACGCATCGTACTCGAAACCGCGCCTGGAAGAGATCAAGAAGGCCCGAGAGGTCCTCGAGAAGCTGGAGTCCGCGATGGAGAAGGCGCTCGTCGGCAACGACTTCAAGGCGTTGAAGGAGGTCTGCAAGTAGCATGCTCCCGTCCTGCGGCGACCTAACCTGCTCGGTCTCGACGGGTATCTGCGGGACCATCACCTTCGGCCGGGGCATCCTGGACGACAACGGCTACTGGGAATTCCCGTGCAGGGTGTGCGAGGCTGCGGCCCGTGAGGCAGGCATGCCGATGCACGAGGATGACCTCTTGGATGCAGCACCTTGTAAGGGTGCAGAAGGATGAGGTACAGAAGGACGTATGAACGATACCGGACTCGGGACCATCATCGGCGGTGTGGTGCTCAGCTGCTTCCTCCTCGGAGGGATCGTGTGGGGTTTCCATGCATGCAGCACCGCGGAGCGCGCCAGCCTGGGCGCGATCGACAACGAGGTCGACCGCCGCAACTTCGAGCACTCGCAGGCGTACCGGGAGGGGGTCAGGCGTGACTGCGACCAGCTGATGCTGTCGTACGCGCAGGCCAAGGACGACGACGAACGTGCTGCGATCCTGTCGGTGCTGCGGCACCGGACCCAGGGCGCACCGCCCGAAGCGATCCCCGACGATGTGAGGACCTTCCTGCAATCCCACTGACATGTTCGGCACCTGCGCGCTCAGAACGACTGGGATCACCGAAGGTGGGTACCGATCGATTGCGGGTGTCTACGCGTTGTTCGAAACAACTGGGATCCCGCTGGACATGATCATGCAGTTCCTCTGGGAGAGGAACTGCATCCCCATGCTGGGGAGATCTCATCGTCAACATGTACAGGTCGGGCCGGCGGCTCGACCGGGTGTTCACGACAATTCGAGTTGCCGTGCACGACGGGTACCCAAGCTCAGTTTCACATCAAATCCTGAAGGAGCTCAAGGAGCTCGAAAGAAAGATACCATGAAGATGAATCTCACCGTTGCGTTGCTTGCACTTGCGTTCGCCGGTTGCGATGAACGGCGGCCCTCCACCGACGAGCAGCAGTCGAGGCAGCAGGCTGCAGCCCTGGAGCAGGCGCATGCGCAGGTCGGCATGCCGTCGGTGACCCACTTCGCCGAGAAGCGGATGATGAAGGACCTGTACGAGCTGCGCGATGGGTCCAGCCCGACACACACCTACCTCGTCAACGAGCAGGTGGGCTGCCTCCGGTACCTGGGCGCCTCCATCGGTTACGGGTTGCCCTACGCCACCCAGTACACCGCGCCGACGCGCACGGTCACGGGGTACCAGACGTACCACGAGAAACCGCAGGCCGAACCCAACGGCCTCTTCATGCCGACCGCGGCGGAGGGCACCTGGGTGATGCTGAAGGATCCGAAGGGCACCGAGGTGAAGGCGGTCTACGTGGAACCCAGGGTACTGGTCTCTCCCTTCCGCCTGCCGGAGCAGGAGTGCCCGCCCATCGGGAAGACGGTGGAGGTGCCCGAGACTGTGATCCGGAAATGAGGGCCGACCTGGTCGAGGCGATCAACCGCGCGTTCCAGGGCCTGGACGACCTGGAGTTCCGCGCAGTCCGTGAACAGATCACGGTGAAATCCTCTCCCAGGATCCAGGCCGCGCGCGACCAGCTCGTCCTCCTTGCCGTCGAGCTGGGCCTGCCCGTGAAACAGCATCCCGATCCGATCCGGTCCGGCACCTAACATGGCACGGCCCAGCGACAACAGCGCGCTGCCGGGAGAACTGGTCTCGGTCCGGGTGACCACAGCTGCTAAGGGGTTGGCGGTGTGGTCCGAAAACAACACACTGACGCAGATGGTGAAGGGGTGGGTGCCCGCTGACGACGTGGGGATCATCATCGTCCCGTGCCAACGGGGCTTCACGTTCGTCATGTGGTCACGTGCGCAGCTGGTCGGTTGGGTGTCCGACGGCAACCTCAGGCGCGTGAACCTCGGCACCCAACGAACCCCGCGATGACGCACACCTACGCTCGGACCCAACCTGGGCAGCTGCTGTACGCCAGGATCGGGGCGACGGTGTACGAAGATGAACCGTTGATCATCCAGGAGCCCGGAGTGAACCCCATCATCATGACACTGGGTAGGATCTCGAAGGCGTGTGATTGCATCCTCGCGCTCGTCGTCTCGTCCAAGACCATGTACTCATGCGTGCTGCTGAGCCCCGCGACGGGCACGGTGCTGGGTTGGATCGACAATTCATGGTTGTGTGGGTTGCTCGATGCTTGAGAAGATCGACCTGGACTTCATCCCAGACTTCCTCGAGGAACGTGCCGACGATTCCAGGTACATGCGCGGGCTCGACCACCTCGGCAGCACCACCCGGAACGGTCCTGGGACCCACTGGCGCAGGCTGCGTTCATGGCGTGCCCTGGAGACAAGGGCTCACCAGCTGGCCCTCATGCGCTGCAAGACCACGGATGCCATGAGCGCGATCCTTGACACCATCAAGGAGACCATGAACGCAGGCGGGTTCCGGGCAGCCTGGTGGAAGGGTGCGGAAGGACGCGTGGACGATATCACGGTCTACGATGGGAAATGGTTCTCAACCACCCGACTGAGCAAGCTGGTCGACGAGTACACCCGCCGCGCGCAATGGCGTGCCCTGATCGTCCCTGACCATGTGGGAGCGGAGTGCAACCGGCTCAAGGTGCTCGAACGTACCCAGTTGACCCGGCAGTTCGCCTACAGCAACGCCTTCCGGAAGGCGATCGAGCTGCGGTTGGCTGCGTTCATCGACCGCGAGCTGCTGGACCGTGAGCACGTCTACCATCACCACGGCGTGTTCTTCGTGGAGAACCAGGGTCGCACCCACACGCTGACCCTGGGCCACAACGGCAAGCTGGAGTGGCACTCCGGATCACGGGCCTTCACCACGTGACGTTCGAACCGGGTCGCTTCGAGATGAGGTGCTGGGACCGGGTCATGCCCGGCCAGCTCGTCACGGTGAGCGATGACCTGTTCATGCAGCTCCTGACTGGGACCGGTATCACCGTGAGCGAGGTGCTGGGCCGGCGCCCCAACGACGACGCGGTGCTGATCCTCTGCATCGGCCACGTGGTCGCACCGTGCAAGTGCGGCCGCTCGGCACGGACCCTGTACTTCCTGTCCCACGGTGTCATCACCCTGATCAGGACTGACCTGGCGGGCACGTACATGGGCCGGCACTACTGCCAAAGTTACTGTCAAAACAACTTGTAGAAGCTTCGCTGCATGGGTTACCCTTGTGGCGTCAGTCATCCCAGGTAAAGAAAAAAGAGAGAAACGAACACATGGCAAGCAGCAGCGACGACGAGCGCGTGAAGTTCCGGAACCAGGACATGATCCTCACCGGCGGTGAGTACGTCCATATCACCGACAAGACCAAGGGCGAGGTCAACGTCTACATCGGCCCCAACAAGCAGAGCCTGGGCGGCGACGACCTGCCCGTCATCTTCGACCAGAAGTCCAACCGTTTCAAGAGCGTCACCCTGGAGCAGGCGATCCAGGCCTTCTCGACCGCGGTGGAAGGTTCTTACATCGTCCTGGAGAACCCTGCGGACGGTGACAAGCGACCCACCACCGCCGGCAAGCAGTCACCGCCCACCCTCCGCATCGGCAAGCGGCTCAACATCGCGGGGCCTGCCAGCTTCGCCCTGTGGCCCGGCCAGAGCGCCAAGGTCGTCCCTGGCCACAACCTCCGTTCCAACGAGTACCTGCTGTGCCGGGTGTACGACGAGGAGGCGGCCAAGAAGAACGCGAGCGAGGCGGTCATCAAGACCAACGACGGCGCCGCGACGAAGACGGGCAGCATCCCGTCGACCAATGACCTGACGATGGGCAAGCTGTTCATCGTCCAGGGGACGGAGGTCTCCTTCTACATCCCGCCCACCGGCATCGAGGTCGTCCCTGAGATGGTGGGCGGCGAGGAACGCTACGGCCGCGAGGCTGTCACCCTGGAGTGCCTGGAGTACTGCCTCCTCCTCGACCAGAACGGCAACAAGCGCTACATCCGTGGCCCCGCCGTCGTCTTCCCGAAGCCGACCGAGAAGTTCGTGGAAGCGCCCATCAAGTCCAACCCGCAGAACGCGAAGGCGAAGAAGTTCCGCGCGCAGGAGCTGGTTGTCCACAGCGGTATCCACATCCGGGTCATCACCGACTACATCGAGCCCGACGGGACGGAACGGCACGCCGGCGATGAACTCTTCGTCACCGGTAAGGAGCAGCCGGTGTACTTCCCCCGTGAGGAGCACGCCATCATCAAGTACGGCGACCAGGACGTGCACCACGGCCTCGCCATCCCGTCGGGCGAGGCACGGTACGTCCTGAACAGGGACACCGGCGTCATCGACCTGATCAAGGGACCCTGCATCTTCCTGGCCGACCCGCGCACCCAGGTCATCGCGCAGCGGGCACTGTCACCGTTGCTGTGCAGCCTCCTGTACCCCGACAACCCGGAGGCGTTGGAGATCAACCTGACCCGGTTGGGCGCTGACCCGCAGGACATCACCGGCGTCGGCGGTGCGAACGCCATCTTCCTGAACAACAGCTACACCCGCTCGGGTGAGGACGAGAACTACGGAGCGGTCGCTGCTGTCGCCTCTCCTGACACCGGCACCGGCCGGAAGGTCCTCATCCGCTCCGCCAGCAAGTCGCTCCCGGGCGATGAGTTCCAGCGCAAGGCCAAGTTCACGGCCCCGCGCACCGTGATCCTGAACACCAAGTACGACGGCGCGGTGACCACCACCATCTGGCAGGGGTACGCCATGCTGCTGATCAGCAAGAGCGGCGAGCGCCGCATCGTGCAGGGTCCGGGCACCTACATGATGGAGTACGACGAGTCGCCCCAGATCATCACCCTGTCGACGGGCAAGCCCAAGAACCTGGACAACCCGTTCAAGACGGTGTTCCTGCAGACCTCCGCCAACATGGTCAGCGACATCATCGAGGTGGAGACGAAGGACTTCTGCCGGCTCAACGTCAAGGTGTCGTACCGGGTCAACTTCGAGGGCGGCAACGCCGAGCAGTGGTTCGCTGTCGACAACTACGTCAAGTTCCTGTGCGACCACATGCGCAGCAAGGTCCGCAACGCCGTCCAGAAGTTCGGGATCCAGGAGTTCTACGGAAACCACACGGAGATCCTCCGAGACGTCATCCTGGGCAAGGTCGTCGCCGACAAGCCTGGTTCGCGGCCGGGCACCACGTTCTCCGAGAACGGGATGCGGATCTACGACGTGGAGGTCCTGGGCGTCGCCATGCAGAACACCGACGTGGAGAAGCTGCTGGTCCAGGGCCAGCGCGAATCGCTCACCAACGCCCTGAAGCTTGCAGCCGAACATCGTCAGTTCTCCTACCTGAAGGAGGTGGAGGTCATCAAGCGTGCTCTCCAGCAGCAGTCTGACGAGACCGAGAATCTCGCTTTCCAGCTGAAGAGCAACAGCGCCCAACGCAAGCTGGACTACGACACGCTCCTCCTGATGAACGCAGCCACGGAGGAGGCACAGCGCATGGCCAACGAGAAGGCGGCCTCGGAAACCCGATTCGCCATCGACCTGGCCACCTCGAAGGCCGCAGCCGAGATCGCCACCGTGAACAGGGAGACCCTGATCGAGGACCAGGAGAAGGAGCTGGAGAAGCGCCGGCGCGAGCTCGAGATGGAGCTCCAGAAGATCGAGGCACAGACGACGGCGGTGACCCTGAAGGCAGGCGCCATCGGCCCTGACCTGATCGCGGCCCTGCAGGCCTTCGGCGACAAGGACCTCCTGGGCAAGGTCGCCGAATCGATGGCTCCGATGGCCCTCCTGACGGGCGGCAAGAAGAGCGTGGTGGAGGCCTTCGGCGAGCTCATCAAGGGCACCGACGTGGCCAAGCACCTGGAGACCCTGAGCGACTCGCGCAAGCCGCGCTGAGCTCGGGCTGATCGGGTCGCAAGGCCATCCGGAATTTCCGGATGGCCTTGCGACGTTCTTGCAAACTGGCAGCAGCGTTGTGTACGATCGGACTGCATGGTCTGGTGGCGCTTCAACATGGACAAGGACGCGACGAGCGAGGCACGTCGGGTCGAATGGTTGCAATCACAGACCTGGTCCGATGTGGCCCCGGGTGACATGGTGCAGTCGAAGGGTACCTTGGCCTGGCGCCCTGAGGAGGTGCTTCTGCGAACCTCCGCGCACACCCGGGTCTTCCACCTGAAGGGGGCTCCGATCCTGGTCCTGTCAAGAACCAAGGGCGTGCCCGGAGAGGCGGATTCCGACCACTTGCTGACCTTCCTGTGCCTTTCACGCCACGGGTTGATTGTGGTCCTAGGCCAGGCGGGTGAGAATTCTCAGGAAGGAACGAGGCAGCTGTGAACGAAGGTCTGTCAGAGCACCCGCTTCGGAGCGTGCAATCCATCGACGGTTGCCGGATCCTGCCGGGATCGTTGGTCAGGCACCTGCACGATGCAGGATCATCGGGCCTGTGCGTCAGCGTCTCAGCGACCGCAGCCACCATCATGTGGAGCTGCAGGCCCAACCCCCAAACGTCGAACTTCACAAAAGACCTGGCACAGACGACGTACGACAAGATCCGGCACGAGGATGAACACAGGTTGTACTCCTCGTTCCAACAATCCGACCGTTGGGCTGCGACCTCGTACGAGGTCGCAGAGCGATACAACGATCTGCCGTACGATGAGATCGACCGGCTCAAGCGAGAAATTGACACAGTGAAAGTTCACATTGTGCACGACGGTACCGTGGTCGTCAAGCGTAGGATCAGATCGCCCGAAGACATCAATTTCGATCCGAGGATCCAACACCGTGAGCTCACCATCAGGAACTGAACCCATGCCGGGTCAGCTGTGGTTCTGGAACTTCGACCTCGGAGAATCCACGTGGTGGCCCGCGCAGCGCGTGTCAGAGGCAGCGAGGGACACCTTCATGGTCAACGAGATCGAGTACCTGCACTTGGGCGACACCTTCGTCATGGTCAGCGTGGACGATCCGGGGCCGTTCGAATTCAAGCTGCCCGACTTCAACGAAGACGGCACCCTACGGCCGGAGCAAACCCCCAGGCGATGGCATGTGATCCTGCTGCACGGTAGCCTGGTGTGGTTGGACCACGCCTGGTTGGACGATTGTGGGCTGATCGAATGAAGAATTCAAGGCGAAACATCCAGCGCACCTTCCCTCCCGGTTCGTTCATCACCCATCCCAGCCAACCGTACGGTGCTCTGGGCATGGTGATCGCATGGATCCAGGTAGAGAACATGAACAAGTCCAAGGAGGCGCGCGGCCGCGCGCCGACGTGGCACGCCATGATCCTGACGACCAACGGGTTGAAGAGGGTGCCGTGGGACACATTCATGACCAGGACGTCGACCATCGACGAATGGTATCGGTCCAGGGAGCAGGGCGATGCACGTTGAGCTGGAGGATCCGCATTCGATCAGGCCCGCATTCCATCACTCGACCTGGCCCGTCGGTTGGTGGCCCATCCCGGGCGATGCGGTCCGTGGACGTTGGGCGGGTCCCGACACCTTCGGGACCGTGATCACGGTGGTCGCCAAGGGCGCCTACGTCCTGTGGAGCAGACCGCTGACCGACCATGAGAGGTCGATGTCAGAGCTCATCAGCTCCAACTCCCTGGAGATTGCGGCCGAGGAGGATCGTGCGATCCTCAGGGCACTGGTGCCATGAGCGTCCTGTGGACCCATGCCCAGAATAACGGCTTCGAGTTCCGGACCCTGTTCGAGGCTGACGGAACTGAGGAGCCGGGGACCATGGTGCACCACTGCTACGATCCGACCATCGCGGGCATCATCGTCTCCCGCAACTCCGATGATGACACGTTGATCCTGTGGTCCAGGCCGCCTCCCTTCCCGCCCGGCGGCTGGTGATGGAGATCAAGGCGTACGATGAGGACTGCTCGCCGGCCAGCATGCTGACGGCCCACGATCAGCATCGAAATGATCACGATTACGTGCCCGGCATGCTGGTCTCGCACCGGGTGTGGGACAGCGGTTCTGGGATCGCGATCGTGTTCGGGATAGTGGTGTCTGTGACGGGCGGCGGCACCGTCAACGTGCTGTGGTCGAGAGGACCGATCAAATGAGTTCCCTGTGTACGTACGCTCGGGCCAACACGTTCAAGAAGGTCGAGCCAACAGAGGCGGGAGCAGCGCTCGCTCCGGGCACCTTCGTGACTCTCAGGCAGGTTGTCGGCGGCGCATCAGGCTTCGGGACGGTAGTTTCGGCCGACGCAGTCTCCATCACCGTCCTGTGGTCCTCAGAGCCGGCGAAGGGCCCGAACTTCCAGTTCCCGAACGTGAAAAAGGTGCAGATGGGCCTGATCGCCCAGAACGTCATCGACATCCAACCGATGACCGGACCGTCGGCCAAGGTCTTCTTCATGGATTGGGACTACGCAAGCGGTTCCAAGGGCGCGCCGTGACCCACCCAAGAATTCGCAGGGTTCGGGTGCAGTAAACCACCTGACCATCCTACGTAATCGTGGATAGGATGGGATACAGGTGTCATCACCCCTCACATCACGCATGATGGTGGGTCTCCGGAAGCCGGGAGCAGAGCTCCGCGTGGGTGACCTGGTGATGTGGTACGGGAAGCCGAGCGACTACGCCAGCTTCCAGCGCCGCGTGGTGTACCAGGTGGTGGAACGGATCGAGCCCAGCCAGGACGAGGGCCGGCAGGCACAGTACCGGTACCGTCCGGTGTTCGACCTAGAGAACCCGATCGGGGTGCCGACAGAACCCACCTGCCTGATGTCGAGCCGTGAGATGAAGCAGATCAGGTTGATCGACCTAGGGATGATGCGGATGCTGTTCGACAGCTTCATCCGGACGTGGATCGCCGACCAGGGCTCGCCAGAAGCAACGGACGACGGAGGGTAGCATGGGCCAACGTGGACTGCTCGGAAGCTTGGTGATCGCGTTGGTGGTCGGCTGCTCCTGGACACCCCACGAACCCACGCAGCATGCGCTGCTGAAGACCCACCACGTTCTTCGCCTGCACGGGGACGACACCTTCACCGGGCCTGAGCGTGAGATGGTGCAGGAAGCCGCGGACGACGTGTTCATCCAGACGTCAGGCCTCCTGCAGGTCATCGTGAACTTCGATTTCGATTTCGACAGGTTGGGCCTGGACGCCTGGCTCACCCGCACCAACCTGCTGGTCCGGACACCGAAGGATGCCTCGTACGTGGTCTCACGCGAACGGACAGGGAAGGTCATGCTCGGGATGGTGGTGGGGGTGAACCTGCAGGACTACGATCAGACCGCGCCGATGCAGGTTCACCTGATCGCCGACAGGTTGACGGATCGGAAGGTCTTCATCCAGGTCGCTGAGCACGAGTTCTACCATGCCTTCGGCCTGAACCACGTCAAGGATCCGCACAGCGTGCTGTACCCAGAGGTGTTCCTGCAGGCGCCTCGTACCTGCATCAGCGAGGCAGACGCAGCAGAGATCTGCAGGGTCTACGGGTGTTGGACAGGCGACCTCAACACCTGCACCTGAGATCAGGTCGTATCATCCACGCTTGATGCCGCCGCCGTAGCTGAACGGTTGCGGCGCGGTGTCGACCTCGTACGGATCCACCTGGACGTACGGGACCTCCGCGGTCGGTGGGACAGGTCCGAAACAGTCCTCCCGATCGACGGTGGGCTCCCTGAGGTGCTCGGGCAACCCGTCCGGATCGTCGACGGTGTCCATCGCCTTGTTCGTCAAGGATCCGATCTGTTCACGGTCGTTGATGTCAGGCGACAGAGCGTTCCTGATCGGTTGGCCTGGGAACGCGGAGGCACCTGCCGCCTCACGGATCACCCTGCGCAGGTCTCCCAGCCTGATCCACATGTACTATGTAGGTCGTTCGGTGAGCCTGCGGCGCAGCAGACCGGCAGAGATCGCCAGGGAAGCAATGAACAGCACGATGATCAGACGTTCAATCATACCGTTTTCCCAAGGCCAGGTCGCGCAGGGCACCCTGTAGCTGGTCCACCTGCCGCCGCAGCGCACGGTTATCGGTGTTCAATGCATCGCACCGCTCCTGGCATGCTCTCATGTTGGCACGCAGGTACACGACCTCATCCAGCTCCCGCTTCAGGCGCAGCAGTTCCTCATCAGTCATCCCTCCACCTCCGCAAAAACAGGTTTGATCGTGCACACCAGTCCGACCTTGCGCTCAGCGCGAGGAGGAACGCAAACGATGTAGCCCTTGATGAGATCGTTGAACAGCGGAACATGTGTCTTGAACCAGGCGGAGAGCCAGGTCCAGATCCAGTCTGATAACCGCTGTGCGCCCATCGGGACCCGGAACCATTGGTTCGCATCCGTGAGCCCAGGTTCCACCAGCAGGCTCAAGGTATCGTCCGTGAGACTGTAGCCCGTCGCTCGGTGGCGGCCCAGCACCATCAGCAGGACATCTTCCAGTTCCTTGCGGGAGCTGGCCTGCACCATCCCATTCACCAACCTCATGCTCTGGTTGTAACTCGCGCACGTGTGTAGTACATCATGTTAACATGAGCTTTCCGAAGGTCAGGATCACAGCCAAGGTTCGTTGGTCCAAGCCTGAACGGATCGAGGCGGGGACGCTGATGTCCATGCTGGCCCCCGAGCTGGCGATCGGTCACAACCCGTGCACCAGCCCGGATCCGATCGACGGCACCCAGGAGCAGGTCGTCCTGGAGATCCTGGGCATCCGTCGGGCACCTCCGGGCACAGAGTTCACGCTTGAATCGTACGATGAGGTGCAGGCAGACCGGACGTTGGGGCACGGGGTGATCCTGTGACCCGGTTCCTCGATCGGATCCACGTCGGACTGCACCGATTGGGCTGGCACAGGTTGGCCGCCGTCTTCGGGAGGATGACCGCGATGTTCTACGGCGATCCGGGTCCGATCGTGCTGCCGCGGATGCCCGAACCCTTCCGATCATGGTCCCTCGTTGAACCACCGCCTGAGACGCTGCGCGTCCTGGAGTTCAAGCCCGGGCCGGAACAGAACCTTGGGTTCGACCCGGCGACCGAGATCATGGTCCCACAGCACCGCTTCGACATCAACTGAGAAGGAGAAAAATGGACACCGACAAGGCCCTTGAGTTCTGCATCGCCAGTTTCTTTTACGCGGCTGCCGCAGCAGTCGTCGCGATCGTGCTGTTCGGCGGCTACGCCATCGTGAGGTCAGCCAGTTCCACGGGTGAGGTTGACTATGACTACTGCTACATCGACACCCGGGCACCCGACAGGATGGCCCCGCAGTTCCTGCTGTACGGGCATCGCAACTGGCGCGCCGACAACGATATGGGCAGCTACCCCACCGCCGACAAGACGAAGGAGGCTGCTGATGCTGTCGGTTGCCGGATCGGGGTGTCCAAGTGAGCGTTCCGGAAATCTTCTGCTGCATCGCAGCCGTGTTCGACATCATGATCTTCGTCTGGTTGGTGGGCACCTGGTTCTTCGAGGGCCACCACAAGCAGTGCAAGGTCGATGTGATCGCAACCTTCACCTGCGCCGAGTGCAAGAAGGAATTCGACGTAGAGACTGAGGTCGATTGCTCCGCATGTGCAGGGGGCCACGTCGAGGAATCATGACAGATCGGACCATCCTGATCGGCGACCTCCACGGCTGCGCCGACGAGGCGGAAGCGCTCCTCCGGAAGTTGCAGCCCACGGCGGCCGACTGGATCGTCTGGTTGGGAGATTACGTCGATCGGGGCCCGAACAGCGTGGGCTGCGTGGACCTGGTCCGCAGGCGGGAACAGGTGCAGGGCCGCTGCGCCGGCATCCTTGGAAATCATGAAGAAAGGATGCTAGAGCATGAACAACGTGCCATGGAGCTGGGCCGTGAGCCTGAGATGCCCATGTCGCATGCCTTGACCCGTGCACAGCTGCGGGACGAGCACTACGACTGGTTCAGGCAGCTCCCTCTCTTCCTGCGGATCCCTGAGCACAACGCGGTCGCGGTCCATGCCGGTGTCTTCCCAGGCCTGCCCATCGAACAGCAGACGCAGCGGACCCTGCTCCATGTCCAGATGCTGAAACCGTACGATGCAGAGGGCCGAGAGCTGTACAAGGACGGAAAACGACACGATGCATCGTGCTGGGTCAGCAAGGTGCCCGCGGGTGAGGAGCACCTGTGGCGGTTCTGGACGCACTTCTACGAAGGTCCGGAAACGATCGTCTTCGGCCACAGCGTGTTCGACCGGCCCCTGATCACCCAGAACACGTTCGGGATCGACGGCGGGGTGCCCTTCGGCCTGCAGCTCCATGCGTTGGTCCTGCCCGAACGCCGGATCGTCACCGTGAACTCTCCGAAGGACTACAGCAGGGCGACCCGCGGTAGCCGGAAGGATCCGATCCGGAACAAGCGGTTCTGGGTGCACGGCGACGTCCACACCTTCTCGTGAACACCCAGGAGACGACCATGAAGTTTGAGTTCAGGTGCCCGAGCTGCGGTGCCCCGCCCAATGCATGCGGCAGGAAGTCGACCGACGTGTGCGAGGGCCGGCACCCCGAGGAACTGTGCATGGGTTTCATCTGCGAGTGCACCTCCGCTGAGGCCGACACCGATGGCCACGGTGAGCTGCTGAACAATCAGTGTCCTGAGGCCAGTTGCTACCATTGTGGATGGGGCGGAGTTTTTCCGAAGGCACCCAAGGGCATGCAGGCCTGGGAGAGGAAGGCTCTGGCCGCCGGATGGACGATGCCGCCGGCACGGAAGAAGGAGCTGGAGCACCGATGAGGCCTGGGACACGGGTCAGGATGACCGATGACTACCGGTACCGATCGTGGGGCCTATGCACCACGGGCATGCACACGGGTCCCATCGCCCTGAAGCATGGGAGGGTGCTGTGCACCGACTGCAACGGTGAACACATCGAAAGTTACGGACACCTGGTGGGCACGGTGCAGGGCCCTGCTTGGGACCGCGATGACATGGTCGCCGTTGCCTGGGATCAGGGAGGTTCGGGTGCCTTCGCCTACTCGTGCTCGGACGTCATCGAGAGCTCCTGAAGGCGGGCGACCTCGTTGCCGTTCAGGCACCACATCGTCCCGATCAGCATGGTCACGATGCACAGAACCCTGTCCATCGACCCGGTTGGGACACAGTAGGCACAGCACACCGCTCCGATCAGGAGCAGCTTGCTGACCAGGTACCCCAACCGGGTCGGGCTCATCAAAGCCGCCGGGTGACCCGACCTCGGGTCAGGTCGTACGGGCTCACGGCCAGCAGGATCCTGTCACCGGGCAGCAGCCTGATCCTGTGGATCCGCATCCTACCGCTCAGGGTGCAGATCACCTCGTGACCGGTGCTGCACTTGATCCGAAAGAGCGTCCCGGGTAGGGCCTCGACCACCGTCCCGTCAAGGTCGATGCGGTCCTGCCGCTCCTCCTCGTCGGTTGTCGACCCGTGCGCCCGGTTGCGTCCATTCCTGTTCTTCTTCATTCTCATCTTCCTGGCTGGGTCCTCCCAAGCCTGGGGGCGGGTTGACCAGCGATGCCTCGCGGTCGGTGTTGGCCGACGATATGCCCCCGGTATCGTACATGCCAGCCTGGTGTCGCATGGTATCGTCGACACCGAACTCCTTGATCAGCAACCGTCGCAGGCGCCCCAGGGTGATCCTCATGGTCTAAGTACACAGGTCGACCAGGCGTCGGGCCCAACACATCACCCAATCCCTGCTGGCCTCGTGCAGGGTACCGTCAGCCCTCACGATCACAAGGCTCGCGCCGTACAATCCTGGCCGGGCCAGACCCGACGGTAGTTTCAGTGCGGATGCATCGAGCTCCAGCACCGACCCAGCTCCCGTCATGCACACGATCTGTGCGCCGTTCGGATGGTACCCTGCGGCCATGATCAGTCGGGCACGATCGGGAGACGTCGCGACGACGTGCAGCTCCGGATCCGGCAGCAGCTGCAGGTACTCCGGCAGCTCCATGGTGAGCCCTTGCGCCTGGTCGATGATGAGGTGACCGTCGAGTTCCAGCTGCACAGTGCCACTGTACGCCACGTGGCATCGGTGTTACAATCACGCATGCCCAGGTTCGCTGAACTGCCCCTGCCGGGTGACATGCTCCTCAACAAGTCGAACGACAGGATGGTGATGGTTGTCTCGAGCAGGGCGATCGAGTACCCGGGTCCCTGGACGCAGTTCCATGTCAACGTCCTGGACAGGGACAGGGTGGTGCTCTACGATGTTGACGATATCCGGTTCACCAACATGTTCGAACAGATCCATGATTCCCGATGAGCCTCGGATCATGCCGGGCGACATGGTGGTCGCCCTCAGGCCGACACGTGGGTGGGAGTCTGAACTGTCACGCGGTACCGACGGGATGATCGTCAACGTCGGGTCGGGTGGGTTGGTCCTGGAAACATGGCCGGAGGGCGGCCGGTTGCGCCTCCGGCTCCTGCTCGCAGGGAGGATCATCGTGGTCTCATGCAAGGCCCACAACGTGCTCAAGAACTGGACAATTGCCGCACGTTAGGCTGTGGGGTGCACCGTCAGGTGCCTGCGAATAAACTCGTGAATGGTCTAGGTGACACCATGAGGCTCGATGGGCACCAGCTCCCACCTATCGATCGGTCCGAACGGGTTGGGTCCGGGCCAGCGCCTGTCCGATATCAGGATCCAGTACGATAGTGGCTGCAGGCCCAGGCCCCTGATCGCAGCGTCAGGGACACTGTTGGCGTGTTGCGCACAGATGATCAGACCTGTCATCCCAGTCGACCCAACCCGAACCAGCTCGCCCGGCTGCAGCATCTGTTGCTAGGTAGGCAACGACACGTAGGGTTGGATCCATCGTTCCAGGATCCAACCCACCCGACCCGAGCGCATGCTCCAGATCAGGTACCTCCTGATGACAGAGGGCTGTGCCTCGTGGATGACCATGACCTGGAGCACCGTGCACACCTCCCCGGGTACCACCCTGCCCGCCGGAGCGTACCAGCATCCGAGCAGGTAGTCTGGGTGCTGGTCCAGGAAGGAATGTTCGGAAGATACGACCAGGTCTCCCGGGACCATGTTTCAGACCGGGTGTGCTTCCGCGAGCGCCTGTGCCTTGACGACAGCGGCGTACTCGGCCGTCTTGAAGGAGAGCGCCGCCCGGCTGTACCGCCAGGTCAGGTAGCCCACCTGGACCAGCTGGCTGCAGACAGAAATTGTCAGGATGCCGAGCACCGGCAGGCGGAGCACGGATCCCAGGACCACCGAGAGCAGCAGCAGGATCCAACACGACGCCGATGACAGGATGGCCGCACGGGAGGTCCGAACATCACCCAGCCTTTCTCGGAACCCGTCGAGGGAGAGCGCGAAGTCCGCAGCCTCCGGGACAGAGACCTTGTTCCAGTCCACCTTCTCTGAATGGACCACGATCGCATGGTCCACCTCGTCCGAATTCAAAGGAGAGGGGTTCATCGACCCAACCCTCCGTCCTCAGCCGCGGGTTCATCGTAGACCACAGCGTCCAGGTTCAGGAAGGTGATGGCAACGGACACGGCGTTCTTCAGCGCGGTCCTGGTGACCTTCAGGGGGTCGATGACGCCCGCTTCGACCAGGTCCACGTACATGTCCGTCGACGCATCGTACCCCAACGGTTCCTGTGGGTGCGCGCGGCGGTGCCGCAGCTCATTGATGATGACGTCAGCGACCAGGCCGGCGTTGGTCAGGATCCGGCGCATCGGAGCCTCGATCGCGGTCGCGAGCGCCTCGATGCCGGCCTGCAGCTCGCGTTCGTTGTCCTCGAACCTGGACTCATCACGGAGGACTGAACTGCACGTGAACAGGGCTGACCCGCCGCCCGGGATGATCCCTTCTTCCGCCGCGGCACGGGTTGCGTTCAACGCGTCCTCGATCCGGTACTTCCTCTCCACCATCTCCACTTCGGTCGCGCCGCCGACGCGGATCACTGCCACGCCCGAAGACAGCTTGGCGATGCGTGTCCGCAGCTTGAAACGATCCTCCTCGGCGAGGGTGATGTCCTCCATCTGCTTCCGAAGATCCTTGACCAGCAGGTCGACAAACACCTTGGTGGTGCCCGGCCCGACGAGTGTCGTCGTCTTGGCGTCGGTGATGAACTTCTTGCATTGGCCCAGCTGAGCCTGGACCACCTTGTCCAGCGAGTGACCGGTGGACGCAGAGATCAGGGTTGCACCCGTCAGGGTGCAGATGTCACGAAGCAGCTCGTTCCGGTGCTCACCGTAACCGGGAGCCTTGATGGCGGCAACCTGCAGGTTGGCCTTCAGCCGGTTGAGGACGAGGCCTTGCATGGCCTCTCCGTCCACATCATCAGCGATGATGAGGAGCGCGCGGCCCGCCCTGACCACTGACTCCAACAGCGGGACCAGGTCCTTCAGGTTGCTCACCTTCTTGTCGGTGACGAGGATGAACGCGTTGTCGTAGGAGGCCCGCATCCGCTCAGAGTCAGTGACGAAGTACGGTGACAGGTAGCCGCGGTCGAACTGCATGCCCTCCACCACGTCCAGCGTGGTCGTCAGGCCCTTCGCGTCCTCGACCGTGATGATCCCATCGCGACCGACCCTCTCCATCGCCTGCGCGATCAGCTGGCCGATGGTGGCGTCGCCGTTGGCGCTGATGGTACCGACCTGCGCGATCTCCTCGTTGGTGGTGACCTGCTTTGCTCCGTTGATGAGCATGTCGTTCACGGTGCGGGCGCCCTTCTCGATCCCCTTGCACACCGAACGCGGGCTGTAGCCTGCCTCCACCAGCTTCAACCCCGCCTCGACCAACGCGGCGGTGAGGACAGTGGCCGTCGTGGTACCGTCGCCGGCGACCTCGTTCGTCTGGTTGGCCGCCTCCCTGATCAGGTCAGCTCCCATCCGCTGGACGGGATCCTTCAACCTGATCGACTTGGAGACGCTCACGCCGTCCTTCGTCACCAGGGGTGTCTGGCCGCCTGCCCGTTGGATCAGGACAGTCCTACCCTTCGGGCCCAACGTAGCGCCGACGGCTGCTGCGGCGACCTTGATACCCTCGAACAACCGTCGACGGGCATCCTGTGAGAAAACGATGTGAGTTGCGGTCTCTGCCTGTTGCTGGAATCCGTTCATGCAAGCATACTAATGCAGAACGGGACGGTGTTCAGGCATCCTTGGTGACACGCAGCGGTACCGGCAGCCCCCGACGCCATGCCACCGCGACCAGGCCCAACCGGTAGTCCTCCACCAGCGCTGTCAGGACAGCACGCTGCTGCGGATCCTGTGCCTGAGACAGGTAGATCAGCAGCTTCCGTTCCGTGAAATCGATCACGTTCGTGGGTTCGGTGGTACCGCAGTGCAGCTGGAACTCGGTGCACCTCTCGGTGCTGCGCGGGAACTGAGCTGCGTTGCGGGTCGCCATCGCAAGCATAGCTAGGTGCCTGGACGACCTTCCCGCTGGACGCGTCTCCCGGTCCTGTACCAGGGAACGAGCGCGGCAACGACCGCGCCGATGGCGCAACCGATCAGCAGCACGCTCGTGCCATCCTGTACCATGTTCATAAGTACCGCTTCGCTCAGGTCTTGTATCCCTTCCCAAGCACCTGTTTCCGAAGGGCCTGCCATCGTTTGAAGCTGCGATGACCGGAAGAATTGCGAGCCTCGATGATCTTGTCTGCGCGCCGCAACGACCTGAAATGCTTCCTGACCTCTGAGATTGAATGCATGCTCAGGTTGGGATAGTTCCCACGAACTGTTGGAATTCCTTGCTGAGCTAACATCCGATACAACTCATATTCATGTTCTCGAGCAGATCGAGAGAGTTCAACTTCGTCCGGGCTTCTTTCGGCAGGCGCAACCTCGTCCTGTTTCTCGGCGACGGGTTCTGCCTTCACCCGTCGCCGGCGAGAGGGACCGGTTCGGTGTCAGGGGCATCGTCGTCCAACAGATCGCCGATGGGCACCGAGGCGGTCGCTGCAGGAACAGCTCCGGAAGCGACAGCGGCCATCGCTTCCAGTTCACGTGCCCGTTCCAGCAAGACCATCATCCGGTTGATGTCACGATGATCTTCATCATCGTCACCGGAGAGCTCGTTGACCCTCTCCGTCAGCTCGACCATCGATCGTGAAGCTTCATCAGGGTCCATGAACTTCCGACGCTTCACGTACTCGTTGATGAAAGCAATGGGCCAGTCCTTGACCAGCTCGAAAGCATCATCGTACTCGTCAAGGACATGGTGCACCACCTCAGCGTCCATCTTGTCGATGCAGACCAGTTCATCGATCCGGCCCGGTCGCTTCAGCGCAGTCTCCAACCGACCGCGGTTGTTGACGGTGGTGAAGATCAGCTTCACCTTCTCCTGGAAGAACTCCATGGTTTCCAGGAGGTCGCCCTGCGCATGGGCCCGATCGAAGTCGTCCATGATGACCACGTCAGGTTCGAAGATGTTGATAGCCTCGAACAGGGTCCCGTTGTCCAGACTCTGGAGGTCTGAGATCCGGATCCGGAAGCTCCGGAGGCCCATCAGCTCCACGATGGTCCGGGCCAGGGTCGATTTACCGGTCCCGGGCGGACCGTAGAACATCACGGACCTGCTGACGCCCTCAGCCAGTGGTCGCTTCAGGTACTCTGCGTAGCTGACGGCGCGGGCGGAGAGCTTCGACTGGAAATCATCGTCGATCTCGAAGATGATGTGCTCCTCGGCACGGGACGTGAACATGCCCGACCGATCGCTCTTCCGCATCAACAACGATTTTCCAGAAAACTGCTCCCACAGCTGGGCCTTGATGTAGGCCCGGGCTGCGTCCAGGTGTTGAGCGTCCACGTAGATCCGTTCCACGTTCTGCTGGCGCCCACGGTAGGTCCAGCCGCACCGGATCCCACCGGGCAGGGTGCAGATCCGGATGAAGGTATGCTCTTCCGAGGTCTTGAAGCGCTCGTACGGATGACGGACGAGGACGCTGAGCAAGGTTTGGGTGAAATCTGAGCTGTATGCCTCGCACCACTCACTGGTGGCGAAGTAGTCCTCCGACCACACCTCGGAATCCTCGACCATGATCTTTCCCATGCCGAAGATCGACTGGGCTCCCGCCCACCAGGTCGGCTTCTCCAGGAAGGGCGACATGGCACCGAACAGTTCGGTGCCAAGGACGAACAACCGTTTCACGCGGGTGCTGCTCAGGTACAGCTGCACCTGTCGCAGGAAAGGCGCTTCAGTGTTCACCATGAGGTGAGGATCCTGGTTCGGATCCATTGGAACTCGATTCTTCTTCATCCCTTGCCTTTCGGGCAGTTGGCGACCGTGACCTAGAAATCGATCGGTTGGGCATCGTACGATGCCGCACGACCCAACGAGAACTCACCGTTGCTCCTGTCGCACAGGAGCTCGACAGACTGTTCGATGATCCCTTGCCGCCGTGCAGCGAACTGCAGGCTGCGGCTCGCGGCCCACAGGACACGTGGGTTGGGCATCTCCCCCACACGCTTCTGGCACCTGAAGAAACCCTTCTTGGCGTCCTTCACCATCCACCATCCGCCGGTGTGGTCCTGAGATTCGTATCCCTGCTTGAGGAAATCGTCCACTCCTTGGCGCAACGGTAGCGGGACGGTGAGCCACAGTTTCTCATGCTTCACGCATGTCACCACGTAGTCGATGAAATCCTTCCAGGCCCGGTGCTGGCGGTCCCACTCCCTCTCGGGATCCTCGTAGAACCCGATGCAGGATTCCATGAAGACCTTCGGCCCGCACACGATACCAACCTCGATCCCTTCCGGGAAGGGACTGTCAGCCCTATGTGACTCATTGCGCATGTGAAGGACATGGAGGATGGGTCGTCCGCAGCAGGCACACCTGCTGTTCCCGTAGTGGAAACCGCTGATGGTCCATGACCCAGCCTCGATCAGGGATCGAAAGTTCTTTCCAGAACCTGTGTAGTGCTTGCCCGCCGCCGCGGCGACCAGCACGTCATGCTGCTGCTTGGACTCCATGTTCTTTACCTCGTCTCGAAGGCGAGCGCCAACTGCAGGCCCTCACTGTTGCACGGGTGTCCCTCAGAGTACCAATACTCAATGCGGCCGCGGTTGGACACGGTGACGATCGATGATGACAAGGTGCCCGACCCACCATCGGGTTCGTGCGCGCATACCGAGTGTCGGGTACCCAGGTCATGGCCGTGCGATGCCAGGAGCTCGTAGAGCCTGTCCACGATGGGATCGATCCCATCGCTTTCAGAGACTGCACCGGCGGCGCGCCACTGCGTGTCCCAGGCCTTCTGTGAATCCGGATCGAACCGACGGTTGGTGATCACGTGGGTGCCCGGATGCAACTCCTCCTTGTACCGGTTGTCGCTCATGATGAAGCGCTCCATCCTGCACGGCATGCCGTAGATCAGCTCGAACTTGCCGAACTCCTTGGCCCCCAGGCTCGCGCAGTAGTTCTGGACTCCGTACACGGTGCCGATGCTGAGCACGTCGGTGATCAGTTTGCCGCGGGAGCGTTCGCCGGGCGGCGAGCTCCAATCATCCTCGACCACGTTGGTCAGGGCAGCGAAGAACCCATCCCGATTGATCGCGAACCACGTACCGTCGGCGTCCAGATCCCACGGTCTGGCGATCCCATCGACCAGGGTGGGTCGACCCGTCCGCCTGCCGAACCGTTCATCACGGTTCCCAGCGACGACGAGCGGGTACCCAGGGACGATATCGTTCAGCACGATCAGTGTGCACATGGATCACCCGTCCTCATTCCTTGCACAGGCACCGCCGGACAAAGATGCCCCAGAACAGGAGGACGGTGACGATGGACAGCTGGACGACGGGTCCGAACACGTCGTACGCCACGATGCTGGCGACGGCGAGGAACGCCGCACCGCCCCACATCAGCGCCTCTGCCTGCTCGAACGTCAGCACCCGAAACCTCATGCTGTTCCTCCTCGTTCTTCCAGATGTTTCAGGATGACCTTCAGCTGCTCGTGCGCCGGGTTGTGCGCCACCTCGAACTTCTCGGTGAAGCCCATGAGCACGTAGATCCGATCGATCCCACCTGCGAACGCGTCCATCTCTGCCAGGGCCATCCTCAGCTGCGTCCGGGTGAATGCAATGCGACGTTCAGGTGTCATACGCCTCCATCAACCGCCTGCCGAGCCTCTTCAGGTACCGTGGACCGTACTTCGGGTTGCCTTGAGCCTCCAGGTCCCGTTCCAGGAACTTGGGCAGGACCTCATCCTGGTGCCTGCATGAGGCGATACCCCAGGCGACGGCCGCAACGGAGTCAGTGTCACCGCCCCATTCGATCACCTTCCTCATGATGCCCATGAGGGACGTTTCCTGCCGCAGCAAGGTACACACTGCCCAGGCGGTGTTCATGCCCACGTCGTACCCACCTTCCTTGCTCCGATCCACCCGGCCCTCCCAGGGGGTGCTCAGGAATTCGAGCCCATGGAGGTGTTGGTTCATCCAACCCAGGCACTCCGAGAATTCGAGCGATTCGTAGAGTGCAAAGTGGCTCAGCATGGCCACGATGATGGCGCTCTCGCAGCCTTCCTGGGTGTTGTGCGTCACCGCAGCCTGCTCACGGGCCGCAGTGATCACCATGTTGGGTGAGAACAGGACGCCGAGCGGGACCGCGCGCATGGCGGCACCGTTCTTCGTGGAATTCGGGATGATCCTGCGGCGCATGTCCTCGTGCGAGGTGGACTCCTCCAGGATCTTCTGGAACCCTCGGCTGTACCCGTCGCGCGGATCCCGCTTGAAGGCGTTGAAGAAGTGCGGATAGTAGTTCTCCTTCTGCAGGAAGTACGGGTACGAATGCCTGTGCGTCTTGGTCCCCGAGCTCAGCAACAGGAGGTCAGCGATGGCCAAACTCATCTGGCAATCGTCTGTGTACATTCCGGGTCGAAGCTTCAAGTGTGTTGGATGTTGTTGGTACGAATCAAAACGTTCGACAGCTGCGAAAAGCTTTGGGTGTTCTTCACGCTTCACGTACTCAACGGCTGACGCAAAAGCGTCAGCCTGAGCGATCCTGAGCAGCATGTTGTCGTTTGGGTTCTTCATCTAATGCTCCATTCAACGTGGCAGCTGGCGATCGTTGTACGCGTCGGCGAAATCCGCCATGGAATCGGCCGTGTCCCGGATGTCACACAGGAGTTGGATCCCGAACCTGATGGCAGGCACGAATGGGCGCAGGACGAGCCTGACCTTGGAGCTGGATTCGACGATCCGGTCCAGGTCGTCCGAGTCCAGGTGCACCGTCCGCCGGTCGCGGTTCCGCCGGTACAGGGTGATGACCTGCGCGGTCACTGTCAACCCCTCCAGGAACCCGTAGCGTTCGTCCCACGCCTCGTTGCATGTATCGCAGGGACTCTCGAAGACCTGTTCCGTCGGAGAGTCGAACTCGTTCTGACCGAACCGGACGGTCCCGGTGCAGGAGGTGCCGGCGCAGCACGAATCCCGTCCGCAGCAGCCCGGAAAGGACAGGTGGGTCCGGTACTGACCTGCGTAGAGCTTACGTAACTTCTGGTTTGCTGGGTCCATGTTTTTCCTTGCGCGCCCTCAGACGTGAGATGATACGATCACGGTACTTGGTCGTGGTCCGGACCTCGTTGTTGAGGACGGAAGCCTTCTCAAAGAAGTACAGCTCGTCGCGGCCTTCAGCACGGCCAGCAGCGGTGTGGTGATCCAGGGCGTAATCAGGGATGCAGAACCCGGGCCCGGTGCCCTCGATGCGCTGCAGCATGTCAGTCAGCATCTCATCGACGAGCCGTGACTTGGAGCTGCGCGCCAGGTACACCGCCACGAAGCTGACGACCAACTTCCCACCCACGTACCCGGGCGGGAGGCTGTCGAAGAAGCGCCGGCAGTTCATCACCGTGTTGATGGCGTTCGGGTCGGCGATCCCTACGTCCTCCAGTGCACAGATCGTAAGTGATTCCCACATGAAATCCACGGCCTCGGCGCCCGACACCAGCATCTGGTTGGCCCAATGGAGCGCGTTCTCCTCGTTTCCGAGGCGAATCTCCTTGATCAGGGCTGACAGGACCTCCGCCAGGATGTAGCGCCCGTCTGGCGTGGTGCTCCTGTTCCAGTCGGGCCGTCGGGATGCCTGCGTTTTGAAGACGATGTTGTTCATAGACGACCCTTATTGCTGAAGACGAAGAAGGGTCGGGTGCTCTCGTTGTAGGCGGGCTTGTCGTAGTCCACTTGCCAGCCCGCCGCCCTGTACAGGTCCTCCACATCGAGGAGGTGACGCTTGTAGATCTCGTCCTTGGTCAGGTGCATGCGTTCTGAGACCAGCTGTGCAGCCTCGTCCTGTTGGACGCAGGCGCTGTTGTTTGACCATTCCTTGGCGATCAGCTCGTTGAAGACCTGGATGATCTCATCCGGGATGTTCTGCGCCCTGGTCTGCTTGATCTCTGCGGGCGTGATGGGCTTGACGTTCCTGCTCACTGTTCTGACCTTTCGTAGATGACCGCATTGTCCCAGCGCCGGATCGGGTAGCTCCGTTCCAGCCTCCCTCGGTTCCGTTCCCAGTGCCTGACGTTGTCGGGTGATACCGGTTCCGGTTTGACCAACAACCGAGCGTCGTTCCCCTCGATCACCTGGGTGATGGTGGCGAGGCGCATGTAGGTGCTGCTCCCGTAACGTTGCGGGTAGGCAATGCGGTCACCCACCCGGAACTGCTTGCCGGTCACGTCGTTCATCCTCAGCCGTTCCTTGCCTGCAAGGCGATGGTCAGGACGGCGACGAAAACAGCAGGTGCCAGGCACAGCATGCCGAACCAGAAATTGCTCATCTCAGTGGATCCTCTTTCATCCCCAGCGTTTGTGGGGAACCCTGTTCTGCTCAACTGTGCCGGCGAGGGCTTCGTTGAGGCACTCGGCCGCACTTTCCAAGGGATCTTGGCTGCGGCTGAGACGGTTGTACTTCCAGCCCTGCGTTTTTCGATCCGCATCGTTGCAGATCGTTGCGAGCTGTTCGTCGAGCCATGCTCCGACAGACAGGGTGAGCCTCATGCTTGCACCCATGGCGTAGTTCTCAGGCCGGCCGACGAACCAGGGCGCAAGGAGCCGATCCATGTCGGGCACGACGCTGTCGTTGACCAGGGTTCCGGTCCAGCGGATCACTCGGGTGATTCCTCGAAGATCTCGTTGTCAACCTGCACCGCGATCGCCTGGAGCTCGTACGCCTCCAGCACGGCGATGAACCTGTTCGTCTCCGCGGAGAACGTGACGTTGCCGGTGTAACCCGTGTTCCGTTTCCACGCGATCGCAGCTCGAAGCACGTCCTTCCCAGTCACCTTCTTTTCATGGAAGAAGCTCATTTGGACGATCCGCGATCGTAGGTTTCCATCCAGTCGCACAGCCTCTGCTGATCACCGCTCTGCAGCGCATCCCGAAGCTCGTCGGCCATCTGGCGCTCCTGCTTACGTGCATCGCTGTTGAACTTTGAGAGCCATGTGACAAGCTGTACGGTGCACGTGCTGGCGCCGATCATGAGGCTCAACAGGGCGAGGAGTTTCCCAACAATCACCTGCTCATCGTCCACCGTTACACGGTGGATGTATTCACAGTGCGTTCTTGTGCTGATTCAGAAGGTCGTCGTCCTCGTCGATGACCATGTCTGCGATGCGCTCGTCGAGCCGATCCTTCAGCCCACGGTCCAGCGATCCGAGCTCAGAATCGTTGAGGAGGCGGATCCTCTGCAGCTCCGGCAGGTCACCCTCGGTGAGGGCCACGTCGATCTGTTTCTTCAGCGCGCTGAGACGGTTCCGACGCCTGCTCGCCCGTGACAGGAAGAAGATGGTTGTGAAGAGGACGATGCTCGGGACGAGCACCCCTCCGAACCCGACGATGATCTCCCATGTCATACCTGCACCTCCGGGACCGTTACGTGCAACCAAGTTTTGCCTTTGATGATGCCAAGCACGGTGAGATCAGTCACCCCAAATTTCGCAGCATAGAAAATGCATGCTGATTTGATCGTTGGGAACTCATTGAAGCTAGTTTTCACCTCGATGACTTGTGTTGTTGTCAACTTTGAGAGATTCGATTTTTCACCTCGATTCAAGGGAGACGAACGCAACCCTGCTGAAATTCGCTGTCTAGTGTTATCAGAAACATTCGCTCCCCATCGTGGGTTCTTCTCTCCACACATTTTCCCCTGAAGTGAAGAACTGATATTTGCTCGTTGTTCAGGTGAACGTTTCTTCCCCCAGGATGGGTGCTTGGAACCACGATGATCGTGTTTGCCCTTGTTGGCTTCAGACAACTTCTGACGGTGTTCTAGACTTTTTGGGACGCCCGCCCTCTGACCAGCACCACCAGGGTTTTTGTTAGCGCCCCAACCCTTGCTGGCTTCTGTTTTGAAATGACTGATCAGGAACTTTTCACACCGCAATGTGGTTTCATGTTCAAAAGACTCGAACATGATTGTTCTGTGACTGCCGTACAAGTTGACGTAGTAGTCATGTAAATCACTACGATGAAGTCCGTTAACTCGACCTCGAGTGCCTTTTCCAACGTAGAAAGGTCTGGGTTCTGGTTCATCTGTCCAGTCTACGTACACGTATAGCATGCTACGTTTGACAAATACGACACCAATGTGTCGTTCGTCCATCTGCCGTGATCTCTCGTTCAACAGAATGTCCTTGTGCATCACGATCTCGATCGTACACACGGAAGCCAAATTGAGCTTGGCCAGCACTGCCGTCCACGTTCTTGTATGAACGTAGCGTGGCTCCTTTTGATTCGTATGAAGATCGCATCACATCGATCGTATGTTCATGAAGCAAGACAATTTCAGCCGCTGTCAGGCTATTCACAATTCGATGTGGTGAAATCCCACTACGATGTATACATTCTGCCTTCACGTAATTGCCCACGCCGCTGACCACCGACTGGTCCATCAGGGCCTCCACGACCGTCTTCCCGTCACGGTGGTACAGGCGATCCAGGAACTCCAGCACAGTGGGTGGGGAGTTCAGCATGTCGGGGCCCAGTGTGCTCAGCTTCTTCGCCAGTGCCTCCCGGCCCTTGACGAACTTCAGGGTACCGAAGTGCCGCTGGTCGTTGAAGTGCACGCTGGGCATGCAATCTTCCAGAATGCCGACCCGGTCGGTGCCGTGGGTCACCGACAGCGCCGAGTGGGGCGACCGTGTGGGTTCCCACTGCCCTGACATCCCGTAGGTGCACCACAACGACCAGTCCGGACCCAACGTCCAGTACATGAACTTGCCCTTCACGTCGATGCCGCGGACGATGCTCGCCCCACGATCCTGCCGCATCTCGTGCATGAACTGTTCCAGGCCGTCGGGCTGCCTGTCACGGTACCGCCCTCCGGGCCGATCGATCGACACGATGCGGCGACCGACCAGGATCCCACGTAGCTGATCGCGGCTCCTGGCCAACTCAGGTCCCTCAGGCGTATCGTTACCCTCCTTCCTCTGTGCAGAAAATTGTCGAACCCATGGTTGGGTGTCCCAGGCAAGGGTATCATATGATTGATGGAGGTTTCACATGATGAGGATGTTGACAGCGCTCACGTTCATGAGCGTCGTGGGGTCGGTGGGTTGCGCCGGGGTGCCGAAGCACCTGGACGATGCAGGTAGGGCGGAGCGGGCACGGGATTCCGCTGTCTCCCTGGTGAAGTGGGGGATCAGGGGCGAGGACGGGTTGGTCGAGGTCCCGCGCGGCACCCGAGGCGCGAAGCTGGTGGCGCACTGTTCCGGGGTCTGGGTCTCACAGGACACCTTCCTGACGGCCGGGCACTGCGTGGAGGACACCGGAGAACCCGCGTCAGATCCGTTGGCCCGGATCCTGGAGCGGCTCAGCGGTTTCAAGGTGCACTGGGATCCGTCCGGGCAGACCGTGCACTTTGCCATGCACGGTGACATCCAGGTCGGCAGGGTGCACGACAACGAGACCGTCCGCACGGGTAGGATCATCGGTTACGAAAGGACGGCTGACCTGGCACTGGTGCAGCACCTGCCCGAGAACGCGGACCTGGCCCTGCCTGACCATACGATCGTCAGGATCGCATCCGAGGTCAGGGTTGGCGAGGAGGTCGACGTGGTCGGTAACCCGCTCGGGCTCGAATGGAGCTACACCCGTGGATGGGTCTCTGCCCTGAGGCCCCGTTCGCTCGGCCCGCGCGACGGTCGGGTCAACGCGGTCCAGATCTCAGCTCCCGTCTGGTTCGGATCCTCCGGAGGCCCTGCCTTGAACCACGAGGGCGAGCTCGTCGGCATCGCCTCCTGGGTGCAGGATGGGCCCAGCCTGGGATTCTTCGTGGACCCGTCGACGATCAGGGGCTTCCTGGCGCGGGCAACGCACTGATCCACAACCTGATGTCGGCGGTGCCTGCCGACTCTGGGTTGAAGGTGTACCACTGGTCGAGGGTGTCGTCCCACAGCTCCACGTAGGCAGGCGACACCCTGATCACGGTGCAATCGTGCCAGGTGGGCTTGGAACCCGACCGCTGGCGCCAGGCGTGCACCCGATCGCCTGGGTTCGCTGTGAACTTTCCACCGACGATGGCAGCTGCGTCGGCCGAATGCCTCTCGAAGGGCACCGCCCTTTTCCTGGGCATGGTGTACCGGATATCCTTCTTCGCCTTCATCGGAATCTCCTGTGGACCCGGGTGGGCACGGCCGGCCCGTTCAATCCTCGCACTGCACCCAGAGGTGCCTGAACGGGTCGCCCCGTTCGCTGCTGTCCAGGTCGATGCGCCAGAGGTACCCGCGGCACGCCCTACGGGCGATGGTCGGGCAGTCACGTTCCTCGCAGAACAGCTCGTAGATCGTGTGCCCGCCCCTGCTGCCCATGTAATGGATGTTGTACGGCATGCATGCCGCAAGGGAAGAGACGAGGAGCAGGACGAAGGGAAGGTGCTTCAGCATCGTCCAAGGATATCACCCCAGCGGTACGTTGGACACCTGGCCACGCTGCCTGCACCATGCCCAGTACTTGACGAGCGCATGGTCCTTGGGTGCCTCGGTTCCGAGCTCACCCCTGCAGAAGATCTCCCAGGCACGGGCTGCGTAGATCCCCACACCCGGCAGTTCACGTGCATGCGACCAGCCTCCCGTCAGGTAGGCCTGCGTCATCTTCCTCAGGTTGGCCGCCCGACGATCGCCGAAGCCCAACGAACGGATGCAATCCACCACGTCACGGTGCTCAGAAAGGAGGAAAGAGGCCGGGTCGTTCCAGCGTGCCATGAACCCAGGCAGGGTGCGCTCGACCTGCTTCCGACGGGTGCAGTTCAGGAAGAGACAGACGACCAGGATCCACCACTCGGACGACGGATCCGCCGACCACAGGTCCTCCTGGATCAGGCTGTACGGGCTCCTGGGCGGTACCCAACCCTGTTTCACGGCTTGAACCGGAACGTCTGCAGGACCCTGGCTGCCTCCACGAGGGCGGCATCGTCCGTCACCTTGAAGCAACGATCGTCCGGAAGGTCCACGACAAGGTCCGTCAGATCCTCCTGAAGGACGCTGAGGCTGTGGTACCACGGACCCGTAAGGGTCCCATCCGATGCCTCAAACGTCCGCAGCACCCGTGCCTCCGCGTGCATGCCCAGGATCCCTGGGTGCAGATCGGCCAGCACGTTGCTGCATTCGCACACGTACATGTGCTCGATGCTCGTGTTGGCCGCCAGCACCTCGTCCCAATCCAGGTCCGAGAACACGGAACCCTGCATGCCGGGAGGGAGACCCAATTCCAGGATGTGCGCGTGGAGCCGTTCCGTCAATTCGGCAACGGCGATCACCCAGACAGGGACGTTGCCCGCCTGCAGCAGCTTCCAACCCAACAGCGTCAACCCCATGCCGGGCAGCACCCTCAGGCTGCGTTCATCGGCCCTGACCACGAAGACAACCTTCCCAGCCCGGATCAGCCCCTCACCCAGGAGCTGGTGTTCGGCCGTCACCTCGGTCCAATCCTTCATGCATCCCTCGTCGGCCACCAGTCGGGAGCCGTAACCTTGGGTTTCCACCGCGCAAAGCGTGCCTTGTCGCCCACGTAGAACCGCCTGTACGCGGTGACGATGTCCATCTCCTGGGTCGCATCCTTCCAGGGCTGCTTGATGGCCCGTGCAAAAGGGGTGAGGCCAACGTTCGGAAGTTCGGGTTCAGAGTCCAGCAGCAGCTCGACGACAACCTGCGTTGCATGGACACGCCCGTAGCGCCGGGTGTACTCCTCGCACAGTGCGAGACCGTGCAGGACAGCCCACCGGTAGTTGGTCAACGATTCCCTGACCCACAGGGCACACGGATTGTTGGTGTGGGTGTGCCTGTACGGCATGGTACCGTTCGGGAAGGCGGTGACCAGCAGCTGCGCGGTCTCCACTGGCATCTTCGTGATGTGGGCGTTGCACTGCATGCGTGCAGCGATGACCGGATCCTCCGACAGGATGAACAGGTTCAAGATGGTGGCATCGGATGCATGCGCTCCACGCACCAACCGCAGATCCTGACACCGTCGACGACCTTCCATTTCTTGCGACGTACGTACTGGGCCTCCACGTCGTCGTCGGCCACGTCTCCCGGAGGGAGTCGATCCGGATCGCCACGTTTCTTCTTGCACGATGGACAACGATGCTTGATGGGAGAGCTCAATTCGTCACCTTCATGTCAGGACGTTTGATGAACAGCACGCAGGCACCCTCCTTGGACTCGGAGGCTCGGGCCAGCAGGTTCATCAAGGTCTGCTTGGACAGGATGATGACGTGTCCATCCGACACGGTGCTGCAGGCCACCCCTTGGGTTCGGGCCAGCTCCCACATGTACTCTGTCTCGGTTGACTTGATGGTCATGAATTCTCCTTGTTCAAGTTTACCACCAATGCAGCAGTGTATACACTGCCCGTATGTCTCAACTCTGGTACGTGTACGTTGACTGGACTCTTGAAATCGATCCAAGACGATTTTATGTCGGAAAGGGCAACAGAGGTCGGGTGTATGCAACACAAAGTGGTGCACGAAATGCACTTCATGGTCATTTCGTGCGGAAATACGGCCTTCATCGAACAATCATGTTTGAAACACTGGATGAGCACGAAGCCTATGCAGTAGAAAGGCACCTCATCAAACTCTACAAGACTTTCGCCCATGGCGGCGAAGGTTGGTTCGGTGCGAATCTTGACATGGGCGGAATGGGTGGTGAATCCACTCCGAAATCACTTGAACATCGACAAAAGATTCGAGAGTTCATGAAGACAAGGGTTGGTTCTAAAAACTCTTTCTACGGGAAACGACACGACCCTGGAACTATTCAAAAGATCAGAGAATCGATGCTCGGTGAGCTTGGACCATGCTTTGGTCGCACTGGTTCGGCACATCCCATGTTTGGGACACACCACTCCAAAGCAGCATTGAACAAGATGTCTGTCTCTCATCTCGGTAAGAGCTTGACACCCTCACACGTAGCAGCCATCAAACTTGGACACCAAAAAAGAAATGAGCAACGTCGTCAAAGGGATGCACAGCTCATCGAACTTGTGAATTCAGGATTGAGCGTGAAGAGCGCCGCGGCCCAACTTGGCGTCGGAGTCAATATCGTTTACGGAGCTTTCAACCGTCTACGATCGCTTCAAAAGTCCCAAAGTTCGGAACAAGTTCTTGTTGTAGCGAACGAAGGGTGATGTTTGATCAGAGATCAACGTCTCTATGTCTACCCACTTCACCACCCCAGCTTCATCAGTGTTGATTTCACCCTCAACCTGGCATGCGAATGTTGTGGTCGTGAACCCATCATCATCCTGTTGTTCAAAAACCTGGTTGAGATGCACGGCAGTCAATCCAGTTTCTTCCTTGCATTCTCGAGCAGCGGCTTCTTCAGGTGTTTCTCCCGGATCTACTTTCCCACCAATCATGCCCCACAAGGTCGGATCGTCCTTGCGTGACACTGCCAGGACCTTGCCATCATCACGCAGGACAAGGCAGCATGCGGCATGGAGACCGCTCTGCAGGTCATGCGTACGATCGTTCGTCTCATCGTCCAGCAAGTTACCTCCAGATCCCTTGACGGGGGCGTCGTTCTGCAGGTAACCCATGGTGTACAGGTTACCGCCGTGCAGGTCCTTTCCGGCAGACCAAGGGTCCGCCCCGCCCAACACCTCCATCAGGTACCGTCGCAGTGCCGGAAGTCGCATCATCGTCACCTGGAGCTGGGTTTCAATTCGTGGAACTTCGTGTTGAGGATGTTCCACAGGGTCTGCTCTGCTGCACTCCGGTCACCCTTGAAGTGGTTCATCAGGCCCGGGAACCGTTGGGCCGCGTACCTGACGACCTGCGCTCGGATCCCGGGCCACAGCGGATGACCGATCTCTGATTCCACGTCAGTCAACCAGGACTCAGCGAAGGATGTCGCCTCCGGGAAATCAGACGATCGCAGGCCGGTGAACGGCAGCTTGACGCCGGTCGCACGCTGCAACCTGCCCAGGAACCGATGGTCGAGCCTGAGCTCGACCATGTAGTCCCTGATCAACCGCCGCTCGACCAACCTCACCTACGCCCACCGAACAGGGAACCCATGAACCCAAGGATGGTGGACAGCACTGAAGAACCTGACTGCTGGGCCGTGGCTGTGACCGGTTCCGGTACGGGTTCAGTGGGCTCAGGAACGGCAGGTTCGGTGGGTGCCTCGGGTTCAACCTCGGCGGGCGCCTCGGTGACCGGCTGCGGAGGCTCGGTAAGGGCAGGCAGCAACCGGTCAGGATCGACCCACTCCACCAACGGCCTGTTCCAGTTGGTGAGCACGGCACCTGTTCCCTCGGTGATCGCATTGTCGGTTCGGCCGCCGCCTGCATGGTCAGCAGATCCATGCTCGTCCACCGGACCCATCAACCACTCCACGTGGTCGTCGTTCTTTCCTACGGTGTTGTACCGCAGCAGGCTGCCCGGTTTCGGCAGCGTGTGACCATCGAACTTGACGAGGGCGCCCAGGTCCTGCGCGACCTGCCGGACCCAGGCGACCGCCATCCCGTTGACGTAGGGTTTGCTGAGAAGCGGGTGCTCAACACCGATCTGCTTCATGATCCCGAGCGCGGTGGTGGCACAGTTGGTGGCGATGGTCACCACCTTCTCTGGGTCGTCCACTCCGCGGGCCACCAACCTGCCCAGGTCATCGCGGCGGGCCTTGAGGCTGCATCCCACGTACGACCTGACTGTCTCGATGATCTCTTTGGCGGCGTGGCCAACATCGTCGGGCGACGGTGGTGCCTTCTGGACGATCACCGTTCCCTTCAGGAAGAGCTCACGTTCGGCCTGGCGCCTGTTGACCAACCCTTGGATCACCTTCCCACCACCGTGTGTCCACTTCAGGAACTCATCGGCTGCGCCCTGCAGGTCACCCGTGTTCAGCTTCTTCAGCAGAGTCGAGGTGGCGAACGCTCCCACTCCCACATTGAAAATGAAGCTGGCGATTGCATCGCCCTGATTTTGGGTCAATGACACCTTGACATCAACATCGATCGCTTTTTCAGCGACCTGCACGTCTTGAGCAAGAATGGTGAGAGCCTGCTCTCGGCTGATCCCATTTGGAAACGATTCACCGGGCCTTACAACGTGTCCAACTCCGATGGTGGAAATTCCGACGCTGTCCAGGTAGGTGTGAAGGACACACCCTTCCATCTGCATGATGAACTCGAGACCCTCAGGTGATACTTTCATGTCAGTAAGTATGAGTTCATACGTCTACATGGTCCAGAACGTTCTGTCGGGAAAAGCCTACATCGGTGTTTCGAAAGGAAACCTGCACAGGCTCCAAGAACACAGAGAAGGGATCAAATCGAATGAACACCTGCAGAACGCAATCAGGCGATACGGAGTTGAAAACTTCAGGTTTGAATCCATCGAAGAGTGGGACACGTGCGAAGAGGCGCTGCAAGCAGAGCATGATATCATCGTGTACCTAAAAGCGATGGGAGCCGTGCTCTACAACAAGACTGACGGAGGTCGAGGTTGTTTGAACCCATCGCCTGAAACGAGAATGAAAATGCGGTTGGCAAAGCTCGGGGAGAGATCGCATCGATGGGGCAAGAAAGATTCTGAAGAAACCAAGACGAAGCGTGCCAAGAGCGTAAGCAAGGCGTTGACGGGACGAAAACGAGGTCCTCATTCACCTGAATGGAACGAGAAGATCCGTCAAAGCAATCTCGGTCTAAAACGGATCATCACTGAAAAGATGCGTGAGGCGCACAGGCTTAACGGCGAACGGATGCGTGGGAAACCCACACCCATGAACAAATGCCCACCCTGGAACAAGGGTAAGAAAACGGGTCCGATGGACCCTGACATGGTGCGCCGGCGGGCCGAGCGCATCAAGGATTCAAAGCGTTCCGAACACACGAAAACGATGATGAAAGCGAGCGCTCGGCTTCGAGAAGCACGCAAACGTTTCCGAAAAATGGCCCACCGTTGGCTGGGTCGAACCCACGAGACATCCTAGTCGGGCTTCGTGGCATGTTCCACGCACACGCAGTCATGGTCCACGACCTTCGGTACCGCGCCAGCAGCGCACTGCCGGGTCGCACAGTCCTGGGCGTTGCTGCATGCCACGAAGTACAGGACGATCGCCAGGATCAGGCCGAAGATGCCTCCGATGCCGTAGATGGCGAAATCGCCGTCCGATGAATCGACCATGTAATCAGACATCGTCAGTTCCCTTTCCGTCCACGCACCACAGGGAATCGAACGCCGCGACGAACGTCGACCAGTACGGCTCCTTGAGCATGGAGTTGAAACCCCATGCGCTGAAGCTCGCTTTCACAGCGTCCCAATCCCTCACGGGAGAGCTGGACGTCATCGCCAGCAGTTCATCCTCCGTCCACCGTGCGAACTGGATCAGCTGCACGTTCCGGTTGAAGAAGGCGGCGGCCGTTGGTTCGGCGCGCAGGCACTCCGCGAGGGCCTCCACGTCAGTCGCCATCTCTTGGGCGCGCTTGTCACCGATCCCAGGGAGCCCCGGGATGTTGTCGGATCCGTCGCCGCGCAGTGCCTTCCATGTCACGTAGTCGTAGTCCACGGGTGCCTGCAGGAAGGACTTCGCCACGGGGTTGTACAGCCTCACGTTGGCATGCTGCTGCAGGAGCTGGATGAAATCGGTGTCGGAGGAGACGACCACGAACTGGGCGGCGGAGGAGGCGTTCCCGATCACGTTGGCGATCAGGTCGTCCGCTTCGTAGTCGGGCTGCCGCATCACGCTGACAGGGAAGTGGGCCCTCAACAGGTCCACGATCAGCCCCTGCTGGCGCCTGTAGTCATCGTCGGCGCGAGCCTTCTTCACGTCAGCCGGTTTCGCTGGGTCCAGGATCACGTGGCGGTTCGCCTTGTAGTCCTCGAACAGCTGGTGCCTGTGCTTCGGGTGACCTTCTAGCGTGAAGTACAGCCTCGTCGGCTTGAACTGGGCGACCAGGGCCTTCAGGCCCCGGAAGAAGTTGAAGATCACGTTGAAATCGCCCAGTTGGAACCCGCTGCGGGCCCGGTACATCAGGTTGTGACCGTCGATGAAGAGGATGGTCATGGCTGGTTCTCCTGGCCCAGGGCCTCCCGCAACCTGAACATCCGGTAGTTCCAGCTGTGACCAGGTTGCCACACCTCTTCGAGGCAGTACCAGCGGTACCTGCAAGCGTCCCAGAAAGTGCTGAAACCCTTCTTGCTCACTTGGCTAGATTTTCCTTTCGTTCCTTCTTGCGTTTCTTCAACCATCGATCGTCCAGGCAGATCACCACCCAAACGTTGGTTGCCATGGCAACATGATCAGGCAATTGCTGACCAATGTACACGGTGCAACCAATCCTTGGTGCGCTGCAGCAGCCCTGCCTCACCCTCTATCTCGCCGATGAGCCGAAGGAACCAACCGGGCGGTGTGTAGCTGCCCAGGTAGCGTGTGAGGTGACGATGGTAGTACACCGTCATGTGGTTCTCGGGTTGGTGATCGAAGTAGATCCGGTACCGCCAGGTCCACAGACCCGGCAGCGGATGGACTACGTACCTGGCGGTGCCGATCCCGTCGCCGTTCTCGTCGAGCTGGACCTTCACCTGTCCTCCGGGAACTCCGCATCGATGATGCTGTCGAGGGCGCGCTGGACGGTGTTGATCCTGTCGTACACCCGGCCCATGCGCCTCTTCACCAGTTCCTTGACGCCCGCCATGACGAGCCAGTCCCGATTCCGTTCCCAGATCCTGACGAAGGTTGCCAGCGGCACGTCGACACCGTTGATCCGGATCTCCACCTCGACGTGCTTCGCGGTCTCCTTCAGGTTGAAGACCTCGATCGCGTTTTGGTCACCCGCCGCCTCCGTCAGGGCGCCCAGCACCAATTGACCGGTGAAGGTCCGGTTGATGATCTCATCGGACAGGTTGAGAATTTCCTTCACTTCCACACCATCCTGTCCTGGTACGTTTTGCGGTTGGCAAGCACCTCTTGGGTGATCTTGATGTGGAAGTCACGCTCGACCTTCTGTTGTTTCTCGACCGACAGATCGTAGAATCGGTTCGAGTGCTGCCGACGTGGGTTCAACTCTCGAGCATGTCCGACGGCAGCCTCCCACGCATCCTCTGCCAGGTCATCACCGTGACCGTTGACATACCTGTGCTTCGATCCTTCGTTGTTCTGCAGCGTTCGCGCGAGGTCGAGATCCTGTCCGTCGGCGGCCTCGAACTTCGGAGAACCCATCAGGACGATGTTTGCAGGGTGGTGGTAGTACCCAGGTGCAACTTCCGGGTACTCCCTGAACAGGTGCGCGTGCTTATCGTACCACTCCCAGTGGCACCGTTCTGTCCATGACATGGTGTTCCACCGCTTGGAGACATCAGTCTCCTCCCTGTAGTGGAATTTCCATTTGTCGACCCCTTCCAGGTCGAGGTGCGACCAATCGTGGGCCGGTTCCGGGAGCTGGACGAACGCGTACTGATCTTTGGGGGCACCGGGCCACCTGACCCTTCCCAAGAACAGGTGCAGGGTCTTGTCACGTTTCCGATAGATGGTGCCGAACCGGAGCGTGGACTCCGTCGGAAGCTCTCCAGACGCTTGCGCAGCCTTGAACGCCTCCAGTTCTGCCGCTCCTTTCACCATCGTGGTATGGAGCTCACCGCCGACCAGAACCAGGCGGACCTGGCTTCCCAGGATGCCCCAGACGAACTTCCCGGGCACGGAACCACGAGGTTTGATGCCGACCAGCTTCATCACCTCGATGACCTGGTCCTCCCGGAGGTCGAACCTGCGCATCTCCTCGTCGATGACCTTGTAGGCCCGGCCACCCTCGCTCCGGACGTGGAGGTCGGTGATGGTGATGGAGAAGGGTTCGTTAGCCCTCACCAGCAGGTCGGGAGCACGGTCGGACTTGTTCCAGTACGGGTTGGCCCACCGTTCGGCCGTTGCCGGAGCCGTCTTGGAGTCAGGGTTGTACGGGAAGGTGTCACGGATGGTGATCTTCTCGTCGATGATGTTGGTCGATTCTTCCGGTTCTCGGGAGCAGTACGCCACCCGATCCAACAAGCGTCCGGGTCCTGTCTGTGTCCTCATGCATCATCCTCTGCCTGCTGGCTCCAACGGGGCGGCGCCGCATGCTCAAATTCCATGGTGTTCGCGTCACGGAGCTTGACCCAGAACCGGGCAAGCACCTTCTGCTTCTTCGACGGGGTGACGAGCGGGTGCAGGAGGAGCTGGAAGGTGATGGAGTCGAAGTCCTTGTCGACGGAGCACGCCTGCGCGTTGAACTTCCGGATGTAGATCCGATCGACCTTCAGGACGCACCCGGCAGGGAGCACCACCCGCAACCTTTCCGGGTAGCGTTCGTACTTGCTGGAAGACCAGCTGACGTGCCGGTACTCCTCCTTGATGTCCAGGAACTGGTGCAGCCCCCTGTTCCGGCTCTCATCGTAGAGGGAGAACGTCCAGTCGGACGTGATCCGCAGCTGATCTCCGTTGGTGGGAACGTAGAGCCTCACTCCTGCACATCCTTCGAAGGGTTGACCTTCGTGCTGGCATGGTCAGGCCAGCGTTCGAGCACGTACGACTGCATTGAAGCGTGCATCTCCCTGACATCTGCCGCCCATACCTGCTGCTCGGAGGTGCCGTAGGAGGCAAGCTTGGCTATGACCACGTGGGCATGGTCCGCCATCACCTCAGACAAGCAAGATCGTGGGTAGTTCCGATGGCGCTTCCCGCACCGGGGGCAGGATCGGAGACTCACCCGTCATCCCTGCCGTCGGCTCGGCCGCGACGGTAGCTCTGGTTGAAGGCTGCCTGCAACCGGAACAGGTCTGCACAGCTCAACTTGTGCAACACCTCCATCACCTTGTCGTCGAAGGCCTCACCTCCGCGGGTTTCATCTTCGATCGCAGAGATGATGGTGTCCTTCTTCGGATGATTTCCCAACATGCCCTACGGTACCTTCCGTGAGGCTGTCCTTGCACACTTCGGGCAGCGCCAACCCATCGGCGCCGTCAGGGTGGGCCCATCGACGTTGATCCAACCCTGCTTCTTCAGGAAGGTCACGGTCTCCACCACGTCACCGTGACCCTCGTATTGGTAGGAGCACGCCCCGCAGGTGCACCTGGTGTAGGGCTCCCAGCAGGTGCTGCAGTCCCATGTCTGCAGCCATCCACGGGCATCTCGAGAATTCGGGAACCCGGTGCTGTGGTGGTCTTCGGTCGACGATTCATCCATTGTCCTGTGACCTCCGGGCCCACGGAACCCCGAACCCGATGCTGAAGTTGAAGGGTCCGCACAGGAGCCAGAAGGTCTGTCCCTCGGACCGAATTCGGTACACGGTGAGCAGGCTACCCCGGCGCCAGCGCGTCAACTGCTGCACCCTGACCTTGTGAAGCACACCATGGATGGCCTCACCCGGGACGTCCACCGTGTCCCAGCGCCACGTCCACCATCGGTCGGGCTTCTGTTTCACCAGTTGGACCATACGACCTCCAGGAAGGGACCGAAGCACAGGTACACCAACGACTTGTCGTAGGGCTCGATGTACCGGCCCCACAGCCAGCGCTTGCACTCCACGTCCACGTATCCGTGGGCCGTTTCCTTGCAAACGTCGCGGTGCTCCGGGTACACGCCCAGGTGGAAGCTGCGCTTCTGCGTATGGATGCTGAGCAGCGCACAGCAATTGATGGTCAGGTCCATGTGGGTTTGTCTCAGTCACCCGAGTCGCATCGGGTCTCAATTTCGTAGACGTAGTACGGGAACGGTGAGGGCCTGTAGGCGTGGCAGGTGTACGGGTTGATCGCAGGGATCCGAACCGTGAGACCGTCAGGATCGACCTCGGAACACTGGACCATGTCGGTCCCGGAACAGGGTGAATTGCACAGGAGCTTCGCAGGCACGGGTGCGAGCTCACCGTTCTCTTGGACGAACTTCGCGGAAAATTCCTGGCCCATGCCCAGGGCCCCCGCCGCGAACAGATGCTCCAGATCCTGGATGCTCAAGGCTCGAGTCGAGGTCACCCTGCGGTATGACGCATGGTAGCACCGACCCAACGCTGCACCGCCCGTGTTCTCCACCAGGAGAGAGGGTCGGGTGTGTCGGTACACGTTCCGGTTCTCTGACATGGTCCGATTATCGATCGGGCGGGTGACGCGTTGCACCGTCAGTACGGTCGACGCTTGTAGCGGCAGTTGATGACGTGGTCTGTGTTCTTCGTCTGGATCGACTTGATGTTGCACATCGGGATGTAGATCCCGCCGCCCACCGCGCAGGCACCCGTCTTGCCGGAGCTCTCCAACCATGTGGTGAAGTTCGTGTACCCCGAGTGCACCAGGTGGCCATCATCATCATCGACTTCATCGTAACCAGGACACGACCACCAGTAGTCTCCGTCGAAGGTTCGTTGGTACGTGGCATCCTCTGTGGTGATCGTTGCCACCGTCCTGCCGACGTTGACGTCGATGTAGCGTGCAGGGGCGGGCTCGAACCACCCCTTGATGGTGCTCCAGACGCTCATGGATCAGGTTTCCTTTCCGGTGAGACCGAAGAGCATGGTCTTCAACGATGCCTCGTCAGTGTCAGATTCCAACATGGGGAACCGCAGGTCGGTCAGCATCCGTCGTACCCCCTGGTCGACGCCGCGGGCCTCTTCTTCCGTCTGGTACCGTCCGGCCGCAACGTACTCCTTGGAGCGCTTCAGGAACACGTGCCTGTGAACGTGCCCGTCCTCCGCCGCCTGCCGGTAGTACGCCAGGGTCAAGGTCCGGACCCCCTCTGACACGGAGAGAGGGCAGTACAGCTGGGCGTAGTACATCCCCATCAGCACCGGAGAGTCGGTGACGATCCAATCGACCTTCCCGTACAGCATGCTCTCACGACGTGACTGCTTGCCCAGCAAGTAGATCTGATCGTACGTTCCGACGTGGCGCTTCTCCCAAGCCCAATCCTTGACGTACTCCCTGACCAGCTCCACGTTCTTCCCCTGGGATTTCAGCAGGTAGTACAGGAAGGCCGCCGAGGTCGATTTCCCGGTGCCTGGGCCACCGTAGCAGTTGATGATCGTGGTCATGTTCTCAACCTTCCTCGAGGACAAGGTGGCGCTCGATGTAGGCACGGTCCTGGTTGAACAGCGGGATGTTCAGATGAGCCTCCCACCGCGGTCGTCGGACCGGCTCCGGATCTCCGGGCGCCCATCCCACAGCGGGTGGCTCTGAAACGGTTCGGACGATACACGACCCGCGCCGGTACCGAGACGGTAGATCATTCCAGTTTTGGCCCTTCTGGAAGCACATCTCCTGCATCTCGGAACCGTTCTTTCCGTCGATCTCCTTGTGGGAGTGCAGGGACCGTGCCAGCATCTGGATCGAGTTCCTCGATGCATCCTTCTGTCGCCACAGGAAGTAGTTGCACACCTCCGACTCAGGGAGGGTGAACGCTCTGGCATCGAACACAGCTGGCTTGACGTACACGCTGCTGTCGCTGTCGGGCACCTGCTCCCAACCCGTTTCGGCCCACATCTTCCAGCTGTTGACGCTGAAGTACGCGGAGGCGGTGCCAGCGGCGATGCTCACCATCTTCTGGACCTGGTTGTCGAACCAGGACTGTGAGTGGAACGTCTTGTACCCGTGGACGAGCACAGAGATCTCATCCGATTGCGTGTACGCCAGCTGCGCTCCCTGGATCACATCGCACAGGCGCCGGGCGGTGCCGACCATGAGATCGCTGAACCGCTCGTCGAATGGCTTCTGGGCGCGTTGGGTGTACTGGCTGAACGCCTTCCCATCGACCCTGATGATGACGGGAGAACGTCCGGGCAGGACGTTCCTGAAGGCACGTTCGTACCCCTTCATCCGTTCGCTGAGCTCACTTTCGGACATCAGTTCATCTCCTTCAGCTGCTTGGGTGTCACGACAGGGTCCACTTCTGAGGGTTGCACCAGCGGTGCATTCCCCATGCTCCAGGTGCATGCAGCGGAGGCGCTGACCACGATGCTCCAGAACCGACCGTCGATCCTGTTGATCACGTCGACCACCTCCGCCCTGATCCCGATCGCTGAGTACTCATTGCGCTCCATGTCGTTCCGCGGAGCACGGGTGATCGACATGGCGATGATGCACGATGGTCCCTCGTTGTAGCGGGTGATCAACGCTCGTCCCAACGGACCGACCGTGTACCCTCGCCTGATCAGCTTGGCGACCAGGCGCTCCGCAACATCATCGCTGTTCGCCACGATCCAGGCGTAGTACGTTTGAACATCAGCCATGCATCACCTCAATTCGCAACCATACTTGGCTGCGTTCTCTTTGACCTCGTCCATGTCCTTCAGGTTCATGGCGATGAGACGATCGTCACGCCAGCTCCTGGACCCGTACAGGTGGTACTTCACCACGAGCGCAGAATTCGGATCTTGGTACACGGTTTGACCCACGTAGCAGTACGAGATCCTACCGTCAGCCGTCACAACCTTCATGATCGGGTACCCAATGGCCACCACCATCATCAGGATGAAAGCCATCAGACCGACGGCACGCACCTTTTCAGAGAAGGTTTCCATGGGTGAGCATCCTACAACGGATGCTCACGGTGGTCAAGTTGGCATCTTCTGCCAGACCTGCAGCGGGATCATCTTCAACGCGCTGAGGGCCATGCTGGCGGCTGCGAATGCATCCTGCAGCTCAGCATCATCCTTGATCTCACCCGATGCGACCATGCCCGCGATCACCCCCTGGAGGCGCTCGCGGACGCGTTCCTTCTTCATGTAGCCCTTGGAGGCGCTGATCTTCTCAACCTTGGCCTCCAACAGCAGCGCGCGCAGCCGGCCCACAGAGATCTTCATGCTGCTACGTATGGTTCAGCTCAGGGTCGACGGAAGCTTAACGCTCTTGACCTTGGCCTTCATGAAGCCACCGTTACCGTCGGGCACGTCGACCATGGACGCTTCCTCTGCCTCGGAGGCCAGCTCGGCACCGAGCTCTGCCACCTCGCGTCTGACCATGGATCCGCCGCGCGGGGCCTGACCAGGCCCCGCTGGCTTCTTGATGATGTCCAACGGGTCCTTTGCACGTGTCTCATGGCCCGTGGGGTACCATTGGCGCGCCTTCCCCACGGCCTGGTCGATTCTCTGGCTGATGGCCTTCGTGGTCCTGTCGATGAGCACGGTGCGGACCTCGTCCGCTGATTCAAAGATCTCACCGTCAACATCGTGCAGGTCGAACACCTTGCTCGGGTCCGAACCGCAGACACGGTACGTGGTGAGCTCGCCCTCCAGCGATTTCTCGACAGAGATCTTGACCACGTGCATCGGGTAGATCTGCGCCTCTTTTCGGAGGACCACGTACAGGATCTGTCCCAAGGAGTAGGAGCCGGTGTTCACTCGCCGCTCTCCGATCGTTCGATTCGGAACACGTCCAGCGGCGGTGACGAGGAGGCGGTGACCACGAAGTCAGGTGCACCGCCGTCCAACGGGATCCTTGCCTTCTTGCATAGGGAAGCCACGTTGGTCCACAGTTCCGCCTCTGCAGCGGAACGCTCCTCGAGACCAGCGAGCCCCTGGCTCAGGGTGCACCGTTCCTCACGAGGAAGGAGGACCGCCATGAGATCGCGGACATGGATCAGCTGCTCTCGGGTCAGCTCGAGGTGATGAAGCTTCTTCGGTTTGCTGGGCATACCTGATCCTACTCCTTCCGCTCAGGAGAGTGCAGGATCCCGCAGTGCCTCCAGGAAGGTGTCGTACGCATCACGTCGTGCAACGTTCGACTCGATCTTCAGGACAGCGAGGGCCATCTTCAGCGTCTTCATGTCGAGACGATTCGAGTACTCCTCGATGATCTCCTTCCGATCCTCCTTCAGGGTCTCGACCTCGTCGTCGACCCGTTGGATCTTCTCCGTGAATTCATGGACGAGCGCCTTGAGGGCGTTCAGCTCGTCGGGTTGCAGGTCAGCGATCGCAGGTGCTTCATTCTTGGATTTACGTGCCATGTTGCAGAACGTACACCGCCGGTGCTACCATGTTCAGGTGCTACATGGCCTTGATCTTACCGATCGTGTCATGGTACGCCTGGACGTAGGGACTGCTGGTGGGCACCCCACCGTCAGTGGCCTGCTTCACCTGAGCCTCCAGGTTCTTCAGGTAGAATGATTTCATGCTCTCCTTGGTGCTCTTCAGGATCGCCTGTTCGAATTTCTGGCGGTCCTGCTGGGGCACCTGCTGCAGCTTGTCGAGCCCCTGGAGCTTCGCTTTTGTCTTGCTCTGCAGGTCCTGCAGTGTCCGAGCCGACATCACGGCCTTCGCTCGGTCCAGGACATCCTTCAGGCTGGCCTGCACGGCCGCTCGACCCTGCGATTCCATCTGTTTGACGAGCTGGTTGTCCTCGATCATGGCGTGCAGCTTCTTGCTGCTGAACAGCTTCGCCAGGTCGGCTCCCTCTGACCCACCCTCTGACGCTTCCCTGACCACACCTTCGTAGTAGTCGATACCGGCTCCGATGGGCCCGAGCTCGCCCTTCTTGTGATGGTAGTTGGCACGGCCGAAACCTCCGACATGACCGTGAGAACGGTGCTGATCGTGTCCCTGGTTGTGCCTGTTCTTGATCCGGTGCACCACATCGTCCGTGCGGCCACCCGTCAGGGTGCTCAGCATGCCCAACAGCGCATCCGGAGCCTTTCGTGCAAACCCGATGGTGAAAAAGGCTGCTGGTGCGTAGAAGAACGCGGCGACAAGGACATCGTTGTCCAGGAAGGCGTCCCAGTTCGACTTGTAGACCTCTGAGTACTCCTGCTTGATCTTCTGCAGGGCGTGGCGCTCCTGGTCGAAGATCTGCTTGTAATCATCCCGCAGGATCGGGATGATTGTGGTGGCGATCGTCTCGAACGCGGTCCGGACCAACGTCTGCGCCTTGACGCTGAGCTCCTTGGTCTTTCCGATGGTGGTGTTGACGACATCGGCGAACGGCTTGATGAAGATGTTGTACAGATCGTTGCCCGATCCGTAGTGCACCCCGTAGGGGCTCATCGACATGCCGGTTGAGATGAGATCGTAGGCTCCGTAGCCGCCATGATCACCCTCCTCCGACAGGAGGGTGCGCACGTACTCCTTCAGCAGCTCACGTTCTGACGGCATCGCTCCTAAGTATCAGCCCAGCAACCGGAGGGCGCCCGCGATCAAGGTCCGTTGGTACGATACGATCTCCGGCAGTTGGGAGATCGGGAACCACCGTGCGTCGGCAACCTCGTTGTCAGGATCATCGTGCTTGGGCTCATGGTCACCCACCGGACGTGCGAGCCATGACATCACGGTCTTCACCTCGTGGCGGGAAGTGAATGTGACGGGCGGCAGCGCCTGGCCCAGCTCGATCAGGACACCTGTCTCCTCTTTGACCTCTCGCCGGGCTGTGTCCTCGAACGCCTCACCTGGGTTGACGTGACCCTTGGGGATTCCCCAACGATCCCGTCCCTTGAACTGCTGAATCAGCAGGATCGCGGGTCCAGCCTCGGTCGCACGCCAGGTCACAGCACCGCATGAGGTCACGCGGACGCGCTCCTTGTTCTTCGTCACCATGTTCCATACAATACCCCTGGTCGCAGGAGGTGAGCAATTGATGAAGATCGGTTTGATCGCTGGCGGTTACAAGCCCCTTCACCGGGGACATTTCTGCATGATCCAGATGGCTGCAGCAGAGTGCTCCACCGTCCGGGTGTTCGCATCGAAGAGCGACCGATGCAGGAAGGGGGAGCGAAGCATCTCAGGCCACGACATGGTGATGCTATGGGACAGGACGTACCGCAACATCATGCCGTCCAACGTCCGGGTCACCTTCAGCGAACAATCACCGATCCGTGATGTTTGGGACGCGCTGGGCAACCCGGACGAGGGTTGCAGCTACACCGTGTACTCAGACCCGACAGACCTCACCCACAACTTCCCGAACGACAGGTTGCTGCGGTACTGTCCGAAGCTCCTCGACGAGGGTCGTGTTCACCTCAAGGCAGTCGACCGCACCTCCACCGTCGACGTGAGCGGGACCATGATGCGCCGGCTCCTGGACGAGGGCGATCGGGTTGGGTTCACCGCCATGCTGCCCGACGGGGTCGACTGCGACCTGATCTGGAACACCCTGTTGGGCACCTGACCGCAACAGGTTTTCAACGTACTCACGACGCAGCCGGTACTTGGGCTCGAACCGGGTGATGCTGTACAGCGAGAAGGCCAGGTCGTAGTCGGACGCAGGGACGTGGATGTACCCTGCGTCGACCGCGCAGAAGATCCCCACGTTGTACGCCCCCAGGACGACAGACGGCACCAGGGATTGTTGGATCTGGGATCGAAGGCTGGGATCGAAGGACACGTACACCTTGTTGACCGACACCTCACCCTCTTCCAGGAAGGACCAAGTTTCCGCTGACAGCTGATCCTCCGTCCATGTCCGGGCCAACGTTCTGAACAATCGTCCCCAGTGCTTTCTGCCTCCCTGCCGCGAGCTCAACAAGCACTCCTTGCCGACGAACTTGACCTCCCCATACGGGGTGTCGTTGTGGTCCAGCGTGGGGGTCGGATCCAAGCCTAAACGGATCCGGATCTCTCTTTCCCACCGACCCTCGTAGGCCATCACGGGTGCATGCGAGCAGTTCATCGTACGTTCTTCATTGCTGAAGATCCCGCCCAGCCTCGGATCACTTTCCCTGGTGTGGGCCACCAGGCCCACAAGCTCTTCCAGGTTGAAGCATTTCAACGCTTCGGGTTCAGCTGCCACCATGCCTGAACGTCTGCTCTCTAGGTCATCCAATGCTCGTTGGGCCCTTTCAAGTGACCTTTCATCCGCCCTTGTTGGGATCTGACGGCTCTTGGACCGACCTACGTTCATCTCCTGCTTGGAACCGATGGTGCGCGCTAGCCGTTCTACCTCGTCGTGGAGACGAAGGATCTCGGCATCCATCGGAACAATGACGGAGATGAACGCAGGGGCCTGCGTGAATTCATCCATCTGTTCCTCCTGCGTGGGATGATCCCCACCCGCAGAAGGTACGATCCCGGATCCCGAACTACATGCGAACAGTTCCCATCCGGGTCCGATCGTATCGTTGGATCCCAAGGATCTGATTGACAGGAGCGAAGCAACCGGTCAACTTGTAGGTTTGCCCCCGCCAGGGGAAGACCACCCCCTCGATCGAAGAGGTGATGCCACCGTAGTGTGTGAGATCATCGAGGTTATCGTGCAGCAGTTCGACCTGTTCCGGATCTGCATCTGCCTCGATCTGAGCAGCACAGGCTCTCACCGCATCATGCATCATCTGCAGGGAACGCTGGTGGGATACGACCATGGGAGACCGAGCGAACGCGAGCGTATCGACAGCAAGCCGTTGGACGATACCCACGATGGGCCTACGAAGTATCTTGACCAGGAGTTCCGATCGTTCGACGAACTCACCGATCTTCCAGCTGAATTCCGGGCATTGCTGCTTGAGAAGCGTCAGGTTATGGTACCCGGGCAGCTTCAAGGCACGTGCGACGATGCGACACTGCATCCTGATCGGCAGGTGAAGCTCTTCAACGAACGGGACGAGGCGCATTCGCAGGTAGTCTGCGATGGTCGAATCCAGCCCAAGGTCTGAAACAGCAAGGGTGTGCTGCAGGGCACGTTGGAACGTAGGTAGGCATGAGTCCGGCCGAGCACTGAAGTTGATGGGAACCGGGCCCCTCACAGTCCACCCAGCTGCATCCAGCGTCCCTGGGCCCAGGATGGGATCGAGGGCATCGGGCCGGCAGCTGTCCTTGATCGCCTTCCCATCGACGACCCTGAAGCTAGAGCAGCCATGGATGACCACGTGGTTGCCCACGTACCTCACCACGTTCGGGTTGTCCTCGCTGATGATCTCAGCGTTGTACCAGCGCTGTGCCTCACCGAAGGTCGACAGCAGGAGATCGACGGAAGCCCGCCCGATCGCACCCTGCAGGGCACGGAAACCACCCACGAACGCAAGGATGACGTTCGGTTTGTTCGGGAACCTAGCCGCCAGCTCGGGCTCTCCCATCCCGCCGCGGACGATGTCTCCCAGGCCACGGGCCACCCGGAGACCGGCAACGGGATGCCAACTGAACGTCAGCGCCTGGCCGTCGAGCTTCTCTGTCGCTCCGGCCAGGCGACCACCGTGGATCGTCTCGGCAAGTTCGAGCAGGTCACGGAACCTGAGCTCATGATCCTCGTACAGGTGCTTGATGTGTCCGGCAGCTCCGCCCATGCACTGTATGGTACTGGGCAGGGCGAACGGTCTACATGTACATCACTCAACCTTGCTGACAGCAGAGTCCACTGCATGGTACAGGAACGACCTGACATGAGCATCGTCCAGCAGTTGATCAGGCTCCAGGTTGAAGTGTTCCTTCATCAGGCGAACGATCTCAGGGGTGAGTTGAACATTCAACACGGCACCGTTGTTCAACCTGATTGTGCGTTCCTCGCACGGACCCAAGATCGAAACCTGATCACTCATCGGATGACACTACTGCACGCAGGTGCAGATGATCATCAGCGCTTCTTCGGAATGATCGGCGACGGTGCCGACGTATCCTCAGCGGACGGTTTCTTCCCGCTATTGCCCGCCGGCGAGGACTTGATGACGTTCGGTTTCTTGTGAACGGTGTGAGGTTCGTTCGACTTGTCCATCTGGATGTCAGCGGGGTGCTTCCCGGGATCCTCGGCCTGCTGGCCGTTGATCTCGCCCGTCACGATCTGAGCAATGCCCTTGAGGAATGCCAGCAGCGCCACCTTCTCTGCCTTCGACAGGCTGCCGATGTACTCCTCCATCGCAGAGGCGACCGCACTGTCCTTGAAGGAGCGACCGCTTCGGATCGAGTTGAGCTTGTCGACGATGTCCTTGGGTTTGATGTCACCCTGGGCCAGCTTCTCCTGCTCGTCGTCCATCGTCTTGGAGCTGCCTTGGTCCTCCTCGGAGCCCTCAGGAGAATTCGAATCCTCCTGTGAGGTTGATACCAAGGAGTCCTGTTTCTCTTTTTCTGTGAGGGCCTTCCGGTGCAGGTGGCTCTTGATGCCCTCTGAGAAGACCTCATTCAGGAACTGGTTGACGCTGCGACCGGTGGACAACGTGATGACCCTCTCTGGTGATTTCATCGTGAAACTCCGATCCTTGTCCGGCCCATCGGGCGCTCCTGGTACTGTGCTGCCCTGATCCTGTGGGGGCTGTCGTTGGTGACCCGCAGAGCTGCGGGGCGCCGGCCCTCCTCCAAGATCCGATCCATGAACTTGCTGAAATCCCAACCCTCCTTCAGGGAGCTGGTGCACGTCGGGCACTCGCAATCGTTCGGGTGGTTCCGCGCGCCCGGTTCCACCAGCTCATCGGGCGGTCCGTCCTTCGCTGCCTCGCCCATCCGGATGGCCATCGCATCGTCCGGATCCGGACCCATGGATCCCTCGCCGTACACGCACTCAGGTTCGCAAGGTTGCCCTGCGGGGGCACCGCATCCGGGACAAACATCCTCGTAGCACGAGCACTCTGCCGATCCGCATGTCGGACACCTGTCGTTCTCCCAACCGCACACGCTGCATTCAAGGTCCTCACCGCCCATGTGTGTATCGCACAGTGGGCAGTTGAACTCGCAGACAGATCCAAGGACGTTCATAGACGTAATTAGGGGCCTCAGCGGCGGGGCGGCGAGAGGTGAAGTCCGAGGGTGCACATCTGATCCTGCGGATTGATCTCATCGATCCTTGCGGCGGTGACGGAGAAGGGTCCTGGGATCGGGATCAAGGTGAGCCCATGGTGGAGCTCGATCTTTCCGAAGATGACATTGTTCAGGTGCAGCAGGGCGAGAGCCTCGCTCAGTTCACATCGAAATTCGATCTCTGGGTTGGTACCCAGCAGGATGCCGCGCAGCACGCCGGTGAGCCCAGTGATCCGACCGGCCGTGATCATCTCAGCGACGACCGTGACGTACTTGTCGGCTTCCTGCTCAAGGAACTTTGTTGCTGCGTCCGCGTCCAGCTCCGGGATCTGTCCCCGCAGCGAATCGCTCATCATGATCTGACGCTGATCATCCTTCGGATTGTGCTTCATCTCCATCTGCGGGATGGTACACCAAACCCCTGTACAGGATGTCAGCGTACCGGGCGAGCTCACGATCCAGCTCTGAAACAACGTCTATGTCCTTGGTCTGCACCTTGAGCCCCACGGTGTCACCGTCCACGCTCAGGGTTGCACCATGGTGCTGCGCGGCCTCGTAGGCGAGCAGTTGGATGACGAAGTCATTTCGATCATCCATCCGTCTGAACCGAAAGACCTTGCACAGAGCACCACCCGCTTCGAGCCAACGTTCTGAAGGCAGGATGGGCACCCTGGGTTGCTTCGGGGTGATGGGTCGGGCGCTCGAACCGGAAGATTCAATGAGCCGTCGATGCAGGGCGAGCAAGCTGTTCATCCCAGCACCACCACTCCGCCCACCACCGCCTCGGCTGTGAAACTGGAACCGTGCGTGTAGATCCTTCTATCCCTGTCGATGATGGCGCTACCGCCCTTGAAGGACATGTCCCGCTCCTTGCCCACGCGGTTCGAAACGATCAGGTTCGCCCTGGTGTCCTCCACCAGCTCGATCCAGGCAGAATCAGGGTACCCATACGCAGCTCCCCAGTTTGTCAGCAAGGCGATGGTGTCCACGTCGCCCCGATTGTAGAATTTCTGTCCGGACCTGTAGAAGTTGTACGATTCCCGGTACTTGTTGCTGACGTCGCGGCACACCAGCACTCCCAACCTACCCGCAGGCGTGATGATGACCGGCGGTTGCGACTCCGACGGTTGGGCCCACATGTTGTCGCTGCCGTACAGGTTGTGTTTCTGCGCGTTCGCCTCCAGCCCACCGGGCCCGACGACTGCGGCACTGTTGTACAGCTTGCCTTCATGGAGCTCCACATAACCGAACACGATCCTACAATCGTGCTGCCGGGCCAGGTCGACGAAGGCCTGCGTCTGGTACCCACCTCGTGTCTGGGCAACTGTCATCGCCTCCTTGGGTGATTCGAACACGTAACCACCGGTGCATAGTTCGGGCAGCACGATGACACGAGCTCCCTTGACAGCAGCCTCGAACGTGAGCTGGAGCGCTGTCGCCATGTTCTCACGAACCCGGAACAACCTGGGTTCGAACTGCACCGCGGCGACGATCGCCGCGGGCTCCACGAATGATCCGGGCACGGTCTCAACCCCTCAGGCGCAGGGTGGGTCGCCTGGACTCACCGAGGCCGAAATCGACGATGTCATCATCGTGGACTGTCTCGGGTTCCGCGCGGCGGCGCGCCGGTGCAGGTTCTTCATCTCCCAATCCAAGGTCAACAACGTCGTCATCCACCACGCTCGACTCGGGCTCATCGTCTCCCATGTCCAGGTCGACAACGTCATCGTCATGGACCACATCAAGGACCTCGCCGCCCTTGCGCGCACGTTTGATCGCGGTGTGCAGGAACTCGCGAAATCCGTCCAGATCACGCACGATGTCAGGATGATCCTTCATGAGCCTGACATCCGCGGCCGAGATCTCTCCAGACTTCGACAGGAACTTGATGTAGTCGTTCATGGCGGTCAACGTGAGGATCTCAGCGTCATCCTCGTCCATGTCAGCCACGAACTTTGCCTTTTCAAGGGCCTTGTCGACGGCCGCCTTCGCGCCGGCAACAGACAGACCCATCTCCTTGGCGATGTCAGAGAATTGGCTGCCGCCCACGTCATCCATGCTACCCAAGGCAGTCGACTTGTACGTTCGTCCGGCGGGTTTGCTGGGCTCGGGTGCATCTGGGACCCCATCGCCCACTGCGGGCACGTCAGGGTTGGCGTCATCCTCCTTCGGGTTCTCGTAGTCCTTGATGGCCTTGCCCATGGAGCGCTTCAACCAGGCCTTGCTCTTATCAACGCGGTCCTGGTACTCCTTGCCGTGCACACCGAACGGGATCTTCGTCACGGGCGGAAGCTCCGCCTCCTGCAACATCCGCCTGATGCTGCGACGCAGTGCTTCCTCAACCTGGCTGGTACCACCTTGTGCGGCCTTGGTCTTCATTTCCTTTTCCTTGTCCTCGGCTGCTCCAGCCTCGATGTTTGCCTTGACGATATCGTACAACTTCGCCATCTCAGAGTCGGGCAGGTTCTTGACCAGCTGCGAGACAGCCACCCCGAACTCCACCTTGCTTTGAGGGCTGAAGTTCGGGTTGATTGGGTCTGTTGCAGCGACCGACGGATCAACGTTTGAGTTGACCTCCGCAGGTTGATCATGGTTCGCTGACCACCCTGCGAAATCCTTGTTCCACAGGGCCTCATTGACCAGCTCCCTCAACGCCCTGTCGGTGACAGTCACCTTCACAGATCAACCCTCCGCGCTCGGCGCGCCGGGTGCAGCGGAGGGTCCATTGTACTTTGCATCGGTCCAACGTCGACCGAAGTACAGTGTCAGGATCGGGACCAGGTAGGCTCCGCAGGCTGATACGTCGAAGGGCCTGATGTTCAGGCTGCCGATGTGATCAATGATCGAGACGATGTACGCAAGCGTCGTCACCCAGAAGGCGATGAACACCATCGTCACCGTCACTGATCCGTAACCCTTGGCGTCCCGGATCCAGAACCAGGCTGGCTTGACCTCAGTCGGATCCGGATCGTTGCTGCTCGCTTGCTGGTCCATGTTTACCTCGAAGTCCTAAGGGACTACGGGTAAATAGCGATCAGCTGTCACTTTGTCGCGCGGGACACGGCGAAAACAGTCAGGACAGTCAGGACGATCCCGGCGGCGCCGCCGATCCCAAACCAAACGGGCGCGCTCAGACCGGAGGACTGCTGCTTGATCTGATCGTTCAGGATGCCGACCTGACGCTTGCCGTCGTCAACCTGGGCTTGCAGGATCCGCTTGTCAGCGGTGAACGTGGTTGTCAGGCTGTCGACCTGGTACTTCAGTTGAGCTCCGTCGAGCTGCGACTGGTGATTCACCGCAAGGTCCAGCTGGGCAGACCAGGTGTCCTTCTGCGAGATGATCGACGCAGCAGCCTCGGGAGAAAGCAGGACACCGGTGAAGGGTGCAGGCTGCGATTTCTGCAATGGAGCAATGACAGGTGCCGGAGCGCTGGACACAGGAGGCACCTGAGCCCAACATAGGCTGGAACCCATAATCATGGATGCCATCAACAGACCAGAGATCGTTCGCTTCATCATGGGATAGTACCCATATGAAGCACCGTGTTTCAGTTCACCTGCTGACGGTGAATCCGTAACGGGATCCCAAGAGCGCAGCCATGCCCGCAGCATCGTTCCCGTACTGCTTGATGAGCTGCTTCTGCTCCGTTCCTTGACGTTCTTGGAGCTGCGCGGAGGCATCAGCATAGTCAGCCTCGATCTTTGAGTACGCAGCGTGAAGAGCGTCCAACTCCTGCTGGTGCTGTGCAACTTCGTCTGCCTGGGCTTGCTTGACCTCATCCAACTCCTGCTGGTGCGAAGCGTTGAGCTTCGCAAGCTCGTCAGCGCTGGTCGATTCCCTTTGATGAAAGGCTACCGCGGCGACGATGATGACAAGGACAACCAGAGCTGATTGCCAGTGCGCACGGAAGAAGTTCAAGACGCTTAGCATCAGTTCGACTGCCCCTTACCCAATTTCTTCTGGAACGAGATCTCTGGCATGTTCGTGTCGGTGGCCGACTCACCCAGCCTACGAAGCAGGTTGGTCTGGTTGGCCCAGACCTGTTGGATCATCTGGTGATGGACCGCCTGGTTGTGGGCCAGGATCGCTAGATTGTTTCCGAAGCTATGCACGGACTCTGCCAGGCTCTTCACCGAGGCAGCCAGATCACGGAACGGTTTCGAGATCTCGATCGCCCGATCCTTCGCTTCCTTAAGCAGCCTCATCGCGTCTCCTGCGTTGGGATGGTAGAATTTCATCTGGATCTTTGATGAGATCGTACAACCTATCAGAGTCCAGTTCACCCAGCATCTTTGCCTTTGGCCTGTCGGGACCGGGCACGAGGCCCACGCTCATGAGCTCCGTCTTGACCCTGTCCTTGATCATCCTGTTCAGGATGGCAATGGCCGTCGGGTTCCCCTCTCCGACCAACCGAGCGAACTCCTCGAAAGCATCCTGCATGGTCAAACCCTGGTTGACCAGGTTCAGCTTGAAGCGCTTGTGCGTATCATGATCGAGCTTGATGTGGACGCCCTTCGCCCGGTTGTTGATGTGCTTGATGGGCACTGGTGATCATGCCGGTCCGGCCGGCCCTCCAGGTTCGGCGCTGCCCTGTGCACGATCGGCGGGCGGTGCCTTGAACTTGTCTGCCGCCACGTCGGAGGAACCTTCGCCCGCCTCCATCCCATGATCATCGCGCAGGGTGCTCTCGAACGCATCAAGCACATCATCGCTGTACGTTTTGGCCAGGAAGCTCTTGGCTCGACGGATCAACGTGCTCCTGATCTCCAGGAGGCTATCGTAGTTCTGGATCAGGCGCACCACATCATTGCCGAACTTCTCCACGTCGATGGAGTCGAGCCCCGGTTTGGTGGTGTCATCTCCGGTCATGGCTGCGGCGCCCGGCGCCGCATCCCCAGGATCGGGCGGAGCGTCATCGTCTCCTGCCTCCAGGATCAGGTGACCCTTCACCAGGTCACGCCAGTCCAGTGCTTCCATCTGATCGACTGATGCTTCAGGACCAGCACCGTCGGATTTCTTCGAGTCAGTTTCGTACTGTCCCAAGTAGCGATCGACCTGTGAGTCCAGGCTGTCGCCGCTGGCACCTGATTCATGGGCGAGCGAATCATCCTCCTCACGGAGGAGACGTGCCAAAGGTCCTTCTGTGAAGAGTTCTGTCAGACGTCGCATCACTTCACCGCCTCATGAATGGACTCAGCCTTCTTGAAGCGCTCAGAGATCACATCCCAGTTGAGTTCACGCATCATAGCGACCAGGTATGACTTCTTGTCTGTCAGGTAGTCCTTTACGTAGGCATGTTCGTGCATGTCAATGACGATCAGGGGTTGGAGACCGACCATGACGTCCTGGCTGTGGTTGCTGACGAAGGTGTTGACGTATCGCTTCAGGAAGGCGCTGTACCCGCACACGGCCCACCCGGTACCGCACGCCATCGCACAGCCCATGAAATCAGCCTGCCAATCGGCGAAGGTGCCGAAGTCACGTTCCAAGCGAAGGTACGGCAGAGAGTCCATGTACACTTCAGAGTGCGGATCAAAGCAGTTGGAGAAGTACAGCTCGTGAAGCCACACCGCGTTCATGTTGAATGTTTCATCGAGCTTCAGGCTCCTGTACGAGCTGTGCTTGCTGTCGGCCTCGGCACGCTGAGCAGTGTCCAGCTCTGCAGAGACCCGATTCAAGGTCTCCAGGTATCCCTTGTACAGTGCACTGTGGGCGTCCTTCGTCTTTTGCGAGACGAACTCGCTGACCTGGTTGTACGGTTTCGGTTCCGCTACGTAGGATTCCTCCAAGAGTTCCTGGCGCAATGGCCCCAAGGATCGCTTGACGATGGCCTCCACGTCCACGTCGGACAGCAGACCTCTCGATGCCTTCTTCGTCGTTCCCATGCTGAGTACCTATCAGACACACGCCCGTTACGGTTCGATCGTATACCTACATGAGGATGACGACAGAGCTTCTAGCCCGGTACATCGCTGAGGTGGTGATGACCCAGAACATCGTCCGCAAGGATCCAGAAGGATCCGGGAAGTTGATGATCCGGAAGCTGGTGACGTACACCAAGGGTTCATCCAGGTTCGCACCCGGTGAGGACGTCGATACCGACCTGCGGCCCGACGGTTCCGTGAAGGTGGACGACCTGGAAACCTGGAAGCCTGAGTTCGAGAAAACCCTACGTGGCTCGACGGCAGGCACGACCCGCCGGCGGCGCCGCAAGCTTGCCTGAGCGGCGGACCACCCGCAAGGTTCCTTCCGCCCGACAAGCGTCCTGATGATGGACGCCCCAGCGAGCGTTACCGTCAAAGACGACGAGCAGGGTCGGACCCCACCAGTCCGTGGCGTCGACGATCAATCCGTTGTCCCGAACTTCCAGGACAACCTGCGTGAATTCACCGCGACCCCATGTCACGACGTCGCCCACCCGGAACTTCTTCTGCTCACGTTTGAGCTCAGCCTTCGTCATGTTTCGCATGCTGTCTCCTGTCAGTCCAACCGGTACTCTTCCTCGAAGGAAGGACCGTCGACCAGAAATTGGTCACCCTCTGGCGTCATCAGGATGATGTCTTGCGTTCCGACTGACGCGACGGTGTAGCGGAGGTTGCTCTTCTTGTGCTTCACCTTCAGACCGGGCGAGAGGACAGGTTCCTCCTCCTTTCCGATCTTCGATGACATCACCATGTCGATCTGCTCGGCAAGGATGGCCTGCCGCGCGCGCCACTCTTCACGCATGATCCTGATGATGTCTGATTCCTGAAGGGTTCTCATCCTCGTAACTATCACAAAAATTCCAACTCGACCGCGTCCAGCAGGCACAGGACCTCAACACCGGTCGATCGAAGAAGCTCGATCGGTGCAGGATCCCTGTACAGTTGGTCGTACACCACCCTGGTGATGTCCGCGTTGATGATCAACTTGGAGCACATCAGGCACGGGCTGTGCGTGATGTACATGTGTTTCAGCTTGGGAAAACTGAAGTCGCACTTGACCAGCGCGTTCGTTTCAGCATGGATGTAACCGGATTTTCCAGGTTCCTCAGAATCAGGTACGTGCGGACCACCCTTGTAGTTCCCATTGTACCCAATCGCAAGCACCGCCGTGTTGTCAGCCGGCACGACCAGGGCGCCCACCTGCAGGCGCCTGTCGTAGCTTCTGCCTGCAATGACGTGTGCCATTGACATCCAGGTCTGTGCCCAACCCTGCCGCCGTTGGTTCATGCCCCCACCAGTCCCTGGAACAATTCCAGCTCCCTACGCTCCAGTTCCATACCGAGCTCCTTGCCCGAGAACCCGAGAGCCAACAGTGGGTCACCCCTGACAGGGTCCATGTCCATGTACTCTCCGAGCGCCATGATGTTCGGATCAAGTGAGATACCGCAACCGATGACGTACTCCAGGACCTCGGAGTCCGTCAGGCCTGATGACCTGATCCGTTTCCGGAGCCGGCTGGGCTCGGAACCGTCGAACCGGGAGAGCTCCAGCAGAGCCATGGTGCTACGAACCTCTCGATCGCTGTACTTCATGCTACGGAGGATCCGATCGACCTTCACCGGATCGTTCGTAGACAGCAGGCCGGCAAGGAAGACGGGCACGCTGCGTGACATCACCGGGGGGTTGGTCCACAGGCCTGGGATGACACGTGCCCACAAATTGTGGTCCGTCATCAGATCACAGAACAGTTCGGGGCTCTGTGCGGTCGCCAGGGTCCGGATCAGTTCATCATGGATCCTTTCGGACGAGATCCCATCCAGGTCATGCGAGAGCAGGGCCCGTGATGTCGCAGGGTCCACCTGCCAACCGAACCGTGCGGCGAACCGGATCGCCCTGAGGACCCGAAGCTTGTCCTCACGGAACCTCTCCTGTGGGTCCCCCACGGCCCGAAGGATCCCTGCTCGGATGTCGCTCAACCCGCCCACCAGGTCCACCACCTCTCGGGTTCGGATGTCGTAGAAGAGCGCATTGCAGGTCAGATCCCGACGTTGAACGTCCTCCACGATGGTCGCGAATCGGACCGTCGGGTGTCGACCTAACGACAGATCCTCTCGGAAGGTGGCGATCTCTACGTGCTCCGTCGCACCGGGCAATTCAGTGGCGATCACACCGAAGGCAGCGCCGACCTCCATCACCGGGTGACCGAGGGACGAAACGATCGCCTTCACATCGTGGGGTGCAGCATCGGTAGCGAGATCAAGATCCTTCGGCACCAAGCCCAGCACAGCATCGCGAACGGCACCCCCAACCACGTACAGGGAAGAACCCCGTGAACTGAAGGCAGCCGCGAGCTCATCGAGAGATTCTGGCAGGGCGATCTGAAGGGATTGACGTTCCATTTCAGCAGACACTACCACAGTAGCGACCGCCGTTTCACTTGGGATGATCGAGACGATTGTTCATGGAGATGTGGTGAGCGAAGCACCGCGGTTCGTACATGTCCTCGCCGCCCACCTCGATCCCGCTCTCAACCTCTGCACCCGTCACATGCTTCTTGTGAGTGTAGTGAGCATCATTGCTGCATTCGGTGCACACGGCTGAACACTTCTTGATCGCAGTTGCGTAAGGAAGGATCTTCTCAACCTCCTTGAAGGGCTTGCCGCTGTAGTCGAGTTCCAACGAAGAAACGACCACGCTGGTGCCGGCACGGTACAACCAGATCAGCACTTCAGCGATCCCTGGGATCATGAAAGCCTCATCGACCGCGACGAGATGAGGTTGTTCATCAAGCACGGTCAACGTGGTCAGGACATCAGATCCAGTCTTCACGTTGACAGCAGGCCAACGCCAGCCCGAATGCGACACCACCTCATCCACGCTGTACCGAACATCAACGCAAGGCTTGAAAAGCACGGCCCGACGACGCTGGAACTTGTTACGCTCCAGTTCAGAGAGCGTCATGGTCGTCTTCCCAGACCACATCGGTCCTGTAAACACTTTGAACGTGGGATTCTGCATCAGCCCTCCTTTTCGGGTTCTAGTTGGACCACGTGAAACGGTTTCCTGACTCCGGCACAGTACTCTGCAGCGGCTGACAAGGCCATGTGGATCCGTTCGATGGGGCCCATGGTTGCATCCTTGGTCGCGAACATAGCACCCAATGCGAAAGGGGCTCCGCATCCCACCGCAGCAAAATTCTCTAGAGGACAGCCGACCTGGTAGTCCGACTGGATCACGTACACATTCCCGTTGAAGCCTATCAGGAGCTCGGCGTCATGGAGCTCAAGTTCGTTCTCCTTCGTCATGGCGCCCTTGTCGCGCTGCAGGTTCCTAATAGCATCAACGAAGTCAGTGACCATGTACGCCATGTCATCCTTCTTCGAAGGCTGATCAGGGACCGAGAACCCATACTTCAGCAGCTGGCCGACCCTGAAACTTCCTGAGTAACCGATCACCGCCTCGTCGCCGGGGGTGATGAACACCTTCTCGTCAGAGTACAAGCAGATCCCAAGAGAAACATCCACAGCGGCGCTGTCGCCGCCCATGTAGACGGTACCCTCGTGTTCAAGTGCCACGATGCAGGTCACGGGAGTTCAGTTCCAGGGACGGCGCTTGCTCTCGACGGTGATGATCACGAAGGGCGGTGCACACGCAGCGTTCGCCGTAGATGCATCGAGAGCGGTGAGAAGGCGCTTGCGAGGGTTGCTGATGTTCCGGGTGGCCCTCAAGGAGCCCAAGGCTAGCTGGCCACCCGAACCGGTGGAATCGAACCCGTCGGCGCTCTGGATCAGCTGGAAGTTTCCTTGCAGCTTGTAGAGCTTGCCACGGTACCCGAGCAGCATCTCCCCTTCGAACCTGACACCTGAACCTCCGCCGAACGGGTTCTTGTTCTCACCTGCAGCGTCCAGGTCCACCAAGCCCTTTCGGATCGCAGGGACAAGCTCGCTGACAAGGAAGTCCCGATCGTTGATCCCACCCACCTGGAACGGGAGATGGATGCTGTGCGCAAGGGCGTCCATTACCTTCGGTGATCCGCAGACCCCGAAACCGATATCGTCCCTGCGAAACACCTTCGGATCCTTGATGATGGTGCGGTTCAAGGCTCCGTCGGTCCCGGCCGAATCAGCACCCAACCACACGGTGTCACCCTTCACGAGACCAACGATGCAGGTCATGTTCTATTCCTTTCAATCGTTCCAGTCAGATTGGGACAGGTTGGTGAGGAGCGAATCATCCTCACCCTTTCCTTCACAGATGCTGTAATTGTACAACCCACCCATAACTTCGAGCAGGATGAACTCCAGGTTGACGGTGCTCAAAGAGTCCAACTTGGAGCGTATGGCTGCCAGCGTCGCTGCCCTGCTCACCGTCAATGTAGAGTACGCGCTCATTCCTTCAGAAGGTACGGTGAATTCGGGTACAGTTCACGGTACTGTGCTTTGGTGATCGCATGGTGACCGGTGCGCCAGTAGTGATCCACCAGGAAGAAATGCCGCTCGTACACGTGGAGAGAGCTAACCTGCCAGTGAACGTTGCCCACCGAAACGTTCAAATCCTTCGCAAGGCGGGTGAGGACTGTCCTCTGCCACGCAAGGTCGTTCTTGAACCCTAGGACAGCATCGTTGCTGCGCATCTGCACCACAGCATGGAGCGCACCACCCCTGATCAGGTACCCAACGGCGTTGGTGCACATGAAGTCGCTGCGCCCATCCAGGTTGTACTCTGCCCACATGGTGGGCCTGTTGTAGATCGCCTGGGCGCGCCGGCTCTCTGGGTTCAACCGGAGCTCAGCGAGGACATGCTCGTACTGAGAGTGGTTCTCAGGGCTGTACATGACCCATCCGTAGTTCGAATTGATGGTACCGTCCGTGCTGGCGATGGACTTCCAGACTGCAGGGATGTTCCCGGTGAGGTCATTGACATTCCTGGACTGGGAATCGTACCAGGCTTCCTCACGTGCCACGTAATCCCAATCAACGAAGCCGAAGAGGGCGTCATCGTCCGTCAGGAAAGCAGCACCGATGATTTCCAGTGTCCTGGACCCGACCAACTTCACCATCGCAGCCTCCCGATTGACAGCGGTGAAACCACCGGTGGCAAGGAGCCTGCAGAATTCGTTTCTGATGTCGTTTGAGCCGAGGATCCTCATTCCTGTTCCGGCTCGACGGTATCAGCATCATCGTCAGTGGTTCCTGGAACTGCTGTCTCCGGTTGCTGCTGGTGTTCCAGGTCGTAGACACGAGCCTTCAGATCATCGATGTCAGTCCGGGTTCGGGCTTCCTGACCCGAACAGTCGAACGCAGCGCCTGCGCTCAGGAGGATGATACAAGTCCACATCATGAAACGTTCGGTTGAACCCATCTTCTTTTTTTCCTTCCATCACAGCCTCAGCTTCATCTTCTGAATGTTGGGCCAGCTTCGTTCGTACCACTCGACGGTACGATCGAGACCCTCCCAAAAACTGACCCGCGGACTGTACCCCAGCCGTTGCTGGATGTTCGTGATATCAGCACAGGTGTGCATCACATCGCCCGCCCTCCAGGGAGCGTCCGTCCGGGCGGCGTTTGGGTACCGCTTCATCAGTTCATCCATGATCTGCATGTTGCTGACGCTGCTTCCGCACGCTACGTTGAACCGTGCGGCCTCCAACGGTTCAACGTGCTCGGCCGCGGCGATGCATGCATCCACCACGTTGCCCACGTAGCACATGTCACGGGTCTGCTCCCCCGTCCCGTCGCTGCGCATCGGACGCCCCTGGTGGATGGCTGTCAACCATGCTGAAACAGCGGTAGAGTACGGGCTGTCACCCAGCTGGTTCTCGCCGAACACGTTGAAGAATCTCATGCACGCGGAGTCCAACCCGTAGAGCCTCCAGTACATCATGAGGTAGTCCTCAATGATGGATTTCTGCAGGGCGTAGGGTGACTTCGGATCCTTCGGATGCGATTCAGGAGTGGGTAGTGCGTCAGCACCACCGTACACGGAACTGCTGGAGGCGAAGATGACACGTGTCCGCGTGCCGCGGCACGCTTCCAGCAGGCTCAACGTCCTTGTCACGTTGGTGTCATTGGTCTCAACAGGATGTTCCACGGAGTAGCTGACCCTGGGCAGGGCCGCCAGGTGGAACACCGTGTCGTACGTGCCGGTCCTGATCCGGCGCCGTGGGGATCCGGTTGCAAAATCGCACTTGAAGAAGGTGGGACCAGCAGGAAACCGATGCCCGGTCCAGTGCTCAGTGGTTGCCACGTCAGGTTGGATCAGCTGGCCCGGCAAGAACTCCCGGTGCCCGTTCGACAGGTCGTCGACCACATCGACTGACCAACCCTTCTCGAAACATCGCTTGGCCAGGTTGCTCCCGATGAACCCAGCACCACCGGTGATCAGGACCACCCTCATGATGGGTTCTCCTCGTTGGTCAGCAGGTCCATCTGCTTCATGGCGTAACGTGTCGTGGATTCGTACGAACAGCGCTCCCGGACCACGCGCAGCAGGTGAGCGTGCCAGATCGCAAGTCCCCGAGCATCACCATGATCGATGACATCGAGCATGTGACCCAACCTCTCGACCACGTTCGACCAGTCGGGCTTGACCACGAATGGGTACCCGCCGGCCTCTCGTGCAATGCTCGAATATTCATTGACATCCAACCACAGAGGTTTACAGCCCAACTCAATGCATTCTCGAGAGGCGGTACCACCGTACGTATCCTGATCATAGAGGCCGACCGCGATGTGACTGTTGCGCGCGACGAACTTGAACTCGTCCCTGGTCAACGAATCTGGGACCAGGTTCACGTACCCGTTCGGCCCACACATCTGCTCGAGCTCCTGGTTTGAGAACTTCTGGCTCGGGTTGCCGCATACCACCACGAAGTCCTGGTAGGTTTTCCTGAGCTCCGGGAGGATCTCGAACACGAACTTCCCGCAGTTGGTGTAGTCGCTCGACCGTCCCATGCCACCGATCCTGTTCGGCACGAAGATCACCGTCCTTTTCCGGACCTTCTGCCGCCATTCAGCCTCCGTGAATCGCAGCTTATGCATGTCGATAGGCGCAGTGATCTCCTCCCGAGAGTACCCGTCATCCCAGGGCATCGACCGGTTTCGAACCGACATGACGATGCCCTGCCTGTACACCTTCCTCATCTCAACAAAGAACTCTTCCATGGCGGACGCGCACTGCCAGAAGTTGAAATCCGCCTTGATCGCAGCTTCACATTGGCCCAACCACAAGGAGGCTTCTGCCGGGAACTTGGGGCAGGACGGCACGTCCACGAAGTGCGAATGTACGTAGAACTGGGGCCTGTACCCACCCTGCAGCATGAACAGGGCCTTGAAGTTCCGCAGGTGCATCGGATCGTTGATGTAAACAGCATCGTACCTGCGTGCCGGATCGGCTCGATGCGTGCCGAGGTTGAGGCTGTGATGGCCGATGCCCTGGTAGTCAAAATCGTACCGGGTTGCCAACGCGTTGGGTTGGATCCAGTGCTCCAGGTACCGAACCCTGCCCGATTCGAACAGGTCTGGGTTGACATCATGTGGCGGGGTGACGACCTGGGTCTGACCGTCCAGGTTGAGACACGGACCCATGATGTCAACCTCCAACTCCGGACGAAGCTTCAGCATCTGCCGGATGCGGCCGGTGCACATCTGCCACCCAGAGTCGCATTCCAGGATGAATTTTCCGGAAGGGGTGTAGTTCGAGAGCTGCGGTTGGACCAACAGTCGCGTCATCGTGACCTTTCCTTCGTTCGATCCCGAACGACCTCCTGCAACCGTTCCAGCATCGCAGGCTTCAACCTTACCATCACCCGATCCAGCAGTTCAGGTTCATCGATCACCCTCTGCAGCAGGACATCATCGAACTCGTGCCACGAGGAATCCCAGAAATGGGCATCCTCATCGATCCCAGACTCAACCAGGGCCATGATTGCCCAGCACACCGGATCGAGCTCTTCATCCGTCATGACTGCACCTTCCGCTTCAGCACCACTACGATAGATTCTGTGAACCCGCTCGACAGGTACCAGTCACGTGTCTCCACGACAGTGACCACGTCAACGACAGTGAAACGATTGTCGAAGCTACGACCTGTCTCCGTGTGCCTGACAACGGTCTCTCCGATCCTGGGCACGTGCTTGCAGCCTGCCGTGAACTCAAGCCAATCTCGGCGGGGAGCCGCCGGATCGTTATCCTCACCGACGAACTTGACATTGATCATGTTTCATGGTATCTCCTGCTATGACGGGCTACATGCACCTAGTTATGCAATGCTGATCACGATGGAACGACTCAAGAACCTGGTGGCTGAGGGTTTCCGGACACGTGTCATCGATATGTCCTCCAAGAAGGCCGACGATTACGACAAGATGCAAGGGTCGATCTCAAAGGGACAAAAGGCTCAGGAGTCCGCCACGGACGACGAGATCGAGGGTCTCAGGACCATGCCAGAGTTCGAGGATGTGGATTCCTTCATGGAGCAGAAGCTCGAGGACGATGATTACTCGTACACCTGGGTCGAGCTGCAAGCCCTTGCACGTAATCGAGCTGAACTTCGCCTGCTGGCTCCCGTTGCCGTCGCCAGCAAGCAGGACATCGATGCTGTCAGGAAGCAGTTGGAGGTTGATTTCGGCCTCAAGTTCATCCCCCGTGAACCTCGAAAGGAACTCCGCGGGTTCAGCAGCAACCCGAACGGCACCCATCCGTTCGCCGGATCGGGCGGTGGAGGCACCGGCTTCAGCTCTGACATGACAGGCGGTGGTGGGTTCACCAGCTACGGCGGCGGCCCAGGAGCCATGGGTTCCGGGAAAGTTTGGGATCCCAAGGACAAGAAGAACCTGCCGATGGGCGCCAAACGCAAGAGCTGATCCCTACAGTGACGCCCTAAGCCAGTCGGTACATGCCCTTGCATGCGCGATCGATTCCACGATATCGGCATGGGCTCGATGCGCTTCACCCTTGGAGAACTGGGCCATGCCCAGGCTCTGGCAGTACAGTTTGATGGAACTGACATCGTAGTGCCGGTGCGATAGCGACCGAGCGAAGAGCGGGAAGTGCACATCGATGAAGGCATGGTCGAAGTGGATGCTCGACCCAGCAAGGATGAATCTTTCATCCTTGTCGTCTGAGAACGGGAAGCGCTGGCCAAGCTCCGCGTCCACCACGTAGGCAGGAACACCGTGCTCACATTCCTTGAAAAGTTCGTTCTTGGTGTGCATGTCCACGATGCATGGCTCCAGCGCCGCCCACTGCACCTCGTTGTGCCCACGTTCGTTGCACGTCATCGGGTTGGGTGGGAAGTACAGGGTTGACTCGTAGACGAACTGAACGTTGAACGGATCGTGCAGCTCTGCCACCGCACATGAGACCTCGAGCACGCGGTGCTTCGTCGGATCCAACCCAGTCGTTTCCAAGTCCAACCAAACCAGTTTCGGCATGAGTTCAGTCCTTCTTCTTGATCAGTTGACGGATCTTGATCACAGAATCGGCTGACATGCGCCAACCCTCCTTCAACCATGAACTGCCGTGCAGGAACACCCCTCCGTCCAAGAGCCAGAGGAAGTAGCAGCACTCATGCAAGGTCATTGCCACGTGCCCGTCAGTGTAGATGAGAGCATGGTCATGGTCTGCATAGGAATCATCCCACTCAGGGAGTTCAACCTTTTCTCCGAAGTACTCCACCATGACTGGGAACATGTACGTCGGATGGTCTCCGTGCTCATGTTCCAACAGTAACCCATCACGAGTGATGCTCCGGATCGGAAGGCCGTTCGGGCAATGGATCCGCCCTCCGTCGGCGATCGCCTTGTTGATCTGGCAGTCTGAGTTGCTGCAGAAGTTGTGGTACTCGCTGGTTTCCTTCCCGCACCAGATGCACATCTTCATCAATGACCTCGCCAGTAGACACGGGTGTTGCGTTGGTAGAAGTCGGCCCAAGGCCTTCCTTGCAACAGAGCGGTGGGAGCCAGCATGACATGCCTGACCAGGTCTGACATGGCATCATGGACCACGTACCCGATCTCAACCATCTTTGCGATCACCTCATCCACCTCCTGGCAGTTCGGATGGGTCTCACCTGGCATCGGTTGCTGGCCGGGCCGCGCAGCGCTCAGGATCACCCACTTCGGCTCCAGATCCCGGATCAGTTCGAAGAACCTGTGATCGTGCTCCACGGGCCAGTGCTCCAGCATCTCCAGGCTGAAAAGCAGGTCAACGTCTTGCAGGACAAGCGGGAGAAGCGGTTTCAGACCGCTGATCGTGGTCAGGTCGACACGCTGGAATTTGTGTTCTGGGATGACAAGCTGCTCCTTCGTCAAGGAGCAGCCATCGAACCCCATGCAAGGGACGCCCAGTTCGACCCAGCGTTTCAGGAAGTGCCCAGGTCCACACCCGAGCTCCACCACGGAATCCGGGGCTAACTTCTGGTCCAACATGTCAGCCAGCTGCTGACGGAAGTGGTGGGAGTACTTCAGACCACCGGCGTATGAAGCATGATCGTACGTCGTCACTTGATGAACTCCATGATCTCAGAGACCTCCCTGTCAAGATCCTCATCGTCCACGTTCAGCTTCAACGTCCTGCACCTCGTGACGTTGTCAACGAAGTCGAAGTACTCATCGTGGATGGCGTCCAGGACGTGCGAGTCGATACGAGGATCAAGGTCGTCACTGATGCCGAGGTAGCTCGAGCGATGGCACAGCACGATCACCGCCCCGAGAGAGGCCCACATCTCGTCCATGTGCTTGATGATCTGCTGATCGGTTTTCCGACCGAGGACCTTCGAGTACACCCGTTCGCAGGGAAAACCTCGGTCGAAGATGACGCTGTGCCCCGTCTGCTTCAGGACATCGAAGACCCGTGGGTCCGCGTACCTCATCTGGTTCAGGAAGGCTTCTCGCCTGGAGACCCTGCACGACAGGAAGGTGTCGTGCTCGCTCGATGCCTTGAAGTACGGGATCCCGGAGCGTCCGGCTAGTTCCTGACCGATCTCAGTTTTCCCGCAACGATCAGGACCACACAAGAACACGATGCGCTGCATCATGCAACCCTACACCCTGGACGAGGGGTCTTCAACCTGGCGCCGTTCCTCCAGGAGATCACGTTCCCGTTCGCGGTACACCGCGTCCCAAGTATGCCCATGGAGCTTCCTGATCCGCGCGGTGGCCTCGGGCCCGATGGCATCCCTGATCTTCCGGAGGATGGCGTCCCTTGGCGGGCCCATCCCATCGTAGTTGTTGATGCAGGCCAGGATGTACTCCAGCTCAGGGTCCTCGAACCGTACCCCGTCCTGGTTCACGGTGCACCTGAAAAGGTGCCATCGGAGGGCCCAGCAACGGTCTCCATCTCATTGAACATCAGATCGGCGATCTCCCTGGCCTGTTGCGCTGCAGACTCTGCTAAACGCCAACGCTCCAACCTGATGAGGTTCTGTGGGCTGTTCCGGGCGAACAGCCATCCGTAGTTCGTGTTGAAATTCTCACCGGTTGACTTGACGGTGAAATGCAGCTGGGAGCTGCCTCCCAGGATGGTCTCTGAGAGGTTCTTCTGCATCCCGCCAACCGGGGCGTAGTGCAGGTTGATGACGACGGTGCCGGCGCGGATTTTGACACGCTCGTGCCCGGCGTACACAACGCTCTTCCTGATCATGATGTACTCTTCATTCCGATCGGCCGGTTCTTTCAAGCTACCCTCTCCTTCTTGGCCCACAGTTGGCCCACCGACAATTGGTGGGTATGGGATGTGGAAGCCCCTTCATGCGATCAACTTCACCTTCCAGAGGCCGGTCGACACCCCGAAATCATCCTTCTTGACCTCCGCCACGTAGAGCCGGAAGGGTTCCAGGAGCTCCTTCGCAGTCCATACGCTCAACCGGATCGGCTTTCCGATCGGCCCTGTGACAAAGACCTGGACGTAGTCCTTGCCTGCCTTCGACCTCTTCTTCAGGCCCGCCACCGGCTCTCCGCCCTTCTTCACGGTCGCCAACACCGTGACGAACCACACCACGTCAGTCTCACCGAGCTCCAGATCCTCGATGGATCCTACGCCCTTGTTGTCCATGCGCCCGAAGATCTCCGGATCGAACATGGTGGTGACGTCCGCGGTGCCGAAGAGCTCTGACTGGAACCCAGCGAGTTCACGTTGGGTCCATTCCTCCGAAAAATCATCACGAAGACCGCGGGCCAGGCCGTACAGGTTCTTCCTGCCCTCATGCCGATCCTTTGTGGGTGATCGCTTGATCATGGCACCGTGGTCGCGGACACGTTCGACCATCTCGGTGGATCCCTTCCTGCGTGGGACCTCCTCCGTGTACGAACCCATCATGACCTCGTACATGTGACGGTAGCTGCCGAACAATCGATCATCACCGACGCAGTTCAGGCTGTCGAAGGCCCGGATCTTGATCAGGGCTTCCATCGCTTTCCTGTTGAGCTTGCTGGGGCGCCAGCTACCGTCCTCCGCGTACAGGAGAGCCTCAAGGTCAGAGAACGGACGGTTTGCCACGATCTCCTCGACAGCCGCCTCGCCGATCCCCTTGACCGTCGTCATGCTGGGCATCATCCGTTTCCCTGGCAGGATGGTCCAGCTCACGGTGGCATGGTTGATGTCGATGGGCACGATCTGGTATCCCAAGGAACGTGCCTCGCCGAACGCCTTCGCTCGATGGATGGGAGTGTGCGACATGGACTCCATGTATGCGCACAACCACTGTTCCTCGTAGTACGTCAGGAGCCAAGAGCACCAGAAGCTGTCGATGGCATACGCCACCGCATGGCTCTTGTTGAAACCGTAACCTGCAAAGTACAGGATCTTGTCGAAGAGGTTGCTGGCCACGGCCTCCGTGTACCCATTGGTGATGGCGCCCTGGATGAAAGGATCCCGAATCTCCTTCTTTGCCTTCTCGGCAGCGGCTCCCACCAACTTCATGATGGCGCGACGGACCTCGTCGCACTTGTCCTTCGGGAACCCGGCGACCTTCTCGGCAAGTTCCATCACCTGCTCCTGAAAAATTATACAGTTATGCACCAGAAGGTTATTTGCGAAGAAGTTGTGGTTCTTCTTGACCTGGATGTCGTACACCGGTTGGGCCGGTTTCCGCACGATCGACCGGATCTTCATGGGCGCAACGGTCTGCATGCCTACATTTTCCTCAATTTGCTGGGATAGTTCACTGCCTCGGACGCCCATACCCGATGGACGGTGTACCCGAGCGCCTCGCCAGCCCTCGTGAACGACAGGTCGATCCTGAACTGTCGTTTCATCTTGGGGGTGAGCTGGTGCATGTCAGGGTTGCCGTGCCAGTAGTCCCCGTCGAACTCCACGATGAGCTTGATGGACGGGACGCAGAAGTCGAACTCATGGTTGATGGTGTCAACACGGAACCGATGGATGACCTCGTCACCGTGGATCGCCTCCAACACGCTCTTGAACGCGAGCTCAGCCTCCGAGTTCCGCTTCCGAGGTTTCTGCGTCTCGAGCCCTTTGCTGATCTTTCGAGAGTGTTCATCGAAGAAACCGGCCTCATGTGAGCGCAGGTGCCATGTCAAACCGCGGTGTCGTTTGAAGATCCGACCGCACTGGTCGCAGGCCACGTCAGTCGCCTCATCGTTCGAACTGCAGTAGGATCTGTGGGAACGCAGTGCCGTGTTGGAACAGAAGTCCTTCTTGCAAACATCGCACCGGTACTCACCCTCCTTCCGGACGTTCTCCCGCAGTTTCGCGATCCTCAATTTCTCCAGGTGTTCATCGGTGAACTTTCGACCCTTGTATGTTCGGCGGCGCCATTCCGACAGGTGTTCGATGCAGCATGCGACAGACCGCACGTTGCGTGTCACGTACTGCTTGTCGCAGATAAGACACGTTCTGTTCAATTTCATCTTCCAGTAGCCTTTCCTGGAAGATAGGTATCAGCATGAGCGCCCTTGAGAAGGTTTCATACAAATTTGTGCAGTATGCAAAATCCTGCATCAGGCAGAACACAGAGGCTGCACTGCGTGATATGCGGATCCCATTGAACCCAGCTCAGTGGGATCAACTGGCGCCCATCATCTCAGCCTCGATCGATGAAGCTTACGCTCATGCATTTCCCGAACTAGACTCACTGATGCGATCGCCCGATAGCATCGATCCAGAGACGTTCGACATCCCTGATGGTTTGATCGAATTCGCTGGTAAGATGACATCGCAGGCGAAGCGTAAGACTGCGGCCTTCACCATCGTTCGCAACGAATCCTTCTTCCTGGAACTGTGGTGCCGGTACTACGCTCGTGAGTTCGGAGCGAGCAACCTGTACATCCTGGACAACAGCACGTCAGACGGTAGCGTCGAAAGGATCAAGGTTCGATGGCCCGACATCAACATCGTCCTCGTGCCCAGTGTCGAAGCCATGCGATGGGCCTGGTGTACCAGCATCGTACGATGCTTCCAGAAGATCTGCCTGAAGGGTTACGATGTCGTGGTGTTCTCAGACGCTGATGAGTACCTGGTACCGGATGACGGACATGGACTGCGGGCCTACGTTGAACGATTCCGAAATTCAGATCTGTCGTACGTTCGGGCCACCGGTTGGGGGGTGGTGCAGCAACTGGACACCGAGGGTTCGATCACCTCGCACGAACAGGTTCTTACTGATCGACGAAAGGCCTGGCGCACGAGGGCCTACGACAAGACATTGATCAGCAAGGTTCCCTTGGATTGGGCTAAAGGCAGTCACACCATTCGCATCAACGGTGCGAAGATGACAGGTGATCCGTGCGATCCGACACTGTCGCTGGTTCACCTGCGTGACCTGGACGTTGCTATGTTCCACGAACGCTGCTTGAAGCTTGCTGCGCTGAACCCAGCCGGGCTACCTTTGGCGCACCACGGTTCTATCGACCTTCGTCAGATCGAGGAGTACTTTCGCACGCTGAAAGCCCCTTGGAATCCACTGGCGATCCATTACGAAGGATCGCCAGTGGATGTTCCAGAGACCTGGCGCGCATCAATCTAGGATGAAGGTGCGCACAACTCCGACAGTTCCGTTCTGCACGCCGCTTCCGCCAGCAACGGCGATCGAACCGCTGTTTTGCAACACGTTCGCCGTCACGATCAGGATAAGACCTCCGGCACCCCCGCCGCCCCACCCGTTGGGATCGTTCTGTCCACCGTTTGCATGGATCGACCCGCCGCTTGCAACGATCAGATCGTGAGCGATAAGGGCAATCACGCCGCCACCACCACCGCCTGAACCTTGCGCTCCGGATCCACCACCCGCTCCACCGGTGATGGGCAAACTTGAACCCGCAGATGCGTGGACAAGATCTTGGACGGCGACAGGTACAACATCTCCCATGGATGTCATGTTCCAGAATGGAACGTAGCTACCACCGTGGAACGACGTTCCGGAACCATCGCCACCTCGAGCGTTGGCTCCTAGCACACCGTTTGTTGATGCAACACCATCGGAATTCGATCCACCGGTGCTTCCACCGCCCAATGTGCCAGCTGGGCCACCCACGCCGCCAGGACCAGGATTTCCACCTCCGCCGTTCGAACCATTTCCGCCGTCGCAGGCGACAGTACCGCTGATGGTGCACAGGTTCTGAACGAAGATCCGATAACCGTTGCTGAACAGGGTTTGACCCGATTGAACAGTCAACGTCGAATAGTACATGTCCCGCGACAGCGTAGTGCTACCTGAAATCACAACGCTACCATCACTACCGTTTCCGTAGGACGATGTTGAGTTTGAGTTCCCTTCGATCAACACCGACCCGTTGGACTGGCTCGTGATGCTGACACCGCTACCGGCGATCAGGTAAGACGAGCCGTCAACCAGTTGTGTAAGGGACCCAGAAATACCGCCCAGTGAATCGACAATGAATGTTTTCATGTCGATAAGTATCGAGTCGGCTCAGTCGGCGATGCGAGTGATCGAATCCGTGTCCAGAAGTTGCCCTGCCTCGACCCACCCACGTTGGGTCATCACCAGGTGATCCTCGGTCAGTTCCAGGGTGGTCCCGTCATCCATCGTGAGCTCGATGATGTCACGAACACCGTTGCAGACCACGGCGACCACTTCGTCCATCTCCACTTGACCCGTGGATTCATTGTAGGACGGAAGCTTGGTACCCACCATGTTCCGGTCCACGATTTCTTTGATGGGCACCTCGCCCATCTCAGTCATCACCCGGGTGTCACCCGTCAGGCAGGAATTGGTCTTCGCCAGGATCTTGTTGATCCGGACGTCGCCCCATTCGATCTCCTCCCCGTTGTTCTTTGCCTTCAGGTACAGCTTGTCGACGTTGGCCGCAAGGGGTCCAGGTCGGTAGATGGAGGTCAGGGTTGCGATGTCGACGATGCTGGTGGGCTTCGCCTTGACGAACAGCTTCTGAGCTCCGGCAGACGTCAGCTGGAAGATGCCTGCCCATCGGGCCTGAGCGTAGACCTCGTAGGGTCGTTGGTCCATGAAGTCAATGACATCAGGGGCCAGGTGTTGCTCGTACCAACCTCGGATGTCGTCGAAGGTGGGTTTCGGGTTGCCGCCCTTGATCAGGATCAGCTCGATGGTGCGCTCGATGAGCCGCATGGTCTCCAGGCCCAGCAAGTCGTACTTGATGAACTCACCGATCTTCTCCAGGTGCTTGGCATTCAGCCCTTCCACCCACGGTGATTGTGGCTCACGCTCGCCACCCTTTCCCTTGGAGGTGACCAGCGGCATCTTGCTGGGCAGGTCGTCTGCGATGAGAACCCCACCAGCGTGGCGTCCCAGGGAACGATTCTGCTTGAACAGGGTGTTGATGGATTCTGCAACCTGCGGGTGCCTGTCAATGAAACCCTTGAACGATGGGCTGACGGGCTTGTCGCAGTCGGGTGAACAACCGGTGCACACCGATTTCAACCTCTTGTTGACAAGATCCTCGCACAGGAAGCCGACAGCGTCGGCGTACATCAGGTTGAACAGGTTCTTGTCGTCTCCCTGCCGGGAGATCGCCCTACGAACCTCGTCCTCCACCGTGCGGGTGGCTGCATTGACCTCCTCGAATGGAACACCGTAGAACTTGCCGAGATCCTTCACCAGCGACTTCAGCTTGAAGTTGTTGTAGTTGGAGATCGGGACGACGTTCTCCCATCCGAAGAACTTCCGGAGCTCGTTGAGCACCTTGTCACGGTCCGCAAGGTCCGTATCGATGTCAGGGGCGCCCTTGCGGTACACGCTGAGGAAACGAGCGAAGGGAAGGTCCCACTTGAGAGGATCGAGGTCGGTGATGAAGAGGACGTAGGCCACCAACGAACCACCGCCGGAACCACGAGCGGGGCCGACAAGGCACACCTTGCGCGCCAGCTCCATGATCTTCTGGTACGAGATGAAGTACACCTCGTTCTTCATCTGCTTGATGACCCCCAGTTCCTCCTTGAGCCGAGCGATGTAGTCCTGCTTGTCATGCAGGCCGCGGCGCAGCATGCCAGCCTTGCACAGGTTGACAAGGTGGTTGAAGCTCGGAGTCCCCTCCGGGATCAATTTCTTGGTCGGGAACTTCGGGCTTCGATCGGGCGGTACCTCACCGATCACCCTGTGAGCGATGTCATGGGTACGCTCCACCGCGTCCCGGATCACATCATCCCGGTACCAGCCGGTGCCGTCCTTGCTCTTCAGGTACTCGTCCCAGATCTGGGCAGCGTTCTTCGGATAGAGTTCGCACTTGAGCTCATCCTTGGAACGAGGGAGGCTGTCGGGCTTGATCTCGTAGCCCATCCAACCCAGCTTCTTGTAGAGTTCGCGTTCCTTCCACAGCTCGGGTCGAGCGTAGTGGGAGTCAGCGGTGACGACCAGCTGCTGGTTGAGCCCATTGCGCTCGGTGAACTCCATGATCGCACGGTTGACCAGGTTCTGGGCCGACAACCGGTTGAACTGCAGCTCCAGGTAGTAGTTCCCCTCGCCGACAGCGTCGACCATCTGCTGGTAGACGTTGCCCACCGCGGCGACGCACCGGTCCAGAAGATTTGGATCGTCCAGGAGAGCGGCGTTGAGGTCGTCGAACTTGTGCTTCTGCAGTTCCTGGAACATTGCGAAGGCGGGGGCGCCGCCGATGCAGGCGCTGGTCACCACCACGTTCCGATCCTTACCGGCTTCCTTTAACATCGAGAAATCGATGCGAGGGAACTTGTAGAACCCGTTCAGGTACCCCTTCGCCGTTGCGGCGAAGATGGAAAGGAGACCCTGTTGGTTCTTGGGCAGCAGGACCAGGTGGTGTCGACGGTTGACCGGGTTGAAGTGCTTGGTCGATTTGGTCTCATCCTCGTTCTCGATGGTCAGAGCGTTGGAAAGCTCCAAATCCTCGGTCTCATCGTCACCGTCGACAGTGGCGATCACCTTGGTTTGCATGAATTCCTGCTCCTTACGGAGCTTCTTGGCCTCTGCCTTGTCCTGCTTCGCACGTTCTGCACGGGCCATGTCCTGGCGCCAGATGTCGAGATCAGGATGGTAGTACGCTTCGATGCCCGGGATGTACTTGAAAGGCTTGTCCTTGTTGGACTTCGTCCAGTCCTCCACCCAAAGTTGGGCCCAGGCATAGGAATTCATGCTGCCATGTTCCGTGATGGCCATCGCATCCATTCCATTTTCGATGGCAAAGCGGAAATGTTCATCGGGATATCCCAAGCCATCGAACGCGCTGAACCCAGTGTGAGAATGAAGGCCAACAAACCGCTGCGGAGCATCAGGCATAGAACACCCTACCACTAAAGGTTGGCCCATTTCACAAGATACGCTTGAGCGTTCAAAACGAAGTCCCGATCTTCAACAACTGCCAGCTTCAAATTGCAATTTCGACACAACAATCCTCTGATCCTACCTGAGTTGTGATCATGATCGACTGCAGCGGAGTTCACATCGAAAGCTGATTTGCAGATCTCGCAAAGAAAATCCTGTGAGATCAGTTTGTCCCTGAACTCAGAATGACAAATCCCATAGTTCTTGATCCGACGAATGTCAGAACTCGTTGAAACGCACTCATCACAGTAAAGCTGGCTGCTGGAATTCAGCTTGAAGTTTTTCTTGCAGTGCTTGCAGCACTTGTCCTTCAAAGATCGATTACGTACAGCTTCGACAAGCTGCGGAGTTCTAACTTGTCTTTCACGTACTAGTCCAAAACGATGGATAGCGTACTGAATCTGTCCTTGCGTCACCGTGAGACCGAGCGTCTCCAAACGATTCCCGATGATCGATGCCGACAATTTGTCAAGCATGTACCAAGCAACGATCTCTTGACGAAAGGCATCAAGTTTGATTTGAACTGCATTCATCTTCAAACTTCACTTGCACACCTTCCTGAAGTACTCGATCGACAGGTCCAGCCCTTCTTCGAGCTGTACCCTGGCATCCCAACCCATGTAGGCTCGAGCCAATGAGGTGTCCGGGCGGCGCTGCAGCGGATCATCGCACGGCAACGACCTGAACGTGATACCAACACCGAAGCGCTTGGCGACATTTTGGGCCAGCTCAAGGATCGTGAACTCGTTCGGATTGCCCATGTTCACCGGTCCGCCCGGATTCTTGGGTAGTTCACCCAAGGCCACGATGCCCCTGATCAGGTCGTCTACGTAGCAGAAGGAACGTGTCTGCGATCCGTCCCCGTAGACCGTGAGATCCTGGCCCCTGATGCCCTGGCAGATGAAGTTGCTGATCACTCGACCATCGTCGGGGTCCATGTTGGGACCGTAGGTGTTGAAGATCCTGACGAGCCGAGCGTCTGTTCCGTGCTTGTGAAGGTAGTCGTAGCACAGTGACTCAGCGGCGCGCTTCCCTTCATCGTAGCACGAACGTGGACCGTAGCTGTTGACGCTGCCGCGGTACGCCTCAGCCTGTGGGATCAGTTCAGGGTCACCGTACACCTCAGAGGTCGATGCATGGACGATCCTGGCGCCCCTGTCGCCAGCAAAGTCCAGGATGTTCTTGGTGCCTACCACGCACGTCATCAACGTTTCGATCGGGATCCTCTGGTAGATGGGCGGCGAGGCCGGACACGCGAAGTTGTACGCGACGTCAAGGCATCGGATCTTCTTCAAGGATCTCTGCCATCCTGTACTGGCAGAGATGTCGCCCTCTACCATGGTGAAGTTCGGATGTTCGCACAGGGCACGGTAGTGCGCGCTGCTACGGGTCGATGAACAGAAGTTGTCGATTCCAAAGACAAGATCTCCCTGGACAAGGTGATGCATCGACAGGTGCGATCCGAGGAACCCAGCGGCGCCGGTGACCAGCACCCGCATCATCGATCGCTCCCTTGTTCATCCTGAACTTCAGCAGTTCTGATGAAAGACGCCAGGAGCTGCTGCGACATCTCAGCCGGATCGAAGCTCAGTGTTTCACCGAACCAGAAGTTGAAGGTCTGCTTCACCACGCCTTGGGCGATGTCGAGCCGTTGTCCCTGATCGGAACACATGTGAAGCACCCCCTCGTTGAACCTGCTCAGGATGCTGAGGGCCTCGTGCATGTACTCATGGGGCTCCGGGCGGTCGATTGCCATCGGGTTCCTCTCGAGCAGGATCCTGTTGATGTCGACGAGCGCCTCGACCAGTGTCCATCGACGATTCTCCATGGCATGATTCTACAGAACCCGACGTGCTATTTACAGCCATGCGCAGCAAGTTGAACGAGGCCGAACTCGATGCATACCGGAGAATTCTGACCGAACGTTTCGGTGAGCCGTTGCAGTCCCACCAACCTGACGAACCGGAAGGTGAGATCTCGCCAACACATCAGGAAGAACAGGAGCGACCCTAGAACGAGCTCGGGCGACCGTTCCCGATCGCCCGACCTTTCCAGGGTGACCCTTAGGTCACCCGATCATTCAGGTTCCCAAACCTGAGCGTGGTCGCTGTCCGACTTCTTCACGCGCATCTTGTCACCCTCAGGTGCCACTGCCGCCTGCTCGCCGGGCTTGAACTTGCTGTCGCGTGGGCCAACGTAGACCTTTCCCTTGACGCGGGTCACGACAGGCGACGCCCATCGCTTCCCACCCGGGTAGATCTTGTACGTTTCCTTGCTTCGACCGCCGGCAGTGGCCGCAGTGGCCGCAGCCTTCTCAGCACGGACCGCGCCCTTGGTGGTCAAGTCAAGGATGGTGTCAACGACGAGCTCGGTGATGGCCTCGTTGGAGAGACCAGCCTGCGAGGCCAACCGTTCAGCCCGTGGGTCGTACTTCTTCAACGCATCCAGGAACTGCGGCGCGGCCTCTGCGGCCATCGCTGCATCGATCCCAGGGGAGGTTTTGACCATTTCCCGAGCGAACCTGCGCATGTAGTACATCACGTACTCCTTCGCACGTTCAGGAGACATCCGACCGCTGCCTGGAGCACGGGCTGCCGCAGGAGCCGTCGACAGGCCCGGGAGGTCCACGGTGTCTGAACCAGAGTCTTGCGGTTCGAGCGCGCCCTTGCCGACCAGGAAATTCGCTGACTTGTCTGGGATGAACTTCTGACCCTTCATCACGGCAAGGATCACGTCCTCAGACGCCCCAGCACCGGCGAGGATGTCAAAGATCTTGTCACGATCACCCGACCAGACGGTCTTCCTCTTCTTGTCATCTGACACGGAGGTCAGCCTGATTGTCTGAGGCAGCGACGCGAACTCTGCGCTCGCAGGAGCAACCTCATTGATGATCTTCCGAAGTTCTGCCAGTTTGATCTTCATCTTCAAAGCCCCAGGGGTGCGGTCGAGCACCTCCTCTTCAACAGGTAGATATGCTTTTCGTGTGTGTCGCACACCGATTGCAGCATGTTCTCGATGCCGTCTGTCATGGTACCCTGCTCACGCAGGCGAGCAAAGACGGATGACATAACCTTCAGGAAGTTCCATTCAGCACAGAGGCTTGCCTTCGCCAGGTCCGATGCCTGTGGGACCGTCTGCGGCGAACCACAATCGTTCGACAGCCGAAGGAGCTGGGAGATCTGCAGCTGCAGGTTGACGTTGGCGTCAGAACCGTAGCCGACAGCCTTCTCAGCAACCTCATCGATTTCCTCGACGATGGTGCTGTAGAGGCCCTCGAACAGCTTGTGATCCGAATAGAAATTATCACCCCTGGAGATCCAGTGATGCGTCTGGTGCAGCATCGCAAGGTAACGAAGATGCACCAGGACGATTGAGAGCTCTACGTAGCTCGTCTCGCCCCACGAGGCTGACAGGTTGTCAACGTGGAGCTCCAGGTGAGGTTGGCTGGGCGCCTCGCTCTCCTTGTCCACCCTGATCCATTCGTTAAGTGACCTCACGGTGTGCTCACTTCAGGTAGCAGGTGAAACCGATCTTGTTGACATCGGATGGGTGAGTGGTCCATTCCAGCTGCAACGGTTCACCCTGGATGTTCTGCCGGCGCGTCCATGCCTCACAGAAGGAGTTCAGGGCACGTTCATCGATTGAACGAAAACCGAAGGCATGCGGCAGCGTCCCGACCACGGGAACCATCGTCTGGCGAGCGTTGCCCTCACCCAGGCGGTACTTCCTGATGCTCATCGGCAGCATACCCTCCTTGATCTGGAAGAGCGTTGTGGCTGACTGGACGAACTGTTCGTTCGACATGCCGGCTGAAACAAGCTTGGTGACCGGGTCAACATCCTCCATGACGGTCGTGCTGATCACTCCCTCGTCCAGCTGTTCCTGCTCCTCGGAGCGCGCGAGCCACTTCAGGGTTTCGCGTAGGGCATTCCGTTCCATCGCCATGTCCTCCTTCTCCTTGATCAGTTCCTTGATGTTCTTCAACAGACGCGCCTCGTCTACCTTGACGCCCGAGGTTGCTCGGGTCGAGGAGCAGAAACGGTGCACCGCCAGCTCTTCCCAAGCGTACTCGATGTTCTGCCCGTACTCGTGCATGAACCTCATGGCCTGATCGCGGTACCACGTCTCACCCAGTTCCGGGCCGGGTTGCGTCCGGGCCACATCGCCCATCCGCTTTGCGCCCTTGATCGGATCGATGCCCATCGGCTGGACCTTGGGCTTTGGAACCCCAGCCTCGTGCAGCCGGCGCTGGCGGAAGGTGCTCTGCAGCTGATCATCGTCAGGGTGACGTTTGATCATCTCCCGCAAGGAGAGCAACGGGATCCTCTTGCCCACCGTTGCCCTGACGTCCGGGTCAGGGTCGTTGGACATGCGCTGGAGGAATCTTTCTGGGCAGATCCTGGCCGCCAGCTTCCTGACCTCAGGATCCTTGTGATCCAACCAGGGTGCTGAGACCCTCGGGTTCCAGGCCAGCGACCCAGATTTCCCGGTTCGATCGAGGACGTCCAACCGATCGTTGGCAGCGGTTGCCACGTACTGCAGGTTCTGTCCTTCGGTCACGATGACAGGCCCAAGGACCCGACCGAGTTCGACCTTGAGGTCAAGCACCGCTCGTTCGTACGTGACCGTTCGATCGACGAGCTTCTGCAGGTGGTTCAGCTTCAGGTGCATCTCGAGATGGGCTCCTGAGCTCTAAGTATCGGAGCCTCGGCAGACGAGCGCAACCTACATCAGACGTTCTCGATCGGGAACCAATCTTCCACATCCGGATCCCACGTGGCGACCTCGAGCTGCGGCATCTCGGAGAACGCAACACGAAGTTCAGAACCGATCCTGAACCAGGTCGAGTGCGACAGGATCGCGATCGGATCATCCGCGAACGGGTAATCGGTACATGTCGGGCACGACCTCGGCCCAAGCGTCTGCTGCGCCCGGGAACTGAGAGTTCACCTGTCCGGTCGACAGCTCCGAGTTGATGTCCTCTACCTTACCGATCTTGAACTGCTGCCGGCCCGAACCCCTGACCTGCCGTAGCATCCCAGTCGGAGCGCTGCTCACCTCGTCCAACGCCTCCGAGATCATCCGGCGCACGTGACCCAAGCTGATCCTCATGCTCTAGGTATTGCTCTGTCTGCTCCTGGATGTCAACGGGTGATTGGCGCCGGGCCCACCCTGCCCGGTATGCCTTCGCGAACCTCCGGGAGGTAGTGCCCGACAGGTGACGGGTGGGTTGGACCCTGCAACCCGGAGGTCCGCGGTGCAATTTCATTCTTGTGCGCTCTGCGGGATGAATGTTGCCCAAGAATCGTGCCAGCAATCTGACTTTGCCGCATCCCAGAAGTGCAACGACGTGGGCAGAGCAGGCTTCCGGATCAGGGTCATCCCAGCCTCCTCAGGAGTGTGGTTCGCCTTCTTCTTGTTGCAAGGTTTGCATGCAGCGACGCAGTTCAACCAGCTGGTCGGCCCACCGCGCGAGGAGGGCATGATGTGTTCGATCTCGATGTTGTGCCAGTGCAGCTTGGTCCCGCAGTACTGGCACTTCCAACCATCACGGTTGAAGAGAACCTTTTTTCGGAACTTTGGTGACTTCCACTTCTTGTGGACGAACTTCCTGAGCCGCAGGGTCGCTGGGACCATGACAGAAGCGTTGGGGGAGACAAAAGCCTCGTCCCAGTACGCTGGCTCTCCGGTCTGGAAGTCGTTGACAACCTCTGCTCGGATCTTGCCGTTGACGTCCGGCATCAGCAGGCGCACGGCCCGCCAGTCAGTGATGAAGTGGAGTGGGGTCCAGTCAGCATTCAGCAGCAGGGCACGGAACACGGCACGATCCTTTCAATGTCTAGTTTACCACCCAGGAACCCATGTTGCACCCGCCCTCACCAGGGCGCAAACAATTCGAAGACCTGTGACTGTAAGTAACCCCATCGAGCGACCCATGAATTGTTCTATGCAGCACCGATGCTGGCAGGCATCCTGCGCCGGATCTCCTGCATGGCCCAATCGTACTGGACGGGGGAGCCCAACTGGGTCGACATCTCAAGGAGGCGTTCCCCTGTCAGGTGACCCAGGATCGACATCAGGCTGCGTTCCGCGCAACGTTTCTGCGGTAGGATCAGCATCCGCTGCAACGCATTGAGCCCGCCCTCCTCCGGAAGCACCTGATTGATCCTGTGAAACCTGCGAAGCTCCAGAGCGCCGTTCACGATGGGCAACAGGTACTCCGCGACGAGCGGAGTCACCGATTCGTACCCACGGTGTTCCATCCACCTGACGAACCGGTTGATCGTCTGCTCAGATTGCCAACTGTGAACGTGCAGCACCTTCCCCTCTTCCAGGGACCTGAGGTGCTGAGGGTAGGTGATGGTGTCGAGGTCAAGGCCGACCATGGCGTTGTAGATGTCGAACCGTCGCAGCTGTTCCACCATCGGATTGAAAAAACCGGTGATCACCTGCACACGGTAACCGGCGATGCGGGTCTGCATGGCAAGGTTGCTGATTTTCCATGTCAGCTTACCTCGAGCGATGATGTCCAGCAAGGCTGCATCGTTCAGGAAGTTTTGTTCCTGTTCCCTGTTTGGGAACCACAGGTCGATGTCTCCTGAGGAGGTATGGGAGATCAGGTAGTGGTCGAGGGCATCAGCGAGCTTCATACCGTGCCTACCGCAACCGAACTCTGAACGTGCCACCTGCGTACCGAAACCTCCGGCAATGTAGCCACCGTGTTGGAAACAGATCAGCATCGTCTCCCGTAGGGCATTCGAGAGGTCTGCGGCGGCGAACCAGTCTGACGGTGCTGTGATGAACTCTACATCCTCAACCATCGACCGAACCCACCAGCCTGGTTCGCAAGGTCTCCAGGATGACGTTCGACGAATTCAGGGAGCTCACCGAGGACTGCATCCTTCGCATGAGCTGGGCACGCTTCTCGATCGACAGCTTCCTTGAGCCCGGTCGAGCGAGCTGCGCCTTCAGGCGTTCGAGCCGGACGGTCTCGTAGTTGACCAACTTCTCTTGAGATTCGAGATGGTACCTCAGCATCTCTGGGCTGAGGGAGATCTCCTTCTCCGTGTCAGTAGCGAACTTTGGCTGATCACGTTGCATGGGTTCACAGTACCCAGCACCGTACGGGGTTTACACGGCCAGGCGCTTTAGCATGGTCCCAAATGTCAGTTCATCGCTCTCAATGACCACGAAGCGGCGGCCGAGGCGCCGGGCCGCGAGGGCGGTGGTGCCGGAACCGGCGAACGGATCGACCACGTATTCACCGGGGGTTGTGTGCACCTCGATGGGCACCTCGATCACACGCTGTGCCTTCTGTGCAGGGTGCACCTTCCCCTGCATCATTTCGGTGATGTCTGACCAGACGTTGGTCCGGCGGTAGTGCTCGCTCTTGGCCGGGTACTGCGCCTTGAAACCAGAGTAGCCCCTCTTCGCCTCCAGCAGCGGAACCTGGAACTTCCGAGGTTTCTTTGCGTTGCCCTTGACCAGGTAGGCACACTCTTCGCGCGTCCACAGGTAGTTGTTCTGCACCCCGTACGCACGTTTCTTTGCCCATGTGATCAGGTTGGCGAGCTCGAGCCTCCCTGCGTCCTCCACGTCCACCAGGTACCGGAGGAAGGGTCTGAAACCCGGCTTGCCCACCCCGCCCCACACGTAGAAGGCACCACCGTCGACAAGGCATGCTTCAGCCCAGGACCTGGTCCAGCCCACCATCCAGGATGCGAATTCCCGATCCGGACCATCGACACGATCCCAGGCAGATCTGAGGACATTCCCGTACGGTGGATCTGCAACGATGAGTGGGACCTGTCCCACCAGGTCCCTCACCGCATTGATGGTGCTGGGTTGGGTGGAATCTGCACAGACGGCAAAGCCGTCCGTGAGCTCCACGACCCTCACTGGACCTCGATCAGACCTTGCACCGTGGGTGCGTTGTACTCGGCCGCACCCACGTTGACCTGCAGGTTGTCCCTGATCTTCGCGCTGAAACGTCCATGGGTGTGCCCAGCAAGGACGGTGAACGTGTTGTTCGGGAACACCCGAGATGCATCCAGGAGCATGTCACCCATCAGCTTGCTGGTGAACCAGGGTTGCGCTCCGTCGTCTCCCACCTTTCCTTGGTAGATGTGTGACTCCTTGAACGGAGGGTAGTGGGTCAGAATGATGATGTTCCGGTGGTAGCGGACTGCCTGCTTGATGCCATTTTGGACATGGGTCACACCTTCATGTGCCAGCTTTCGGGCCAGGCTGACGATGGTCGCTTTGTTCCCGTTGACCTCCTTGAAATCATGGATCGCGTTCCAATCAGTCATGGAGAAGTTGCTGTTCTGCCAGTCACCGTAGCATGCATCGTACCAACCGTCGTGGCCCACGACTGCCGTGGCCGGAGACAACCCGTAGTACGGCATGGTCGGCATGTAGCGCAGGAACTGGCTCATGTTGCTGAGTTCCTTCATCGATTTCCGCATGGCCTCCACACCGGAACCGTAGTAGTCATGGTTCCCAAGGACGAAGTAGATGGGTCGTTGGACCACCTTCTCGATCTGTGAGAGGTGCAGGACCAGGTTCTTTGCCGTTGAGATGTCACCTGTCAGGAAGATCCCGGTCGGATCACCCTGCTTCAGGGACTCCGCGAAGTTGAGGAAGGCCTGCGGGTTGTTGTTCAAGAAATCGAGATGAGTGTCTGTAGCCCATGCATAGCGTGCCATCCTGACATGGTACGCTACGGGTGCAGCACGTTCAATCTCGGTACTCCAAGATGTCGTTCTGATGGGCGGTGTACGCCCTTCTCATGAACTCATGCAAGGCATCGTTGGATCCGAGTCCGTACTTCTGCAGAAGATGATCCGACGCGTCGGTGAGCGCGGGAGAATCATGCAACAGTTCAGGATGATCTGCGCCGACAATGATGGCACGTTTCACATCGGGACACATGGAGATCATCTGACAGTGAACCTTCCGGTACCAGATCGCATCATGCATCATGCAGCTCTGTGAAAAAACATCCGGAGCTAGGATCTCTCCTGCCTGCACCAGTGCCAGCAGTGATGGGCTGTGTATCCGATCGTAGAACTGCACTCCTCGTGAACGACGTCGTTCACGATCGACCAACCATGCCCACTTCTGCTGGACCAAGCTGGGGTGAGCCAGGGTGCAGTACACCCTGACCTGGTCGAACTTGATCTTGTGCTGTTCAACCTTGATGGTTGACACCCATGGGTTGCCCTGCCCGTTGTTCTCAGGACATGGGTACTGCAATCGGGCACCGATGAACGATGCAGCGCAGTGAGCTGGGCTCGCCTGCTCTTTCATTCATAGCTCGGTTCAGAGTATTCCATGTGTTCTTTGCACGTACGCCGGTACGCTTCAATGAAAGACTCAGCGTCGCTGGGCCTTGCCGGAAGATCCAAGATCATCTCAGGGCCCACCTTGGGCCTGTAGGTGCACTTGACCACGTACGGATGCTCGGAGCTCCTCTCGAAATGGTGTTGACCTGAATCAACCTTGATGATCTTCCCTTGCACAACGATCAATCCCAAGCTCATTCGAACATCCTCTGCCATGCTCCGGGTTCAAGTCGATTCTGGACGATGGAGCGATCGTGCCAGTGCGTCTCAGTGTCCAGGATCTTGTTGGTGAAGCTGTCCCGCACCAGCTTGTACCGTCCCTTCACCTCCCCCTTCTCTTCCCACTTCAGGTACAGACCCTCCATGTCGAAGGAAGGATCGGTCTGTTTGATGACCTCGGAGACGGTGCGTGATAGGCCCGCGTTGATCGCTGCGGTGGTCAGGTTGTCGAGCCGGTGCCAGTCCTGTCCCGACCGTGCGCTGGTGAAGAAGCTTCTGACAAGGAACGACTGCACCTCCTTCAAGGAATCGAACTTCCCCTCGCTCAGGACGTGCACGGGGACAACAGGAATCCCCTGGAGGAGCACGCGGCGGGCTGGCGTGCTCAGGAAGGTGGACGTCTCAGTATCGAGGATGTCGAACTCCATGAAGTAGTGCGGCAGCATGTCGTAGAAGACGGTATGCTTGGCGAAGAGGTTCTCTCCGTACATCACGTACCGTGACCCAAGGGCACAGAAGAATTCTGTCTGGCGTGCCGCTGACCACTGTTTCAACCACTCGAACTGTTTTTCTCGAGGTCCTCCATGGAGGTAGTGACCTCGAGACTGCAGCAGTAGCTCACCGTCGGACGTGAAGGAGATGCCGCAGTTGGCACCGTCCATTTTCTCCTCGATGACCAGGTGCTTACCCCTGAGCTCCGACCAGGGCACAGTCTCCATGTCGTGGTCGCCATGTTGGAGCCGTGAGCCTCGGATGTGCTGCGTCCGAGGGTACTTCCGGATGTCAGGATGCATCATGCTGTCGCTTTCGAGCGTGTTCCAGGCTTTCCTCCAACCGCCTGATCTCAGCCTCCGATTCGAGGCGGCGGCGGGCCAAGAACCGTGCATGCTCATCCTCCCGCATCTTCAGGGTTCGAGCCCTGTTCTTCAGGAAGCGAGGGGTGTGTTGGATGTTCCGGACAACAGAGATCTCGAGTTCCACGACCTCAGGCCACGGGCCGTTGTCCTTACACGTCTGCGAGATCTCCAGGAGCCTTCGATCGAGCTCTTTCTCAGAGAGGTAGATGCGGGCGCCGGCGACGGTGTCAGACCATTCCGGATCGGGGTGTCCGGCGAAGCTGGAACGTTGAGGTTTCAGGTAGCGATCCTGCAGGGTGATGGCGTAGCCTCTCATGGTGACTGTTCTCCGGACATTTCGTGCAGGATGCTGTCGACTGTCCTGTCGGGCCTTGCCGCGTCCCTGATCGGTCGACCGACCACCAGAAGATCAGCACCATCAGATACGGCGCTCGAGGGTGTGCCGACCCGGCATTGATCAAGCCTTTCTGTGTTCGCCTGCCTGATCCCAGGCACCATCATGAACGGCACCTCGCAGGCTGGGAAATTCATCCTCAGGAACCTGAGCTCCTTCGCTGAACACACGATCCCATGCACCCCGCAGCCATGGGCATGCTTCGCACGTGAAAGCACGATGGAATTGACGAAATCGCGCTGCGGAACATTGATGCCCAGGTCGATGAAATCGCTCGCGTCCATGGAGGTCAGCACCGTCACGGCGAGCAACTTGGTCCGATAACCCTCCGTTGCCCTGACGGCGGCGTGCAGCGCCGCGCGCTGCTGTGAATGCAATGTCATGAAATCTACGCCCATGTCGCAACCGACCTTCACGGCACGGGCGACCGTCTCTGGAATGTCATGGATCTTCAGATCAAGGACAACCGGCAGTTCAAAACCTCGCGAGAAACTGTGCACGGCGGCACCGCCTGCCGACATGAAAAGTTCCAATCCGACCTTCACCGCGCCCAGCCGATCGTACAGACGATTGTGCTCAATGAACCTTTCTGCCTGCACCAGCTCCGGGAAATCGAGCGCAAAACACAGCTTGTTCCGAAGGGCCATTCAATCCTCCGTTGGTACCAGCCGCGTCAGCCAGATGAGCATCACGTCCTCGATCGAACATGCGAAACCCAACGCGGTCACGTCACCGGCAACATCCTGTACGATCCTCCTGATCTGCAGGTGCTGGTTCAGGTCAAAGCAGATCGGAGAGCGCTTCAGGTGTTCATCCAACCGTTCGATGACGCAAAAATTGCGTGCGAGCGTCGCCGACAACTGCTTCAACGTTCTGACGGCGGGAGACAGCATCAGACACCTTGCCCACGGGAATGGATGGCTGCACAGGCCTCATCCCAGTCCTTGATCCTGACGATCTTGGTCCCGGCGAGGTCGACCGACCTGTTGTACGGAGCGTCCCACAGCAGTGTCAAGGCATTCGGGTGTTCAGCGCGCCACTTGAAGCAGTTCTCGTCCGCGTCATCGATCAGGACGTCTCCCTTGACGAAGTGCTTGCTCTCTGCGTGGACGATCCTGGCCTTTGGGATCCCGAAGTGCTTGTCCAACCACATGGTCCGTTCGTAGGCCCAATGTGGTGCTGTCATGGGTGAGGTGACGATGATAACATCGCCAATGGCTTCCAGACGCCGAACGCCCTCCTGCGCTCCCTCGTACATGGGAAAGTTGATGCACCAACCGCTCTTGGTCTGCTCTTCCTTCATCAGAGGCTTCAGATGGCCCTTACCGACCACCTTGAAGAGGTCCCAATGCGTTACCTGATCGTGGGTGTGACGATCACCGGTGTGACGTTCGATCAGGTCGAAGCATGCGGTGCAGAAGTCTGCGATGACCCCATCGCAGTCCAGCAGGATACGCGGTTTGCTCATGCTCACATCATCAACCACAGATCAACGTTCTACATCAGGTCGGTTGTCGACGAGTCAACGCAAACAACATGCCCAATGCCATCACCGGCAGCAGCATCAGCAGGCCGATGAAGGCGAGCTTTTCATCATCAGACATTTTCATTCGTCATCCTTTCGTTTCCTGACATTGCAGATCTGGCCGGTCCTTGGGTCGATGACAAGTGTCACCTGGAAGACATCATCACACAGACGCTCCTCGTCACCCTCGGTGAAGGCTTCAGCCTCTGCTTCCGTGTTGAAGAACAACACGTTGGCGCTGCCGTCTCCTTGGCTTCGAACGTAGACCCAAGGTTTGATGAAGATGACAGTTGGATCTGCGATGGGCTTGTTCTTTTTCATCTCAGAACGCACCTGGGGCAACCTGAAAGCACGTCAGACCGATCGATCGCCAGAAGTCGACGACCTGGTTCCGATCGTCCAGGACGAAGAGGACATGGTACTTGCCCGCCACGTACCTGTCGAACAGTTCCTGCTTGATGACAGCGTCCTTGCGTTGGTCGAGCTTCTCCGGGTCGGGAGCCGTCTCCCCACGCATGTGAAGCTCGTATTCGATCGGTCCAAGAACGACGGCAGGAGCAGGCCCACCCGGATTGAGCGGACGGATTTCTGGCACGCAGTACATCTCGATGAAGCGCTGCGTTTCGGGACGGTACTTCTGATCACGGCCCGACATGAAGATGATCTTCGTGCCCTGCTCGTGCATCGCCAGGACAGCACGGATGACGGCCCAGTTGGGCAGGTCCTTCAGGTCGCAGTCTGTTGCATCGTACGGTGTACGGTCACCGATGATCGCCAGGGTCCCGTCGAGGTCGCACATGATTGCCTTGGGCAGCGTCTCGTCCTGGACCACGACCTTGAATGCATCGGGCCTGGGCTCGTAGTACGTTTCCTTGTCGTTCAGGCGCCGACCCTTGTCGAGGCCCGCTCCGCGGGCCATGTCCAGGATCACCTTCTCCCCGACATGTGCGAAACCAGTTCGATTTGAATCACGTTCGATCGCCGTCTTGGTGTCGACGTTGACAGCCTTCTCGATCACCTTGACGTCCCCGTACCCGGCCGCCGCGGCATGGAGCTTCTTCAGGGTCTGCGGGACCAGGTGGGTGTCATCAAGGATGACATCGTACCCAGAGTCGAAGGCCTGCCGCATCAGGGCCTCCTTCATGGCCCGCATCAGCTCCTCACGGGAGTTGTCACGGGCATGCGGGTTGTTGCCCGGACCCACCACCATCCCACGCAGATCATCACGGTTGATACGGATCCAACGCTTGGGTTCCTTCCGCACCAGGTCGGCGGCAAGTGTCGACTTTCCGCTGCCCGGGAGTCCCTTGAAAATCATGAGAGTGCGCACTTGGTCATCCCTTCTTCAACCGAACAACATTCTCCTGAGCGACACGAAGGGTCAGCTCAGCATCCTCGAGCTCACGGGTAGCACGGAGGAGTCGTTTTTCCTCCTCCTTCCGCAGGCGTTTCTCCTGGAATTTGCGCCGATGATCGGCCTGGTCGATGACATTGACCTGCGAGACAACGAACTCCACCAGGCTCGCAGTGCCACCCAACTGGGTGCACCGTGACTGTGCTGGACCGCGCTTCGTCCAGACCTTTGCATCTTCGATTGCATCGACCCACCCGGAGGTGCGGCGGGCTGCGTACGTCTGGTACCAGCGGGTTGCCCTGTAGTTCAGGTTCTCTGCCACCGCGTAGAACCTGAACGCCACCTCGCTCTCACGAGCAGCAGCTCCATGTTCAAAATGGCAGCTGCACGTGCAACCCTCGTAACCGCAGTTCTCCTGGCAGCATCCGTAGCACCTGGTCCGCATGCACAGGACCCTACCCCTCGGATCAGCTGTTTTTCACTGCCTGCGGTACGACCCGAACACCTTGTCCCAACCGTAGAAGACGATCCCATAGTTGCTCTTCAGGTCACGGTGATGGACGAAGTGAGCTTCTCGAATGTTCCGGAACCAGGCGAAGCACTCCAACGGGTGGCCGATGACATGGGTGGCATCGTGCACGTAATCATTGATAATTCCGAACGCCCCCAGCATGATGACGAACAGGGCAAGTTCCCCCCAACCGCAGCCCAGGTAGCTCAGGAAGACGGAGCCGGCCAGGACAAAGGTGATCATACCGGGTAGGAAGAGGAACGTGCCCGTCTGGTACCATCGGGCCTTCCGGTAGGATTTCGACAGGAGATCGTTGGGCGGGTACCGCTGGAGATGATGCTCCATATGCCCGCGGAAACCGGGTCCGGACCATCGCTGGTGGATGACCCAGTGGATCGTGTGTCCCAGGAAGGAAGCTGCGATGAGGGAACCCAAGAAAACCAGGATGAAAAGCACGATCACCTTCCCTTCAGCATGCGAGCCACGTTGCTCTTGAACCTCATGACTGTCGAGCTCACCGAGCCCCAGTCCGTGTACCGTTGCCACGATGCAGGCCAGTGCATGTTGTTTGCCCGATCGCTGATGTCAACCAGCCCCTGCGTGAGCAGTTGGATCGATTCCTCAAAGGCCGCGGCGTTGCCCTGCACGAACCTGGTCAGCTCGTTCCAGGCTGGATCACCCGGGTAGGTCGAGGCGATCACGGACAGGATCCCTTCGTTGGGACCCCATCCTTCCTCTCCGAAGGCCAGAGGAGCAGCTAGGCGCATCCTCTTCTGGTTCATCAGACCGTCAGGGATCGCCTGCAGCAGGATCAGCTCCTTGTTGACAACTTCTTCCTGAGAATCCTGCTGGGCCAGCGTCGCCGGTACCTCGTCCACGACACCGGCGATCTTTGCGGCAAGGTCAGCCGACCTCTTCCGGCTGAAGCGATCGCTCGCATCTATGACAGCCTCCCGGAGGTACGACCGAAGCAGCAGCATGCTAGTAACTAGCCGTGGAGCCGCAGGTACCGTTCCGTGATGTCGACCAGGAAGTTATCGAGCTTCGGTCGGTCAGGCTCCTTACGTAAGGTGGAGGTTTTGTACAATTCATCGCACTCACGCTCGACCAGTTCAGCCTCCTCGACCAGGCTGTCGTAGCTACGACGTCCCTCCCTGACGTCCATCAGATCTTCTCGATCTGGGCGTTTGACGATGACACGATGTTGGACCAGGATCTCGCGGCACATCCGCATCAGCCGCAGGAGGTGCATGCCATGCTTCACATCGTAACCGAACTTTGCCTCGAGCTCAGCACGGGCAGGGTTACGGGTCTTCTTCCAGTTGATGTACTGGTCGTGCTGGGTCTTTGCAGCCTGGTACTGCTTCTCCCGGGTGAACAGGGTCAACACGTCCTTCGGAAGTTCGATGTCCATCCCATCACGGACAGCTGCCTCGAACGCACCCAGTTCTGACTGCGACACCTTGGAGACCTCGCTCAACCCGTAGGTCTTACGTGACGGTGCTTCCTTCGGCGGATCCAGCAACCAGGATCGATGCGTCTTGATCCGTTTCAGTTGGGCATGAGCGTACCCGGAGAAGGTGAACTTGGCCTTGCGTGACAAGAAATCATCCTTGATGGCCCTGAGCTCTTCGCCGAACGGATCGATCCGGAGCACGTCCTCCTGGGCCACGTGCAGGACCTCGATGATGTTTGGATTGCAGTCAGCAGCAAGGGCGACGAACTTCCTCAACGCGTAGGTGACGCTGTCGACCCCGTCCGTCTTGGAGCCCATGTGTTCATGCTGCTCGAAGTTGTTGAGGAATCCAAGGTAGCATTGCCTGGGTGGGATGCACACCCCCTTGAAATCCTCATCGGATGCAGGGGTGTTCAGTCCGTACGCATGGGATCCGTGCCTGACGTACAACACGGTCCGTGATTCGATGTCGAAATTCATGTAATCCTCGTCCTGGACCCGATCGCAGGTGCAGGACAGATGCCAGTGTAGGCCACGTCAGACGGAAGTTGCAACCAACGGCATCAATGAGGTTGCGTCAACCCGACAACGGGTACCTGAATGAACCCGTCTTCCGGATTGCTCACGAGGAACCGGACGACCAGCACGCCAGAGTCCAGTGTCGCCTCGGCAGATCGTACGTCGAATTCAGGTCCCAGGTAGTACAGCTCGGGCAGCGCACAAGGTAGACCGTCGGCGCGTGTGGCCTTGACATGCAACCGCCGGCCCAGAATGGTCAGGCTGCAATCTTCCGGACGAACCCCGGGCAGGTCGGTGGCCAACGTCAGATCGTTGGCGAAAGATGTGACGCTCGGTCGCCGGTGCCAAGCGTTGGGCACGGTAAGGACCAAACGTGACGATGCGGTCGTTGCCCGCTCGATCACGGGCCAGTTGATTGTCATGGGATCAGGGTTGATGGTGATCCGGGTCGGTGCGCTGGGAAACCTGTGTGGGAAATCACCCACCTGGATCGCAGGGTCGATCTTCAGGATGTTGTTCTGCACTTGGATCCCACGATGTTCCACGGTGTTCATCTCAGTACCCGCTCTCGATCCGTTGACGGTTGATCTCGCCCTTGCGCAGGTAGGCATCGACCAGTTCTTCCATGGTGATGCCAGAGGCAATCACAAGCTCGAAGTAGAGGTGCAGGGCATCGACCAGCTCTTCCTTGTAGGCCTCCCTGTCCAACTCTGGGATCTCAGTCGCCCGATGCGACTTGCTGTTTTTGAGGTGCTGTCCAGCCTCGAACAGTTCTTCCATCAGGTGATTCCTGATGTCCTTGAGGAACTGTTGACCCTGCTTGGAACTCAGGTCAGTCGGGAATTCCGGGAACCCTCTCTTCTCCCGAAGAAGGTGCATGAATTCTTCCTGCTGAACCCAGAGACTGCGTAGGTCGTTCTTCATTCTTCAAGCTCTTCCATCAGGGTTTCAAGTCCTCTCCCGTCAAGAAGAACAGGGAGATGACCAGGACAGACAAGATAACGACAGCGTCAGTCACGCTCACTGGACCCGCCCGGGACAATGAACCGGTTCCCGGTCTGGGAGGCCTGCAGTTCACGTGCCTGCTGCAACATCTTCTCGTGCATGCTGGTGACCTGCAATCGGTAACCAGCAGAGAGCACCAGGGTGCTCTGATCATCCGGATCGGATACAACCCTGATCTGGCGAAGGAGGTCCGCACAGTCCACGCCCGTCAGCATGGCCTCCTGCACGATCTGGACAACCCTGTGCCACACGCTGTCGGAGAACTTCAGTTCGTTCATGGGAAAACACTACTCCCTTCGGAAGGATTTGGATCCAGCAGATCCTGGATCGAAGTTGCGATATCGCGGCCGTCGATACCATCTCCCAGCACGGTCCAACCAGCGATCTGCCGACGACCGAAGAGTTCCAGTCGATCTACGTCAGGGAACATCTTCTCCAGGCGACGCTGGAGCGTGGGTGGTTTGACGCTGTGGCCCAGGTTGAGGTCGAAGGCTACGCTACGTTGGGCCTTGTTCTTTAGCTTCTTGTAGATGCTCCTACCTGATGTGCAGATCAAGGCGATCTCATGGCTTTGCCTGAAGAGGCGACCCATCCCGACCCGAGTACCGTTGTTCCAGTCCTGTTCGAGGTGGTGGTTCTTTTTCACCTTCGCCCACACGAAGATCTGTTTCATCCGGAAACCCCAGGCTCGGGTCACCATCAGACCATCCTCGAGCATGCTACCAGGGATCCAGAGCGCCAACAGGCAGCCGGCCGGATCGGCGAGCTCCTTGACCGGAAGGTTGGCGACCTGTGCCGCTGTCATGGTCCGGTACTGGGATTCGGCAGAGCGCTTGACCTTGCGGCGCATGGCCTTGAGCCCATCGTCAAAACCCCACGGCGGATCGGCCACGATGATCTGGTACGTCATGGTCGAGCCCACAGGATGCCATGGTCGTGCAGGAGACCGACGATGTCTTCATGGACCTCCTGCACGGATCCTGAATTGTCGACTGCGATGTGATGAGGTAGGCCCACGCACTGACGATACTCGTCATGCACCCTGAACTGCAGGTCAGCGTCAGCCTCGTAGCTATCGTCCGCGGCGCCAGGCCTTGCGTAGGTGCTTCCTTGCAGGATCACCGTCAGATCCGGATCCAGGGTGAGGGCTCGGATCAGCTCGTTCAACCACTGACTGATCCCCTCGCACTTTCCGTAAACGTACCCTGAAAGTGACCAACGATCGAGGACGACAAGTTGGTTGTTCCTGAGCAGCTCCGGCAACCTGAAGAACGTGAAGTACGTTCTGTTGGCGAACTGTAGGAGCTGGAATGCATTGGGTCGGCGGCGGGCCTCACCCGACTCCAGCATGGCATAGATCATCTTCCGGGCCCGAGGGTGGGATTCTTTCGTCGGTTCGACCCTCACCACCCTGATCCCTCTCCTCACCAGTGCGTCAACCAGGAGGCGGCTCTGGGTTCCCTTCCCAGATCGATCCGGACCTTCAATCACGATCAGCTTGCCCATCATCATCACACCCTCATGTCCCTCACTGAGGACGTTACGCGGCCGAAATTCTCCTCGTCAGCGACGAGCTTACGACCCTGGATCCAACCATTGTAGTTCCCGCTGTAGTACGTCTCTTCCACCTTCACCACCCTGTCTGTACCGTCCGCGCCGAGGCACGCCTCTGACCAGGTACGGATCTCTGGGAACATGTTGACCCGATGCAGTTTGAAACCACTTGCGAAGGTGACGTTATACTGCTTGGTGCACTGCAATTCCAGGTCGTTCATCGGACGAGCAACGTGCTCAAGCGGACTCATGTGACCGCTCTTCAGCAACCTATCGCACAGTTCGATGTCAGCCCTCGGATCACGGATCCCTTCGTGGGTCAGGTAGGAGACCCTGCAGCAACGTCCGGCACTGATCTTGACGATCTGAGGGATGGTGAAACCGCCAGCGACGAGTTCGGCCGTGTCCTGGACGAGGGGCAAGTGCCAACCCTCATCGTCCAGTTCCATTGGGATGCTGCTATCGTAGGCTTCCCACATGATCTCAGTTGGTATCTGGATCTCCGGCTGCGCCTCAGCACTGCGGCGAAGGGCGAAGTAGTTGTCCCAATCTGTCGCTGAAACGATGATGGTGTGCCACAACCACGGTTCCAGCAACCGGTTCGCGAGCTGCTTGTGAACCCCGACAGCGGCAAGCTGCCGCGCAGCATCAACTGACGCTGATTTTGCGGTCAACCAGTGATGTCGGGCCACCATGTCAGCTGCGGGATCCAGCGATTCAGTGGCCTGCATCCCTGGTTTGTTCTTACCGAAGGCATGCGGGACGAACGGATCCACCTCGACCGCTGCGATACGCTTCTCAACCGGGATGGCACGTGATGATGCGCTGTTACGTGAGAACATCCTGTGGGTGTTGAACTCGCTCAACACCATCCTGGGCATGGTGACCACCATGGTCGTCAACCGGTGACCGAGAGAGGTTACACTGTCACAGAGAATTTGCGCACTGTACGCCATGGGCTATTTCTACTCTGGGCCGTACCCACTGAACACATGATCCTTCATCGAGCGGCATTCAAGAATTCGAGAACAGATGACATGTAACCACCAACTGTCATGAGCAAGTTATCTCGTGAGCCTCACGAGTCTCCGTTTAGCTCTTCTTTTTGACAATCTGAACACGTGCGGAGCTTCCTTGGATGAGGTACTCCTGTTCAGTTGGTCGGAACGATTTTCCGATGATCAGTTCGTAGAGGGCGTTGAACCATTCTGAGGTTCGTTCGGGTGGGGCTAAAACAGGTTTGATTCCCTTGCCGTTGACGAGCTTGATGATGAGACCGATCTTGCCCTTGCTTTTTCCTGAGAACCCATGTGTCGGTTTCTCGGTCAGTGACCAGGAGGAGAAACTGTGGTTTCGAGTGATCTCAAGGGTGAACTCGTCACCTTCTTCGTGCTCAGCCAAAGAGCTATCGTCTGGGACCTTGAACCCTCGGAAACATCCCACAGCATCGGAAGGGTCGAGATCCATGACCTCACTCAATTCCTTGCGGTAAGACGCAAGCAAACGAGCCATCGTTTGACCCGAATACCATCGACGCATCGAATGAAGGATCTCAAACAAGCCTTCAGGCGTTGTCTTTTTGACGAACTTTAACGCTTTAGCCCTGTGCGGGCTATCCCAGGATTCGATCAACTCCATGTCTTCGATGTTCGCCTTGCTTCGGGCTGGCATCGGATCATTGCTTCTGATCTTGAGTTCGTTTACTGGTTCACCGAACACATGTTCACAGGTGCATTCGAGTTGCAACATCTTCAGAACATCATCGTAGACGTTCATGGGCATTTCTCGGTTGAATCAAACCTGCCTGATGAACGAGAAGAGCTCGTTCTCCAGCTGGGCGTACACTTTCTCTTCGAGCTCATCGCACACCTGTGTCATGGCAGAGATGGCCTCGGCACGGTCCATCCCGGTCTGGCTCTTGTTGATCAACACGTAACCGGTGATCTTGCTGCGGATCTGCTCGACGAAGTCTGAAACAGATTGCCGCAGCTCCCACTCCGGCACCCCGTGAAGGTACTCCTCATCAAGGACCTCAGCGGGCTTCCTGTTCACGTGGTCTCCAACTGCTGCAGGACATCCGAGATGTTCTGGTGGGAATCGCTCAGCATCCCGTAGACGATGTCGCCCAAACCCGGGTTGGATTCGCACGCGGCCAGTGCACGGCGTAGGGCACCCTCTGCTGCATGCAGATCGTTGATCAGCACAGACTGATCGCCTTCCTGCTGCGTCATCGCCTCACTGAGGAGTTTTCGAAGCTTCCCTTGTGTGATCCGAATCATGCTGTATGTACCCAACACAGCGAGGATTCGTTGGCGTCCGACGCCAAGATTGTCAGATTCCGATGAAGATCACCCGCATTTCGATGATCCGCAGGCCGCACAGCTTTCGCATCCCTGCTGGTACTGCAGGTTGCTGCTGCCACATTCACCACACGTCTTGGTCGAGGTGACCTTGGTGCCGTCCTGCACGTAGTTCTTGCTGAGCGTCCTGGCGATCACGGCAGAGAACGAGGTGATGTCGCTGTTCTTGTCCTTCCGAAGCTGCTCGACAAGGTACTGGACTGGAACACCGTGACGCAGTGCCAACGAGATGGTTCGAGTGAACGATCCGTGCACCGGGTTGTCAAACAGGTTGACAACGTCCTTGAAGACCATGCTATCGTCGTCGCCGATCGGGATCCGGAGGTTGTAGGTCGCGACGCCGTCCTTGTTCTTCCCGTTCTTGATCAGGATGCCCCCCTTCACCTTCCGGGGCAGATCAACGTGCTCCTGCAACCCAGCGAAGAGCTCATAGGGCCGACCGTCCAGGAGCCCAACGAGCACCAGGTACTGTTGGCCCTGCACGCTGGCTCGGTGAACATCGCACTGGAGTTCCTTGGGTCGCGAGGGGGCGTGGTGATCCACCACTGAATCACGTCGATCTGACGGTACCGCGTCCGCAGAGATCAGCACACCGTCCCTGCATTTGTCCCTGTACACGGTGACGCCCTTGATCCCGAGCTTCCAGGCTCGGAGGTACACCTCTGACACGAGCTCCCGAGTGGCAGTTTCCGGTAGGTTGATGGTCTTGGAGATCGAGTGCTCTGTCCAACGCTGCGCGGCAGCCAGCAGGTCGACGGAGGCAAGCCAATCAACATCGTTGCTGGTTGCACCCCAGTACGGGCTCAGGCCGATGTCCGTGAGTCCGGTCACATCCATCCACTGCTTCACTCCGGGATGGAAAACATCGTACTCCTGCCATCGATCTCCCAGCTGATCCACCGTGTCGATGCGAGCACCTGAATCGATCTCATCCTGCGTCAGCTTCTTGCGGCGCTTGTAGTGGAGCAGGTACGCCGGTTCCACCCCGCTGGTGGTCCTTGTAAGGACTGAGACGGAGCCGGCTGGTGCCGTTGTCGTCAATGCGATGTTTCGACGTCCGTGTTTCCGAAAATCCTGGTTGGTCTTCTCGGAACTGACAGCGGCCAGCCTCTCTGCGAACGGATGATCCTTGTAACGCTTCGGCTCCCATGCTGGGAAAGCTCCACGCTCCTTCGCCATGTTGACGCTGCTGGCGTGTGCACTGACAGCGAGCGCTCGGTACACGCTCTCCACGAGGTCGATGGACGCCGGATCTCCGTACCGAAAACCCATAGCTGCGACAGCGTCCCCCACCGCGGTCAGTCCGGTACCCGTCCGTCGACCTGAACTGCACGCGTTCATGACCTTGCACCACAGCGAGATCTCACGGGATTTTTCTGATTCAGGTTCGGGATCTGAGATCACCTTGTCCAGGATCTTCTGGATTGCCTCCAGTTCCAGATCCACCAGGTCGTCCATCAGCCTCTGTGCCTTCTCAACATCCGACTTGAACGCATCGAAATCGAAGCTAGCTGTCGCCGTGAAAGGATGCACCACGTAGTTCAGCACGTTGATCAGCAGCAACCTGCATGAATCGTAGGGCGACAGGGGCAGCTCGGCGCACGGGTTGGTGCAGACCGTCCGAAATCCCTTGTAAGCGAACACGTCGGCCATCGAATCACGGATCACGGTATCCCAGAACAGGACGCCCGGTTCTGCATCACGCCAGGCGGCATTGATGATCAGATCCCAGACTGTACGTGCTCTGACGGTACGCCGGACAGTGGCTTCTGCCGGTGTTGCTGTAACGGGCCATCGCAGGTCGAAGTCTGCGTCGGCGACGACGGCTTCCATGAACTCGTCGTTGATTCGGGTGGAAACATTGGCTCCCGTCACCTTCTTCCGGTCCATCTTTGCGTCAATGAACAGTTCGATGTCAGGGTGCCTGACGTCCAAAGTTTCCATCAGGGCTCCACGGCGGCCGCCTTGCGCGACCTCACGGGTGGTGTTCGAGTACCGCTCCATGAAGATCGGGATACCATCGGCTGTCCTGGCAGCGTTCTTGACAGGTTGGGTCCGTGAACGGATGTTGCTGAGGTCCACCCCCACGCCGCCGCGGCGCTTCTGGATCTGCAGGATCTCTTCATCAGCACGGGCAATTGATCCATACGAGTCCATGGGTGCTTCGATGATGAAGCAGTTGCTCAACGATTGGTACTGGTGTTCATTGCCGATCCCTGACATCGGAGATCCCTGTGGGATGATCCTCCGGAACCCGTCGAGCAGCTCGAAGATCTGCTCTTCGTCCAACGGGTTCGGATACTTCGCTTCGATCCTAGCGAACTCCCGTGACAGCCTGCGGTGCATGTCCACGGGAGTTGATTCCACGATGTTACCATCCGAATCCCGGAGGGCGTACTTGCTGACGAACACGTCAGCAGCGAGTTCATCACCGTCGAAGTATGACAATGAGGCGGCACGGGCCTCATCGTATGTGTACGATTTCATCATGTTTTCTCTGAATCGGCTGCTGTCACAGAGGGGCAGGGGGCTCGTTCAAGTCTACCTATTCTACCTGGGAGGTCGGTCCTTGTGTTCCGGGAATAGACTCGCCGTGCATTTCCTTGAGCTTCTGCCGCAGCATCTTCTTCATCTCATTCTCGTCGTCCTTGACAGCCTCTGACATCCCACCGGCATTTCCGACGATCAGGAACTTGCTGCGCGCAGTGTCGATGCTGACAGGGTAGACAAGCCCATCCCGACCGGCCCTGTTCTTCGCGATGTACAGCCGACCGTAGCCGGAAGATTTCTCATGCGAACGACGAGAAACGCTGAGGACCACGTCGGCCTCCATGGCCTTGCCGTACGCCTCGCTCATGTTGCTGAGGTCCACGATCTCGGCCCCTGAACCTTCCTTGTTCGATTGGGAGGCTGTCCAGATCGGGATCTTCTTTTCCATCGCGAACCCGCGAAGTTCACGGTAGATCAACTGAAGCTCGTGACGCAAGGAGTCGTACTGCCGGCTCGACCGCATGATGTCAGCGTAATCAACAATGATCAACTGCGGCTGGAAACCCTTGATGTCCAGACGTTCGATGTGGGCCCTGAAGGTGTAGATGGAGGCAGTGCTGGGCGGGAATTCCTTGATGATGAGTCGGCCGAGGCGCTGCGACTTGTAGCTGTCGATGACCTGTTCCTTCTTGTCGATGACGTCGCTGGAATCCACATCACACAGGTTGGAATCGTACCTGAGACCTACCGCAGCCTCCGATAGTTCCAGGGTGTAGTGCAGCACGTTGAGGCCGTTCCGGAGCGCCGCAGCGCCCAGCATTGTCAGGAAGTGGCTCTTGCCAACGCCTGTTGCTGCAACGATGACACCCAGTTCACCGCCGCCGAGACCTCCCTTCAGGATCTCCTTACGATCGAGCTCCTCCAACCCGGTGGCGACCGCGGCACGTTGCAACCTGGTGAACCTGCTCTCGTAGTCCTCGAAGAATTCGTGGCCAAGGCTGGGGGTGGTGCCGACAGTCACCGCCTTCTTCACGGTCTCCACGATCTGTTCGTACTTCTCGGCTTGCATCTGGTCGACCGCGTCCGACAGGGCCTGCTTCAGGGCCTGCTTCCGGCAGAAGTCCAGAGATTTTTCCTTGACGTACTGAAGATCACCAGGATCAGGATTTGCTCTCATCCGCTGCAGGTAATCGACGATCTGATCGCGGAGGATCGCATCGGTTCCAACCTTCAATTCATCACGGATGATCGTGATGAGCAACTGCAGGGTCGGAAAGACCTTGTACTTCTTCGCGTGGGAGAAATAGCGATCGGCGAGGAAAGACAGGTACTTCAGCTCGAAGTAGTTCGCATCGAACACCTCGGTCATCTGCTCGGCCCAGGCCCGATCGGACAGGAGCGCCTGGACGACCTTCTCCTGGAAGGATTTTCCGTACTGTCCGAACGCCTGCCCTGCGGCAACCTGCTTCAACTGTTCATTCATCAACCGTTTCCTCCGAACTGCAATCCATCGATGCAGTGAAATGCGTAGTAGAAATCCTCAGTGTCAAAATCGTTGACGCCCTCCTTGATCAGGAGCTGCACCAGCTTCGGCCTGTTCGCCCTGGGAACATGGTCACGGACGCGTTGCTCGTTCAGGATCCGTTGCTGAGCGGGAACCATGTTCCCATCAAGGTACACCAGCTGCCAGTTCCTCTTCACCTCATCCGTGTGCTCCACGATCCTGCTGTAGTACCTGGACTCATCGGCATGCGATGCAGCGTAGTTCAACACGTCCTGCAGCAGGACCTGATCGGTGAGGCCCATGAACGGGAACAGCTTGGACACCGTCTTGAAACCGATACCCTTGATGCCGGGCACATTGTCCCCCGGATCACCGCACAGGGCCTTTGCAAGGGCAAAGTGCTGGGCCTGCACTCGGAACTCCTCCATCACGGTTTCTTCTGTGATGAATGTTTTCTTGTGTAGGCCGTAGATCCGAGTGTTCTTGTCCAACAGCTGGTACAAATCCTTGTCGGAGGTGACGATCACCTTGTTCCGGTTGCGGAAGATCCCCCGTGACAGGAAAGCAACCAGATCATCTCCCTCACAGTCTGACGCGTACAGCTGGCATGCAGGGGTGCATTTCAGCATTGCGATCAACGCGAGCAGTTGGTGCTTCCGGTTCTCCTCCGAATCTGGGATATCATCCTCGTAGAACCGGTTCAGCTTCCCGGGTGCCCTGTTCAGCTTGTAGTCCGCCAGCAACGTCCTCCGTCTCGATGATCCTCCGCCTTCCCAGCAGACATAGATCGCCGAGGGTTGGATCTCCTGAGTGAGACGTCGCATGGTCTTCATGAATCCGATGCATCCGCCCATCTGGTAACCGTGCACTGACATGGTCGGGTAGGCGCAGTACGCCCTGACGAACGCATTCATGCCATCAAAGATGAGAACTGGGCGACATTGGTCTTCTGTGGTTGTCATGGTCTGGATCCACCGTAACCTACCCATCCCATGCACCAAGATCAAGCACTGCGGCCTCATACTTAGGTCATGGACTCCACCCAGCTGCTGAGAAGCTACGTTTCCCTGTTGGTCGAAAAGGTGAGGTCAAAGAAGGGAACCTCCAAGGGAGCTTGGGGCGACAGGTTCAGCATGCAGAAATTCAAGTCCTTGGGCAGCTCCCAGGAGATGCTCGAGTACGCGGACAACTTCCTGGACAGGATGGGCCAAGGATCCGCAAGGGCGGCGTACGTGTACTCGAGCAGGTTTGCGCTCAAGGTTGCCCTGAACGACAAGGGCACTGCTCAAAACCAGGCTGAGGTGGATGTCTACACGAACCCACAGACAAAGCACGTCGTGACAGGGATCCACGGATCTGACCCAGAGTACAGGTGGATCATCTCAGATCTGGTTGAACCGATGCGCAGCGCTCAGGAGTTCGAGCAGTTGACTGGGATCAAGTGGACACGCTACATGGAATACATCACCAACGCGATCAAGCACGGGACCAACGACCCGGGTGCACCGCCGTTCGTGAAGTCTGTCATCCAAACTATCAGGTCGAACAGCCTGGGCCGGGGAGACCTGGCGAGCGATGATTCATACGAGCATTACGGGAAAACTCCCGACGGAAGGGTCGTGATCCTGGACTACGGGTTCACCAGGGAGGTCTTCGACAAGCACTACTCCACATCCTCGGAGAAGACCAAGGCTGAGAACCCGAAGACAGCTCAGAAAACTCGGGTTGAGAAACCCAAGTCTCCCGAAAAACAGCAGGACGACGCAAGAACAGCGGTCGAACCGGCGGCGCGGCGCCGCTAGGCTGCGTGTTCTGGTCCGTCCAAGTTGGGCACCTCGGGCAGATCGTCCGGACTGGGCGGCGGAGTCCTCATCAGGACCACGAGATCCTCCACGAGGGCTGGTACGGGGCGATCCAGGTCTGAATCATCGATGTTGAACCTCTGGTAGGTGTCCCCCAACATCAGCGTCAGGACAAGAACGTTCCCCTCGATCGTCAGGTTGTGACGCTGGCCCGACCTGGGCGATGGGAAACGGTGGCGACACAGCTCCAGCAGTTCTTTCGCGTTCTTCATGATCTCTCTCCTGTCGAACCAAAACCACTTCCACCACGATCTGTGAGGGTGAGCGCATCAACTTCCATGAAATGTGCACGGGCCACCGGAGCGAACACCAACTGCGCGATGCGATCGCCCACCTCGACCCTGCGTTGGGAGGGTCCGTGATTGATCAGAATCACCTTGATCTCTCCCCGGTAGTCCGAATCGATGGACCCGGGAGAGTTGATGACCGTGATACCGTGTTTCAACGCAAGACCAGAGCGGGGCCTGACCTGGCACTCGTAGCCATCAGGAACCTCCAGAAAAAGTCCGGTACTGACAGCTGCAGTACTCCCAGGTGGCAGTTCCAAACTTTCTCTGGCGGTCACGTCGCAGCCCACAGAACCGCTGGTCATGTAACGTGGGACGGGCACATCAGGGTGCGAGCGCTTGAACCTGACGAAGCAGTTCATGATGCTTCTTCAGCGTCGCCGTCGTCGACGGGGGTCTCACCCTCAACGTGCTTCTCACCCGATCCGATGATGTACGTGGCATCGATGATCCTGTCCACGAAGGGCTTGTACATCGGATCTTTCATCACCTCATCGAAGGCGCTCTTGTAGAACTTCTTCTCAACCAGCACCTCCCCCGTCGTCTCATCATTGACAGTCAGCATCCTCCATGCAGAGGTGCCAGAGATGCAGGCGTTGACCTTGACAACGTTTCCCTTCGGATCCGTGTAGTCGAAGAGGACCTTGTTCTCTGAGCAGTACGATCGAACCTCGTCGAAGATGTACTCGTGCTCCACGATCCCCCTGCCGAAGATGATGTCGAACTCGTACTTCCGGAAAGGAGGGGCAACCTTGTTCTTCTTGATCGTCATGATGACATGGATGCCGATGACGTTGCCCTTCGAATCCTTGACCTGCGTACCTGAGGTCAGCTTGATGCGGATGCTGGCATGGTACGGGATCGCCTTGCCACCGGGGGTCACGTCCGGATCGCCGTGGGTGACGCCGATGGCTGTTCGAAGCTGGTTCAGGCACATCAGGGTGATGTTGTTCTGGCCCACGACGCCGGTGATCTTCCGCATCCCCTTGCTGATGACGCGGGCCTGCAGGCCCACCGTGTTATCCTCGTACTCACCGTTGAGTTCTGCGAGGGGCGAGGTCGCAGCGATGGAGTCCCAGATTGCAAGGACGGGTACGTCCTTGACGCCCAGGAGGTTCTTTGCCTTGATGATCGTCTCCTCGAGGGCCTTGAAGACATGCTCTGTCGCATGCATGTCCATGTAGACGAAACCCTTCTTGATGTTGATCCCCATCTGACCCAGCTTCTCGATGGGGGTGGCGTTCTCGGTGTCAATGTAGACGACGATGCCGCCCTCGGCCTGAGCGTTCGCTGCCGCGTGGTATGCCAGGTGGGACTTGCCGATGGAGGGCGGTCCACAGATCTCAATGATCCGGCCTTCAGGGTAGCCGCCGAACGACGCGTTCCGGATGGCGTAGTTGAGTTGGATGGAACCGGTGTTGAGCCATCGCTTGACCACCGTGGGCGCCTCGGTCTCGGCCAGGTTGTAGGCCACCCGCATCCCGAATTCCTTGTTAAGATCCTTGATCAGGGCGGAGGTGAGCTCGTCGATCTCATCGCCTTTCCCGACCTTCTCCTTCGCAGGCCCAACGACTTCTTTCTTACCCTTCATCATCGAACTCCATGATCAGAAACTGACACGAGAAAGACACATGAACGGGCGACATGGATCAAACAGACCCATGTCGCCCAGAGGTTCAGGAGCCGGTGCTCACTCGCCCGTGTCCGAGTCGCCCATCATCTCCTTGAACGCATCGTCAAGGCTCTGCTTCGGCGTAGACTCGGATTCATCGAGATCAACCTTCTTGGTTCGCTTCACGGGAGCCTTCACGGGCTCCGATTTTGCAGGTGCCTTCAGGTCATCGGCGAGCTTGTCGAGCTCATCCTTGGGCTTCACCCCCCGTGCAGTGCCCTCGTCGTTCGTTGCTTCATCACCAGAAGCGCCGCTGGCAAGCCAGGCATTGAGCACCTGTTCGATCTCTGCAGATGACTTCTGCGGGTACATGTCATCGATGTTGGGAACGGAATCCAGCAGCTTCTTGATCTTCTCGGGATCTTCAACGAGCTTGGTCTGCTTGCGACCGAGGTCGATGACGGTGTCAAGGACCTCCTTGTTGTTGTACTTCTTGCCCGACTTCTTGATCTCCACGATCAGGTCGATGCCCTCGAGCGGGTCCATGTAGTCGATCAGGTCGGGATTGATCTCCACGTTGGTGAAGAAGTCCAGCAAGCGCCCGTATGGGAACTTGTTGAAGCTCCAGACCTGGATACCCTTGTCTTCCTGACCACGGACCAGGATCGCTGCGTACGCCGTCATCTTGGGCTGCAGCTTCTTGGCCACCTCCCGATCCTCAGGCAATCGTGTCGAGTACAGCTTCCTGATCAGGTCGTTGATCGGATCGGGCTTGCCGAACTGGGTCGGTGCCAGGATCCTCGGGTTGTTCCCGAGGTAGTAGAAGCGCCGTTCGATGAACGGCATCCCATCGGGGGTCGACTTCCAGGGTACCAACCGGACCGTGTACTTCCCGACCTCGGGTTTCCAGAGCTGGACGTTCGACGTCCGCCATTGTCCGTTGAGCTGCTCAACCCGCTTACGAATCGCTGCAAGATCTACTGCCATGTTGTCCTCTTTCCTTTTTCCTACTGTGTACCAGTTTTCTGCACCGTGCAGTTGACCAGGACACTACATTCTGCTGCTTGAAAGTTCAAGCGGTGAAGAACTTCATCTTCACCGCTCGTTCAACCGTTTTTCCGCTTCTCGTCCGCCGCTTGTTGATCTGTTGCGGGTGCCATGCACCCCACGACGCCGCCTGCTCCGCTGAACTCTTCGATTCCTTGTTCCTCAGGAGGATCATCAGAAACCAGTTGGTTCGGAACCCTTGCTTGTTGAGTCTCGTTGACCGCTAACCTCAAGTACTTCATGAGCAGTTTGCTCATGGAACTAAATAGGCTGTTCGATCCATTTGGTGAGGAGATTAAGCCATCGAACAGGTGCAGTTAGCAAGGCGCGCCTTCAGTGAGTTGATCTCTGCACGGAGCTTTCCCACGTATTCATCAGGATCCAGGATGACACCGAGAGCATCCTCGTGTTCCTCTGCACGCTTGGCGAGGACGTCTGCGGGCAAGCACGCATGGACCCCATCGACAAGATCGCAGTGAACAGAGTACTTGCACTTCGGGCACCACATCGCTTCGTAACAGGCCTTACAGATCATCCTGCCATGACCCATGCTGACGCTGGGCGAAGCTCCGCAGTCGTCGCACTGTTCATCTTCGAAATTTTCTGGGTCAAACATCATCGTCCTCCATCCCATCCTGGGTGCCCAACCATGAGTTTGGCTGCTGCAGCGAGGTACGTCGGTCGTAGCTCCTCGATGCAATCATCCCAGCTTGGGCACCCGTACTCCGAGCTGTGCGCCAGCTTCCCTGCGTGAGAAACGAGGATCGAGGCACCGCAGAAGATGCACGAAAGCCCGCAGCCGCTGATGATCTCACCCGTCTTCGTCCGGCTCCCCACGAAAGCTCTTTCGCTCATGGTTCATCAGCGCTCCAGCCGTGCCCGCCCTTCTCCATCATGGTGGAGACGTAATCGGCGGTCATCACCCCGTAGACCAACGGTGATGACTTCAGGCAGTAGGGCTTGTTCGATTCCAGGACGAAACCATCGTTCAACTTGACGGCCAACCATTCGTCCGGATCGAGCTGGATCCTGTAGTGCTGCAGGACGAAGACGCTCCTGTCGGGAGTTGTCATGAAGGGGATGTCGTTGTTGTACGCGTACACCTCGCCCCGCTTCTCACGCTTCCATGAATCGGGTTGGTCCACGTAGAAATCGTTCTCCTTTTCCTTCCCAGGCATGCCCACCTTGCCCAGGTCGTGGAACAGAGCACCGACGATCATGCTGTCCTTGCGCAAGTTCCAGCCGTACCCCTTGTTGAGCACGAGCAGGTTCTTCAGCACCCTGAGACTGTGATCGACCAACCCACCCGGAAAAGCACCGTGGTAATCTGCCCGAGCCGATGCGGGGCACAGGCACAGGCGCTCATCGAGTTCATCGAGCATCGTGATCACAGGTTCGGTTCGGGGCCCGAGCCTGCCGCACAGTGAGCGGAATTCGTTCCAGTTCTGCTCGATCTCTTCGGGTGTCAGCATGGCAGGATCGTAACACGATCCGACCCATCGTTCAACGTTCAGACATCGTCAGCTTTGAGCATGAAACGTTGGACGTACCCCTTGATCCGTAGGGAGTTGATGGCACGGATCGCCGGCACCTCATCCTTGTGAGCATCGATCAGGATCGCATCGTGCAGAAGGAATATGGGCACCGACCTGGGTGCCACCGACGTAAGTTGGTCGATCACCTGCCTGAAACCGAGCAGGGTGATGTCCACCCCCGATGACTGACCGTAGTACGCAATGAACAGGTTGTCAAGCGGTTCATCGACCACGATGGGTCGACCATGACGGTTCATGATCTTTCCGGTCTTCAGGAACTGCGCCTTGATCCGAGCGAGGAGCTCATGCGTGCTGAAGTACCGTTTGACACGTTGGACGAACTCGTCCAGTGCTGCTCCCTCGATCCCAAGCTGCACACCCAGGGCGCGTTTGCTGCTGCCGTAGAGCTCACTGATCACAGCGCCCTTGATGGCTTTGCGTTCGTAACCCAATTCTCGAGCGATCATCTGGTACAGGTCGGGTTCATCGCAGCGGCCACCGTGTTCGTACAGCAGGATCCTAGCCTCCAGTGCCGCAAAATCCAACGAGATCACCTGACCATCGTTCCCATGCCTGGACCTCAGGATCTTCCTGTGTTCACGTTTCAGCGTCAGGATCTGCGGACCGGTCGCGACCGTCAACCGTCCGGTCAAGGTCCTGAAACGATCGTACTCGACTGCGGGCATGCGACCCAACCTGTTCGGTTCAAAGCTTCGCAGGGCGGGCATGTTGCCCTCGCCCACGTCGATCAGCTCTTTCCAGAGGTGCTTGTCCACGTACCCGGGCCTCAGGGCCCGGATGACAGCGTTGCCGGGCACCCAGACGGTGGTGTAGTAATCGAACGGCAGGGTCCCGATGGTACCACCGATCGCGGTCACCAATTTTTTGGTGAAGTCGCGGTGTTCGTTCTCGGGCAGCACGAACCGCCACGGCACGTCAGTCGAACCGAGAGAACCGCTGAAGTGTTCCATCGACCTGATGAATTGCGGCGCGGGCATCGTCGGCAGCTCGATTCCAGCAAGCCTGTAGAGAGTGTCGAGACAGAACTCACTGTCCAGCTTGATCTGCCCACTGAGATGCCAGGCTCCGTCAGGCACCGATCCGACCCAGCTGTATCCAGCCTCAGAGACAGAGAGGTGCTTCGCGGTACCCAGGATCGAAGAATCAATGCAGAACCGTTGCACGATGCATCGTAACACCCGTCAACCAACAACTACACGTTCAAGGAGCCGGATCCTTGGGTATGCTCGGATCCAGCTGGGTGATCTGGTCGACGATGTTGGGTGCGCCCTCGAAGACACCGTAACCATCAGCGTACCCGAACTGCCAGGATGTCTCGAACTTTCCGGGCGAGAAAGCATGCGTGTAGTTGACCACGATGTAGAGGTTGTCCAGCGTGGTACCCGTCTGGAAATCGATGAAGTACTTCTGGGCGTTGGTCGCCAGTGGGTTGCCCAGGCTTGTCATGCTGAGTTGGGCTGGGATGACCCGCAACGGTAGGCCCATGGCGCCGGCGCCGTTCGGCGCGGCGGTATTCTTGATGGTCTGCGATCGGATCATCTGGACCGTCGACAGCAGGGGTTCAGCCTTGGAGGCGAGGTTCGCGCTGGAGATGGTCGAACCGTTCGAACCGAACCTGATTGTGGGTACCAGCTGGGCAAGGGCGTTCTTCAGCTGTTGAGCATCGGTGAACTGGCTGATCTGCACGCGCCCAGAAGCCTCGTCCTCCTGGTACTGCATGAAGGCGCTGAACAAGGGGTTGTCGCTGGGGCCCTTCGGCAGCAAGGATTTCGCGTAGTCGTTGGACGGCGTCGCGATGAACCCTGAGTTGAACGGGTTCTTGAAGAACTGAGATGCAGCCCGGTGGGTGTTGGTCTGCTTGTCGTACACATGGATCCGCATGATCTTCCGGGTTGATTTGCCCTTCGCGTCCTTGATGGACACGCTGGTATCAGTCGTGGCAGAGTACGCAAGCACCTGGAGCACGTCGTTCTGCCCTGCATCGCTCACCCTTTCATGTGAGCATTCGATGTACATCTCTACCACCGGTTTCTTAAACGGTCCGTACTGCTTGTTGTAGGAAGCCAAACGGTTCTCGAACGCCTGTTCGTTATCCTTGCCCGACTTCACCTGCGCATCCTTGCCCTTGGCGTACGGTTCGTAGTACTGCCGCAGCCCGTATCCGGGCGCCCGGTTGTCCAGGAACTGTGCGTTGATGCACAGCCCCAAGAAATCCTCCAGAGTGATCTTGTCGCCGCCGCGCTGCTTGGCAGTGTCGGTGAACTGGTCCATGAACTGCGGTAGGTCGATCGGGAACTCAGCGATGTTCTTCGAGCTGACGGGCCCACACGATTCATTGAGGCTGTAGAAGAAAACCTGCACCTCGTCCACCGTCTCCGGGATGCTGTTCGTGGCCCTCAAGGCGAAGACGCTGAACAGCTTCCCGAACGATACGACCCGATGCAGGGCGGTGTCCACCTTGGACGCAGGAGCTGAGTTCAGGCTGTCGCAGATCTGGGCCAGCTCGTTGTCGTCGGAATCGTACGGGGTGGACTTCGCAGACGAGGGCAAGAAAGGATCGAACCCTGTCTGCACCTCCTTGAACATCTTCTGAACCTGGTTCGCAGCACGGTGATCGTACTCCTCCTTCAGGGTGTACTTGGTCTTGTCCCGTTGGTCGGGCGTGTACAGCTGCTTGAGTGAATTGATCAGCCCGGACAGTGCCGTCTTGTCGACGGTCGCGTTCTTCTCCAGGTTCTTCTTCAGGGTGTCGATGTTTGTGTTGACATCGTTCGCCTTCATCTCTGGGAAGTTGCCGGTCTCGGCGGCGTCCAGGATCTGGAAGATCCGCATCTCCTTGTTCAGGCCCTCTGGCGGGTCCAGCTTCAGGCGCTGCCGGTAGTAGGAGATCTTCTCGATCAGGGCCTTGACCTGCCGCATCCTGAACGCTGAATCATCATCGTTATCAGTCACCTTCAGGTCACGCATCTCGGCCACCCCCTTGGTGAAGAGCTCGAGGTTGACGGTGACCTGACCCATCTGGTCGAAAGAGAAGTTCGAGTTGACGATGTGGTATGCCTCCCGCATCATCATGTTGTTGTTGATGTAGTCGAAGTACGGGTTCTGACCGGCTCGGGAAGGAGCGCGCCAACCGTACGTCATCCATATGGTGACGCCGGTGTAGACCCTCGGTCGAAGCAGGTCGCTGATCTCATTGAGACGGGACCTGTCATGTATCTTGAGTGTCAGGTTGGCCTTCTTGTAGCAGAAGTAACCAGCACCTGTCGGCACAGAGTTGATGTTGACGTGCTCAAGGGAGGCGAACGGCCGGAACGGATCGATCACGTCGGTGTAACGATCGCCGGCGGTGCCCACCGATTGGTTCGGCAATGGATTGACCAGGGTCTGCGGTGACGTGAACGCCTCCATGCCCATGTAATCCAGCTCACCCTGCTTCGCTCCGGTGCCATCCACGATGGGCAGGCGCCTGATGTCAGCGTCCGTCATCGCCTTGTTCGCACCGTCGAACGTCGTCGTATCAGCCGCTCCCAGGAGGAACTTGAGCAGACCACCGGTCTGCAGTTGGTCGGCTGGATCCCGACTGAACTGGAATTCAACCTGCATGTAGGGCACCAGCTGCGACAGCACGGTGCTCGGCATGTTGTTCATGAACAGCTCTCCCCGCTTCGTGTTCCGGTTCGCCGGGTTGAAGAAGGGAGAACGGGTGATGATCACCCCCATACCGAAACCATCACGCAGCTGGTAGTCGCCGCCGATGACCTCCTGCAGGCTGCTTACGTTGTACGGAGAACCGTCAGGGTTCGTAGCGATCTGATGCTTGGGCGTGTTCGACCCCACCGACACGATCTTCTCGTTCGTCCAGATGGTGAGGTAGTTCGACAAGTCCACACCTCCGAGGTCAGGGTTCCCCTTGATCTCGTTGATCTTGTTCTCGATGTCCTGCAGGTTGTAGACGCCCCGCCCGCTGTTCTCCAGGATGCTCATGAGCAGCTTGTACGGGTTGCTGTTGTCACCGATCTTGTCGATCGAGCCGCCCAGGCTGGTGGCGACCGAACCGTTCATGTCGCTGGGCAGGAACATCGTGGAGATCCCGTCCAGCGTGGTGAAATCGCTGTCGGCCATGTTCAACCCACCAGGGCGGCGACCGCAGGCAAGGCCGGGATGTTGATGATGGTGCCGACGGGCACCTGCATCCCCCAACCGATGTTGCTAGCCGCCGCTAGAATCCACCAGTACCGAGCATCGCCGTAGACCACACCGGCGATGGTATCCAATCGTTCGGCACCGCGCACGATCATCTGTTTCACCGGAAGCTGTCCGTTCTTCATCGCGGATTGGACAGCTTCCCGTGCGCGAGATGAACCGAACTGCGCTCCGAAGTTGAGCACAGGAGATCGCGTGTACCGGGTGAATGCCATGCTCTTACATAGAGCCGGGCTTCAACCGAACGCCTGCATTATCACAACTACGATCACTGCGTGGTCTGGTACGGCATCGGTCCCTGGGCCATCGCTCCGACAGGGTAGATGGGCCCGCGGTTGAAGCCCAGGTGATCGATACCAGGAGAGATATCGTGGACGGGTGAAAATGTCAACGTCACCTTGCACATCTTCGGAGCAGTCCTACCAAGACCGATCTCCCATGTCACCTTGTCGTGCCAGTCGAAGTTCATGGTCTCAATGAACCCAGCGAGGCCGCGCCCACCGGTGTCCTGGAAGGACTTGGCGATGGCGTTGTTCTGAGGGTTCAGGAAGTTTGCAACCTCGGATCCGAAGGCACTGTCCGGAGTGAGGCTTGCAAGGGCCGAGACGCCGCTCGCTGTGTCGGCCAACGTCTGCTCCGTGGGGTGCAGAGCCTGGATCGGGAACCGGTACGTTCCACCGACGAACTTCTTCAGAGGGAAATCGCTGCTGTTGAAGTTCTTGTCAACGTAGTCCTGGATCCCGCTCGTGTTCGCAACGTAGAGAGGATCGCTGTTCGGCTGCACCTGCCCGATGACCATGAACGGGTTGGTCGGATCGAGCTGCTGCACCTTGATCACGAACGCGCCCTTGTACTCAGAATCGCTCGGGGTGAACGACGGGCCGAAGGGCGGGCCGTCGCTGCTGCCTCCCAACGGGCTTGGGATCGAGATGCCGATCCCTCCGCCGGTGCTAGACGGATCCACGTAATCGTAGCTACGATTGTAGTCCGGGTAGAAGGTCTTGCTGCCGTCCGGGTTGGTCAGCAGATCCTGGATCGCTGCGGAATACGCGTCCACAGCGGCCTGATCCACCTTGTCCGCGTCCGTGAACTTCTGGCTGTTGATGGTGAAGTTGGGATTGCCCATCCCGAACAACCGTCCGAGGGCGAACAACGAGTAGTTGCTCCTGATCAGGTCACCCAACCTCAGTCTGATCAAGGGTGATGCACCCTGCAACTGGCTGAACGGTTGGGTGAAGGCGTACGCTTGGCCCGAAGAATCTGACATCTGGACGCCCGATGTGTACTGAGGGTACAGCATGGTCACCAACCGGTTGATCTTGATGTACATCTCATCGAAGTCGGCCGGAGAGGTGGCCACGATGTAGAATGATATCCCGATCCTGCGTTCGGTGCCCTTGTAGATCTTCACAGGTTCAACCCGTCCGATACCCTCGGTCTTATCGTACTGTGCGGTGTAGTCGTCTGTCAGGGTCGCAAGGAAGGCGTGGAAGCTCACCATCTCGTTCGTTCGAACGTCATGGAAGTAGAAGGGCACGTAGCTGGCCTCCAGCTGATCCTCGAACGCGTACGCAGCCTCTGAACTGATCCGGCCCATGTCAGTCGCAGCGACGACAGCCGTCTGCACCAGGGAGAAAGGATCACGACGGAGACCGACGTCGCTGCTGAACTGTCCCAGGTTCTTGACCGACAACGACAGAGCAAGGATGCTGCCGGGAAGCAGGATGTTCGCCGGTGCACGGTTGTTGGACCATGCCAGCTTCAGCGTTCCCTTCAGACGGTTCTTGCTGACAGCATTGTTGATCGTGTCGTCCTTGCTGTCCATGCTGGACGTACGTGTCTTGTTGGAACTGGTGTCCACGTATGTCGGCGGCAAGGAAAGGACGGCATCGCCTAGGGTAGCAAAGATGTTGCAGGCTGCGATGATCTTGGAGGTCCGGATGGTGTCGATCAGCGACAGGATCTGGTTGATGACGCTCATCGGATTCCCACCGATTTTCTTCAGCTGGTCCACGATCGTCAGGCTGCTTCGGGCAATGGAGCGAGCGACGACCACGTTGAACCCTGGGCTGTCCGTGCTGGACGTGAAGGCGCCCACCAGTTGGTTGAGGCCGATCCCACCGCCCGAGCTGTCAGGGATCTGGAAGAAGGCGTTCATGCCGGCCACGAGGGCACGAGAAAAAGGATAGTTGGTGGGTTGGATACCCAACAGGGCGCCGAAATTGAGCGACGTGAGGGCACTGAGGGCCCCTCCGATACCGCCTGAATTCTGCTGGTTGGCTGCCTTGGTACCCGGAAAGTACTCGCCCAGGCTGTAGCGACCCTGCGGATCTCGGGCCGGTTGCTTCAGCTGGGGCGTGATCAGCCCGAGCAGGATGCTGAGCCCATCGAAGATCACCTCCACCCCTGCGACCAAGGCCGTCGACAGGGCGACCATGCCCAGCGCGTCCGTTCCATCGTACGGATCGTCTACGTTGTTGAGCTGTCCCCACGACAACCCGTTCGTGCTCAGCACGAAAGTGTCACCTGTCGGTTCGTCCGTGGTCAGCGTGGCGAGGACATCCTCGGCAGTCAACACCTGCGGTGAGATCCTTTCAACGCCGAGCTGAGCCACACCGGGGAGCAAGGCGCCTGCCTGCAGTGAACTTGCGTTCGGATCTGCACCCGGATCCGATGAACCGAGCTCGGTGCCCGCGCGCATGGTCAGCAGGGGACCGATCGCTGCCATGCGGCCGAGGGCGATGCTGGGGGCTTTCGGATCGTAGATGCCGAACTGCGTTTGGTTCGTCAGCCCCGGGTCGAAACCCAGGACGCCGTCGGCGTTAGCCTCAGCACCTGCAATGTCGCTGGTTCCCACGAACGATGCCGCTGCGGCCGAGAACCGGTTCGATGAGAGGACGGATGAGACGTAGGGTGTGAGCACCCCTGCGGTGCTCTTGTGTCCCTTGATCGGCTTGGGGGTTACGCCGGGCCTGGGTGAATCACCAGCAATCCCGGGCAGCAGATCGTTACCATCGACCTTCCGGGAATCTGACTGGCCCTTGCCGAAGTCCTTCGAGATGGACGGATAGTCCTTCGAAAGGCTGGAGAACGACCCCTCATCGGGAGCAAAGACCCTGGAGTTCTTGGGATCCGGAATTCCGGGCGATTGTAGGGCCGGTCTCCCGGTCTTGGTCCGGATCGACACCTGATCGTACCCAGGGTCGACCGGGTAGTCGTTTGGGATCCCGGTCGCATCGCCCTTGCCCAGCGTCTGCTGGCTCAGGTAGTTCGCAAGGGTGGTCTGGGTCTTCCTGGTGAGATCCTTCGGTTTGCCGTTGGAGTCCAGGTACCCCGCGCTGACATCGACAGTACGAGCTCGAGTGCCCTGCGGACCACCCTCGCCTTCGGGCAGGCCCACGTCAAAATCGTAGGTCTTCCCATCGATCCCAAAACCGTTGGGGCCTGTGTTCAGCGGGTTCTGTGCCATGTTCAGCCTGCGGAACCCGAGGTGGGTCCAGCTGCTGTAACTACCTTTCGATCCTCAAGGAGCCGCCTGGCTAGTTGCTCCTTGAGCGAAGGATCGTCCTGCAACCTATCGTACAGCGGCGCGAGCACCTTCGCGAACTCTCTGACCAACTGCTCGGCCGCGGCACGGGCTCCCTCCCTCTCTGCGTCAGATCGTGCGGAAGAAAGGGCACGTTGGAAGGTCCCTGATTCCCGAAGACGTTTCAACAGGTCTGGTTTCTGTGTGGGCATTGGCTTACACTATGCCGCCAGGGCTCAACGTTTCGTCACGTTGGGAAGATCTTGCGGTGAAGAAGGAATCTCAGGGCCTGCCTTCGTGGTCGGATCGCTGAGGGCGAAGTTGATCCTGTCCCTGATGACCGAGTTTCCCCTCATGACAAGGGCCTTTTCCATGTCGGCTGCATTGATCTCAACGGTCATGTTGACAGTGATCTGCACTGCCCGCGATGGATTGACGGTGTAGGTGGCCTTGCCGCCCAGGCCGACAGCCTTCGCCACGTTCTGCAGCTTGGCCTTGACGTCGATCTTGTTGAGGTTACCGTCGCTCAACGCACTGTTGAGATCGTTGGCGATGCCTATCATCTTCTGCACGGCGTTCAAGGCAGGGACAACACCGTCGCCCTTGATGCTCGCCGTCGCCTTGATGACATCCTCAGTCATCGACTTGTAGGCATCGCTGAGTTGGGCAACTGCCTCGAACGCCTTCCCAGTGGCCGCGATGCCGCTGATCGCCGACGGCGAGATGCTGACGCCGGGATCGTTCAACATCGAACCGACGGCCTTCGCCACGTTCATGAAGCTCATGAGCTCCACGTCGATGCTGGACACCTTGCTGAACTTCTCCTTGAAGATGGCTGCCGCAGCGGAGATCGTGCCCAGGCTGTCGAAGGCCATGCTGATCTCCTTGATCTTGCCGACGCTGTCCTGCAGCGTCTTGTCATCGCCGAACATGTTCAGGATCCTGCTGAACGCCTCGCGCACAGAACCAAGTTCTTTCTCTGTGACCGCGCCCAGGTTGTCCTTCAGCTTCTTGAGATCACCCACCGTTGCAGAAGCATGCTGGATGAACGATGATGCATCAGTCTTGTCCTGCTTCGGAGCGGACTGTGAGATCTGTTTTTGGGCCTCCGCGTTGTCAGAGACGGCTGCGACGGCCGTCTTCTTCAGGTTGTCCTTGTAGTCCTCGTAGCTCTTACCGATGTTCGGGAAGATGTCAACCTTGCTGTCCTTCCCGGACGCCTTCGCTTTCAGGTAGTCGGTGAGGCTGGAAATCGCGTTGCCGATGTACTTGGCAAAGAACGGGATGGCATTGCCGATGTCCATGAAGGTCTTGTAGATCGGATCAAAGATCCACTTGCTGGCCCAGTTGTCCTTCCCGAACCATGATTTGAGCTGCCCAGAGATGGCCTCGAACAGCGCGCCCGGGATCCGGTAGACAAGGCCCGTGAGCGCTCCTGCGATGCTCAGCACGGCCGGGATGAGATGGTTGCCCAGCAGGAGGAGCAGCTGCTTCGGGATCTCCACGATCAGCGGCAGGATCACCTTCCCGATCGACTTGATACCATCGACCAGGCTGTCCAGGACCGACGGTTGCGATCCTGACTGGAACAGCTTGTCCAGCCAGGACGCGAGGGCCGCGACCGAGTCACCCAACCAGCTGATGAGCCTGACGGGCAGGGTGAGGAAGATCAGCTGCATCTGCTGCATTGCCCCTTCTGCTACGTCCAGCAGCAGCTTGCCGAGCGACTTGATGGCGCCGCCGATGTCTCCGCTGAAGAGGTTGCGGAAGATGTCGCCGATGTCGATCAGTTGGTCGAACGTCTTCTCGACCACCTTCTTGACGTTCTTTGCAACGTCTTCGCCGAAGATGTTCTCGATCGTCTTGTTGAACTGGTCAGAGTACTCTGCGAAGCTGGTGGCCATTCCCTTCGCCGCCTGATCACCGATCATGCCGAACGACAGCATCTGGACCAACCCTGCGATCGAGGCACCCATCTTCCTGTCGGCTGCGTCACCGATGTCCTTGGAGATCTGATCCTGGAACTTCTCCACACCCTTGCTGAAACCCGTGCCGACGACGCCCAAGGCCACCGTCGCCGCAGCGATGGCCACGTATGGGTTACCGAGCACCGGTCCCATGATCCGGGTCAACAACCCCCCTGAGCCGCCGCCCGATGCTGCCTTGCTGGCGATCCCTTCCGCAGCGCCTGCAGCCTCCTTGACCCCGCCCGCGATGGCGCTCTTGATACCGCCGCCGATCGCTGTCACTCCCATCGCGAAGATGGACCGCGTCACAGCCGGTCCGAACAGGACAGCCGCCAGGACGGGCAACGCGGGCTTCACCAGGTTCAGGAAGTCCTTCGACGTCAGGTAGTCGTACAGCTTCCCGCCCAGCAGCTTGACAAGTTCCAGCAGCTTGGGCGCGATCACGGTCCAGGCATGGCTCAGGCCATCGACCATGGGCATGATCACCTTGCCCAGGAACCCCATACCGCCTTCCGCAGCGCCCGCCCCCATCTTCAGGAGCTTGCTGGGATCCTTGATCATGTCGATGATGAATCCCAGGCCCTCACCGACACGGTCAGACGCCCACTTCAGGCCCTCACCGAAGACGTTCGCCAGCGTCAGCAGCGTCGTCTTGAAGCCCTCGATCATCTTCTTGCCAGCCGGAGTCTCCTTGTTGAAGAAGTTGAAGAAGTTCTCCTGCAACCTGTCCATCAGTGACGAGAACGACATGGGACCGCTGGACGCGGTCAACGACTTCATCCAGTCCTCCAGGATGGTGACGGTGCCGCCGACGAAGTCCTTGAACTTCTTGGGATCGAACAGATCGCCGATGCCCTTGAAGAACTCCTTCACCCCCGGGAACATGGCCACGAAGGCCTTGCCCAGCTTGACGCCCTCCATGTAGGTGAGCATCAGGGCACGCCTGATGTTCATCATGATCTCTCGGAATTCCTTGGACGCCTGGATGCCGCCCAAGAAACCCTTGACGAACATGTCCCAGAACCCGCCCTGCATGCCACCACCGCCGGACTGGACCATCCTTTCGATGGCGTCGGCCAACTTGCCCATGGCCTGAGCCTGGGTCAGGGTCTTCTTCTCGGCATCGCCAGATTTCTTCTTGATCTCATCCAGGCCCATCCCCTGGTTCTTCATGGAGAACGCAAGCTTGGCCGTCTGCTCGTCCATGCCGGTGGTCTGCGACAGCAGCTTGAGCTCCTGCCGCGTCATGTTCTCTGCCGATTTGCCGGCAGCGAACATGGACTTCCGCAGCATGTCGAACTGCTCAGCCGGATTTTGGGCCTCCATCAGCTTGAAGGCATCGACGTTGGCACCGAAGGCCTGCGATAGCTTGGCTGCGTTCTCTGCCGCGGTGTCGAAGCTCTCGAAGGCGTCCAAGGTTCCGGTCATCTTGTCGACCTCCACCCCCAACTTCCTGGCGTAGATGGCAACCTCGCCCAGCTCCTTCGCACCCAGCTGGCCGAAGTGCTTCACATCGCCCGCCATCTTGCCCATGTCGCGGCTCAGCAGCTTTGCATCATCATCGGAGTCGGCAAGGGCCTTCGAGAACTTGGTGAAGTCCTTCAGGACGTTGCCCATCTTCTGACCGGTGGACGTCGCGACGACCGCCAGACCCTTCATCTGTTCGTTGTTGAGGCCCAGACCTTTCTGGTATGCCAGAAGGGCGCCACCGTTGTCCTCGAACTCCTTGTGGAACTTGTTGAACTGCGCGCCCATCTCGGTCGCCAGCTCCCGCAGCATGTTGAAACGATCAGCGAGGTTGCCGAAGACACGCCAGGCGCTCAACCCGGTGTCGCTGAACCCCTTCAGCGACTTTGAGGTGTCGATGATGGCCTTGTTCGTGGGTCCGTACAGTTCACCGAACTGCTTCCGGAGCTCCTCGATCGCCTTGGCGAGCTCGTTGCTGCCACCTCCGCCCTTCGCAGCAAGGTCGATCAACCCCTCGAACAGCTTGAACGGGATGGCGATGATGGATGCCGTGATGTTGGCCAGGCCATCGACGAAACCAGAGACGAAGCCGGTCAGGCCCTTGCCCAGGGCGACCACGTTTGAAACTCCTTGCTCGAAACCGGTAAGGGCGGCGACACCGACCGCGACCGACTTCGGGAACTTATCGCCGATCTTCTTGCCGGTGTCCTCCACCTTCTTTCCCAGCTTCGAGAAGGTGGACTCTGAGGTCGTACCGGCAGACGACATCTTCTTGGAAGCATCCCCCACCGCCTTGTTCAAGGCCTCGATGTTCTGGACGGTGTTCTGGGTGTTGATCTGGTTGAATGCGTCGGCGAGCTTCTGAACAGCAGTGATCTGACCTTCGTACGACTGCTGCAGCTTGTCAGCCGCAGCAGCCATTCGCTCGATCTGTGCTGCTACTTTCTGGGTCAGGGCCAGCTGCTCTGACAGGTCTTCTTTCGACGCCACATTACCTCTGGACGAGAACTATCTCACATCGGCCAGGGCACGCCCATGATCCTCTCGAACTCTCGAGCGGCACCGTGCTTGAGGCCCAGGCACTGCATCACAGATTCGACCGTTGCGCCCGACCGCTCGAGCTCTGCCTGGAAGTTTCGGGATGCGAGGAGGGCCGACCTGAATGCCGTCACCTCCTCCACCGTCCCCCTGATCTTCATGTTGGTGGGCCTGCCCACCAACCAGGAGCCCACCGCCGCGAACATCACCTTCCCGAGGAGGTTCAACTTCAGCTCAACGAGCATGTTCGCGGCGGCCATGCTGGTATGTATGGATCAGGTGAACCGGCGGAGGCGCGACGGGGTCTCAGTTCGGGTTCGACCCTGCATCTCACGGATCTCGGGCGAGTTCTGGTGAAGCGCCCTGGTCGCGGAACCCTCGTCGCCCTTCCCCTTGTTGAGCTCCTTGACCAGGCGGTCGATGAACCACCGCTTGTACGGGACGGGCAAGGTGCAGGTGTCCCGGTACGTGAACCCGCCGTAGTACATCAGGAGGAAGGCGGGCTCCAGGATCAGCTCCTCCTTGTCACCTGGCTGAAGGCCAAAGAAAGGAGACGCCCATCGGGACGGTGATCTCCTCGCTGTGCCCGCATGATGGGCACGTCACGTCCTGCCGCATCCTGATGCCAGGTTCGTTGGCCCGGATGTAGTCGCGCAGGGCCAACGAATCCCGAGCGGGCATCCCGTTGCGGACGAAGTTGGCGATCTTGCTGCGATCATCAACGCCCTCGATCGACACGATGCTGAACAGCAGGTTGGTGGTCACGCTGGCCTCACCCTGCAGGCCCAGCTTCTTCTGCTTCTCTGTCATGGCAAGGATCTCCTGCTCGTCGCGGCCGGACAGGAACCTGAACCCGATCACCTTCTTCGAGTACGGGAGGTTGAACTTGAACAGGTTGACGCCCTCCTGCACGGGCTCAATCTCCAGGGTCTGCAGGGGCAGCGCGGACAGGTCGAAGCTTCGTGACGACTTGGTCGAGCATTCGTCGCAGTTGACCTCGGCCGAGTACTCGGCACCGTAGCCCGTGATCCTGATGGCGACCATCAGGGCGTTCCTGTCGCCCGTCAGCATCTCGTTCGGGTCGATCGACTTGTCGATCAGGCACGAACGGATCAGCTCGCTGATCACGGTCCCCTTCTTCAACAGGGCACGGCTCGTGAGGATGTCCTCCTCCCGGGCTGTCATCGCCCTGATCTCAACAGTCTCTCGGTTGTGGAGCGCGCTGGAACCTGGGTACACGCGGCCGCGGCTCGGCAGCGGCATCGTCTCGACCGGAATCTCCAACCCGAAGTCCTTGGTGACCTGTGCAGCCGCGGTTGTCGTCTGGATCCCGGGTGCACCGGCCTGAGCGAAAACCTGGTTGCGCTGCTCGCGTTCGTCTGCCATGTTGATCTTTCCTTGCTGGGAGCCATTGTACACCGCTGCTCCCTGCCCGGTAAATGGCAGTACGACACGTGATCAACCCATTTTCAGCACCTGTTGATGGTGGGTGCCGTGCGTGGGGTCGACCATCGCCCGTCCAGCTCCAGCAGGACCTCATCCCAGGTCCAACCGGCGAGCTCTACGACCAGGTCCCACTCCCTGTTGTAGCCGTCGATGTCCAGCTCCCCACGAACGTACCGTTCCAGCAGGGCTGCGTGCAGGCTGTCCAGACCGGAGTACGACAGCCTCATGCAGGCGATCCTACACCCGGACGGTGTAGGCGACCGCGCCCTCGACCAGGTTCTCACCGCCCGGATCTGAACTCAGGATCCGCCGGACAACGCCGGCCTCCTCCAGATCGTCCACCAGCTTCTGCGTCTGCTTGAGCGACAGGCCTGTCTCCAGCGCCAAATATCCGAGGTAGACCGGGTTGGTAACCCTGTTCATGTAGCCCACGATTATTTCTGTGAACCGCTGGGAAGGTCGCTGGGTCATTGGACGATGGTAACACAGGTCAGAAGGATTGTCAAGCGTCGAGCAGCTCCCTGAGCTCCTTCAAGGCACGGCCCACGAACCGTCCGTTCCACGTGATGGAACCGCTGGCTGCGTGCAACGGAACCTGCTTCCGTTCGATGAACAGGGCGAGCTCCTTCCCGCTGAGTTCCAGGGAGATGAGCCTGCCTTGCACGGACGGGAAGCTCCCGCCCCTGGAGAAGACGCTGACAACCTCCCTACGATTGAAACTGGAGATGATCCGGATCATGTTCGCGCGGTCCAGCGGGATGGGGCCAATTCTCCTCGAACCATCCCTCGAACTTCCAGGGTTCGCCCAACCACACCATCCTATCAACTATCTCCGCAGGTATCCCCATCCGCAGAAGGGAAACATCATCATAGCGCGACGGCACGTCCTGCAGATCCTGCACGGTGAGGGCGGTGCCGTTGGAAAAGCGCCAACCGATCTCATCGATGGGACCATCCCGCAGACCGAAGCTCGAGCACATGGCCTTGACCGCCGGTGTAAGGGCGGTGTCGAACGCATCGATTGATTCCTTGATGAGGGTCCGCAATCCCCTGACCGTGATCATCATGCTCTAACTACTAGGTGGTCGAAGTACTTCAACAGCCGGTAATCACCCGTTCGATCCCAAATCCTGGCCGCAACGTCCTGCATCGGAACCGAGCAGTAGCACCGATCGCAGACATGCCAGTGGGTGTCCTCAAAGAAGAAGAAACTACCGGCGGCCTCGAGCAGAACCAGGCATGCTGCACACTTGGCGTCTTCACGAATGTTGAAATTACCGTGACGGCCGACCCACCTCTTGGGCGGGAACCACGAAAACCACCTCTTCCTGAACCAATCGACCATGTCAGGATCGTACCTCGTGCTCAGCAGCATGGCATCGCTCGCACAGGACGATGCCCGAAACGTCGTTGTCGAGGTGGTAGTCAGTCACCCACTCGGAGATGCTGGACTTCCGTTCGAAGTCACCGTCGGCACGGGTCGGATCGACCTCCCCGAACAGTGCGATGCCCCTGTGAAGGATGCTGGCGAAGCGTTCCTGGTCGTGATGGACCTCCAACCCAGGGCCGCGCGCTCCGCACTTCTGGCACTTGAACCCGGATGCCCGCAGTTTCGGGTACGTCCACACCGAGTGGAGCCGGGCTCGGGCCAGGGGTTGCAGGGCGGAAGAACCACCGCGCCACTGGGAATGAGTCGGACCGGTGAGAGGGACGATGCTCCCGGTTTCCCAGTAAGATTTCATGTCATCCGACCTCTTTTTCAAGAGTTCAGGTTGTGCCACGATCGTAGCGCTCCCTTTGATCCCGTAAGCTTGAATTCGAGAATCAGTTTCCTTGGTGCCGTTCTTGTTCCAGGCCACCCAATCTCCGTCAGAGATCTGTTGCCTTCGAACGTCCTGACTCTTCTGCAGGGCTTCCTTGTTGTGCCCCCAGTTGTTCTTCACCCGGGAAGCATGGCCTCGGATGTACTCCATGAACCCACGTTCGAAGCCGAAGTACTTCGTTGCTCCGCCACAACCGCATGCACAGGTGGGCGCTTTCCCACCGTGCTTCGCTTCGATCAACTGCTGCTTCATGATCTCCGTGAGCTGTTGAGCGGTGCCGTGAGCATTGCGGAAATGGAGAGAGACAGCGGTGTAGCTCTTGAACGCGCCGCCGCAGTTGGGACACTTCATGTCATGACTTTAACACTTGATACAGTACTGTACAGGATGTTTGTTATCGCAAGGTCAAGAAACGCCAAAAGGCCCTTTCGGGCCTTCTGAATCAGCCTTTCGGCTTGTCGAATCGCAATCTCAAAATTGCAGAACCGCGTTGTCAAAACGCAGCGTCAGGCTGATCTCGGCCGGCGTTCCGTCCTCGTACGTCAGTTCACCGAAGTTCGCCTCGGTGATGAAGGCACCCTTGATGTCCCACAGTTCGACGACTGTACCGACGGGATCCAGCAGCTTGAGCTGCACGTCCCGCTTGTAGAAGTCTGCGTAGCCCGACCGGCCCGATACGGACTCAAAGTGAAGCCTGACCCACTCCATGATCTGCTGCGCGCCGGACGGCGCGATCGGATCGTGCAGGGTGACGGCCATGGTGTTGAACTTCGTCAGGCCGGCCAGGTAACGACGAGCGTTGATGAAGGGCATCTCCACCTCCTCGGTCGTCACGGTCGGTCGGGCCGTGGTCTTGATGATGTAGGCATCAATGCCCTCGATCATCAGAACCCAACGGTTCTTCCGCTTGGGTTCGAATTTGACTGGCAGCATTGACGTGACATCGAGCGTTTCGGCCATTTTCTCTCAATTCCTTTCAGGAGTGCCTTTTGGGTCCCCTTCAAGTGGTAGCTAGGAGGATCAGCAAGATTCGTATCTGAAAATGTGCAATGATCGGCCTGAACATAAGGATCGGTGGATTACCATGATCAACGATGGCACCCGTCCCTGGGCAGGTTCTGCGCGTCGCCCAGTGCCCACTGTGCAATTTTTCATCAAAAAGGTTGACGACCTTCGGGACGCATGTGTCGGATGTCCACGGAAGTTCCGTCCAGGCAGAGTGGGATCGGTTGCACGGTGGACCGCGGATCTGCGCCTGCGGTTGCGGCAGGGTGACCACATGGCTCGGTTGGCACGCAGGTTACTCGACCCTGCTGAGGGGCCACAACGCAAGCATCTACACGGTGTACAGCACGGAAGAAGCGCAGCGGCTCGCTGCCACGCGTGGGATGAACTGGTCAGGCCAACCCGGGTGGTCCAAGGGCCTCACCAAGGAGACGGATGACAGGGTCCGCATGCGTGCAGAGGCGACTGCCGTGGGCCGACAGACCGCCATCGACAGTGGTAGGATCTCCGTCTGGTCCAAGGGCCTCACCAAGGAGACGGATCAGAGGGTCGCCGACGCAGCCGCGGCGAAGGGACGGGCACACGCGGACGGAACGTTGGTCGTCTGGTCCAACGGGCTCACCAAGGAGACCGACGTCAGGGTCGCTGCGATGGCTCGGGCCAACGCCATCACCCACCAACGGCGCGCCCTACGCGATCACCTGGACCGGATCAAGAGGTTGAGCCTCGATGAGATCCGTGATCGGGTGGAGGGAGCAGGGAACATGGAGCTCATCGCAGCCGACGGGTACGTGAACGACCTCACCTCGGAGGTTCGGGTCAGGTGCAGGCTATGCACGCAGGAATCCATCATCAACGCCAGGCAGGCGTTCGCGTCCAGGTGCCAGCACTGCGATCCTTTTGGGTCCGCGGCGCAGGCCGAGCTCGCCCGGACCGTCGAGGGTTGGGGGTTCCGGATCCGGCGCAACGATCGATCGACCATCCGGATGAACGGCAGCGTGGCGGAGCTGGACATCCTCATCCCGGAGCATGGGTTGGCCATCGAGTACAATGGGCTGTACTGGCACAGCAGCCTGAAAAAATCGTCAGCGTACCACCAGAACAAGTCGGACGCGTGCAAGGCGGTTGGGATCCAACTGGTGCATGTCTTTGAGGATGAGTGGCGTGACCGGCGCACGATCGTTGAGGGCATGCTCATGCACCGCCTGGGAATGTCAACCCGGTTCGGAGCAAGGGTCTGCAGCATCGGCGCCCTGGAGCCTGGGGAACGCCGACGATTCTTCCGGCAGAACCACGTGGACGGTGACGTGCCCGCGGTGCATGCCTTGGGCCTCTACCACCCAACCGCCGGGCTGGTGATGGCCATCAGCCTCCGGAGGCCGATCCTACGCAAGAAGCACGCCGGTTTCCTTGAGGTTGCCCGGCTGGCGACTGCGTCCGACACAGCGATCGTCGGCGGGCTGTCGAGGCTGTCGCGTGCAGCCCTGGCATGGGCACAGAATAATGGACATGCGGGCCTAATGACCTATGTTGACACCCGGCACGGGAGCGACGGTGGGTCCTGGGTGGGCCATGGATGGGCACCCAAGGGGGAAACGCCGCCGCGATGGTGGTGGACTGACATGGAAACACGGTTCAACCGGTTCAAGTACCGGGCTGACCGTGCTCGGAACATGTCAGAGACGCAGGTCGCCGAGGAGGCGCACGTCGTGAAGATCCACGGATGCAAGAACCTGATCCTTGAAATGATCTGAGCGCACCACCCGGGCGCGCTCGATCCGTCCGCCGCTCGACCGTCAGCTCTTCCGGTACGTACCTGAACCGCCCGATGCGGGCTGCTGCGCCTGCATGTTCTTCGCAGCCTGCATGAGCCGGGTCACCCCGTTCAGCAAGGATTGAACCTGCTCTCCCGACTGGGAATCACCGCTCGCCTGGTACATCTCACTGAGAGCCTGCTTCGCCGCGCTCAGGTGCTGGACGAACTTCTCCATCGATGCCTGGGCCCTGAAGCCCGGCGCGCCGGCCTCGTTCAGGGTTTCTTCCATGATGGTTCGGAGTTGGCTCCCGGTCAGCCTGACGACCCTGTTCTGTTTCACCGCTTGCCTCCCGACATGATCCTCTGCATGGCTCCGTCGACCTTGAAGGCCAGCGTCTCGAGTTCCTTGTGGATCGCGTTGAGCTCGTTCATGTGCTCGGGAGGTGCTTCATGGATCGCCTTCTGGAACATGTGGTCCGCCTCCCACAGCTTGGTCACCCCCTGCTTCAGGAAGCTACCGATCTGTGAGCCTGGGTACAGCTCGTTGAGGGTCTGCACCGTTTCTTTGAGCAGGTCAGGCCGGACGGATCGAGCCTCTTCGTTGATCAGTTTTCGGAGTTGCTGCCTGGAGATCTTCACGTTGGTTCACCTTTGAGGTTGGAGTTTGTCGCCGTCAGGGCTGCTGCTGGTTCAGGTTGTTCGTCACGACGAAGTCCAGTGACACGAACTCGATCGTCTTCGTGGGCATCACGAAGATCTTCCCGCGGATGGTGTTGTTCTCGATGTCCTGCTGCGTCGTCGTCGAGCTGTCGATCACGACCTTAAACCGATCGAGACCGGCGAGCGCCTGGATCCTCTGCAGACCGGGCGTGACTGCTGCCGTGAACTTCGCGAGGGTGACGTCCCTGTTGGGCTCGAAGAGGATGGTGTTGGAGATGTCGCGAACCTGACGCCTGATCTCGATCAGCAACCGGCGGACGTTGACCCTGTCGAGGGCCGATGCAGCCTGCTGCAGCGTCTTCTGTCCCCAGACCACGACGCCGCCGGTGGGGTTGGTACCACCCTGCGAATTGCCCGGGAAGGCGACGAGCGGGTTGATGTTGACGTCGTACAGGACGTCCATGTTGTTCTTGGACAGCTTGACCCGGGCCTCCAGGGTCGATTGCAGGGCTCCTCGGGTGAAACCGGCCGGAGCGAACCACGGATGACCCACCTTGTCATTCAAGGCCATGGCTCCCAGGACAACGACTGACGGTGGGACGACCACGTTAGTCTGCGTCGTCGGATCCGGGATCACAACGTCCGGGAAGTAAGCTGCTCCGAAGCTGCTGTCCAGGGCCCGGCTTGCGAAGTTCTGGGCCGTCAGGGTGACGCTCGGCAGCTGGTCATCGCTGGTCACCAGTTCACCGTTGTTGTCAAGCTGCTCTACGTCCATGATGTAGAGAGCATCGAACCTATCCTGCACCGCTGAGATGGCGGCATCGGTGACCACTGGGTTCCGAGCGCCAGGAATGGCAAGGAGCTGCAGGTCGGTGTTCGTGGTCTCACCCATGATCTGCAGGGCCTTGGCGTAGGCCTGGACCGTGGGTCCGTTGTTGGATCCACGGTTCGGATCGGACATGTCTCCCTCGACGGCTGCGTTGGTGAGCTGCGATTCATCCATGTCAAAGATGTTGATCCCATCCGAACCGCCCTGGACGAAGAAGCTCCACTTCAGGAAACGCCTGTTGGCCTGGATGAAGTCGTCTGGGATGACGGCCCGCGTTTTGTTGGCATCGTTTGCCACGATGCCGCCGGCGCGGACATAGGTTGCGTTGACCCACTGGTTGGAGTCAGCCACACCGGTAGAGCCGGTGATGACCTGGACGTTCATCAGGCTGAAGAAATCTCGGTTGAAGAGATCGTTGTCGATCGCTCCGTTCGCCACCGTGCTCGGGGTCCCGGTGTTGTCAGTGGACAGGAAGTCCTGCACATCAACCCGGTGGTTCGGGAAGTACTGCACGGTCGCGTTCATCGAAAGGTTGGGCAGAACGGACAGGTTCGGTGTGGCCAAGCTGGCCACGTGTTCGTACTGAACGCCCCAGTACAGGAGCGGGTTGACCTGCAACGTGGCTCCTGAACCCTGCGTCAGGTTCTGCCGGAACGGAACGGGCGGTTGCTTGACACGGGTCCATGCTGATGAATCGATGACGGTGGCTGCCGTGGGCGCCACCAACGGAGCTGTGCCCGCCGTCATCAGGTGGTTCGCTCCACGCATGCCGACCGGCATGGCGCTCGGGTCTGCCTCGCCGGTGTCCACGCTGGAATCCATCTCGACCCGGATCAGGTTCGACTGGTTCAGGTAGTTGCCGTCCACCGCGATCTTCTGGGCTGTCAGGCCCCTGTCGAAGTCGAAGTACGAGTGTTGGTCGCCCACCACCTTGGCGATGTACCGATCATCGCTTGGGTTCAGGCTGAGCCCACGCCACTGTTCCAGGTAGACGGGACTTGCGTCGTTGTCAGTCCAAGATCGAACGACCAGGTCGAATGACGGGTATGGGTCGTTGGAATCTGTCGAGATCGCAATGTTCTCGATGGCCAACTTGTACAGCGTTGACACACCGGAACCGTCATCGAGGGCGTGCACCCTGAACAGGTTCTGAGCGCGGCCGCCGAAAGGTTGGCTGACAACCCAGGGTGAAAGAGCGTGGGTGAAACGATCCTGGAAATCCTCGAAATCCGGTGCCGTTGAGGTGCCGGAATCCCGAGCCTGAGACCCGGTGAGCAGGAATGCATCGTGCTCAAGGACCTGACCCACCATGGAACTGGTGAGGACTCCGATGCCCGTCACTACAGCGGTGGCTGGGTGGATGTCCCATGATGCGTAGACGAAGTGACCGGCCTGCTGAAGCTTGGTCTGATCGGTGTTGAGAACGTTTGCGAAGTAGTTCGGCGACGTCATGTCGAACGATGCCGTGATCACGTTCGGGTACAGCGGATCGGTGCCCTTGTGACCGTTGAGAAGCATGACAAAGTCCTGCTTGGCAACGCTCGATTGGAGAAGAACCGTTGAACCGACGGAAGCTCCGTTCCCGTTGCTGGCGACAGCGTTCGACCCGGGTCGAACGCTGGGAGCGACGGACGAGGACAGGGAGATGATGACGCCTGATGGAGCCATCACAACCCCCCGGAGGATGGGCTGTGCCGCAGAGCCTGACTGCAGGCCCGCCGAGCTGAAGACGGTTGACCCAGCTGACTCTGACATGAGGCAACCGAGGAAGTACGTCCGACCGAGCGGGCCGCCCAAGTTCGCGTACGGGTTGGAGCTCAGGATGCCTTCGTTGTCGGGATCCGGCTGCTTCTCACCCACCACGAAACCAGAGGTTCCGACGATGCCGGTCTGGGTGTTGCGCTGCTTCCCGTCTCCGGCACCCAGGATCCTGAGGTAGGTCAGGGCCTGAGCGTTCCGCAACCATTCACTGACCGCCAGCGGCCCGAACTTCTGGCCGTCGGACGGCCCGAACTTGGCGTTGAAGTCAGACTGCAATCCGACCGTGATCGGAACGTAAGCCGGACCCTTCACCGCGGTGCCGATGACACCGGCTGGGACGCCCGTCGGTTGCTGAGCAACCGGGCCCGAGAGATCGATCTCCTGAGCTGTGACCCCCGCTGCACCGAACTTCAACTGTGCCATGCCTGTCCTGCCTCGTTCCTAACTATCGTTCTCTGCCTCGATCATGAACCCTTGACGCAGTCGAAGCACTCCCAAGCCCCATCTTCTAGCTCAACCCAACCCCTGCGCTTGGCAGAGGCAAGCGATTCTTCCAGCATTTCTAGACGAACGTAGTACTGCGCCCCGCACATGCACACCATGCGGGGCACAAGCACCGCGACATCAGAAGCGATGACTAACCCTTTGGGTTGCTCGTTTCCCATGATCTTCACCATGTTCTCATGAATCAGACGAAGGCGATGCCGCTGTTGGTGATGATGAAGTCAACCGCGATGAATTCAATCACACGGGTGGGCACCACCACGATCCGGCCGTTCAGCTTGTTCAGGTCGATGTCGGCCTGCGTGTTGTTGGTCTCATTCATGATGACCTGGAAGGATTCGATCCCGGCCTGTGCCTGGATCAGGCCCAACTGCAGGGCTGATTGCGAGACGAACTTGCCCCAAACCTCGGGCGTGTTCTGCTCGAACTCCAGGCCCAAAGCGATGTTGATGACGATCCTCTTGACCTCCAGCAGCAACCGGCGGACGTTGACCCGATCGAGCGCGGAGCTCTTGATCTGCAGCGTCTTCTGTCCCCAGACCACGAATCCCTGCCTGGGGAAGGTGGCGATCGGATTGATCCGGCTGTCGTAGAGACGATCCCTGTCCGAGGAGTTCAAGCGGACCTCAACGTTGCTGACGAAGTCGAGAGCAGCCCGGTTGAACCCAGCCGGCGCGAACCACGGGTACCCCACCCGATCATTGAACCCAAGGGCTCCGAGCGCAGCGATGGACGCTGGCACCTTGATGCGGCGGCGGTTGGTGGAATCTTCGATGAAGACGTCCGGGAAGTACGTACCGACGTAGTTGTTGTCGATCGCTCGGGTGTCCAGGCCGACCGCTGTCTGGTTGACGTCGGGCTTCAGGGTCGCATCGTCGAAGAGGCGAACCTGGTTCTCATCGAATTTCTCAAGGTCCATCACGTAGTAGGCGAGCCCGTAGGCCCTGACCTTCTGTCCCGTGTAATCGCTGATGAAAGGTTCCCTGATACCCGGAAGGAGGAGAACGTTGTGGTTGACCGCCATCGGATCCGTCATGATGTTGACAGCCGCTACGTACGAGGCGACCGTGGAGTTCTGCTGCCCTGCACCCGACTGGTTCGCTGCGAATGCTGCTGGGATGAACCCGGGTGCCGCCTCGCCGACGAAGGAGCTCGCCTTGTCGTTCATCCGACGTGCATCGGGATCCAGCGTGTTGACGCCGTCCCAACCGCCCGCAAGGAAGGTGGTGAATTTTGCGTATGGGCTGAAACGGTTGAAGACAGAGGCGGATGCCTTACCGAGCAGGGTTGCAAACGAAATGCGAGGACCGATGACAGGATCCTGGATCGTGTACTGGGTGGTGTCCACCTTTCCGTTGCGGATGTAGGCTGCCTCCCTCATGTGCGTGTCGACAGACGCCGTCAGGTCGGTCAAGGAACTGTTGCCGAGCGCAACCCGGGCCAACGTGAACTTGTTGTTGTTCAGCACGTCGGCACCCGACCCGGTGACCACCGTGTCCAGCTGCTGGATCCCCTGCAGCTGGGTCAACGATGAGAGCAGGGAGTTCGGGAACGTCTCCAGGTTCGGATCGAGCGGGATATCGTTCCTTTCGAACTTGACACCCCAGTAGTACAGCGGAACAGAAAGCTCCGTGATGCCCGGTTCGCCGAACCACGATGCCGCGGTCGGACGTTGGCCCTTGGTCACCTTGGAACGCATCGGCACGGGGGGCACGATTGCTCCGCTCAGTGCCTGAGCAGACCCGGTCACAACACCGGAGATCCTCACGAGCCCACCGGTCTGCGCGGAGTCCGTCAAGGAATCGTTCGTCTTCAGGATCACCGCTCCACGGAAACCGAACGGAAGCGCCTGCGGCGGCGTCAGGCCACGATCGACCTGGGAATTCATGACGATCCTGACAAGTGCCGAGTTGTTCTGGTACTTCCCCTGCGTCACGATCCGTCGCTCATCCGGATCGGTTGAATCAAAGTTGAAGTACACCTTCCGATCTCCGATCACCTTCGCAACGTAGTTCTGTGCGTTGGGATCGAGCGAGCAGTTGTTGAACTGCTCCAGCACCAGCGGGCTGGTGTCCGTGTCAGACCAGGAACGAACCTGGACTGCGAAGGTCCCGTACTTGTTGGCATCGTCCAGGGATGCCTTCAGGCTGACGATGGAGATCTTGTACAGGTTGTTTGCGTACGATCCATCGTCGAGGGCCTCAAACCTGAAGAGATCGTACTCGGTGGCACCGAATGGTTGGCTGATGAAGTTCGTGGTCGAGGGAGCCTTGAACCGGGTATCGAACGCTCCGAACGCCTTGCGGTACTGCAGGGTGGCATCGCCAGAGTTCAGGCTCACGTTGTTGGTACCCGAGACCACGGCGACGACTGAGTTCGCCACTGTCGCAATCTCATCATCGACAGCGAAGTCTGAGTACAGCAGGTGCTTCGTGGTCGCAAAGCGATCCGGATCAGAGTTCAGGACCTTGGCGAAGTAGTCAGTTGAGCTCGGATCCAACGAAGCCGTCAGGATGTGAACCCCTGATTGACCGTCGTTGTTGTAGTAGCTGTCGCCCAACGATGTTGAGATGATCAGCTTGAATTTCCCGTTTGAATCAGTCGCACCTGCGTCCAACATGGTGTTGACGGCGCCCGCTGACATGTCACGGTTGTAGTCAGTGACCATCAGCTTCGACCCAGAGGCCATCAGAACAACACCCCTGATCAGGTTGACGATGGACGATGCGAACGAATCGTTGTCCGTGAAGTCAGCCTGGCCGAACGCTTCGTTCGCCTGCTTGGTGTGCCGAGCCACGATGTACTGAACGCTGTGATCGTACCGACCGAGCCTGTCCTGGGACGTACCGTCCAGGTGGTACCCTGCGTTGAGGACCCGACCCTGCACGCTGGCACGGGTGATGTCTGTTGCGCTGGCGTTGTTACCGGCTCCCAGGATCCTCATGAAGGTCAGGGCCGACCGGTTGTTGAGCCAGTTGTTGGCTGCGTAGGGCCCGAACCTTTTCGGATCAAGGTTGCCGAAGATGCTGACGAACTGATCCCAGTTCCCCACCGTGACCGGCACGAATGCTGGTCCTCGGTTGGAGGTGCCGATGACACCGGCCGGAACACCAACAGGGCCTTGCGGTGCTGGAGCTGACTGGTCAATCTCCCGATCGAAAAAGTTGGGAGACCTGAAAGACTGTGCGGGCATTACCGTGCTCCTCTAGCGGATCTGTGGGGATGGATCGCTGTGGGATAAGTATTTCGGGCACGGCCCGAATGACCGTCGATGGGGTTAGTCCTCCACCAAGACGATCGTCAACCCGAGCAGATCCTGATCTGGGACCAGCACGGTCTCGCCCGTTGAACCGTTGATGTTCCTGACCCTAACTAGGCGTACGACCTTTTTTCCGCGTCCGTCGATCCCAGTGACCTTCTTGTACCTGGCCGGATGGGTTCCTCGCGGGTACGACCTCAAGGCCGGATCTTCTGGGTTGATCTCCTGGGAGTCTGGGTACAGGCGCGTCCTGTTGATCATCCTCTGGTCAGATCGGGTGTTCGGGCCATCATCGCCCGAGGTGAGCGGCAACGTCGGATCGTCCGCACCCAGAAAAGGATCATCGATGGAATCGTTGCCGATCGACTCGCTGCCTCCGGTTGACACCTGGAAGCTGATCGTGGGTGAGGAAATGTAGCGCCTGACGGGTACCGGTGCGCCCGGAGTACCGGATGCGAGGATGTAGCCGGGCACGTTGATCACCAGCTTGTACCGGATGAGCCGTTCCTCCTGCGAGTAGTCATCGGTGTTCGTGTCAGCAGTGTACTGGTTCCCATCCACGCTGGCCATGAACCAGTAACCTTGGGGGGTGTCCAATCGCCAGCTGTTTCCCTGCGGCAGGAACGAGGAGATCATAGCCTCCAGCATCTGGTTCATGTGCCCAGTGTACTGGGACCACAGGGTGACATCGTATTTTGCGGTGAAGAACTGGGGAGCTGGGATGACGATCGTCTCGTAAACGTTCTTCTGACGGTTCGGCAGCAGCAGACCGCCCTGCTGCACGGTCGGATCGTCCTCCAGATCTCCGATCTCACCCAGGGTGCTCAACTGCCCGGGTTCGACCTCTGAGGGGGTCACCGCGAGGTTGGCCTGATTTCTCAGCATCAACCGGTTGATGAGTCCTTGGTACGCCCTGTCCGATTTATCGAGCCGGCGGTTGATGACAATCTCGCCGGTTTGCTGGTTGATGCCCCTACCGGTGATGTCCAACGCAGGATCCTGGGTCAGGGTGGTCCGGACGGCGGTGATCAACGGAAGGATCAGCGTGTTGTTCCGATCCTTGAGAGCCTTGAGACGCTTGTTCAGCGCCCATTTCTCCCCCGCAAAGAACACCACCGGGACCCGTTTCTGGTCGACCCCGTTACCTGACACGATGAACCTGATCTCCTCGTTGAACAGCTTGAACAGCGCCCGATCAACATCCTCAATCCCGACCGCGGGTACGACCACGTCCGGAGCCGGTTTCCCCTGGTAGCCCGTGGGCAGCCCAGAGAACAGGTCGAAGCGACGCTGTGGATCGGCGGTGTACCTGGTCGTCATGTTCCGTCCTCGTCGTAGAACGCGCTCGTGTCAGAAGCATCGTCATCGCCCCTCGGAGATATCTCCTTCGCTCCGGTGATGGGTCGTCCCAGCACCTGTTCGTTCTGGAGGTCCCTTACATCTCCCGTCACCCCGTCAGCATTCGTGGCTTGGCCACGCTGCTGGTGGAACGTTGACTGCACTGCGTCCGGTTCAGGGTGAGAGATGTCGGTGGGACCGATCACGGGTGCCGTGAACAGCGTGCCCCTTGCCTGGGTACCGATCAGCTTCACGCCATCCTTGTGCTCGGCGAGACCGTAGATGTTCCGCATCACCACCTTCTCGGTGATCTCATAGAAGATGTCGCTGAATGAGAAGAAGTCACCGATGGACAGCGCGATCCCCTTGTCAACAAGGTCACGGTACTGGACGAAGACCTCGACCTTGTACTGAGCGTCAACGCCGAACTCATTGATTCGGGTGTCGGTCTGGAAGTTGGAATCCACCAGGGCATCCAGCTCGATCGGCTTGTCAAACACCTTCTGGGTCGCCTCGTTGTAGACCGTGTCAGTCTTCGTCTTGAGCTCGTTGATGGGGTAGTAGAAGATGCGTTGCCCGACGACGTCCTTGATCAACTCCTTCGTGATGTCGGAGATGAAATTCAGCTCTCGGGTGGTGAGGAACAGCCTGCTCATGTCATCAACCGATGAAGACGCTCTTGCCCATAGGGAACGGGATCAGCTTCAGCTGCGCAGCAACGCTCTGGGCGATGCTGGTCTGGGCCTCCATCAGTTGCTGGGTGGTCAACTGATCCAGGAATTCCTTGAGCTGCGTCTGCAACTTGTCCTTATCATCGCGTGCCTGTTGCAGCAGCGCCTCCCCGTTCAACTGCAGGTCTGCATTGGGGACCGGGATGGTCTGGAACTTCGACCGGATCAGACCCAGCAGTTCCTTCGCCAGCGCCAGGGTGTACTGGCGGATCCATTGTCTTCCGGGGACCGTGATTGTCATGTACGGTAGGATGCTGAAGGGCACGTTCTCAGGCCCTGACACACCGTAGATGGAATCATCCTGGAAATCTGGGTCAAAGATGTTCGCCGGTGGAGCAACCCTGATGTACAACCTGACGTTGTTTACGCCCAGCAGATCCACCTCGGAGGTTGGGATCGGGTAGATCCGGATGTTGCTGCCCATGATCTGGTAGCTGTAGTTCGACCGCCGGACCCGGAAGGCTTCCTTCAGCATGCCCCTGCGTAGAACATCCTCAAAGACAGGGAGGACGTAGAACACGGTGCTGTTGACGTAAGATTCGTAGTTGAAATTCGTAGCCAAAAAGTTCGTGATGTTACTGGCGTTGAGCAGGAAGGTTTGGGCTGCCAGGGGTTCGAAGTGAAAAACCTCCATGATCCTCAGCTTGCCCTTGCTACCCGACTGCATGGTGTCCACCACCAGCATGCTCGGATCCGTGCTGGACGTGAGTTCCGTGTATATGTTGTAGTCCTGCCGGCCCGTCTGCAACGGGATGTAACCGAGCTGTGAATCGAAGCTGCCACCCACCCCGGCTGCGTACGCGTACGCATCGGACAACCGTAGAAGGTAATCGAGAGTGTACTGGGGGTACTTGTTGGTGAGATCGGTGGAACCTGTGGGTTGCCCGAGCACGTTGACCAACTCGCTGATGATCTTCAGTTCTTGGATGTGCCGAGCGTACTCCAAGGTGGCTTCCTCGAAGCATGCCCAAACCTGCTTCTTGGTCAGTTCCACGCTGAGCACGTCATCCCCCAGCTTTCGCTTCACGAAGGTGACCATTCCGTCGGCCTCGGTCTGGAAGGCTGTGTCAGTGTCGAAGAACCCAAACGGTGTGGGTTGCAAGGTCTGGATGAATGTCGCCATCGCTTGTTTTCCTTCGATAGGTATGGAGGGCCGTGCCGGCTCTGTGATCGGAGGAGATTCCCATGCGTTATGTGAGGGGCGACGAACTCATCCTCAAGATCGAAGAAAACTTCGGTTACAAGGATCTGACGGTCAGGCACGTCAAGGTACAGATCATCGCGCACAACGTGATCTCGCAGTACGATGAGGCTGAGTACCTCGTCTACGTCCCACCCTACGAACACCTATCGGGCACGTGGCGGCTGACCCTGAGGGATGCTCAGCGGTACCAGGTCGACAAGAAGTTCATCGATGATGATGTGATCTTCATCGACCCGTACCACCCAATCTCCAAGCACATCCCGTCAATCCCGGGAGCCAAGTGCGATCACTGCAATGAATTCTTCGCAGGTGCCGTCCCAGAGGGCGACGGTACGTACTGGTGCCGGGCGTGCCGGCACAATCCCTACCGTTGATCAGCGCTGCCTGCTGCGGACAAAGGTCCGGGCGAGCTCCCTGAGGGATTCCACTCCCTCTTCGTCGATCTCTGCATCGTTCTCAGTGACACGTGCAACGTAGCGTTCCTTGAGCGTTGGTGCTACGATCTGCGGCGCCGCGACCGCGCGCCGCGGCTGCGAAACAGGAGAGACCGGTTGAACGACAGCCCTCTGCTCTGGGACCTTGGGCCGCTGGTTCAAAGAACTGGGCTTTTTCACCACGATGGGAGCTGCTGTCACCCTCGGCTGCGCAGCCGGTGCCATCTGAACGGATTCAGCGACCACGGAAACGGACTTCTTGAAGTTGATGTTGAACTCCACCGGCGCAAAGTACCGGTTATCAACCAGGACCTCAACCCTGCTGCCGTAGACGCCCTCGTTCACCTTGTCCTTCAAGGAAGGGATGGAGAACTGGATGACTCCGTCATCCTTGGTGGTGTGACCATCGAACATGTAGGCGATCTCTCCGGCCTCACAGACCAACCTGATCTTGGTAGGTGCTGGGTCGATCCCTTCGATCTTCACCTTGAAGAAAAGTTCAGACGACTCATCGATGTCGAGCTCGATCATTTCAAGGAGTGATTCCATCGTCGTAAGTATCCCTCACAGCAACCGAACTGTGACCTTGATCCTCTCGAAGATGGACTGCACCCTGGTGGACACGTGCTCGACCAACGCGCTCGCCCGGCTGGTTCTATCGACCTTCACCTTGACCCAACCCTTGATGTTCGGCACGGGACCTTCCTGACCGTTGACATCCACGAGCTTCGCCCAGATGATGACCTCGTCGAGCTGGTCCAGACGTCGGTGAGCGCTGGACCTGCCACCTCGCAGCCTGATGGGCCGCTGGGCCTCTGTCAGAGCTACAACCACGAACTGCGGCAGCAGCGGCCCATAACCCTGAACCACCAACGCCGACGTCTGTGGGATGTTCCTGATCGGACCGAACCCTCGGGTCACGATCTTGTTCTGCATGGGCGTACCCATCGTTCACACCTTCTGACGTTCGAACACCCCATCGAACGCGGGAGCTCCGGCGTCATCGTACAGGTTGAACGTGGCGATGGGGGTCACGTTGTCCGCGGCGAAGAACAGCATCTGGTTAGTGGACTTGTTGATCTTCCACCGACCGAAGCCCATGTCATAGATGGACTGGATGGTGCCTGTCACCGCCGCGAGCATCTGTTCTGTGGAGCCCACGCGAGGATCGTTCTCCTCGATGTTGAACTGTTCGGCAGCGAAGCTCTGGGACACCACGCCCAAGGATCCCGTGAACGCTGGGCAATCCCACACCACCTGCCCACGAAAGTTATCAGGAAAATCGATGAGCGAGGCGTAAAGACCACTGTCGACCATCAGTTGGTAAACACCCGTGGTGGTCCTGGACGCTACGATGGTACCGCCCTGGTCCAACAGGGCGTAACCGACCCCCATCGAACCCGTCTGGTTCGAGTGGGTCCTTCCGAAGTTGACGTTCCGCAGTAGTTGCAGGCTCATGGTGAGATCGGGTTGATCAGCTCAACGTTTGCGACCTTGATAGTCGCGGTCTTCGATGCTCCGGTGGTGAGGGCAACGTGCATGTAGAACGGCACCGTGGTCGAGTTGAAGTTCGCCATCGTCCCTGACAGGACGTTGGTCGCTGCATTGATGAAACCGGTTGTGACAGCTGAGTTGATGATGGTACACTCAGCTGTTGACTGTGCCGCAGCACCGACAACCCTGATTGCAAGGTCGACCGTCATCTTGAAGTCAGACGCAGTGGCCGTGCCTGCTGTGGTGGTGAAGGTCGCGATCGCAGCGTCTGACACGGTACCCGTTGACCCAGCCCTGACGGTGACGGTGTTGGCTGCGACGCCCAGGGCGCCGCCCACTCCGATGATGTTCCAACGGATGGTCGTGCCCGGCACCAGGTTGAGGACAGGGGCTCCGATCAGGGTGCCGGCGATCAGGGTCAACGTCGCCGCGGAGATCGCCTGGTCTGTGATCGATGATGACAGGGCAATGTTGCCCAGCGGGATGAAGGCACCCAACGGGCTTTTTGTCCTGGGCACACCGCTTGGGTCGAAGAAGAACGCCGTCTTACCAGTCGGCGGGGTCTGAACGCTGCCTGAGAGTGTGTTGACAAGTGTGATGTCTGACATTAGATGAGCTCCACCAACCTACCGTCCAGCTGCAACCTACCATCGATTGCGAAATGATCAACCAGGATGAGGTTCTTGCTCACGTCAACGCTTGCCGTCATGTTCATCGGGATCGTGGTCCAAGAACCGTCGATCGGTACCGGCGACGGCGTCGTCGTCAGGATAAGACCCTTGTGAGCGGCCACGATGGCGTCCAGCAACGACTTGTCACCACCGGAAAGGGTGCCGTTGAAGTAGATGGTGATGACGCTGCTGGCTGTGTCGATGCGTGTGGGCTGGGCTGACGCAAGGTTCGCGGCAGCGGACGCCGCCAGCAGCACTCCCGCATCGCAGTTACCGTCCGCCGTCTGCGCAAACGTGTACGTGTACGCACCCGGAGCGCTGAACGCGGTGGTCAAAGCAACGACGATCTGGTTCAGATCGTTGGCAGAGGCAAAGGTCCACGACGTGGCATATGACCCCGCAGCGCCCACCGTCCTGTAGCTGCCGACCGTCTCCCTGGACTGCGTCGCATCGGCCGCGCGCAGGAGGGTCTGCCCAGCGGTTGCAGTGAAGGTGCCGACGCCGCCCGCGCCCACGTAATCAACGAGCACATCGTTCGCTGACAGGGTGGTGACGCTCGTGGAGATCGATGTGACTGGGATCAAGTTGCTGTTGTTGGTACCGCTAACTTCCGGTGCCGTTCCGTTGACACCGGTGAAGGACGCTGCCAGCAACTTCAAGCGGTTGTTCGAGGGAGATGCGGTGACGATGGTGTTGTACGTACCGCCGGCGGGCAACGAAGGATCCGCCAGGTACCATGCAGAGACCGTGTTGCTACCGTCCGATTCGGATCCGGAGACAGCAAGCGTCATCGATGTCCCGTTGAACTGCACGCCCAGCGGCATGCTGTTCGCGGGAGTGGAACCATCGCTGAACACGAGGGCAAGCAGGTACCGGTTCAACCCAGAACCGATGGTGTGAGCGACGGTGAGGTTGCCGTTCGCGTTACCGCTGCTGGTTGCGTCTAGTGCGATCACCATCAGAAGATCTCTTTCACCGAGAGACTACGTTGGACACCGACGGTCCGGGCCGTACCGGTCGTCACAGCCCATCGTACATCAAATACGTGGCTCGCTGAGGTCAGACCGACGACAGAAACATCGATCGACGCAAAGGCGCCGGGCAAGCTTCCGTTGGTCACCAACGAACCAGAGGATGCGTTGAACGCCATTGTCAACCGTGAACCGCTGATCTCTGAACCGTCCACGAACGCAGCTGCCTGCCAGTTATCACCGTGCACCATGTTAAAGGTACTGTAGAACTGGAGCTGGACAGCCGGCGTTTGCACGGACGCTGTCATCAGCATGTCAGGGATGAGGATGAACGCGGTGGAGGTGGTGGTTGGAGCGATCGCCAGACCGAGGCTCGATGATTTGAGGGGCAGGATCCACCGAGGAACTGCAGTACCCGATGAGTACAGGACGGACCCGCTGGCACCTGCCGGCAGCCTTGTCCAAGTGGTACCGTTGAAGTACGCCAGGTCGCCCGGCTGCTGGCCCGGTTGAACCAGCTGCGAAAGCCCGATGCTCGACCCAGAATTCAGGAAGGAGGAGACAGGGCCGTACACCCCACCGTTCTCGTTGAAGAAGAAGCCGCTGCCAGAGATCGTACCAGTTACGTACCCCAGCTCACCCGAGTTCGAGGGAAAGTTCGACCCAGAGTCAAAGACTATCGACTCCTCGTACCGGGTGCCCGGGAACTGGTCTAGGGTGCGTGGCATCTGTCGTTGTAACTATTGCTGGGGCCTGGTTCTCCGGCTCGGCTTCTTCGGTTCCTGCTTGTACTCGTCGATCGGTTTGCCCGGGTTCATGCCCGGTGGTCGATCACGTTGCTCACGTTCAGGGTCGTTCTCCCATGCCGCGTGCGCATCGGCCTTCGCCTTCTCCTCATCGTAGAGGCGCTTGACGCTGCCAGTTGCCTGCTTGAGGGCGGCAGCAGCGCCCGCCGCCTGCAGACGCTTGGCCTCCGTATCGTTGAAGAGCTGTTTCATCAGCTCAATGCACCGGTTGACGTAGATCCGTCCGTACTCAGCTTCCTTGAGCGGGATCTTGGCTGCTTGGACCTCTGTCAGCATCCGGTGCAGGTATGTCTCCAGAGTGTTCCCTGCCATCCCGAAGGCCAACTTCATGGCATTCAGGTTCTGGGCCTCGCGCTCGTAGGATTCCCCCAGCTCCTCGATCTTCGTTCCGGTCGAGAAGACTGCTGCGGCCCTGCCGTGCTGGTACTCGCTCTCGCTCATGCAGCGATAGTAAATCGCTGCATGCCAGAGTGATCGTCGATCAGTGGATGACCATGGTGACCACGGAACCGCTCCGGAGCTTGTACGGGAACTTGAGGTCCCCCGTCGACGGGGAGGTACCTGGGTACACATCGTTCGGGTTGGCGGAGGTGCCGGGCAGGAGGAGAACACCGTTCAAAAAGATCGACAGATCCTTCGTGAAATCCTTGCCGAGGTACGAGCCCAGCTGCGCATCGATGTTGGTCGGGAACGTCACGTTGGTGTCGGGTGACAGCGGGTTGGCTGTGATGCCGCCCCGGGTGGGCAACCACCTGCGGGATCCGCTGATTGACTGCGACAGGACGTGGATCGCGCCCAACAAGGAGGTCGCGGTGCCGAAGTCAGTGGCAAACTGGTTCCATTCCAGCGAGGCCGTCGCGAACGGAATGGTACCGCCGGTGTACGTGGATCCCGGACCGTAGTTGTCGCTGAAACGCAGCTGGTTACCGCCCGACAGGATCAGGTTGTTGCCGACCTGCGAGTTGATGGTGCCCGGGTTGACGCCCAGGTCGAGCTGGTTCGAACCGGTGCTGACGCTGATGCCGAGCTGGTACGCTGTCGCGAACGAACTCGACACGCTGATCCTGTCTACAGCGACCGTCATGGTGTCGGTCGTGTCAGAGGACACCAGCTTCCACAGTTCCTTGGAGGCTGAGAGGAAGGTCCATGAGAACCCAGCACCGATCCGGATCGCGATGTTCTGGTCCTGCGTCACGGTACCGATCTGGTTGTCGATCACGTTGTCAAGCGTGACGGAGGTCGACCCACCGCCAGTGGACCCCGCAGCGTCGACAAAGATGGTGTTGGAGAGGTACGCATCCTCCGGGATGTCATCCAACGCGGTGCGCCGACCGTAGATGTACTCAAAGGTGCGCCCGCCGACGCTCGCAGCGGGCGCTGCGGTGATGGAGGACGTACCGTTCAGGACAGTCTCAAAGACGAAAGAGATCTGGGTACGACGCGTCGAATCGTTGAAAGCATCTCCCGAGAGCGTACCGTTCTCCGACTGCATCAAACCGAAGATGTAGCGTCCGTTGGAGGCTGTGACCTGCTGCCCGGTGAAGGCATCACGGATGGAGACCAGATTCTTAGGGGTCAGAACTGACGATCCTGAGGTCTGGGCCACGGAGTGCGACCCGTACGTACCCTCGGTACCCGACAGCAAGGCAACCAACGATCCGGTGGAGATGCTGGCCGGGAGCAGCGGGTGCGACACGGCAGCGTAGTTCGCGGGTGCTGTGCCGAGCGACACGCTCAGGAAGGCGAAGTTCGACCCAGTCGCGACGTTGAGGAGGTTCAGGCTCTGCCGCCTGAACAGGAACCTCTTCTGCTCCAGGTCTGTCAGGTCGAGGTTGATGGTGTTGAGGCCACGGGCAGAGTTCGACCCGGAAGGAGCGGTGATCGGATCGTACCAGGAACCCGACACGCCTGCCCAGAGCAGCTGCCGGATCTGTGTCCTGAGCGCATTGAGGTCAGACTCGATCGAAACGGAGGTGGTCTGCAGGGACGACCCTGGTGTGAGGGCGTCGTTGTAACCTTCTGTATTGAAGATCTGTGTTGGTTGTGACAGGAACGTACGCGCCATCTTGACTCCATCATCGTCCTGGAACGATGATGTAGGTATCAGTCCCGGACTGGGTCAGTACGGGTAGGTCGCATCGATGTTGCTTCCGCTGCGGTAGTTCGTCAGCAGGGTGACCACGTGACCGGACAGGGTGTAATCGCTGTCGGAACCTTGCCTCTGTTTGACGCCATTGATGAAGAACATCAAAGCAGAGGAAGGAACTGGGCTGAATGTCAGGTTGAACGTCATGTTGGTCCCGTCGACGGCGCCTGACGGGACCTCGTTCCACTGGATCGATGCTTCCGTGCCCGAAGCGCTGATGACCAGGTCACCGTTGGGCCCCGCGTCATTGATCGAGATCCCAACGCCCGCGGCGAGCCGGCGCGCCGAGTCCGGGAAGGGACCGGTGGAACCTGAGACGACAACCCATGCCGTGCGCTGCACGTAGCCGTCCAGCTGACCGTGGGTCAGCTGCCCAATGTTCTCCAGTTCCTGGTGATCTGTTACGATCCTGTAGGCTGTCATCTGAGCTCAAATCCCTTCAGCGAGCTCAGCGTCCGCCTGTTCTGAGGGCCCTACGAACCAGGCAACGCAGCCCACCGAAGGTGAACCTGATTGACCGACCCTCAATGATCTCGTCATCATCTGTCAGCATCGGTAGGTCCACGTCATCATCAGTGGCACCCGCGACCGCCATCATGCTTCCACGGGCGGCGGCCGGAGTACCAAAGGCATCCTCATTCTCGAATTCTCTGGGTGTCACGACCGGCTCCGATCCAGGCCATAACTAGGCCCGAGAGCATCACGTCGTCTTCCCATGCGATGGGGGTGTAGAAGAAAGGAGAGCGCTCACAGCGCTTCGAAACTCCGACTTGGCCAGTTCCAGGGTTGCATGAGCCTCGCACACCCGCTGCAGTTCGGGTGACATCCGATCGTAGGAGATGAAACGCTCCTTCGGATCCGTCTGCTTGAGCTCTTCCATGGTCCGGACCATCTCTGACCAGAACTTCTGTGAGGCATCGATGTCGGATCGTAGCTCTCTGTCGCGCAGTTCGCACTTGAGCAGCAGATCACGGCTTTTACCCGCCAGCCGAGCGTCGGTCGAGCTCTGGACTGCCACCTCATCGATGAGGTGCTTGGACACGGTCACGCCATTGCCCAAGGAAACCTGCGGAGAGTTCGTCTTGACATGCAAGCCCGGTAGGACTTGCGATCCGATCCCACATGACATTGCATCCTCGTGGGGCCGGTCCAACCTCCCGGGCTCTGCGTACAGTTCCTTGGAATTGACCGTGTCCGCGGGCTTCCAGTTGCTGGGATGGTTGCAATCGCTCGTTCCCCAGTGCCTGCAGCAGTAGCCGAGGTGAGAAACGTTTTCAGCCTGCTCGGCCGTGTTCTTCTGTTCCATGCAGCTCAAGGTACAACCCGCCAGATCTCCCTGATCCACCGCTCGGCACCCGCCCTGGTCGGATGCACCCCATCGACCAACGGGATCTTTGCGGCCTGCGTATCGAAGTAGGTGCACCGTGGCACCGCGGCGCGCCTGATCACGTCATTGATGGGCCAATCCCGCCCGTGAACCTGGGTGTTGCCCACCCAAACGCAGGGAACAGAACCCAACTGAGTCAGCAACGAACCGACGGGTGGTACGGTGCTGCTGTTGTAGTGATTCGTGCCCAAGAAGATGATGATCACGTCTGGGTTTGGATGCAGCTGCAGGGCGCGCCTAGCATGGCCCGCAGCCCAGTGCTGGACAGTTGTACCATTTTGGCACTCCACGTCAACAGAATCGTGCGGGGCTCCTGCCTCATCGTTGATCGTCCGGACCAACCCGGGTAGGTCGTTCAGGATCCTGACAGCACATGCCTCACTGTCGCCCAAGATCAGGACATGTCTCGGTGAGACAGCCTGAACCTCCAGCGCTGCGTCGGGGAACTTCAACGGATCATGGTCAGCGCGTGGAACTGAACAACCCAGGAAGGCGCACAGCACCCAAGCCAGGGGTCGCATCACTTCTTCCGAAGGATGATGGGTTCTCCCTGGATCGGCTTGATCAGCTCCCAACCTGGGTGCGACACCAACCAATCATCGACCGCGGGTTTGACCCCGTGTTTTTCGGTGTCAACCGGCTTGGTGACAGAGGTCACGTCCTGGTACCCTTCCCTCTCAGAGTACCAGAGGTCCCGCTCTGACCAACGTCCGTCGTAGTCATCGATGACAACCAACGTGTGCGGGTGGCACAGATCCTCAAGCGAGGACAGTTCGTTGGAGACGGTGTGGTAGTTGTGATCACCGTCCAGCATGATCACATCGAACTTCATACCGGTCTTGACCAGCTCGGGCAGCGCCTGCAAGCTGTTTCCTTGGATGCAGGCCACCTCCTGCCCAGCCTGCAGGTCAAGGTTGTTGAGGATCAGCCTGACCTGTTCCTGGACCAGCACGTCAACCCCCAGGACGACGAACCCGGCCCGGGTACGGGCCAGGAACGCAACTAGCGGGATCAGTGTCGTGCCCCGATCGATGCCCACCTCCAGGACGGAGACAGATCGATCCTTGGGTAGGCCGTGAAGTTCATGCTTGATCAGGGGCAAGTATCCCACGTAGCTCATCCTAGAATTCTCCGTTATGTTGGTCGGTTCAGCCGCCGGCGAGCAGGACCTGGATCGTGGTCTCCACCCGGGCACGAAGCTCGTCGGGCAATGCCGACATCAGGACATACGTCTCACCCCTGAGGCCCGATGCGGGCACCCCCTCGCTGATCGAGGTGTCATTTGGGATACCCAGACGAAGTGTCAGCGGTGCGCTGCCGCCGACGACAGAAATGATGGGCTGGTATGGATTGATTCTCTGCATCAGGTGCTCCGTTCTTCCTTCGGTTTCTCCGCCAACAACCGTTCGAGCTCCTTGCTCAGGAGCTTGGCATCACCGCCGACGACTGCGTTGGCCATGACACGTTCCAGGAACTCAGCGTAACGCCGGTCCCATTCCTCACGGGTTTCCTTCTGCAGGTTTGCCTTGAGACGTGCCTGCTTTGCCTGCTGGCTCTTCGTCTGCAAGATCAATCCTTGAGCAGGCGACGACCCTCGGTCAGGGCCTCCGTCAGCTTCAGGTGCTGAGCCTTGAGGCGGTTACGTTGGATGTCGAGCGCCATGATCACGCTCGCAGGTTTTCCCTGAGCCTGAGCATCTCGGTACTCGTCATCCAGCTTCTGGATCTCCAACAGCAGGTTCTCGGTCGTCGCTGACATGCCAAGGATCCTACCTCACGGTAGGATGATTGATCAATCTAACGCCAGTTCTCTCTGTGATTTCTTCAGACGCTTTAGCGTTGAGTACGACACTCCGTGTTCCTTCATCAGGTCCACCAACGGTGTGTTGACGATCGCTTGTAATAGTTCTGAGCTCGGTTCGAACTTCGTGGAAGCTGAAATCTTCGATCGTGTCTCTGTTGAAGGTTGACGACGATGTGAACATGCATCAGAACATGTTGTCCGAACATGGTACCTCCTGTTCTGAGAGAACTCAACCTTGAAAGAGGTGCCGCAATGGCACGTTCGAACCTCGACAACCTCATCCTTCGCACCCAACCGACGCTCATGAGCGATGGGCCAGCATTTCCGGAGCTTGTCTCGGGTTTCAGGTCCTAGAACCCGACCGACGCAGTGGGTGTTACCCTTCAGAGCTTCGGAGAGTGTTTGACGGGCTGCATCTGTCATTCCTCTTCCGCACGGATCAATGTTGTAACCCTTGTTTGAGTTCATGGAATCCAGCTCGGAGATCCAGAACCTTTCTCGATCATCAATCGTTGAGTCTGAGCACTCTTCAATGATTTCGAAAATGAAGTTCTCAACACCGTGCTTTCGCATTGAACGATAAAGAGGATATTCCACTCTCGTGTCTTTCGACGCGTAAAGATGACCCGCCTTACGTTGAGCGAAGTTGTAGGTCTGCCCTACGTAAACTTTACCATTCACCTGATTGGTGATCTTGTAGATGTACCGCATGAACAACCTTACTACATGTTCACATGATATATCGTGCGAGTGGAGCAGCCGGGAATTGAACCCGGGTCCGCAGCGCGTCTTCCGATCACTTCTTCACAAGCTTGGCCCCTTTTGCTGCTCGGCCCAGGGACAGGCCTAGAGGACGAATTTCACGTCTTTATCCCCAATGACGGTGCCTGTACGCCGGTCACCTGACGTTTTCCGACCCAGGACGCTCGGTCGCGCGCTCAGCATTCTGTTCCGAGGTCGCTGAGGACCCGATCCGTCACGCCGCGAGGCGGAGCGGAAGTGCGCCGTTGTCGTTGGCAGCTATACGTCACTTGGGTTTTTAGACCGGACCCTCGTGCACCGGTGCTTGCAGTGAAAGGCTTCAGAACCACGTCGAAACCTGTCTGCCCCGAAATCTTCCGGGAGAACTAGCATTAGGTTGTCAATGACCGGGTGACCATCCTTAAGTACCACACCGTTGGGCGTTGTTTCACAGGCTCCGCATTGGGAAGTGCGGATGCCGCGGCGTGCGCAGGGGCCGCGGCTTCGGTTGCAGCGGAGGAATCGGCGGATCGTTGAGATCGATCTCACCGCACGGCGAGCTCGTCAGGGCCGCGATCCTTTCATCCTCACGTTGGGCGAAGGAATTGAACCTCTCCCGCTCCGCACCGTGTGCCGCTGCATCGAGCTCTGACAGCAGCAGGGCCTGCAACCGACCGTTGACCCGAACGAGGGCGGGGCGGCCCGGGATGGCGTTACCGTCAAGGGATCGTTGCAGGAGTCCGAAGATGGTCAGGGCCTCAGCTGCAGAAAGTTCGAGCTTCACTTGACACCGACCTTCCTGATCTTCCGAGCTGGAAGGATCAACTTTCGCCATTCTTGGGTGAATTTCACACCCGTGAGGGTCCTGTTCGTACCATTCTCCCCCACGATGAACAGCCGATCAACGCCTTCCCGGTGGAGTGACACGACCGGGCCGATCTCAGCAAATCCATCAACGATGAGGTCAATGCCCTTGTTCGGCAAACGCACGTCGAACTCAGCAGAACCCTGGTCGGTCCTGATGCGCTTCAGCCTGACAAGGTCGACGGTGGGCAATGAGTGTCCCGTCGATCCGACCTTGAGATCGGGTCCATCGATGAGGAATTTCTCGGCGCGCAGGAGGAACCGCGTCAGGATCCGCTCCTTGGTCGAGGAACCCTCATCGATACGATCATCAACGTGGTTCGCCAGCAGCTTCACCAGCTCCAGCGCTTCGGATCGGGAGACCCTCACGGTCAGTTGCCCCGTGACTCGAAGTGCTTCTTCAGGACCCGGTACAGGGTCCGTGCCTGGTAGCCCGTCAGCTCAAGGTCGGCCAGGCCCGCATGGTCGGGATCGAGACCGCGGTCGCGACCGAAGAGGTCGATGAAGACGCGGGTCCGATGGCTGCTGGTGTTGGTCGACGCGGCGACGTCGAACCCGGCACGACGACCGAGGGTTTCAGTCCTGATGTTGCCTCGGGAATCGCGCCGGGTCTTGATGTTCGCGTTACGGTTGAAGCTCTTCATGTTCAGTTTCCTCCGGGTCGATGCGTTCTGCATGACCGACAGATCGAACCGTACACATCATCGAACGCGTGTACAAGTGCCCAAGCCGCCCCGACAATTCGTCCCAGAAGTCAGCTGGACTCTGTTGCCAAGGGCACGCGATTATTCTGGTAGACTGCGGTAGCCGTCAGCGTGACAGCTCATGCTCAACCTCGAGCATGGTGGGAACCTCTGTGGGGGCGAGCTCCACCGTGACATCATCCACGACCTCTTCCCCTCCGCGGGCGACCAGGAACCATGAATCTTCCATCCGCTGGCGGCGGCGATGATCACGGAGCTGCTCATGGCTCCACGGCTGGCGGTGGTCCAACTTCAGGTCTTCGATCTCATAGATGACAGGTCGCGGTGCAGGCATGGTCTATGTATTCGTCCGGTTCAAGGTTCCTCGAACTCAACAGGGATCTCCCCGTCCCACTCCTCTGGCTCCACCTCGTCGAACGTGAGGTCAGCCTCCACCTCACCCGGTTCCTCATCGAAAACGGGCACGTACGGGGTGCGCATCTGGCCACGGGTGGGCTCTGAGACGCCGAGCTTCATCTGGTTCAGCTCTTCACGGAGGAAGGAACGCAGGGTTGAAATTCGAATTTTCATGCTGCTAACTATCCTGCGTACCCGCCCTCAAGAGCCACTTCTGTTGGATCCGTTCCTTGCCAGAATGGCTGGGCCACAGACGTCCGACCAACGTCATCCGGATGGGCGCCAACGACCAGACCTCGCCCGTCACCTGAGGGTCGTCGCTGATGATGCCATTGACCACCCGAGCGTGCTCTTCGTCCGTCGGCTCAACGTTATTGTCCTCAGCGTAACGAGCAAACGACCAATCAGGACCCCATGGATTGCGTGACGAACCCAGGTCGATCCCGGTGGTCGGGGTCATGATCCGAGAACCCGATCGGGCTGCGTAGACGAACATCTCGGCCTGCCCGAAGCTCGACGGTTCGTCCGAACCGAACTTGCCCATGACGGCCTTGGCAACGCTGGTCGCGAGACAGACACGCGGTGTCGTGAAGTCCTCTGCGTCGGTGTGGGCGGTCCACGTCGGTATCCGTGGCTCCAGGACGAGCTGGTTGCCCCTGTCATTCGGGGTGATGTGGAAGTAGCGCCAACCACCAACCGGATCGGTGAGAGTTTCAACGATCAGCTGCCTGAGCCGGTGCACCGTCATCTTCAGCATCATGGCTAAGTATGACAGACCAGCTCGATGAGTTCATGCAATGGACGCAACCTCTCGCTCGGAACGAGACGGTAGCCTCCCATGTCGATGAAGGCAGGATCGTTCAAATCGCTCAAGATCCAGCCCAAGCAGCTGAACGTTATGTCCCGAGGCGCATCGAATTCTTCAAGGAATGCAGGCAATTCAGGTCGAAGGCCGATCAGAATGACCCCCGGATGCAAGGTTGTCACAGTGATACCTGGGTTGTTCCGGGTCGATGGTTTCGGCACCTTCACATCAAGCATGTAGTCACCCAACTTGATGTCGTACTCCCACTCTCTGCCCAATTGGGCACCGGTGATCGAACGTTTGACATGTCGTAGAGCATCAACATGAGCAACCTGTCCGAAGAAGCGCCCGAGCGCGAGCTCGCTTCGGTTGGGCACGTAGAACTGAGCGTAATTCTTGCCTCGTTGCTTCATTGCCAAGGCGGCAAGGTGACTCACTTCATGATCTTCCGACATGGGACTGACGAGCCTGCACAGCATCCTGTCATACTACTGTTCAACGAACCGCAGGTCAAGCTTCAGAAACGACGAAAGGGCCCGATTGGGCCCATTTCTTCGTGCCTACCGCTTTCGGCGGTGGCTCAGAACATCAGATGATGTTCATGTCGAGGCAGGTGACCGTACCGTAGAAGTCGGAGCGAACCATCTTCTTGCCGTACCGGGTCATCACACCCTTTCGAGGCGTGAAATCCTCAGGAGCGAAGATCGTCGGGGTGACGATCAGGGGAACGTACGGGGAGTACACGTAGCCCGTCTCGAGGTAGCTGCCGCCCTTGTAGCCGACCAGGATCTTGTTCCTTGCGAAGTAAGGATCCTTGTAGACCGTGAACCGGTTGCTCAGGGTACCGATCGCCTCGGCGCCGACCGTGAAGGGCGAACCCACCTGGCCCTCGCCGTCGATCGAGAACTTCGGCTTGTAGAGGACAGAGCTCTCCAGGATCGTGGCAACGTCGGGGGACGTGACCATGAAGTTGGCGGAGCCACGCAGCGTCTTCCGGTGGATGGTGTTGGCGCAATCGATGATGGTCTCGATCAGCGTCTCGTACCACTCACGGACCGTGCCGGTGAACTGCGGACCGATGCTGAGCGAGGTCGCCAGGTTGATGGGCGAACCTGTCAACTTGTTGACGAACTTGCCAGGAGCACGGCTCCAGTACATGTTGGCACCGTTGGCCTGGGTGACCAGGTCGTTCAGGATCTCGCGGTCGATCTCCAGGGCGATCTGCTCAGACAGGATGCCGGTCAGCTCGACCTCAGCGTCCATCGAGTGGTACGCATTGAGGTCCTGTGCCATTTCAGGCGACCACCGAGCACGCAGCTTCCGGGTTGTCGCGGTGATCGAGATGGACTCGATCTTGATGTCGATCTCGGGGATCGCCGGTGAAGGCGTGGCACCGAAGTCGGACTCGAAGGATGGGATCGTCAGGGTGGCACCGGTGCTGTCGCCCTGGACCAATCCGTCTGCGATCGCCATCGACACCTTCTGAACTGCGGTGCCCAGGGCCGGAGCCGTGCCGCCGTCGGTCAGACGAAGGACGAACTGGACGTGGTCGCCGTTCATCGGTGACGGGGTGAAGGTACCGCCCGTCAGGAGGTTGCCGCCGGCCGTGTAGGTCGGAGCAACGAAGAAGCCACGCTTGTTGAGCCGGCGCAGGTTCAGGATGCCCTTACCGCTCTGGTAGGAGGTGCCCCACTCGACCGCGCCGTTCGCGGTTGCAACACCGTACAGCGAGATCTGCTCGACCGACAGGAAGTCACCGTTCGGGATGCCCGCCTGGATCGAAGCGACCGGGATGTGGACGAAGACCACGTCCAGGAGGCTGTTCTGCAGGTCGACATCGATCTGAGGATCGAAGCCCAGCAGCCGGGCGTTGGTGCCCGAGAAGTCCGTGGTGGATGCGACCGTTCCGGACACGAAGGTTCCGTTGGGACCGCTGAAGGCACCGACCGCGAGGTTCGATCCGGAGATCGTCTCGTTGTTCTGGTGCACCCGGGTGAACCCGACGTTGACCAGGTCGTACATGCCGCCCGTCGCCAAGGATCCGCTCTGGATTCCCTTGCCCGTCGGGTTGTTGTAGATTGACTGGCCGCGCTGGTAGGTTTCAGCCGTGGCGGAGTTCGAGAGACCGACACCTGCGTTACCGCCGACATTGCTGCCGTAGGTGTAATCCAGGTAGAAGATCAGACCAGACGGGAGGCTCATCGGTTGGATCGAGACAAGCTCGTTCGCAACCAAACCACCGAACACCCTGCGGACGATCGGGAAGGCGATGTTCGAGAAACCCTGGATCTGACCGCTCGAGCCGACGTTGCCGCCGCCAGTGGACAGAGCGTTGGATTCCTTGAGGACCTGCGCTGCCTGGTTCTCCAGGAGCTGGGCCATGGTCTCTCGCTTGAAACCATCGAGTCCACGAAGCAAGCCGGTGCGGCTCCACTTCTCAACCAGTCGAGCGCGTTCCGCGCCGACATGCCGATCTTTGATGCCCGCGGCGAGCTGTTCCATCGTGAAGAACTTCATTGTGTCTCCTGCTGCTTCCTAAGTAGTTGGGAAATCTGAATCCTGACGATCACCGCTTGGTGATGCCTGCGAGCTTGGCCCACCGCTCTGCCTCGTAACCCTCGTTCAGGGTTTGGGTCGATGCAGGACGGGTCGCCCTTGAACCAGAACCGAGGACCGTGCGGTCCCTGCTCTCGTTGACGGGCTTTGCAGAGCTTGCCAAGGTGTTGGACAGGCTCTCGTAGACCAGCTTTGCCTCTCGAAGGGTCTTTGCTGAGTCGAGCTGCTTGATGACCTGCGCCTTCTGGCGGGAGGTCAGCTGCTCGTTCTGCAGGATCCGGTTCGTGTAGAGGAGCTTCGCGTTGAACAGATTCGTTTCCGTCAACTTCTTGCGGAGTTCGGTAACAACGGCCTGGTTCTCCGCGGGCCGTGCAGCACCGCTATTCGAGCGGGACTCACGCAGTTTTTGCGTCGCCTCGGCGACCAACTGCTTCATCTTCTTGGATCGGGCGAGCGATTCGTTGTAGCGCTGCGCAACCGTCCGGTACTCATTCTGAATCTGTGACAGTGAAGATCCTCGGGCCCTCTTGGCCGCGGTGCGGAGCTGGGATGCTCGAGCCTTGGCCCGCTCCTGCAGCTTCTTCTCGTGTCCCAGGCGGCGCAGGCCTTCCTGCCGGGTCACCTGGAATGACTCACCAGCATGGTCGCTCTGCTCGTTGGATGGCATCGTCTCGTCCCCGCCGTGGGCAGGAGCGTCGATCGCCTCGTCCATGTCATCTGTCTCATCCATCTGATCCTGGACCTCGTCCAGATCCTCGTCGGCCTCGCCGAGGGGCAGGGCTCCAGGCGAAGGTGACTTGTCGACGATCTCAGCTTCCGTGGGCTCGCCCTCGTCGTCGCCGCCGCCGAAGTCATCAAGGATGTTCGAACCACCGGGACCGTGTCCCCACGACTGGGGCTTGGTCTCAGACCCACCCGTACCGGTGTGGTTCTCGCGGAGACGCTGCATTCGGCTGATCTCGCTCTTGAGCATCTTCTCATCGATCTCAACGATCGTGTCATCGCTCAGTTTGAGAGCCTCCAACTGATCTCCGCTCATGTCCTGTTCTCCTTGACCACCTTGGTCATCCATTCCCAGGTCGTCGAAATCGACGGCATCATCGCCGCCCTGTGACTCGCCGCCCTCTTCGTCTTCGTCGCCCGTGATCAGGTCGACCCCGACGCTGTCAAGATCAACATCGTCAGGCAGGCCCGTCAGCTTCAGCGTGACGTCTGCTTCGTTCATCCGCCTCTTGTTGGTCTTGTTCGACATCGTCGTTGGCTCCTGAAGTTTGTTGAGGACCTTAAAGCTGGCCTCCAGCACTGCCTCGTATGAATTCTTCTTTGCAGGGTCAGTTGCCTGTTCCTGCACGTGAGCATACATATCTTCAACACGGGAAATCATCCGAGCGATTTGATCTCGGTACCTACCCGTTTTCCGCACGACAGCGGATGCTGCCTTGAAGGGTGCGATCTGCTCGTTCAGTTTCCTGATCTCGCTCTCAAGGGTGAGGCTACGATCGGACGAACCGGCAACTGAGCTGAGAGCATCGATTGACTCGATATTGATCTCAAAAACTTCGTCGTCGTCCATCGCCGGCTCACCGAACATCGGAGCAGGCACAGCTGCTCCGGCGTCATCGCAGCACAGACCGTCCAGGTCCAACGTCACCTTGCCGTCAAGGTCGGGTGCGCTCATGGCAGCGGCCGGACCTGCGTTGGTGATGTCCACTGCAACTGCCGGATCGGCCGCTGTCAGATCCGTGATCAGCTCTCCTTCGACCGGTGGTGCACCGGGTTCCCCCATCTCTTCATCCTCAAACCCACCTTCGTTCAGCAGGGCCTGATCGATGAACTCACGAATTCGAGGGGTCACAGCTTCCAGGACAGCGCGTGTTGCGTTGCCCTCAGCCACTTGCTTGACCTTCTTGACGTCGGCCAGAGCCTCATCGTAGAGCTGCTTGGACATGCTTTCTCCGTGAACCCTTGACCTAAGTATCGAGGAATCCTCCCAAGTGTGGGAGGTGCTCAACCATTACCACCAGAATCGCCCAATTTCTGGGGGACTCCGATTTGAGTGCTGTTGTAGACCTTCGGGCTCGCATTGCTGGGATCGATCAGATCCTGACCGCTCGGATCCTCCTTTGTGCCCATGGCCTGGGTTTGCGCCACATCAACATCAGCAGGAGCGGAGTTCAACGGCTGCCCAGTAGAAGGATCGGGTGACCGGATGTCTGGGATGTACGGCGAGGCAGGGTCGCCCGCCTTCGACCAGGCAACGCTTGGGATGACAGGAGAGTCACCGTAGCCAAGCCGAACGCCGGTGGGGAACATGCCCATGTCGCCCTGTTGGATCCCGTTGGCCGGAAGCAACCCGCCGACGCCTGATGCATCGACGTTGGCAATCGCGTTCGCTTTCACGACATTCTGTGCATCAACTTCCTTACCTGCGGTAAGGGCAGCCTGCAGCGCCTGCATCGTAGGGTAATCAGAAGACGCTGGGAAGAGCTTCGACAGCAGCTTGTGAGCGTCGGTGGCGACGCCTCCCACGTATGTTGTGTACTTCCCCAGCAATCCCATGGATCTACCCAGTACCTTTCAGATCACCCGAGCGATGACGAGCTTCCGAGCACCCTCTGACAGGGACTGTCGGACCTTCGATAGACGACGGACGAGGCGAGCCTCCTCCATCTTCATAGCCTTCATGATGTCGATGTGCTTGTCAAGGGTGTCTGCGAACTCGTCGGCCTCGACCTCGTCGGTCTCACCGGCTCGATCCTCGACGCGCTCTTCCTTACCGAAGCCCTTCTTGACCTCGGCCTCCACGATGCTCCTCAGCATTTGGGGGGACAGCTTGACAGCCTGCTTCTTGTTTCGGTTCATCTCGACATCTCTCCTGTGGGTGACCTGCGTCTAAATACCATCATCACCAATGTTACGCAGCTTTCTTAGCTGACATGAACGCGAGATCAGCCCAATGGTTGGAGGCTTCACCAAAAACCTCGTTCGGATCCCCAGAGAACTGTTCCTGACCGGCGCCCGGGCTGTGGGGAGTGTGACCCATAGGAGCAGCTCCCATCCGATCCCCGTTGGCGAGCTGCGTGGGCAGCGTGGTTCGAGCGGTATCAGCAAAGATATCAGCCATGATAGGGTTGCCACCCGACTCGAGCTTGATCGCCTCCTTCAAGCTGGCGCTGGCCCGTCCGGAACCGAGTGGAGTGTCCAACCTCGGATCGAACGCAGCTGCACGTGGGCGTGTACGTTGCTCGCCCGTGATCCTTGAATGGCTGACGGACGCAGCGGGAGCCATGCTACCGAGACCCTCGCTCAGGATCTCTACCATGATTTCCTTGATGATGGCTTTCAGCTGAACACGTGAGGTTTTCATCTAGCTCTAGATAGGCTCTTCATTGTCAGCTTACGTGACAAGGATCCGACTTTGTCGACAGACCGTTCATTAGACACACAGATTGACCCAGGATTAACCGTCGATCGGTCGACGGTGGAATTCAAACGGCTCTGGGATCAATTGTCAAGAACGTCGTTGAAGATGAAAATCATCCGACCCCCGGGAACCCGGCGGTACCATCGTCCAGGGTGCCTGAGAGCTGGGGCATATTGCGGGTCAGGATGGTCGTCAGACCGACTGACAGGTTGAACGCGCCTCCAGATGCGCTCTCGCCCTGGACGAACACTGATTTGACGCGCCACTCGAACTGGAGGGTTGCGAGTGGTGGCACGATCACCTTGTTGCTTGTCTTGGTGATCCCGTTCCGGGTGAACCCGATCGACATGGTCTTGGTCGAATCCAGGTTGGTGACGGAGACGAACCGGGTCACGAACGCGAACGGGTACTCGGTCGGCGAACCCGCGGCAGGAGCAACGGATGACGTCACCCACGGCAGGGCAGCTGACTGGAATTCCCCCGCGTAACCGAAGCCACCTTGTGCATTATCCAACGGCATTGTAGATCCTTGTCAAGTGAAGGGAACCCTTCAACGATCGGTCTTGGTTGAGAACAGGATCTCGTTCAGGACCCTGTCGATCCTGTCAGACTTCTTCAGGATCCTTCTCAGTTCGTCCGGGTGCAGTTCCTTGCCTTCCGGGATCATGAAGGCACCCGGAGTGCTCGGTTCTGAGACCATGTCCCAGCAGATGAGCTGGAAGTCGTCCTGGACCACGTAGTACTCACCCTGCTTTCGGGTCGACCCTACTCCCCGGCTGCTGATTCCCAGCTTGATGTTCGATTCCACCAGGCCCCTGAGGATAGCACCGGAAGGCGTCTTGTCCAGGACCTCGATGGAACCGATCACAGTTCCATCCTCGATGTAGGCCTCCCTGATGACATGCGACACGTTCTTCAGGTTGACCACGCTGGAGTCTGGGTGATCGAGCTCCCCCACAGCCCTGTTCTCGATGATGAACTTCTGGTAGTTCCTCACCTCACGTTCCAGGATGTTGAACGGGTAGATCCTGCCGTTCTGGTTGAGGGTGTCCGCCTTCTGCAGGATGCCCTTCATCATGATCTTTTGCCCGCCTGGGACCTCGACCTGCTGCCCGTTCACCTCCTTGAGGATCGGAGGAAGTTCGATCTTTTCGACCTTGTAATCAAAGACATCGTACGTCTCGAGGCGGCGCAGGTTGCTTGAATCGTTCATCATTCCTCCGAACCGATCGTAGAGCTGAGTTGGGTGTACAGCATGAAACGTGTCACCGTCTCATCGTCAACCTTTTCCAAGGTCTCGGTGTTGAGACGTGCTGCAACGTCATCAAGCTTGTTGACGAGTGATTCGCTCATGTCGGGAGTTCCCTTGTACGAGCAGATCTCCTTGAGCAACCTGTCCTTGATCTCTGCGAGCTTCAACCTGATCGATGAAGGATCTGAGTTCGCAGTAGAGAACGCGAAGGCCCTGATCAACCCACGCTGCTCGTCTGACATGATGCCGGAGTACTTCTCGTTCAGCTTCCGCATCATCACCTTCATCAGCAACCGACTCTCACCGGGTGATTCTTCGGGCAGCACGATCTCCGATTCAGCGACCTTCTCCAGGACCAACCAGCTGGTGAGCTGATCCTCGTACTGGGCCATCCGTCCCAGGTCGCAATCATCAGACCTCCAGTCGTTGATCAGGGTCTGAATGGTCGCCAGCGTTCGGTACTCCTTGACAGGCTGATCAAAGAAGTCGTTGTCTCCCATGACCTTGTTGATGTTGCTGATCAACAGCGATTTTTCGCGATCGAGCTCCCTAACATCATGGGATCGCGCCGCGCGTTTTGCTTCCTGCATGATGGAGGCGGCGACGGACGGGTTCGACACCGTCGTCCTGAGCAGTGAGTTGATCAGCCGGTACTCCTTGTGGAGCTGGGTGCCGACCTTGAAGTGGCGCTTGATCAGCTTCAGAGCGTGGTTGGCCCGCTTGCTGTCTCCCGCAATCAGAGCACGTGAGATCGACTGCGCAAGGAATTCCATCAGCAGGCCTGAATTCCTCTTCTTGTGGTGAACTTTTGGCATACTCAGGCCTCACTCATCGTCTGTAAGTAGCGTGTCAGCAGGTTCGTCTTGATCATTTTCGATCCCTTCGGCCAGCTGGTCGTCCGGGAGCTCGACGTCATCAATTTCATCCTGAACATCCCTGCCCTCGACGAGAACTCCGTCGCCGCTGGTGTCAATATTGAAACTGTGTGACATCCGGCGCAGGGTTGAGACAATGTCAAGCGGCAACCTGTTCGGCCGGAATGTCTGCTGCCGTTTGGCCTCGCCGAACGGGTTGCTGACCGCCGACCTGATCCAGTCTGAATCGAACGGGTCTTGCATGGACGGACTGTCATTCGACGTCATCTTCCTGAAATCAGGCATGTGCGTCTTGCTAGCTCCGTGCGTACGGTGACGGCTCCGGTTGTAGAGGACCCTATCGAGCTGGTTGGCCACCTTGACGGGTTTGTCCTGGATGTTCCTGAGCTTCAACGAGAACTCCTCGTCGTCGGCTGGATCATCGCCACCCGTCAGGAGATGCTGGGTAGGATCCGTCTCTTCAACTGGTTTTTCGCCTGCGTTCTCCTCTCCTGATGTTGATTTCGTTGCTGACCCTCCCGAATCGGCTGCAGGCGTTTGATCCCCGGTGTCGGGTGCACCACCCAGGTCGTCACCACCATCTCCGAACGGATTGTCACCGCCGCCCAGATCACCGCCTCCTCCACCCGCCTGTTCAATGGTCACATCGACCAACTTCTCCTTGAGCCTGTTGTCGTCAACCTGCCTGATCTGTTCATCATTGAGGCCCATGATCTCCTTCCTGATGAACTGCTTATCAAGCATGCCCTCAGGTGAGGAGCCTGCGATCTCAAAGCGGGCTCGCCACAGTTCCAGCTTCTGTTGCTGGGCGACGGTGGATGGGTTGCTGAGGCGCAGGGTGAAATTCTGCAGATCTTCATCATCGTACCCATGCGAATACAGGTGGATGATGGCGAGCTTGTTGAGCTCAGCGAGCATGACCTTCTGGATCACGTTAATGGTCCGTGAGAACCTGATGTCCTCCTGAGCAAGCGTTGCCTTGCTGGACAGCATCTCATCGTACCCAAGGTAGGCTCGTGGAATCTTCAACGCGGCGAACAATTTCTTCTGGATGTACGCGACATCCTCGACGGCAGCCGTGTTCTGACCGCCCGCCAGCGTATCGATCTTTGTGCCCGATTCGCCACCACGGACTGGGATGAAGTAGTCCTCCTCAACGCTCAGAGGATTGTACCGAAGATCCACCCGACCGGTCGTCTTGTCTGCGACAGGAGCTGTGCGAAGGTTGGCACGCTGTTGCTCGATGTACTGTGGCACCTCGGAGGGTGGGAGGTTCGCAACATCGATGTAGAAGACTCGGCGTTCAGGCGCGCGGACGACCCGGTACACGAGCATCGCATCTTCGATCAGGATCAGTTGGCGCCAGATGCGACGAGCGGGTTCAATGACAGACGAACCGTAGGGCAAGAACATATCGTTGCCCAGCAGACGGAAGTGCGTGACCTCCCAGTTCTCCAGGGTTCGATTGCCGAGGGTTACCCACCTGTACCTGACCGCGAACGGATCGTCACGGTCGTAGTTCTCTTCGCGCTCGACCTCATTGACAGGGATCGGGAACGCGTTGACAACTCCGTACTCTGGTGACACGTCGTTGTAGAGGAAGAAGTCGCCGTACTTGACCAGATTTCGGGCCCATGAACGCAGGTTGAACTCAACGTTGAGGACATTGTAGAAGAGGTCCTCCAGCAGCTCACGGATGCGCTCATTGTCAGAGTAGACGTGGAGACACCTACCCTTGTCGTCGGCAGCAACCGTTTCATCAGCATAGATGTCCATCGCCGCGGCGATCTCGGGGGTGTACTCCATCTCTTGGAAATCCTGATACCGCATCAGGCGTTCTGAGAGGTTGTACGCGTTGCTGGTGATGGTTGCGTATGTCGGAGACAGCGATTTCTGAAACAGCAAGGTCCCGGAGCTCTTGGTCTTGTCGGCCATTGCCAACGTGGTGTCCAGTGCTCGGATCTTCCGTTTGACGACGGGCCCGCTCCTAAAAAGCCGGGTCAACCTCCTGAAGAGGCTCTTTGATTCTTTTTTTGCCATCTACGATCGCCCCTTCATTCGGTCGGGGCCTCCCTATCGCATCCTAACCTACAGGATCTACGATGCGTAGTCTCAATCCTTGCTGACGGCCTTCAGGGACACCTTCTGCGGTTCCTTCTTGGGCAGCGGCACGTACGACCCAGGACTGCTGACCATGTTCTCCAGCACCTTCTCAAGCTCCGCAAGGTGTGGGGTGGTCGCATTGACTGCGGCATGGGGTGCCTTCTCCTTGAAGGCCTCCACAGCCGCCAGCAGCTTGCTGGCCACTCCGACCACAGAGTTGATGCTCTTGTGATCGACCGATTCTGCCAACGCAGCCGCTTCCTCTGCGATGATGCGCTGCAGGTTCTTCCTGGAGATCTTGACTGTGGTCATCTGGTTTCCCTTCGGGTAAGTAGGCATCAACCCATCAACCAGCTGAAGTCTCCCACGTCACGCAGGAACGGATTGGTCCGCTGGACCTGGGAGGCTTCCTTGGGCCGGAAGACGCTCTCGTTGTAGCCCCTGATGTTAGGGTTGATCAGCGGTTGAGCCTCGTTGATGTTCCCGGGCATCTGCTCGTTCCGATGAAGGCGGGTCGCTTCCAACATGGCGTACGCCATGAGCTTGGCCTGTTCGCTGATCCCTTCCCCACCTTCGATCAACCAGCAACCGATCGCCAGGCTCATGATCAGATCGTCGTGGCTATCCTTGCCCGCTGACGGTTTGTTTCCGTTCCACACGAAGGCCTGAAGTTGGTTGTACAGCCTCTCTGAGTACACGCTCAGTGCCTTGTTCCTGATCAGTTCTTCCAACTTTGCGAGGATCTGCACCCTTGATTTCTGGTTGGTCGGGAACCCAGGAAGCTCGTTGGGATCTGTTGGGATGTAGTTGAAAGGATCGCCCTTGTTCTTGTCGTAGTACAGCTTCTTGTACGAGTGCACATCTCGAAGCTTGGTGTTGACGAAGTACCCGAAGGTGTTGTTCTCAGGCACAAGCAGGGCACCGTTGTACCGCTGTCCCCATTCTGCAAGCATGTCTGCAAGCTTCTCGGGTGGCACCTTGCCCATGTACTCGGCCACCACCTCGCACGTGCTAGCATCGATGACATGGAACGCAGAGTAGTCGGCAGCATCACCACGGGCAACGTCAGCAGACACCACGTATGTGTGCCCTGCGTTCGGGTGTTCCCAGATCCAGATGTTCCTGTCGTGACCCTGCTTGTCGATCGGTTCCTGGATCTTTGTTCGAAGATCCTCAAGGTCGCTCGGTTGCAGGAAGGTATCACCTGATGATATGAAGTCGCAGAGGTACTCCTGGCTGGCCCGTTTCCGGGACAAGGACTTCGTTTCCTTGACGAACCAGGCATCATCGTGCTCGGGATGGACGGTCCAGGGCAGTTTGATGCAGTTGAAATCGTTCTGCCCGGCCTGTGCTTGGGTCCACAGACGGTAGTACTGCCCACCGACACCCTTGGGCGTGGACAAAACGATGCAGTCTCCTCCGGTGGAGATGGTCGGAGCCAGACCTGTCCAGATCTCATCGAAATTGTGGATGATGGCAGCCTCATCGACCACCAGCAGCGACAGGGCTTCAGAACGACCAGCATCGTCAGAAGTTGGCACAGCAACGATCTGCGATCCGTTATCGAACGAAACTGCCTGCTTCGTCGGTTCGAACTTGGTGAGCAAGAGCCAGGGCGGCAGGCCCAACAGGGCAACCTTGACCTTCTTGATCATGTTCATCGCCGTGGGCAGCTTGGTGGCGATGATCAGAATGTTCTTGTCCTTGTGAAAGATCGCCATCCAGGTGACGTACGCGGCGCACAGGGTGGACAGGCCCAGCTGCCGAGATTTCAGGATGATGTTGTGACGATTGTCCTTGAACTGCTGGACACAATCATCCTGGAATGGGTACGTTTCGAAGGGGATGGTGCCGCGCGTCGGGTGCTGGATCTTGACGTAGTTCTTGATGAAATAGACAGGATCTTTGCCGCACTTGATGATCTCTTCAACCTGCTGGGCACGGCTGAGGAGGTTGGTCGGTTTGTTCCGCATCTCAACCGATCTCGTAGACGGTACGGCGGCGGAAGTACGCTGTGCGGCGCGGGTTGTGCACCGCGAAGTTGATGATCTCCAGGCTGTCCGTCGTGCTCACCTGCTTGGAGCTCAACGATTCGCCAGAAAGTTCACGGTAGTTGGCCTTGACCGCCTTCAAGACCTCGGCTGTGATTGATTCGGACTCCTCTGAGTACCGGCGCTTCATCTCAATCATCTGCCGCTCGGTACCGAAGTTGACCACGGCCTGGTAGGAGGCCAGCAATCGATCGGGACCGAGCATGCTCAGCTTGACAGAATAGCTGGCGGTTTTGGGGGTCGACGATCGACCCCACGTCGTGTCGATCGCCTGGCCCAGGGCGTTGAAATCAATGTCTGACATGTTGACGTGTCTCCACGTCTAACTATGGCAGACATCAATCGCCGTGTAGAACCAATGCTATGGGCGCTCGATCAACCTCTGCTCCGGCGATCTGCTCGGGGGTGGGTCTCCACCCGTTTGACCATGCTTCCCGACGCGGATGGGCCCACAGCATGGCGCAGCGGTAGCAACACCCAAATCCAAGGTACGATCTTTCATCATCGTCGGACCTCATCAGGTAGGTGCACAGTGGGCAAGAAAGCGGAACAGGAGGTTCGGCATCGATGGGGACGATGACAGAAAAACCCTCGGGTCGATCCTCGATCAGTCTGCCGTTCAAGTAGGGTCGAAATGCCATCTCAACCTTCGTTCACGACCCTGTCAGTGGGTTTGCTTTCGTTGAAAACAACGAGGGCATCGCTCTCGTTCTTCATCACCTCAATGACATGATCGGCCACATCTTTCACACCATCCACGTGCGTGATGACGATGATGGTTCGAAAGTACCGCTTCAATGAGATCAACAGACGATTACATGCCTCGACGGAGGCTGGATCCAACGGACCGAAGCTCTCATCGATGATGAGCATGTCGGTCTTGGGCAGGGATGATACGTTGATCAGCGCAACCCGAATCGCGATCGCAGCGATCGTCTTCTCCATCCCCGAACCCAGCTCGATGATCCGTCGACTGTCACCGTAGTCGATGTAGATCTCCATGGAATCGCTGTCGTCATCCTGCTCCAGTTCAACAGTGAAGTTAACGATCCCGCTCAGGATCTTAGCAACCTCTGAGTTGATGACTGGCAGTTGGGAGGAGACGATCATGCTCGGAACCCCCTTGCGGGAGAAAGCCTGAGCAATCAGTTCATGTACCTTCATCAGGTGCAGCACCTCGGCACGGCGATCTTTCTCAGAATCGAGCTTGACCATGTCGGAGGTGTACCGCCCGACCGAGGCAGCAAGTTCCAATCGATCAGCGTTGAGGTCTTTGGTGAGCTGCTGGACTTCATTCAAGGAGTTCCGGATGGTGACAGCCTCTACGTTTTCATCATTCTTGAGTGCCTCCTCCAGACCAGCCAGCAGCTTCTGAGCATCAACCAGCTTGGTCTGCTCTGGCTCCAGCCCCCGCTCCTTACGATCGATGGAAACGAGAAGTTGGCTCAGCTCGCCCTGCAGTGATACTCGACGAGCAGCCAACTTCTCGAGCTTGTCGATACGGCCTCGGAGATCTTCCTTCTTCAACTCTTCCAGCTGTTCGCCGGCCTTCTGCAGCTTACCGTGTGCCTTGGTTACCCGAACCCTCTGAGGATCGACCTTCTCACGTTGCTTGAATGCATCCTTGATGAACTTGCACCCAGGGAAGGTATCACCGCACGGAACCTCCTCAAGGATCTTGAGGGCGCGTTCCTTCTGTTTCAAGGAATCAGCTTCCCGTTCGTGCAGCAGGTTCAAGGTTTCGTAGGTCGACTCCAGGTTGATGAGAACCTCGAGCTTCTTCTTCAGTTCATCAAGATCGTTGGATCGGAACACGCTGTCGAGCTTGGACAGTTTTTCCTCCCGATCAGAGCGATCTGCCTGAGCGTCTGAAAGCTCAGTCTCAAGATCGGAGACTGTCTGCTGCAGCGTCTCGATCCATTTTCGCTGTTGAACAACCTGACTTTGCGTGACGGGACTGAAATCCTTGAACACATCGAGCTGCCTACGCAGGTCATTCAACCGGAGGTTCGCGTCGTTGAGTTGGTGATCCTTTGTCTCGATCTGGGCACGCAGTTCTGCCAGCTTCTTGGCACAGTCATCGATCAGGGTACGGTAGTCCTTGTCGGGTAGGGCACGCAGTGAACCCTTGCCGAGGTTGACATCGACCTTTGCCTGCTCGAACATCCGGTCGAAGATGTCGAGATCGAGGAACCTAGACAGATCCTTGCGTCGTTTTGTGGTGCCCTGGTTGATGAACATCTTCACATCATCCTGAGCAGCGACGGAGGTCATCAGGCAATCCTCTGCGGTGCCGAGCAACCCCCTGATCACCTTCTCGGTATCGTTCCGTTGTTCCCCGCCCAGATCCTCTGCCTCACCCTGCTCGTTGATCCTGAAAACGTTGAGGGAGGTACCTGCGTACACCTGCGCACGCTTGGTTTCGTACCTGACAGTCTGCCGCTCGATGACGTAGTTCACTCCTGATACGTTGACAATTGCCTTGGTGTAGCAGTGCGGATGCCGGACATTGATGACATGCAGGTTCTTGACGTTGCCACGATCGGTGGTGTTGAACAGGGCGTACATGGCAGTGCCGACGATGGACGATTTTCCGGCACGGTTCGGACCAAAGATCCCAACGATACCATGCAGCTGCTCGAAGTTGATGACATTGCCCGAACCGTACGTAAACGTATTGTCGAACTGCAGGTGCCTGAGCGACCACTTCGTGTTCCTGATGATCTCATCGTTACCGAGAGAGCTCTGCAGGTACACGCTCACCTGTTCACGGATCGCATCCCACTCTACGTCATCCAGCTTCAGATCGCGATGATAGTCCCTCAACAGCCTGACCAACACCTCCGGATTTCGCAGGTCTTCCTTGGCGAGCGTTGCGCCACCGGTGGTGGTGATCAGATCCCGACGGATCTGTTGATCGTTCTTGAACGTAACCTCCGCCGCCATCATCTCGGATCGCAACCTCGACGTCAGCTGGATGACCTCCTTCTGCGTAAGGGTATCCTTGGTGCGGATCCGGAACCTAGCCCCCCGTGGGTGCGCCAGAGCGCCAGAGACAGTTGCATCGACAGAGCCCTTCCATTCGATGGTGATGAATGGACACGGGTTCGGCAGGTCGACGAAACGTACGTCAAAACTGTCACGATCCTGGATGTCCCAGAGCAGAAACCCGTGGGTGAGATCCTCTGCGTAGTTCTGCTGGACAGTGGACCCAGGGTACCCTATCCAGGGTCGCTGTGCCTTGATCTTGATGGTGCTCACTTCTTCACCTGACGGTAGTTCTCCCAGTAGAACTCGCGAGCCTGAGCGATCGCTGTTCTCAGATCGGTCTGCCCGTTCTTCAGGATCTGCAGGACCATGTCTAGCGCCCTCTCCGGTTCCAGGTTCAACCAACAAACAAGCGCATGATCATGATCGACTTCCTTGCTCGCAAGGGCGCCGATCTGATACCGTTCTTCAGCGATGAACCTGACAAGCTCAGGATCCTTGATGCAATCCTTGCAAAGTCCGGTCATACCGACTGACGGCCAACCCGTACAATCCTTGATGAAGCAACCCGGCCAACCCATCAACCCTCCTCCCTGGACACGATCTCAGCTCCTGGGTACCTCGCAAGGTCTGACTCATCGATACTGATCGTTGATTCGCGGCCCGAGAGGTACTGCATCTTGTGGATGTCACCCAGGAAGCAGAAATCGAATTTCTTGAATGAATCCACCGTCAGGCCTTCCTCGATCAACCAATCCGTCAGAGCACCGAAGACTGGACCGTGGTAGCACGCGATGTTGACCTTGCCGGGGCTGGGTTCAACGTTCTTCCAACCTTCCTCGTCGAAGAGGCTGAAAACACACCACGTGTAACCAGGAGCGAATTCGTACACCCCGCTCTTCTTGTACAGATGAACGTTTGGATGTCCCAACGCGGCGACGATGGGTGACACGGCGTCCTGCCGCGACAGGTTGGTCAGGTTTCCATCATGGTTTCCCAGGATGAGGTGCACCTGTGCCACTGACGCCATCTCCTGCAACCACCAGCTCATCTGCTGAATGTACTCAGGAGATAGGCCGGTCGTCTTGGTGTGGAAGATGTCCCCGCCCACGAAGACATGCTCAACGTGCAGTTCCCTGGTCCGGGACACGAAGGCCTGGAACACTTCTCTGTACTCGTTGTGCCTGCTCAGGCCGCGCCAGTGGACGTCTGCAATGTGTGCGATCCTAAGCATCTGTCCTTCGGTTCACAGTACTGCGTTTGTTCGAACTGTACAAGAACGGTACTGTCGAACCCAGATGAACCTGAGCGGCACGTTCGAGCCGGGCCTTGATGTCCTGCATCCAATCGAACTTGGCCGCGTTCGATTTTGCGACCATGAAATCTGATTTCGACATAGCTCCCGGATCGTCGGGCACGTAGACGATAGAAACATCGACCGCGTATTCCTCCAACCTCTTGGCGATCAGGGGAACCTTCGATTCCCGCATGTCAGCGTCCAACGCTAGGAAGACGGGGGTGGAGTTTGCGACGATGCAGTTGAAGAGCGCCGAACCGACGCGGAGGTCGCTGCCCAACAGGGGCACAGCATTGTCACCCGCCTTGAACATGTCGAAGACGCCCTCGCACAGGGTGACGCTGCGCTTCCAGTCTACATTGATCTCGTTGAAGATGACCTTATCACGGTCACCGTCTGGCGCATCGTACCTGGGTTTCCGTCCCCGATCGATGGCACGTGCAATGAAGTGGTTCACCTCCCCTTGGGCATCGAAGGATGGAATGATCGCCCTCCGCACCCACCGTGGGTCATTGCTGACACCAATCCGGTACCGCCACAGGTCCCCCATGTCCAGTCCCCGGTCGACGAGCAGGTAGCGCTTGACAGCAAGCGCGTCCGGATCTGTTGTTCCGACGCACAGCAACCTGAAATCATCGGGCAACCTCAACCTCTCCTTGACATGCTCAACATCATCAAAGAACCGGCGCGCCTTCATGGCATCGGGCAGCACCCGATCCCTGAACTCCAGCAGCAGTTCTCGTCCGAAATGATCAGCAAGGATGGTCCACAGTGTCCTGGACCTGTACCCGCATGTCCAGCAGTGGCACGCGAGGCAAACCTGCTCCTCCTCGCCCTTCTTGTTGACGATCGTCTCATCCGTCAGGATCGACAGCTTTAGCTTCATCCTGTCCGTGGGAGCGCAGATCGGGCACCTCACGTCCACGTTCCGACCATCACGTGAGGTGCGAAACTGACCGAACACCCGATTGATGAAATTCAGCTTGTCGGACAGGCTGAGCACACCACCAAGGTACTACGGAGCCTTGTTCTTGGACTTGCGTACCTTCGGAGCGGGAACGGAGGCAGTACCCTGGACGACAGCGGCACGGGCGATCACGTAGGCATCGGTGGCGTCCCTGGACCAGTCAACCTCGGCGCCGTTCTTCTTCCTGTCCCACACAACATGCTTCAGGTCGTGTTCCTTCATGTGCTTGAAGACCTGTTCCTTCTGGGACATGCCCGCCGCGGCTGTCCTCTGCATCTTCATCCCACACAGCTTACGAGCATGTGCAGATCCGATGTACTCAGGTTCGCAGCCTAGCTGCGATCGGGCGATGTAGCTGACGATCCCATTGAAACGCATCAGCTGGGTGATGGTCTGCGCGCTCGACATCCCTGTCCGGAACCCCATCAAGGGTTCCTCCACGACCACCCGACCGATGCGCCGGGAACCTAGGGCTGCGTGGTCACCGTCCAGTTCTCGCAACCGAACTGCGACCGCATCGGCCTTCTCCCACAGGGTACCGCAGCCCTTGAACTCGATCCTGTCGAGCAGGAGGATCTGGGAACCCTGCTCGTCTGGCATCGCCTCAGAATCGACCACACAGATCCCTGTCACCGAGGTGCTGACGTCCAAACCAAGAACGATGGTCATGGTGGATGGTGGTCCCCGATTGACCCACGTAAACTCGCTCAGAGCAACCGTAGACCTTTCAGTTCCTTTTCCGTGATAATCACCAGGGTGGCACCGTTGGTCCTGCACCATCCTTCTGCGGCCGCCAGTTTCTTTTTCACGATGGTCTGGACCAAACGCTTCGAGGGCTTGATCTCGACGAGGACCAGGGTCCCATCCACGTGGGTGATCAGGATGTCAGGGTAGTACGTCCGGACCCTCCCTGTCCGAGAGTTGCTCACGTACGGGATCTTCACTGATTCGTAGGAGTAGCTGGCCACGCTAGGGTCAGCGTCGAGGTACTGCATGTACTTCAGCTCCCAACCCGACCGGTAGCTGCATTCACCGACCAGCTTCGGCGAAGTGTGTTCACCGGTGTGGTAGCGTTTCTTGCGCCGCCTTTTCTTCTTGGGGATCAGCATCTATGAACTTGAGTGATTGGCAAAATTAGAAATCGTACCTGATCTTGAAGTTCAGTCGATCCCCGTGACGTTTCGCGATCGGTTGTGCCAGCTGGGACTTCATCACCACGTTGAGGTCGGTGTCATGGAAATTGATCCCAGTGATGTAGACGAAATCCTTCTCTGGATCGTTCGGGAAGTCCGTGAGTGGGACCTGGCGGAAACCCGGATTGCTGGAGGAATTAAGCTCGTTGTTGGGCGCCACCACGTTCACCTTCATCACGTGCACGTGTTGTTCGCCGCGGATGTCAACCTCGTACGCATCCTGCCCGAAGAAGAATGCATGCGGGCTCTTGACGACGACCACTCCTTCATCGTAGTACACGTTCCCGACGGAGTTCCACGAAGAATGGCTGGTGAAACAGTCCGCACGGTACACGTTGCCGCGTCCGTCGTCGGCCAGCGTCAACCGGATGGGTCCCATGAACGAGGCAGAAGGCGGGAGCTGGGAGCCCAGGAAGCTGGACCTGATCAGGTCGGGATCCTTCAACCTCAGGGTCTTGGGCATGATGCGGAACCCGTAGTACAGGTTGCTCAGGTCGAAGAAGGTGACCTGGTTGGAAGAGGCGTCCTGCGTTCGCTGGTACACCGTCAGCGGCGCGCCGGCCTCGACGTCGCTGCCCGAGGTGACGGTATTGGCGTAGTTCGACACCGCTGGACCTGTGCCGGCGAAGGGTGATTCGGGGGTGCCACCGACCTGCGCGTCCGTGAAGCCGGTGGAATCGTCGGAACCATCGTCGGCGGTGGAACCGCCGAACATCAGGGTGGACGTATTGACAAGGTGGCGCAGGTGGATGAAGCTGAGCTCCGATAGGCCCATGTCATCCGCTGCACGGTCCATCGTCTCTGAGGCGAGCAGCTGGAAGCTGGGCACGAAGAGCCCATCATCGCAGGGCAGGACGGTGAGGTTGCGCTTGACGACGAACGGCTGCGAGTAGAGGAACTCGTTCGCGGTTTCAGCGTCCGTCGTCCCCGTCAGGACGGAGGCGGTCAGGTGGTGGAGGCGAGGGAAATTGTTGGAGGCAAAATCCCTGACGAAATTCTCAAGGTTGATGTAGTGCCCAGCCACCCCGAAAGACAAGGCCACGCTGAAGGGCGAGGTGGATGCACCGTCCACCTCTTCGAACGGGGTGATGGGGATCCCTCCGTGGTCGTTGACGAACTGCCGGTACGGTGACTCCTGCACGAAGAACGGAGGAACGTACAGGGCAAAGGTGTTGTCCAGGTACACTGGGCCCACCGAGGCTGACGACTGGATGTCAAAGTCTGACATGTAGCATCGCCTGATCGCCACATCATGGAGCTCCGCGTTGAGAGGGTGCCTGAAGGAATGGCTGATCGGTTCCTCGATGCCGACCTGCGCGATCATCTGGTTGAGGCCGTCACGGGTCGCGGGGTCGGCGGCAAAGAAATTGGCCTGCGCGTAATCGCCGTGGTTGGGCCCCTCGAAGAAGTTTCCCAAACACAGGACTGACGGGCTGGCCTGATCTCCAGAGTACGTCAGGGGCACGATGGTGGACGACGGTACGAGGAATGTGCCTCGATCGATTCCGTCCACGTTGAAGGTTCCGATGCCTGCGTTGATGTTCTGGGTGCCCCATCTGACGACAACGTGTTGCCAACGGTTGAACCACAGGGCATTATCGTCTGACAGGAAGACCAGGTCAGCTGGGTACGGTCCGTTCATGGCACGGGAAGGGGAGATGTCGGCAGAATGGCTCAGCTGCAGTTGTAACCTGAAACCAACGGGCCGGCCGTTGACATCCTTCGACGACCCTGAGACCAGTGACAACGCGTAGGTGGACGACAGGTGCAGGATGGTGCCCGCCCTGAAGCTTCCATCACGTTGGTCGGCCGTGTACCGAGGATTGATGTAGAAATCAAAGCTGAAAGATCCGCTGGGAGTGTACGTGCCATGGCACCGACCCTCGCAGAACGATAGTCCCCCAGGATCACCATCGATGTTTGGGTACAGGAGGGCGGACGAGGTGGGCACCATCGATGCGGTGAAGAAGTTCAGGGTGTTGTAGTTGGTGTAGCTCCAGTGGGCAGTCGGGTACGTGGTGCGGTAGTACGGTTGCAGGATGTCCTGCACGTTCCATTTCCGGACTGTGTTGGAGTTGAAGACGGGAGGGGGTGAGAACCGGTTGATGTCGAGCGCCTGCTGCTTGCGCCGTGCCATCGGTTCCGCATTGACCTTGTCCAGGTACTGCGACACCAGCGCGTTGAAATCAGGTTGAAGATCGGCAGGTCCGAAGACGAAGGTGCCAGAGGAAGGTGTCTGGCCGGACCCTCCGCTCAGGACAACGATCGTTCCAGAGACGAGGTCAGAACCGGAGAGCACTGGCCAGACGACCGAGTAGTCCAGCGGCATGATGAAAGGATTGCCCGATTGCGGATACGACACTCCGATCAGGTTCCCGCTCAGGAAATTCGCTCCGTAAGTGCCGGTGGCAGAGACGGTGGTGGAGTTCCGGATCAGCTTGCCCACCTGCTGAACAGCCCTGAACGACGACAGGTAATCGTCATCGGCAAGGACAGGTTCTACGAAGGCTGAGTCCGGGCGTGCATCCTTCTCTGAGTGGGAACGCCGAGGGAAGACGTACACCGACCCGGTCGCTCCCTGGAGGGAGCTTGACAGGTACGAGCGGTACGGATTGGTGACGACGGTGAAGGATTCAACGTCCGTCGGATCGACAGGGTAGATCGCCATCAGGTTCCAACGTAACTATACCCTGCCGCCCGTGAGCGAGCCGGGCAGATCAGTGGAAGCCGTGGAACAGGTTCAGCTTCTCCAGCACCATGATGATCGCTCCGATGATCGCGATGACCTTGATGACCTTGATGATGGAGTTGAACGGCGCGCGCAGGAACGGCATCCTGTCGACCACGTAGACGAGGCCGCCGCAGATCAGACCAACGACGAGGATGTAAACCAAGGTCTCAACACCGGGCATGGTCAACAAGGTACACCATCATGCTGCGACATTCAACGGATCGACCAACCCGGTGCCGTCAGCGAGCTGCAGGTCAAAGGGTGACACGTAGAACATGCCGGGCACGTAGTCAGAACGATCGACCGTTTGAACCTGCAGACGAACCTTCACATCATCCACAGTTAGAAGTTCGATGTAGCGATGGTGCACGGCACCCGAGTGACGCAGTGAACCCTCGATCAGGTGCTTTGCATCGAGCTCGAGGTGTGCACCCTGATCGTCAACGATCACTCTGATGAAACCCTTGGCCACCTGGGCGCCCGATCGGGTGAACAGGGCGGTATCAGGATCCCCTTGCATCGGCACGTGTAGCCGGCGCTCGTACGACAGCCTCAGCAGTTCCAGAGGGGTGAGGAAAGTTTCGACAGGAAGCTGGGTGCTCCTGAAGGCGGGTGCTGTCCACAGTTCAAGGGGGACGCTTTGGTACCCGAGCTCAGGGCTCCAGGTTTGCAGCCTTGGGCAGGCACAACGACCGCACATGTGACATCCGCTTTGACAACGCGGGCAGTTCATGCAATGGTGGGCCATCGGGATCCTTCTTCAGAGGTTGATCATGAGTTTCGAGGGTCGAACATTGAACGACACGTAGTCGACGATCTGCTCTGGGTCAGGCATCACCGGTGGGTTATCCTCATGGCGTAGGACAATTCCGGTCCGTGATAGCACGTACAGTTCTGATCGAGCTCGGACGTAGAGCCAGTAAGGTTCCTCTGTCGATTGCATGCCGTAGAGCGACCACACGCCCAGACCGACAAGATCCTTGACATCCTCGTCGAGGTCAGGTAGTTCAGCTCGATCCAACAGGTTCAAAGCCCAGGGCTCCGAGACTTGAGTCCCATGTCCTTTCGGATCATTTCCCTTGTTTCTGACGACAGACTGGTCACCCGTACGTACATCTCCACGACCAGGTGTCGACCCCCATCCTCATCCTCAGGTCCTGGCACTACGAAGAAAACCGTGGAGGGTGCTGGTCCTTCCTGCACGCAGATCGGTCCACGATTCAAGCTGTTCAGGGTGATGACGTCAGACATGGAACGAATAGTACCTTAACCAGATTGGTGTGATACGAAATTGACGTTGGTCTGCGGGTCCATGACCATCAAGCTAGCACCCTGTGACCCCTCCGCAATGTACGCAGCCTTGTAACCCAAATCTCTCAGCCTGCCGGACAGGTACCGAACGCAACCGTATGAGGGAAATGTACCTCCCAGGTTACTGCCGACGGTCGCATGGACACGCGTCAGGTCGCCCATGGTCAACATCGGTTCCTCTCGATCCTCTAAAAGAGCTTGTTTCACCATTTCACGGAACACGGTCATGTGTTCTGGGATGCGGGTGTCGAAGATCGACGATGCATCAAACAGCAATTCGACCTCATAACGACTGGGTCCGTCCTTCACTCCTTCTGGTCTTTTCCCAGCGGCCGGCAGCGGTTCCTTGTACTCTCCTGCCACCTGTTCAGAATCAGTGAGGAAGATATAGGGACCCTTGAAATCTGCCGCTGATCCCATCGCTTCATATGGCGATCCATGGTACCACGTCTCACGTAGAAAACCACGCAACCGTCCCAGGCTGATCAGCATTGGCTACGATCAATAATCCAAACGAACCCTAAGCGTCAGGTCACGCTCGGAGCTCTTCTGGATCGGTCGTGACAGCTTCGCCACGGCAAGGAGGTTGTCGTTAGCGTCGTACAACCCAACCGAGGTCACGTAGGTGAAGCTGGTCTGGGTGTCCTCCTGACCCACATCGATGACAACGATCCTGTTGGTGGAATCGGTGAAGGTCGGATTGGAACTGTAGTTGAACTCATCAGCAGAGGCCCGACAGAAGATCAGGGTACTGTTGATGTTGGTGACGTTCTGAAAGGTCATCGCAGTCTGGCTGCCGGATCCAAGCCTGCACGATGCCACATGGTCCACGATGTTGTCGATGGACGCGCTGACCACGAAGTCCGGGATGAACGCTGACAGGAACTGGGTCTGAGAACCGGAGGAACCGAGCACCTGGTTGCCGAGCGGTGACATTGCATCGATCGTCCCTGATACGAACTGGCTGCCGCTCGTCACCTTCGCCAGGTCGAGGACCAGGATGCCACGATCGTAGAACAGGAGGCCCACGTTCTTGGTGGTGTTCGAGCTGTCTACCACGTTGCCGACCTGTCCGCCGAAGGTGGACAGCTTGCTGGTGGCTGCTCCGATGTCAGTGTAGATGGCGCTGCCAGACTGGGAGGTGACGTAGAGGTTGGGAGGCGACGGGAACGTCTCAGCTGGGACGCTGAGGTTGGGCCCGGTGAAGGAGGCCGTCTGGTAGAAACGCATCGCGAAGGACTCGCGCTTGATGCTGTCGCGGGCGAAGAGGCGCTTGAAGGCCACGAACAGGGCAACATCGATCTGATCGGAGGCGGTGCTGGAGTCAACCGGAGACGTGAAGGTAGCGGTTGAATCTCCCAGCAAGGCTTGGGCGAACTGCCTGTACACGTCCATCTTCTCACGCATCATCAAGGACGAGCTGGGGAACAGTTCCTTGCTGGCCGCATCCACGCCGGTCTGGCTTGTCAGAACGGTCGGACCGCCGGGCAGCAGGCCGACAGACATGTCGAAGATCGGGTTCGCAGTCTGCAGGGTGAAGTCCTGATCGTAAACGGTCTGGTACAGCGAGCTCGTCACGCCGGGACCGACCCCACCCGTCACGAAGACCTGGTACTTACGCCTCGAGGAAGAACCGCTGATGTCCTCCTGCAGGACATCGACAAGCTGGTTCAGGAACGAGCGGGCGCTCTTCACGTCTGCAGGCAGGATCTCTTTGAAAGTTGCCGTAAACTTATCCCTCCATTCTGTCAAGAATGCAATTCGCACCCGAGCTCAGGATGTCTCTATCAGAGACCCTAACTAACTTGATGCCACGTGTTCGGAACCATTCATCTTGCTGACGATCAGCATCGTACTGAGCGCGCTTCGTTTCATGCAGTTCTTCGTACTGTCTGTCCAAACCGTGCCAGAACACCCCATCAACCTGAACGTAGGTGTTCATGGTGATGATTTTGAAGTCAATCAACCAAGGTTTTGTTTTGCCGTGTTGAACTTCAACTTGTTGATCGATGTTATCATTTCCATAATGTTCACGAAGAAACTTCGCCATGAGTGCTTCGGGCTTTGACAGCGCGGTGTCACCAAGTCGCTTGATCAAAGCTCTGTAACCTGCCTGACCGCCCTTCACATGATCATCATGTTTTCTGAATGGAGATCCAGCACTGAACGGATTTTTGACACCATACCGATCACGGTACGTTCGAACCTTCTTTTCCTTCACCACTGTCGAACATGACGGATGATCAACACTGTGACGCTCAATCATCGTCTCCTTGAAAGCAGGGTTAGAAGTCGAAATTGGATCTGAAGGTCCGGCGGCGCCCGTACGGGCGATTCGGGTGACGATCATCTTCTCCGATGCACCCGGAACCTGCGACGAATGCTCCACGCCGTAGCGTTCCAACTTCGTTCGCTTCCACTTCTGTGCCAGGCAACCGACAGACCGAGCTTGCTTGTTGCAAGCCTTGCAACAGAACGTCAATGAATTCGAACATGCATGTGAAGACTTGTATCCAAGCGAGAACTCAGTTTCACATTCATCACAACTGAACAGATCACGGCGCCTGACGGCTTCATGACCCCAGCGACCATGAACGTACCTCTCCTCAATAACACGCAGGAACATCTCATTTCGTTTCTGGTCGATCCAACCAAGACAAATACGTCATCTTGCGAAAGTTTCGTCCATGAACTCACAGATTCTTGTCGATGATGAGCCCAATGTCCTGGACGGCACCCGACTGGACACCGGTCACCTTGGCGAAGCACTTGATCTTGGTCTTGTCAGCCGTCGTGCCGTACACCGCGAACAGTGCATCGGACAGTGACTTGACGCTCAGGGTGAACTGCACGCTGGATCCGCCGAACGCATTCTCTGCAGGAGATCGTGTCAGGATGTAGGTGGCACGTTGGGCACCGTCCACGTTCTCAGGGGTGTTCTTCAGGACCTGGACGAACAGGTTCGGCACCTCGACGATGAAGGTCTGGTCGCGCAGCTCCACGTCGATCGTCGTCTCATTCTGGATGCTCTGCTGCACCGTGACGTTCGCGGTCTTCTGGGTGTTCCTGCCCAGCGTGATCAGGTTGCTCAACGCATTGACGTTCGCATCCCCTGACAGGGCCATCACCGGCAACCGGAGCAGGTTCGGGTTGCTGATGCTGATCATCCTGTACTTCTGGCTGATCGCCTGGTTTGTCAATGCCTCGAAGACGGGCGTGTTCTTCTCGATCTTCTCGGATCCCACCGTCCGCCCGTACTTGGCGATGATGCCGTAGTTGACATCGTCATCTCCCAGGGCGAACTTGTGGATCGAAAATGATCCATCGTTGCGCGAGAGGAACTGGCGACCGACGTCGGTCAGAACTGCATCCAGAATCACGTTGTTGGTCGAATTGTCAAGCCAGCCGATGTTACACCTCAACCCTATCAGCGGATCGACCGCCATTCACAGTGTCTACCCGAAAGTATCCCCTGCGTGACAGCGAGCGACCACTCAAGACGCCAGAAGTCTGCTTGCTTGTCATCGTTTCACGTTCATGTCCAGGATCACATTGCCCGTGTACCGACGCGAGCGCTGTGGTTCCCTGATCCCTTCACGCAAGGGCAGACAATCCTTGGCGGACCTGAACTCATCGATCGGGCCAGGATCCTTGTAGAAGGGTTCACGCCCCTCCTGACGGGCCCAGACCACGCAGGATTCCAGGCACAGCAGCAGGCTATCGATGGCCTCCTTCAGGGTTGCGCCCTGTCCCATCACGTTGTAGCGTGTGGTACCAGCAATCCAGGCGAACTGATCCCAACGGGCGACGAATTCCAGCTCCCTGAGGTTGCTCAAAGGACGGCCCTTCGATCCACGACCTTCATCCGGATCGCCAGGTACAACCTGCCGTCGACCGCATCGCTGAAACCACCGCACCTGACGAAGACGGGTGAGTAGACGAAGGCCGTCTTCCCTGACCTGTGATCCACCCATCTCACGATCTGGTCGACCAGGTTCTGCGTTTGGTTTCCGAAAGAACCTTGAGCGGCGCATCCGAGCGTCACCGTCTCCACGCAAGCAGACTCTGACTCCAACCCGTCCGGACCATCAACAAAATAGAGAAATGCCGGAGAGCTGACGGCCAATACCCTTACACGGCCTTCAAGATTTTTCTCGAGGGCACGGAAAACGGCCTGGTTGAGCTCATTGAGCCTGACCTGGTCCGCAGCGGGCACCTTGTCAAGTCGACCTGACCGGGTCCAGTTGTCCCAGCAACGCTGGAATGGGTTCATGCATTCCATCCTACACCCTCACGTCTTCCGTGGCAGGACGCGGCGTTTCGGACCGAACCTGACGGTGGGGGCGGAGATCTGCCCGCTGGTCAACAGTGTTCGATCGTCGATGTGGATCCTGAGGACGTCAGACTTCAGGTTGTCCACGTTGATGAACTGCAGGCGGTAGCCACCTCCGGTCTGCAGGGTCTGCAGAACGTTGATGTGTTGGTTGCTGTCGTCGGTCAGGTAGTAGTACTCCGGGTTGAAGAACAGGCGCATCCTCTTCGTGTGTGCCCCGCGAACCCTGATGGTGTTCTCGAACAGATCCTGTTCAAGGTACATGTTGGGATATGGCTTGGGAGCTCCCGAGTGCGAGACAAGCTCCTTTTGGAGCTGGTTCTTGTACCGATCAAACCACACCCTGAACTGTGCTGAGTAGTTGCTGGTGAGCCCATGTGCATCGACCGCGCACACGGTGTAGATCAGTCCCTTGTTCCGTGTGTTGTTGACATCCCAATCGAACTCACCATCATGCCATCCGGTCATCGGCGACGACAGCCGTTCGACAAGCTTCGGATCGGGGTTCTCGCGGGGTGGGAAGGGCACCACTGAATCATCGAAGTTATAGACCTTCTGCAGCTCGAAGCAATGGTCCACGTGGTCCCTCCGGAAAACCTGGAATTGCTTGATGTCGCGTTCAGACGTCACCGGAAAGGCCCAGTTGACACGTAGGCCGCGGGGAGTGCCGTCCTTCCGGACCTGGTAGTCCCACACGAAGCTGACGTCGGCGGGCGGCGGAGGCGCATCCAGCTTCAGCGTAGAAACGTACTCCTTGTTGGTGGGCTTGCTGCTGACCAGGATCTTCAGAACAGAAACCTCACCGCTGTCATCATCGATGGCTGGGATCCGGATCAGGGCCACCGTTCGAATGGTGTAGCAGTACTTGGTGTTGAATCGAACCTGGAAGTCCGCGCTCAGGTTCACGTTCGGATTGTCGATGACGATGGGAGGGTGGTTGCGGATGGTTCCATTGCGGAGCACCTCCGTCTTGTCGATGATATAGCCCACGAGCTCAGCACCGTACTTCTCGTGATGGACTGAACCCTGCGATCGTGTCACCTCGATGAATGGAACGAAGGCCTTGAACTCCACCTCTGTCAACGAAGGGCTGATCCGCTGCATCGCCGACTGTTTCAGCGTCTTGCTGTACTGGTGCATGTTGACCAGATCATGTGCGTTCGTGGAGCTGGGATCCTTGATGGTCCTGTCGACATGCACC